GTAAAAGATCAAAGTGCTAGTCCAACTTTAGCATCAAATATGGTAACAATTTATACTGACGGCGGTGCTAGAGGAAATCCAGGTCCTGGAGGATGTGGTGCTGTTATTAAAGATGGTTCCGGTAAGACTATAAAAGAAATTAGTGAGTTTCTTGGACACACCACAAATAATGTTGCCGAATATATGGGACTTGTTCGATCTTTAGAGTTTATTATGCGTAATAAACCAGATAATGTAATTATTTACACTGACAGTAACCTTGTTGTAAATCAAATTCAAGGTAAGTTTAAAGTCAAAGATAGAAAAATTCAACCATTGCATAAATACTGCACCGATATGCTTAAGAAATTAAAATCATATCAAATCATGCATGTTAAACGCGAAAAGAATCGTGAAGCTGACGCACTCGCAAATAAAGCAATGGATGAAGGAATGTCGAGACTTGAAAAGAAGGAATAGTTGTGAATTATAAATTCTATGCAATAATTTCAGTTTGTATTATTTTTGAAATTATTGGAGACTACTTATTTAAGAAATGGACTATGACTAATAAAACGTGGGAACTTATTGTAGGAACAACAGGTTACATAATAAGTTCCCTTTTATGGTTATATAGTCTAAAATATGAAGATTTATCGAAAGCATCTGTGATATTTATTGTATTGTCATTAGTTGCATTAACACTAATAGGCGTTTACTGTTTCGATGAAACACTTACAACTCTTAACTGGATTGGCGTTGTTTTAGCAACAATTGCCATAATCTTGGTATCGGTATAAATATGGCAGAAGGAAAAACAAATAAAAACAAAGCTAAAGGCAACGCATATGAAAGAAAGGTTGCCAAAGAATTATCTTTGTGGATATTCGACGATGAACATATGTTAAAACGTGAGCCTAGTTCAGGAGCACAAAAACATAGTTTCACCGGCGATATATTCCCATATAAACAAATACCATGGAAAAGATGGCCAATACATATTGAGACAAAGTCGGGGTATGAAGATAGTATCCCGACTTTTCATAATTATAAAAAAGTCGAAAGTTGGTTTAGAAAAGCTCTTGAAGAATCTAAACTTAGTGGTCAACACTGCATATTATTAATTTGTCAATTCAAACATCGCAACGCAATTGTTATTTCAAACACTTATCTAACCAACTTATTATTTTCAGTATGTTTTCCAATTAAGGTAGATAACGATATAATGGCCGTATACGTATATGATTATAAAGAACTATTAAAATTAAACTTCGAAGACACTTTAAAATTCGAAGATTTAATTTAGGAGAATATAATGAATTATTCAACAATAACACCAAATAGTGTTATACGAAATCAATTTAGAATAGACCAACCAGCAGTATTGGTCATGTTATCTGATAATGCTACTGCGCCAAATGTACTTAATAACATTCACACATCAGGACTATTACTTACAAACTGTGATGGACTAGTTATACCAAATAAAATGTTTACTATTGGACGTAAGAAATTCAATGGTAAAATACACTTACTTGATGTTAAGAAATCAATGCTACAACAGAGTACTGATTTGGCATCAATGAAAAAATTAAAGATATTAGCATCAGTACCAACAGAAAAGGTAAAAGGTAAAGTCGGTGAAGTTGAAAGTAATAAGTATTATATTTATGATGCTACTGTTATAAGTCAAGCATTTGTCGGATTACAAGAATCGTTTCCGGCGAAGATCTTATTGCATGTTCTTTTAAGTGAATTAACCAATATTTATAATGAAATTAAAAGAAGTAAACCATCATTACAAGTCGATCCTATTATATTCATCTCAAATCCACAAAGTCCACTCGCACAAATGTTAAGAAATATCAGAATGATGATTCAAGAAAAAGAATTATCTGAAATGACATTTTTTGATAATTACTTTCTTGTTAATGTTGGAAATCAAACTACAATACCAATTTTCTTTAAAGATAAATCAGTAACACATATTAATACAAATATGTTAAATAAAGTATTTGACATACTTGATGCACTTCCATCACCAATGGAAAATCAATCTCCAGTACAAGCAGATACTGAAAATCTTTCAATAAAAGATAAACCAGAACCTTCAACGTTCTTACAAGGTATTGTAAAAGATATCGGACAAAAGAATTTAATTAAAACCGATATTATCGACGATGAACTCAAAGTTGAAATCGATAAACGTGAATTATCAAAAATCTTTAAGAAATATAAAATCGAAAACCCAGATATTATTGCAAACGTTAAATCGGCTATTGATGCGTATGTACAAAATAAAGGTGAAAAACTCACACAAGATGAAGCCGAAAGAACAGTTCTTAAAGCTATTAACTTTACAATTCACGGAACCGATGAAGTATCTGAGGAATATCTAGCCAGACCAAGATTACTATTTAACAAACTCAATGAAATCAAAACATATCAAGTTCCACTTAAATTCCCAAACATGGCATCTTACACAGTGAATCCAGCAGATGTCATCGATATCAAACATACATGTGGACAAAACAGACAACAATTTGAGTTTACTGAAACTATTCATGAAAACATTGCAAAACTATTTAGTTCTATCGAAAACGTATCATCAAATCCAATTAAAGTTGTTAAAATTGAACATGATGTGCGCGATAACGATCTTGATAGATATATTTTATACAAGATTACACTTCAAAATATGACTGGTGAAAACAAACAACCATATTCGGTCGAACTCAAAGTTCCAGCACCAGTTAATGAACGTTACTTTAAGCTTCGCGGCAACCACTATATTATTTCAACACAACAATACTTCAGACCAATTACTAAAACCGATAAAACTGAAGTTCGTATTCTTACAAACTATGCCATGATTCGTATCGGCATCAAGAATATGAAGTTTAACCCAAGTGATGTTAACGATATTATTAACTATATGAAAATTAAGTATCCACGCTTAATGTCTGAAGTACAAGATAACTTTGTATCTTTTAAAGATAATTCAGCAGTATTCTTTGATGGTAACTTAGTTTATAAACAAGGTCCATTTGAAGTGTTTATTGATGAAGAAACAAACAGACTAAAAGATACAAATGGAAATGAAATCAAGAATGGTCGTTTCGAATATATTTATGAAATATTAGCACAAAAGATTTTAATGGCCGATCCTAACGATAAATTAACCAAAACAAAACTTAGTATCCCATACTTCCAGATTCACATCATGGGTATTAAACTTCCATTAATATTATATCTTTGGTCACAAAAAGGTCTTCTTGGTGCTCTTAATGATTTTGGTGTTGATTATAAAATCGAAGACGAACCAAGTGGCGGAGTATCTGTTGCCACTGCAAATAATAAGTTTTTAAATATCTCACCAAAGAATATTCGTGAAAAACTATTAGTCAATGGTATTATCGCAGCAAGAATTAAAGAAGTTATAAATGATTTAACAGATAAAGAAGCAATTTATAACCACTTAGCACAAAACTATGGTTCACGCGCAATTATCAACTTTAATCTTGCTACTGAAAACCTTATTGACCCAATTACAAAAGAATTGTTAGAATTCGAAAACTTGCCAACTAACGTTCCTGCGCTTATTACTGGTCGTGCACTCGATATGCTTCTTAACCAAAAACAAGATAACCTTGCAGATCTTAAAATCTATCGTGCAAGAATGAGTGAGCTTATTCTTAATGCTACTTATAAACTGATTAAACAGGCACATAACCACTACACAACTAAAATATCATACGGTGACGCCAAAGCTAAAATCGAATTCTTCGATCCTGATTATATTATTACTAACATTTTAAGTGATATCGGTGTTCTAACAAACACGGAACCTGTTAACCCAATTGACGAAATCATGCTTGCGTCGAAAGTTATTAAAACTGGTAAAGGTGGCGTTCCTAACAGACGTGCATTCAAACCAGAGCAAAGAAATATACATGAATCAATGTATGGAATCATTGGCGCAAACAGTACATCTGAAACAACTAACGTTGGTCTTGTTGGTCACCATACACTTACGCCAGTTATTACAAACAAGTTCGGTTCATATGGTGCAAAAGATATTACCAGTCTTTCTGGTTGGAATATCCTTGCTCTTGATGAATTACTTACACCATTTCAAAACTCTGTTGACGCGGGCCGTATGGTAATGGCAAGAACACACGCATCACAAATCACACCAGTAAACAACGCTGAAGCACCGTTAGTAGGTACTGGAGCACAATTTATCGTTGGACAATTAGCTAGCCCAAGATTCGTACATAGAGCTAAACGTGATGGTGTTGTTACTGCAATTGAAAAAGATCGTACAATGACTGTAAAATATTCTGACGGTTCAATTGAAAGTTTAGATATACTTCCAAGATTAAGTAGAACTCGTCGTGGTTCATTCATTAGTCTTGAAATGATTCCAGTCGAAGTCGGCCAAAAGTTCTTAAAGAATCAAATCATTGCTAGAAGTAAGAGTTTTAGTGAAGATGGTATTTATTGTTCCGGTAAAAACGTCAGTATTGCTGTAATGAACTATATGGGTTATTCGCATGAAGACGCATATGTAGTTTCACAAGACTGGGCAAAAGAAACAACAACTGATGTTATTAAAGAAGTTAGTGTTATTATTCCACCAGAGACTAAAATTCTTAATATGGTTAGAGAAAATAAATCAGTAAGCAACGGTGAAACACTTGTAGAATTCGTATATGAAGAAGCACTTGAAAACTATCTTGAAATGAATAACATTGCTCTTAGCGAAGATGATGAAGAAATTTCAAACTACGCTAAAGGTGATCATACAATTAAAACCATTGCACCTCAAGGTGAAATTGTTGATATTAAAATATTCATAAACAATAAAAATAGTGTTGATAAATCATTACTCGGATTCCATGATGACATGACAAAACGCGATAGAAAAACACTTGCAACACTTACTAAAAATAGATCAGAAAACAAAGATATTATTAGTGCATCAGATAACATGCGTTTGAGTTATTTCACCATTGGAAATCATAAACATAAAGGCGCAGACTTCCTAGGTGCCAAGATTGTTTATTATGTAAAACAAACAAAGATCATGAGAGAAGGTGATAAAATCGCCAATAGATATGGAGCTAAAGGTGTTATTAGTAAAATCTTAACACAAGCACCAAAAGGTGAATTTACACCACGTATTGACTGTTTCATTAGTCCTGCCGGTGTATTCTCAAGAAAGAACGTATCATTTATTAAAGAACTTTATATCGGTAAAATCTTTAAACACTTAAATGATAAAATTATCGAAATGGCTAATGATCAAACAGTTAAAACAGAAACTATTATTAAAACGATTGTTGAAACATATAAAATAATTAGTACACAAAAAATGGTTGATGCGATTAAAAGTAATATAAATACATATAATAGTTTAAATACATTAAGAAATAATATTAAAAATGGTAAGTTTAAGTTATATTACTTAATTGAACCATTTGACAATATTGGATTTGGAAAGATTAAATTATGTGCGGAGTTTTTAAATATCCCATTAGATGAAAAAGTTTACATTCCAGAATTAGGGACATGGACTGACGTACCAGTTCCAGTTGGAGTAAGTTATTATCAAGCACTCGAACACTATTCTGACGTATATAGTAACGTTCGTGGAAGTGAAAAATATCAAAGTCTAACAAGACAACCAACACACGGTAAAAGCCGTCAAGGTGGTCAAGCATTAGGTAACCTCGACGTTCAAGCATTACTTTCACTTGAAGCACAAAACATACTTGAAGAATTGCTTGGCCCAAGATCTGACCAACATATTCCAAAACGTGCTATTTACAACAATATCATCGAATATGGTGAAACTCCAAATATGCCTCGCACTGGTTATGGTGGAACAAAGGACTTGTTCGATATTTATATGGTCGGACTTGGACTTGAAATGAAATAATTTAATAATGTCTAAATTAATATAAAAATATTAACAGTATAACTCCGAAGTCGGTACATTTACTTTAGCATATTCATAGGGCCTTTACCCCGAGGCCCTATGAAATTTTTTAATAATCTAATTTTTCGTATAGAAATAATAAGTGTGCCAAGACCTAATTACTTTACTCAAACCTTTGGAGGATCCATCATGCAGAAGATCGTTGTTTTTCTTTGTCCCAACCAGGACCCGGACGGCAAGGTTCAGTTCAACATGAACGGCGAAGTCTTCACCCTCGCGCACACCACCGACGAAAAGGGCAAGGGCGTGAAGATCGAAAAGGATGACCAGGAAAAGACCTGGATCATCGACGCCATCCACAAGGCCGCGCGCGACCTGGTGAACGAACACACGGACAACAACGCGATTCCTCGCGTGAAGTTCCTCCCGAGCTTCGTGATCCGCAAGCGGAACCAGGAAACCGGGGAGACCCACGTTTCCATGACGTTCCATCACCGGATCGCTACCCGTTTCGAGGCGGACCTCGAATCCAAGACCCTGAACAAGATCGGCAACGTGCTGGTCAACCTCGAGGTCATGGAAGGCAACATCGACAAGTGGGCATCCTGCGAGTACGGCAACCGTCCTCCCATGAAGACCTTCCGTCGCAACACCGGTGCCAAGGTCGCCAGCTCCGGCGGCGAAGCCACCACCAACATGGGCGACGAGATCGCCAAGGCATCCGCCAAGAAAGGCAAGAAGGCCTCCGGCGGAGACGCGTAAACAAACCTCTACAAGGTGGGGGGTTCCTTTGGGACCCCCTACCCGTTTTTATTATTACAGGAGTAAACATGAATGTTAAGGTTTCCACTAAATTGCTGGATTACTTTTTTAACAGATGGTAAATTTTTTATTGGTCGTATAATAAATGCTGGCGAAAAGTTTTTAACTATCGTCGATTTAGTCGAAAGAGTAATGACGCCAACAGGCGAGTATTTATATACTGATAATATTCTCGGTGGAAAATGGTATTTCGACCGTAATAAAATAAGCTGTTTTAAACGTCTTGATGAAAAAAGTATGTTTGCTGAAGAAAATGAATATAATGAAAACATGCAAAAAACATATAAAGATGCAATAGCAGAAAGTAGAAGATCCGAATTTAGAATAATAAAGAAGATAGAACCGGTATTTGATGAACAGGAGATCAATAATGGCAAATAAGATTGTTATTGGTGCTGAAGATGGAATTAATATTAAAGATAAAAGTAATATGAATCCAGAACCACCAAGAGAAAAAGTTGAATTATTACATGAAAAATTATTCAGTCAATATGGTATAGATCCTACAGAATTATATAAAGATGGAAGAAAATTAAAAAATATTCCAAAAGATTGGATTAGAGATATTATTATTGAGAATGCGAAATCTACTGGATTTGAAATAATGAATCAAACATTTGATCCAGAAACCAGAATGGTTTCATTCGGTATTGGCCGTTTGTGTGAAGAATTCTACACACAATTTAATGTAAACTTATTTGAAAGCGTAAATAAATCACTCGAAGCAAAAGGTGAAAATCCTTACGATTACATGCGTGTAATCGTAATGAACATTACTGTCGATGAAGGTTACGTTAATATTAGATATTAAGGAGCTTAATAATGGGTCTGGAATTGGAAAATATTTTACAACAAGCGGAATCCGTACTTGAAGCAGAAACTCCAATCGAGTCGTCTGAATCACCTCTTGATTCAGTTGCTGAAAAACCAGCTACCGTAGATGGAATGGTTGCAAAAATCTCACCTGCAAACTGGGATATGTTCAGTAAAGTACTAGGATTTCTTGAAAAATCTTCTATTATAATTAAAGATAGTGCGATTTCACAAAATATTAATGGATCAATTGTAGTTGCCGATATCAGTAAGATTTTTGGCGGCGAAAAGATTAATCTTGAAATTATGAATCCAAAGAAAACAATTAAGTTATTTAAACAATTTAGAAATAACTCTGATGTTTATATTTATAAAGATGATGAAAACAGTAGATTTGTTGTAACTAATGGCGAAATTCGCCTATTCATGCCACAACAAGTTGAAGCAATTACTGAAAGTGCAAAACTTCCAGAAGATCTCGCAAAATCTACATTATTGTATTCATTTACTTTGGATAAAATTCAATCTAAAGCAGTTCAAGAAATTACAAGTGATTCAAATTATATTGAATATATTGTACAAGATGATAAAGTAAAAGCTTTACATATTCCAGAAACCGCTATTTATATATTTAATGAATTCTTAAGTGATCCGAAAACCGCAAAACTAGATGAAACAAATGCCGATAAACTTTTAAGATCCGACGTATTTCTTCCAGTAAAATCCGACGAATACAAGATTAATATCGGACAACTTCCTGATAAAACATATTTCAGTTATGTCGAATGTAATATCGGATACGAAGGCGTTAATGTTTCAATCTATGAGGACTTAAAAGATGCAACCGGCGGAAACTTGTTCGGATAAAGATATTAAAATATCCAAACGCCAATTTATTAAAATATGGGATATAGCAACTGAAGCTGAAAACTATGATAAATCGGTTTTTAGATATATTAGAGATAAACTAGTCAATCAAGGACTTCTTGAAAAAGATTAATAATAATATTTATTAGGAGTAATAAATGGATATTACAACATTAGATTCTGCGGAACATGCAGTTGTCCTACAAGACAATTATATGGACCGCGATTTACTTAACACTTTTGAAGACGCTTTAAAACAACAATACATTAATTTAGATAACCTTGGTATCGATCTACTTGAAAATTTCAATATTTCAAATACTGACTACAAAGTAGAAATATATCAAAACATGCTAGACTATGTGAATGAAAATTATGCAGCTATTGTCGACTTCGACGCAGCTATGACATCAGTACAAAAATTATTTGAAGTTGGTGATTACGTTTACAAATTTATATGTGTTGATTGTTTCAATACTGTACTCCCTAAATTTATATCTAGTATAGACTGCATTGATATTTCTACTTTTGATTCCATAATTAGAACCAAGTTTAACTACACTTATTCTACAGTTAAAGCATCTTTGCTAAAGTGTGTAAAGTCTTCTTCGGAGGAGTTAATTAAACTCCAAAAAATAGACCCCACTGTAGTAAACGATGCGAAATATTTGAGGCTGGTCAATAGATACAGCTATTACATAGAGTTAGTTGATTTCGGGGATACCGAAAGATTCTTAAATAATTACATAAGACCAGTTCTCTCAAAGAATTTCGCACAAATTCTTTGGAGGACCATGTAAGCATGGAGACAATCCTATTTTGCGCATTAATCTTTTGTGTACTTAAATTAAGAGAAAATCATACAAGTAAAACTTATAGTCAAGCTTCTAAATCATACAGGACATATTATAGAGACCAATTCACAAAATAACGGAGACAACATGTCAACTTTATACGATGCATTAATCAAACAATACATGGACCTTCGTGACCAAGAGAAAGAGTTTAAACAAAAGAAAGATGAAATACGTGAACAGATAGCCAGTTTGATGCACGATGAAGGCGTTTGTGATAAAATGCTTGAAATCGACGGTAAAGAATATTTGTGCACATACCAAGGTCGCGAAACACTCAAATGCAACTACGACGCATTACTTGAAACAGTCGGACAAAACGTTTTCAACCAACTAGTATCCAAAAATGAAAGTGTAACACTATATATTAAAGAAGCACCGAAAGGCAAAGCTAAGGGAAAATCGTTTAGTTCACCAAAGCCATTGGATGATAACTTACCGAAACCACCCAAAGGCATTTTCAGTTAGTATAACCGGGGGTCGAAAGGCCCCCTTTTTAAGGAGTTAAAAATGCAATTCACAGTTTATATTAGAACAACTACTGACGATTTTGTTGTTGATTTGGATGAAAAAGAAATCGGCCTAGCACTTGTTAATCAAATACGCACTCTAGTAAATTCACCAACGGTTTCTATTGCAGATATTGAAGGAACTATTCCAAATTATTATGCAGAAACATATACAATTGAACTTACTGAAGATGAAGCCGCATTAACCGGATTATTTAATAATTCTTGTTCAATCGATGTAATAACTAAACCACTTACACTGAATCGTTACTTTGAAGAAGCATTGAATATTGAAACAAAACCTTATGGAATGATTCGTGTATTCAATAAAAAGAGATTCATTACTGATTGGGCAAATCAGAAATATGATACATTCTTCCGCGACCCTTCTATAATTGAAAGACGTGAAGAATTCAACCCTATGCCAAAGAAGAACACTTACGATGGACAATAAACATGTTGTAATGGCTCTCTCTGGAGGGCTTGACAGCACAGTAATGTTAGCGCATTACTTATCTAACGGTTATACCGTTGATACTATGACATTTACATATGGAAGTAAACACAATTCTTATGAAAATGAAGCCGCAAAGAAAGTATGTGAGTATTATAACTTGCAATTCAATCTTTGCGATTTAAGTAATATCATTGGAACATATTTTAAATCTAATTTATTAAAGTCCGGTGGAGCAATTCCTGAAGGACATTATACAGATAAAAGTATGGAAACGACAGTAGTTCCTTCCAGAAACATCATATTCCTTAGTATATTATCGGGATTCGCTTGGTCGGTTGAAGCTAGTAAGGTTGCAATCGGCATTCATGCAGGTGATCATGCTATATATCCTGATTGTCGTCCCGATTTTTATAAAGCGATGGACAATGCCATTTATCTTGGCACAGATCGTCGTGTAGAAATGGAAGCGCCTTTTGTCAATATTGATAAAGGTGATATATTTGATATAGGAATGAAATTAAATGCGCCGATTCATCTTACAAGAACTTGTTATAAAGATCAGCCACTTGCATGTGGCAAATGTGGTTCTTGTGTAGAACGAATTGAAGCAGCAGCAAAATTCGGACACATAGATCCGATCGAGTATGAAAAATAAAGTACTACTCATCGACGATTTAGTCTTTAAACTTCCACCGAAGTTTAATGGTGATATTATCGATGCACTTGAAGTATTTATTAAATACATGCGAGTAATAAAAAAGAAAGATGGTGGAAAACCAATCTTTCCAAAAGAAGGGACATTTGTAATGTCCGAATTCATAAATGACGCACTTAAAGAAATGGACGAAACACAAAAGAAAGTATTTGGACAGTTTCTAATTGCGGAACAAATCGATGATGATAAATGGAAAACTATAAATGGAGAATAATATGTGTTTATATTTCATTGAAAAAACCTTTGATTTTGAAGCATCACATAGATTGCGTGGATTGATTAAATGTCATCCATGCAGTTCACTACACGGTCACTCATACAAAGTCAAAGTATATGTTGAAAAACAACATCTGGATGCAAAAGGAATGGTTATTGATTTTGGTGATCTAAAACCATTCGGAATGTGGTTAAAAGAGAATTTTGATCATGCAGTAGTTGTATCTCCTGATGATGACGAACTCATTGAGTTTTTAGAAAAACAAGGACAAAAAATTTTCATCATGCCTAATACACTCAATGTAACCGCTGAAAACATGGCACGACTATTTGCAGAAAAAGTTAAAGAAATGTTTCCTGATTTACTGGAAAGAAGTATTAGAATTTCAGTTCAAGAAACTGAAAACAATATTGCGGGATATATAATGTAAATCAATTGGGGTGGGCCAAGATCTGGTTCACCCCACTTTTTAGGAGGTTACTATGGATGATCAAGAAATGATGAAAACAATGGCATTAGAAAAAATCATCGACTTTCAAGCATTATATGGTACAAATGATATAATTGGATATGTTAAAGATTTAAATACTAAAATTAAAGAATTAAAAGAAAAAAATCAAGATCTTCATGATGAAATATCATTTATGATACAAACATCTAACGACTAGGAGGTCACAATGGCATCTGAAGTTGAAAAAGTAGCAGAGTTTAAAGACGCAAATCATTATCGCACATCTTGTAGATGTGGATCGTCAGATCATTGCCTCGATATGTATATCGAGTATGATAAAGATGCCGATTGGGTTACTGTTGATATGTCTATTGAAATGGCACGTCATGAAGAATTTTATGATTCCTTGCCATATGTAATTTCTGATCTACTTGATCGTGATTATAAAGGTCGCACTCCAAAGCGTGAACTTCTCACTGATTGGATTTGGAATACATATCATTGTATTGCTCGTCGTATTTCAGATGCTTGTAAGATCTTATTTACTGGTCGGGTAGAAACTTCGGGAGATTTTATCTTCCGTGGAAAAGAACAAATTCAAGAACTCGTAGACGCACTTTATGAAAGCGCTAATCGAATTGAAGGACGAAATAAACGTTAAATTATAGGGCCGAGAGGCCCATTTTTATTATTTAACATTTCATATAGAAATTGCATAGTAAACTACCAAAGGAGCCTTTTATGTTTGAACCGCAGATGAGCAAAGAAGATATGATGTATGTTGTTGGAGCAATGGTTACGTCTTCATGTTTGATCGACATGACTCCCGAAGAAATCGAAGCAACAACTAAGATTGCAAAAGAATTGGCAGAGAAAGAAGAATGGCAAATCGATGAAAGATTTGTCATTAATATGGATACAGGTGCAAAACATTTGATCGATAAAATCAATGCAGGTGATAGACAGCTTTTTATTGAAATGACTGGATATAACATGGGTCATTTCATGCACAATATGTCCAAAGAAAAATGGGATACTTTTATTGAAATGTCTAAATCAATGGTTACAGATATTACTCCGGATATGAGATTTCTTGCAATGAATGATGAATTTCTTTTAAAGCCTGAGATTGAAATAAAGTAAAATACAGGGCCGAAAGGCCCTTTTATTATTGCCGATTTTATATAGAAATAGTATTACTGAGTGCATAGCTGAGAAATGGGAGATGTCCGAAGCTTTCCCACACAGGCTTAGTTTATTGAAGCGGATGAAAGAAATGGGGTTTAGGCCAAACCGGTGGAGCCACCCAGAAGTGTATCATTGCGCAGAGATAAATGAAAAATATGGAGTCCGAGTCTCTCGGAAGAATTACAAAGATTCCATATACGGGAGGGGTAGTGTCCTTTCTGCACTCAACATTTACAACAAGGAGGCAACATGACAAAGTATTTGGCAATAGCTGAAGAATGCGTTGATGGCGGCTATCAGATTTCGTTCCCGGATTTTCCAAATCTGGCAACGGAGTGTGATAACTTCAGAGACATTTATCCGATGGCAAAGGATTGCATCACCGGGTATCTTGAGGGTGAAGAACCCTTGTCCGATCCACAAAATAAAGAGGTGTTGGAACCTCTTCCAGGTCAACTGGTCTTCGTCGTATTTGTGTAATATATGGGGCTTCGGCCCCATTTTAACTTTTTCTGGTTTCATATAGAAATAGTGTACATGGACCAACATATGGTCTACATATTATTTAGGAGGCATTATGTTTAATATATTGTCTTATAATGGGATAGTAAATCACTTAAACAGAATTTCTCCAAATATGTTTAAACAAACATCTGGAGAAATAGTAATACATTGTCCTTATTGTGGTGATGCAGATAGATCAAATGCAGGAAGTCATGGCCACTTATATTTGGCAAAAGATTCTCCAGTATTTCATTGTTTTAGATGTGATGAATCTGGAACTCTTGTTCGATTATTATCGGAAACAGGTTTTACAGATGCAGAAACTTTAAGTCATTTAAAGCGAACCACTAAATTTTATTATTCAAAAGATTATTATGATATTGATAACAACAAGAAAACAAAAATTAAAGATTTTAAATTAAAGTATAATCAGAGGATCATTGAGTTTGAAAAAACTAAACCTCAAGATTATCAGTTTTTTAGTAATTACATACACTCACGTATAGGGAGAGTTGAATTCAGTGATTTCCTGTTATATCCAAATGAACATTGGAAGAAACCAATATGTGAGTTTTATAACTTAGATGGAGAATGTTCAGTTAAAAGATATACAACTGGAGATCTTCGATATTTTGAAAAGAAAAGTATTTATTATTTTCAAAATTTTGATAATGCGAAAAAAATCGTATTAGCAGAAGGTCCTTTCGATATTATTAACTTATACTTATATAATAATAAATTTAAAGATTGCCATTTCATTTCAATAAATGGTAAATCATACACTTCTGTATTAGAAAAACTAATACAATCAACATTATTATTAGGTGAATATGAAATACATTTAGTTTATGATACTGATAACCCTAGATATAAACAATCAACATACGGATGTAAAGCATTAGCAAAAATATATAATAAGAATATCAGTATTAGAAGTTGGCTACCATGTTTATCAAAAGATACCGGTGACATACCATTTGTCGAGGAGACCTCATGATTAAATCAGTTCCGATAACGACGCCAGTATGGGGAATAGTCGGTGCATGTATTAGATGCATCGAAAAAGGTTCCGTCGTTTCTAGCGTTATTAAAACAACAGATGAATATCAAATTGAATTCGTCGATAAGACTGCCGAAATACAAAAAAGCAGATATTTAAGATTATTTCCAATTAATATAGAACATGATAAAAGTTCATATGAAATAAATGGAACAGCAAATTATATTTCATTAACAGCGAAAGGTGTAACACCTCCAGTTGAACCATGGGTTGATTTGGCAAATACATTAAGTGAATATCCATTAGATCCAGGAAGAGCAATCACATATGAATCAAGAAATGTAATTCATTCATTTTTTGACGATGAAAAAGATCATTTCGTAATTGAAGACAGTGATAACTTATTAGTTAAATTAAAATTCTTTCATGAAAATATTAACAATATGTTATCATTCTTTTCAACTATCACTAGAACACATAGTGTAAGTGACAAACACGAAGTTAAACTTAGTCAACTGTGGAAAGCAAATCGTTTTATGGGATTATTCGATCAAATCGAAAAACCATCGAAAGAGTCGCTACACGGTTTAATTCTATTATTAAAAACCTTTTATGCATCAAGTGTGAAAAACATTAAAGTTATGAACTACAGTCTAACAAAAGAAAATCCATATATTGTTGTTAAATTTATGGGTTTCACAATAGTTCGTGAACAAATATTAGATCCGTTTAAATATTTAAACCATCCTGGTATTAATTTCATGGCATTACATTTAGAAAAATCTGGTAAATTTGTTGACTACATGATTAAAGCCAACAAAGAAATGATAAAGGTTCTCTAATGGAAACTTCATTTAGCAGACAAGTAAGAATAAGTAAAGATCAATTAGTTCAATCTGAACTAGCAGATTTAATAACTTATACCAGAGGTTCATATTATAAACTCGATAGTATTGAAGAATTTGATGATCATCACATGATCACATTTTCAGAAGGAAGATCGAGATTATATGAGAACAAAGATGTTAACAAGTGGTTAACTATCATAACTGGTGGAATTCGTGTTGCACATGAAATAGTTTTAAATCCATATGAATTTAAAGATGTTTTAACATTCATTGAAAGAGAAGTTCCATATATACATGAATATATTAAAGATAATAAATTATCAGATATAACAATATATAGTGAACTAACCGCACATAGCGATATTGATCTTGTCAATTTGGTTGACAAGTTTGGACATCGTTCAGATATTTTAAATAATCATAAAGATAAACTTGGCCATTTAGTATTAGTTAATATAATGCGTCAATTTTATCAAGGTGATAACTTTGAACCTGAAAGCAAATTAGTAGCCGGAAAATCAACATTCCATCATGTCGAAAGACTTATTGCTGGTAACATTGATTTTGAAGGACTCATTGAATATTATTCATCTAAAATAAGAGGCAAAAACATCTATATTACAAATCAAACAACGTTAGCTTATGAATCGACTCATGGTTCATATTTTGACTATGATGGTAATAGAATTTACACTGGTAAAAGATTTAAAAACTTCTTTAGATATGCACCAGAATTTGGAATACTTGAGACACTTAATTTAATATATTAGGAGAATTCATGCAAAAGATACTACCTATATTCTATGGTTCTTACGGTCGCTATATTACAAGATTTAGAGCTATTCCATATTACATTGATTGTTTGAAACCAGTTGAAAGACGACTACTAGTTGGACTTTATGATAGAGCAAGAACAAAACTTACTAAGAATGCAACAACTGTTGGTCACGTTATGGGTACAACACACCCACACGGTGACTCTAGTTTAGCTGAATCACTGGTCAACCTAGCAAACGCCGGATACTGTGACTCTAAAGGAAACTTTGGTTCCCCTGGTCTTAATGATGCTCGCCCAGCACATATGCGTTACATTGAGTGTAAACTTAAAAAATGGGTGGCAGACTTAGCATTTGAATATATTAAATTTGTACCTTGGGACCGACTCGAACTAGAACCAGAACCACTATACTTACCTTCACCAATCCCCGTTGGACTAATCGGTTCTGGTGTTATCTCCGGTATTGCGTTTCACAGACCATTAATTCCGAAGTATAGTTTAAAAGATTTAACTAATAGACTTAAATGGATATTAGAAAATTGGAAAGCATATCACGAACTCGACAAGAGTAAAATCGATTATACGCAAGATATGCCAGAAAATATATATGGTCCTAAGATTGCACCTGCAACAGATGATATCTGGTGTAGATGTGATGTGGCCGAAAGTGCTAAAAACGAATATTATAAAATACTATTTACCGGCCAAGGATCTGTAACTTATATTCCGAAAGGCGAAATCAAAGGAAATAAAATCCATATCTATGGTCGTGCACCAAACTCTTCATTTAGTAGTCTAATTAAGGATTCTAGTGAAGCAAATAAGGACAGACCATTAGAAGTAAGATTAGTAGATATTTCCGGTGAATTTATCAATATTGAAATCATTCCAGCAAAACGCTCAGCTGATTTAAATCAACTCGCGAAAACAATCTGGAGTGAATATTTAATTAAAAATATTAACTTTACATCAATTGTTTGTACAGATGATGGTAAAGCAAATGATATTGGCATTGATGACTTATTAATAAATAGTTATAAGTTTTGGAGAGACGCTGTACTTAATAGTCGTCTCGAAGTATTTAAAAAAGCAAATGAAAATAAATTCGAAATGATTGTTGTCGGACTTGTAAGACAATTATTTGAAAAATATAAATCTGTAAAAATCGATGATATCATCGATAAATTTAAACAAGATATACTTCCACAAAACCCAGAAGTAACACTTGAAGATTTAAATAAAGATGACTTGACGTATTCTAATTTTAAACGTCAAGTCAACGAAGAACACATCCGAAAAGTTTGTAGTCAAAAGTCTATTCAGAAACTAATTGAAATGAATGTTGAAGTTGCATCGGCAAATCAAAAGATTCAAGATGCGAAAAACAACATCGCTACTGTTGATAATGATTGTTACGCCTTTGTAAGTAAGTTGTGTTAGTAAAATGAAGTAACATTATTTTAGTAAATGTAGTACCCAATTACGAAACTATTATAAATGTCGTAAAAAATAATGTATCAATGTTGTACCCAATTATAGGATCTGTGGGGTAAGAAAATACTTACCCCACGTACTATTCTTTAATCTTGGAGGAACTGTGAAAGCAGTAATTAATTTTTTCGGAGGCCCAGGAACGGGCAAAAGTACACTTGCTTCAAATCTATTTGTAGAAATGAAAAAGCGAGCAATGAGTTGTGAACTCATCAATGAATATGCGAAAGAACTGACATGGGAATCAAGACATAATATTTTGAAACATGATCAGCTTTATATATTTGCAAAACAACATAGAAAAATATATCGTGTTGCAGAAAATGTTGACTATGCAATATGCGATAGTCCACTATTATTATCTGCAATGTATTATGATAAACAATACAATGTTTATGATGAAGATATATTCGATTCTTTAGTTGTTGATACATTTAACAAGTATCCCAATTTAAATTTCTATATTAAAAGATCTACATTATACGATCCTATTGGACGCAATCAAACTGAAGACGAAGCAAAAGAAATCGACGAACGGATTTTAAGATATCTTGACAAACATCGCATCGAGTGTAATGTTATTGGTTTAAATTTTGATTATAATATTAATCACATTTTAGACACAATAAGGAAACAAAATGTCAATAGTAGATGATATTAATGAATTTGATATGCAAATTGAATCTCATTTAAAAGAAATTGACAGACTAAAGAAAGCAAAACAAATACTTATTGATAAGTGGCAAGAAACATGTCCACATCCATCACAGACATCAAAAAGTACATATTATGAAGGATCTTATTTAGATAGATCCAGATCAATTGAAACGATTTATTGTGCTATATGTGGAAAAAAATTAGGTGAACAAACACATATTGGATGGTATGCATAGGAGGATAAATGGCAGATCTTAGTCCGAATATTGCGTGGTATCAAAAATATAGACCTAAGACAATAAATGACTTAGTTTTTGAAAATGATAACCATAAAACGTTAGTAGAGAATTGGTTAATTCAAGGTTCTATTGATGGTAACGTTTTGTTATATGGACCTCACGGCAAAGGCAAAACTACTCTTTCACGTATATTAATCACTGAAATCATTAAAAACCAAAACGACTTATATCGCATGATGTCTCGTTCTGTTAAAGAAATTGACGAAATTGCGGTATGGATTAAAAAGAAACCCGTTGGCAGTAAAAAGAAAATAGTATATATCGAAGAATTCGATAAACTATCAGGTCAAGCATTAGGTACAATGAAAGATACTCTCATGGAAGATTATCAATCTCATGCGAGTTTTATATGTACCACAAACCACTATAATTCAATTCCTGGTGCAGTACTCGATAGATTCAATCATCAATTAGCATTCGATGGTAAAAATATCGAAGGTGTAAAAAGAAGACTTACCAGTATTCTTGAAGCTGAAGGTGCTAAATTTGATACTGATGAATTCGATAAATTCATTACTACAAATAGTGGTAGAAGTTTTAGAAAAATCATTAGTTATTTACAAGAATCTTTTGTAAGTAATAATGGCATTATAAATTTCGCACAACTCGAAAAAGCATTAAATATTGAACAAAACGTTACAAATCTATTTGTAGGTATGATCAATCAAGTAATGCGAATGACTAATCCAAAAGATAAGAAACAATCAATGACTTATCCATTGGAAAGTCCAATTGCAAAAGAATATCAACAGTTTGTGACGATACTTCATAATAACTATGATTTGAACTATGGAAGTATATTTGAAAAGATATATGATAACATCAAGTTCATTCCGATCAAACTAATACTATCGCATTACTTCGAAACTAGCGATCATAAGAAATGGGCACATGCTCATATGATTGGTTGTTGGTACGAATGTATGAAATGTGCAACTGAAATAACAATGTAGGTGAAATATGAAAATCGTTTGTGATTTAATTCAAGCAGATGTTCCAACACTAAATGGAAGAATATATTCAAAAAAAATAATGGAACAGTGTATTGAAAATACGCAAGAAAAAATAAAAAATAGGCAGTTATTTATAACACAAACAGATAAACCATCACCAAAAGGTATTGTAAATTTAGAAGACTGTTGTGCAGTCATTACAGAATTGAAATTAAATGAAAATAATAAATTTGAAATTACGGTAGAATCATTATCCGGTTTCAAAGGTCCAATGTTTGATAAATTTATTAAATATTGCGATGTTAGTCCTTTTGGTATTGGTACTGTCGATCAGAACAATAATATCGGTGAAGATTATAAATTAATTTCATTTAATCTTTATCCAAAACAAAAGTAATATGGCATTCTTTGAAGAATTAATGGAAAAATATTATAAAATTACTTTTCCAGAAAATGTAAAAGAAATTGCAAAAATAGGAGGCCGAGAAGCATATTACTTAGCGAATGATAAATCCGCATTTGTAAGTGCAAAAACAAAACATGATCGAAATGTAATTGAACTCGACATGAAATCGGCATATCCTACACTTTGTAAGATTATTTACAAAGATAATCCACCGGTTCCAGAATTTGTGGAAAAAATATTCTTAATACAAGATAAATTAGCAAGAAACGCATTTATTACAACTACACTTGCACATAATCCTGACACAGCAGACGAAATTAAAAGACTTAACCAAATGTGCAAACTAACTATTTTCGGTTTTATGTTTGATAATATTGCGACCGGTGACGATGTTGAAATTCTTGAATTCAAGAAAGACGGCATCGTTGCCGTCGTAAATGATGAAACAAAACAGCTTTTAGAATACGCCATTAATGGCCAAGTTTTAGAACAAGAGTTTACATCATTTATCATTTCAAATGATATCAAATTTCATATCGAAACATATAATATATATGCAAGAAGTAACAGAACTTCAATTTTTGTTACAGATGATAAAATTAAACTCAAAGGGCAACATACAAAAATTCCACCATATCTTCATAAATGTTTGGATGATGTTGCCCGTGGTAATGAATTAAGTACAGATATATATAAATATTATAATAAGACATACTTTGAAATACTAAGATATAATAATTTATCAAATGAATTACATGATAAATATATAACATTTGAAAATAAAGTTTTAAATTCAGAAGGACAGTATGAATTACTTACACATCGTACTGTCGTTGATCCTAAGTTATATATCAAAACATTTTTATATCCAACAATCTTAGCACATAAAATTGGAGACTTATCTTGAAGTTAAATATATCTAAAGAAAAATATATGGCCGCTATTACTTACTTTACTATAATGGAAGAAAGGCGACCTGACGAAAGAGAATTACTATCAAAAGCAATGGCAATGACAGATGAAGATGTCGAAAGTGTTAAATCATTTGCTGAAAATTTCACAAAAGATGAAATTGAAGAAATGGTAAAAAGAGCAAAGAAAAATATAACAACGAGTACAACACAATGACAGAATACTATTTAGAAACGTATTCAGGAATTAAGTTTTATTATAATGATATTAAACTTGAATATATTAACATTGTTGATATTGCCCATGCTATTGCAATGCAAGCAAGATGTAATGGACACACCGAAAGATTTTATGGAATCGCTGAACATTGTTTAAATGTTTCAGAAATCGTTCCTGATTATTTAAAACTTCCGGCACTCTTACATGATGCTGCTGAAGCATATGTTGGTGACCTTGTCGGACCTGTTAAATATCAACCCGGACTAGAACGATACCGGGAAATTGAAGATAGAATAACAGGTGCAATATATAAAAAATTCGACATAACTGTTTCGGCCGAAGATCGCAAGATTATTAAACTTGCTGATTTACGAATGTTAAAAACTGAAGGTTTGCAGTTATTTAAATATCCAAAAGAATGGTCATTAATTGCGCCTGATATCACTCCTATTGAAGGTTTTCAGATTCTTGGACTTAATTGGGAACGGGCAAAAGAGTATTATTTAGATGAATTCAATCGTCTTATGAGTCTACGAACAAAAATTTAATTTTGTCTAAGTTTATATAAATATAATACCCGTGTTCGGGAGTACATTTGGGAACCAACCCAACCCCGAAAACGTCGAAATTTTAATATTCTCTAATTTCATATAGAAATATTAGAAGTACGCGAAACGCGTTTATTTTCTTCTTCAATGTTTTTTGGAGGATTGATGGAATCATCATATCAAGCATTAGATTCGATTACGATGGTTCGTACACGACCCGGCATGTTTATCGGTGATACTTCAACTCCAAACCATTTGGTAGAAGAAGTAGTCGACAACATGTTCGACGAAGTTGCGAACGGATTTGCCAGCATTGGATCAGTTTATTTTAATGAAGATGATGGTTCTGTTTGGATCACGGACAATGGACGTGGTATCAAAGTAGAATCTATGAAAATCCCATCTGGCGAAATCAAAGATTCTATTGAAGTTTTGTGTACAAAACTTTTCTCAGGATCTAAATTCGATTTAAAAGATTATGAAACATTAATTGGTATGCACGGCGTTGGTCTGGTAGCTGTTAACGCACTATCAGATTGGCTGTCAATTAGAACTAGAGATAGAACTAATAAAAATCAAGTACATGTTTATAATTTTGTTGATGCAAAGTTAGTATCGAAAGAGACAGTCGAAGACAATGACTTAACTAAATCCACAATCGTAGGATTTAAACCTAGTAATAGGTATTTTGATGACGTTGAGTTCAACGTCAGGTATTTTGCGTCTAGACTTTTATTAACGCAGTCTCAGTTCGAAAATTGTCAATTTTATTTTAACAATAAAGAGATCCCAAAAATTTCTTTTGACCAATATGTTAAACGCATGTTAGGTCTTAAGGATGATCATAAAATATATCAATTAAAACATGATAAATCAAAGAATGAATCGATTAAAGTATTTATTACTTATGTTGATGACGTTGATACTAATATCTTGAGTGATGTTAATCTAAGATCCTGCGAAGGAACTTTTATGACATCATTTCAAACACTATTAAAAAATACTTTAAAAGAAAAAATTGACAAAAAATTTAAAAACATTAACTTAAATGATCTATTAACTGGACTACGTTTATACGTCTCATTAAGAGTTCCCGAACCTAAGTTTGACTCTCAAACTAAAGTTCGAATGGTTCTCGATGTGAGAAAAAGTCTGATTAAACCTTTAGAGCAACAAGTTGAATGGTTTTGTTCTCAAAAGGAGATTGTGGATTTAGTTAATCAATTACTTGAACGAAAACTCAATAAGAAATTTACAGCTAAATCAGATAAAACAAAGAAATATGTAGATGCCGAAAATAAATTGCGCGACTGTGAAAAGAAACCTGGAGATGTACTATACATCTGTGAAGGTGATAGCGCTGACGGTACTCTCAAAAAAATCAAAAATCATCAAGTAGAAGCATCATATCCACTTCGTGGTAAGATGTTAAATATTGAAAAAGCATCATTTGAGAAAATCGAGAAGAACAAAGAAATAACCGATCTTAAAGAAGCTTTAGGATCCAAAAACAATAGACGATATCAGAAAATCAAAGTCTTGGCAGACGCAGATTTAGACGGTGCTCACATCGTGACACTATGTCTATTAGTTCTTCAAAAATTAGCTCCGGATATGATACAAGAAGGTAGAGTAAGCGTAATTTTACCACCACTCTACGGTGCCACTAAAGGCAAACAATTTTATCCGATATATGATGTGAAACATGTTGATTATTATATTAACAATGGCTTTGAAGTATCACGCTTCAAAGGTTTGGGGGAAATGGACCCCCATGAATTATCTGCAACAGTCCGATCTGGTGTTGAATATGTCGTTCAATATCCTCAAGATGCAAAAGTTCGTGAAAATCTCGTAAGAATGATAACTGATACTCAAATCAAACGGGCAATCATGAACGATGACCGTTGCCAAATGGATAGAATACTGCAAGAAGTCTTGCAAAACTTACAACAAAAATCAAAAAACCCTGATTAGGAGAATTATTATGTCTAATGCACCTTTCGTTCCTCCATTCGCCGGTGGTCCCGTTACTGCTCCTGAAACCCCTTCTGTTGAAGGTGTTGAAAAGAAAGCCCGCAAGAAAGGCGGAGAGCGTAAGACCCCCAATGCCCCAATGAGCAAGGAAGACATTCAGTTCGTAGTTAAGAATGTAAAGACTATGTCTTACAAAGAAATCGCTGATGCCCGTAATCTTACTAAGCATCAAGTTAACCGTGCACTCATGGAAGCCAAGAAAATGCTTCGTGATGGCGCTGGTGAAGATGAAGCAAAGAAAGCAAAGGTTGAAGCATACATTAAAGATTATCTTAGCCGTCCTGAAGATACCCTTCCTGGCGCTGGCGGACGTAAGTCTGAAGTTAAAGCCGCTATCAATGACGTTGTTGGTGACATCCTAAGCAGCCTTTAATCAATAGTTTGACGATACACAAATATTAGCTTTTTTCTCAAACTTAATATTCGACGAGAGTCTTTTCCCAAGGTCCGGTCGAAAGACCGGCCTTGGATATTTTATTTCACACTCAAAGATATTATGCAAGGAGCTTAGAATGTCTTTCACACTAAACGAAGTCACTTTAGTCGGACGAATTGGTAAGAAGCCCGAACTAAATAAGACTAAGACTGATATCCCCGTAACAAACTTTTATATTGCTACCGACGAACTCTTAGCTGAAACCGACGCCAATGGCAGAAAGATGAAGAAAACAGAATGGCACCGTATCGTTGCATGGAAGAAAACTGCCGAGTTTGTTGCAAATCATTTGTCAACTGGAACTCTAATCTGTGTCAAAGGCAAGCTCAAATCCCGCGAATGGAAAGACCAAACTGGTCAAGACCGTCGCGTTGTTGAAATTGTTGCAGACAAGATTGATGTAGTAACCTGGCCGCCTAAGAAGGACGAAGTTCCTTCTGCAGCCAGCGCTTAAATCCATCCCCCGTATTAACTTGGGCCTGATTGTCAGGCCCATTTTTAGTTTTTTTACATGAGGAATACATGGCTAATAAACCAGGAAACGAATATACAAAACATGAATATATAAAAGCTGAATGTAATAAAAGTGATTGTATCCATCACAGCACTGGAATATTCTCTGCAAGATGGGGACATACATACGGAACAGTATTACAACCTTGTATTGCATGTATTCACTTCAACAAAATTGATCTATATGTGAAAAAGGAAGAAACGGATGGCTAAAGCATTAGTTCCTATTTATGAATGTGATCTTTGTGGACATATATCAAAGAATCCATTTGATGTTCGTGTATTTAACGGATTAGTATCTGATGGTGAAAATTATATTTTCTCTGACGATTCAATCATGGTAGGTGTGCCTTGTGGATGTATTATAGGACACTTACAGCTTGGTGAAAAACCAAAACAAAAACAAATCCAGATTCGTAAACCGGCACCAAAACCGGAACCGGAAACCATTTCGGAACACGAAATTTTGGAACCACCTGTCGAAGTTGTGGAAGATGATCCTATCTACCCCGACTTAGATGCGCCAGATATCGACGACCCAGTTGATACTGGTGAAAGTTTAGGTCTAACAAATCCGGATGATATTTTCGATAGAATTATCGAAGAAAAACAAGAAGATTTAAAACCAGTCCTTCGTGAAGACCAAGAAGGCAAATATTTTGTGTTAAGAAAAATTAATACAGAAAATGATGAATCTGAATTGATTGCTTCATTAGGTCACGTATCTATTGAATCATTCAAAAAGAATGCATATGACAAATCTTTAGTTGGCGTTTATGTAGCAGTAATGCTATCCGCCGATGAAATTATAGAAAAAGTTAGAAAGAAAACTGTATCATTTATTGATAACATTATCATGGGTGGAATTCCACATATCACTGAAAGTGAACTTGATGTATCATTAGATGGTCAACGTGCATATATAACACAGGATGATTATAACAACGCAAGACGTTATTTTACAAAACCTAAATCTTTACAGGATATTCTGAAAGAAAAAGAATGAATAACATATTAGTAGAGTTGCTAGGATTTATAGCTGGTTCATTAACAACATTCTCAGCAATACCACAAGTACTACGAGTATATAAAACTAAATCGACAAAAGATCTTAGTGCATTAACATATTTATCAATATGTATCGGCGCGATACTATGGGTAATATATGGAGCAATTGTAGGCTCATTATCTGTAACTATCATGAGTATTATAAGCGCCATATTAAATGGTTCTATTCTAATCATGAAGTTAAAAGACCTTCAAAAGTAGTAGGTCGGGGACGTTTAAAGCGTCCCCAAAATTTTTATTTTTAACTGAATCATATAGAAATAATATGATCGGGAGGTTAACCTTATGTGGGCACTAGTTGAATTTCTTGTTTTCGTTATGGCGTGTGCTTTTGTTGTTACGCAACTTTTGTTGCCAGCAATAAGAAACACACCATATTTTCCGGTTTTCAGAAAAACTGGAAAACAGGTGACAAAGACCGAATGTGAAATCAAAACACTCAACGAACTCGAACAAATACAAACACTGGAGGAGACACGCGATGAACTTGCTGGACGAATTGAAAGAAAGGTTCGAAAAGGATCCGAGGAGATCGTCGATGGGACAGTCGATGGAAAGTAACACGCCCAAAACCGGGGGAATCAAACGTTGGTTCGTGATCCTCGGCAGCATCATTCTTCTGATCGTTCTTCTGCAAATGTCTTCACGTCTCATCGAGATCGTGGACGCCGAAGAATACGCCGTCGTGCAGTACCCCAACGGCACGTTGGAAGTGTGGCATGAACCCGGCCTGCACCTGCAGTGGCTCGGCAAAGTCACCGCCTACAAGAAATCCAACCAGTTCTGGTTCAGCAGACACAAAGACCAGGGCAAAACCGGCGATGAAAGCATCGACACCAGATTCAACGACGCCGGTACAGCGAAAGTTTCCGGCGGCATTCGTTACGATCTGCCTGTTCCCAAGGGTCACGAAAAGAAAGATCTTGAAGCATTTCAACAGCAAATCATCAACATCCACACCAGATACGGATCAACGGCAAGAATCGAGTCGGAACTCATCCGCCCGATCATGCAGCGTTCCGTCTTTCTGTCCGGCCAGTTGAAATCTTCCAAGGAAGTCTTCTCAACCGCCGCTGGCAGATTCCAACAGGATATCGAAGACCAGGCAACCAACGGCATCTATCGTACCATCACCGAGAATGTTCGCGTAAAAGACGAACTCACCGGCGAGACAAAGATGATGACCCTCGAAAAGGTCGTTGCAGACAAAGAAGGTCCGAACGGCATCGCCCGTATCGACGTTTCTCCTGTCGCATATTTCGGTATGCGTCTGTACAGTCTGTCCATCGACAGCATCGAACCTGACGGGGCTGTGAAAGGCCAGATTGCCGAACAGCAAAAGATTACCATGGAAGTTCAGACCTCCATGGCTCGCGCTAAACAGGCAGAACAGCAAGCTTTGACTGCGGTCAAAGAAGGCGAAGCCAAAGCAGCGGCAACCAAATGGGAACAGGAAGCGATCAAGGCTCGCGAAGTTACCAAGGCCCAACAGGAAAAACAGGTTGCTGAAACCAACGCCGAAAAGGACAAGAAAGTTGCTGAAACCAAAGCAGAGCAGATGAAACAGGTTGCAATGCTTGGTGCCGAAGCAGCAAAGTTCTACAAACAGGAACAAGACTTGCGTGCTGAAGCTGACGCTAACTACAAAACCAAAATCTTGTACGCCGACGGCGCTCTTGCGCAGAAACTCGACGCATACGTGAAGGTAAGCCAGATGTATGCCGATGCAATGCGCGACTACAAGGGCGCCTGGGTTCCGCAACTCGTCATGGGCGGCGGACAAAGTGGATCGAATTCCAGTGTTCAGGACTTGATGTCTTTGCTTTCCGCAAAGGCAGCCAAGGATCTGTCGTTGGATCTGTCGATCACCGGACCTCAAGGCAAAAAGAACAACTAACAAAAGAGGGGGACTTCGGTCCCCCGATTTTAAATATTTTTTCTAATGTTATAAAAAAATTATTAACATGTGACGAAAATTAAAAAAGGAGATCTAGCTAGTGGCAAGAAAAACAACTAGCAATATCAAGAAAAAACAAAAGAATTTTATGGATTTCCTTAAGTCAATAACCAAATGGCTTGGAAATAAATCTAGATCAGCAAATCAATTGGATTATCTTATTAATGCATATGATGTTGATAAGATGGTATTTAAAAGACTTTTGAGTTATGTTTATTCATTTCCTCATTTGATTTACTATTATAATAAATATATGAACAAATTATTTGACTATAATAGTATGGATATTAAAGAGTGGATTTATTCATTAGCATTCTTAATTGATGCAAATAATGTCCAACAAAAGAAATTCATGTATATTAAGTCAAATGAATTCAAAGAAGAAACACAAAAACAGATTACTGATTTACTACGTGAATATTTTAATACTGTATATGATCAACAAATGAATGATGAAGATCTCGAAGTATACTATCGTCTTTTCAACTTAAATGTTATAAAAGACGAAGATATTATGATGGCAGATAAATTAATAAATAATGAATCTACCATTAAAATTGAGCGCGATGATTTTATTGATACTTCACCTGAAGAGGATGATGTGGCAAGAAAACAACCTAGTTTTGAAATCACGAAATTAAGTCAATCATTAATTGATTTAAGTAATGAAATTAAGCTCTCTGCCCAAAGTCGGGATGAATGTAAAAGTTGTCCAATGTTTGGTAAACCTATTGTTACATTCGATAGTAATATTGAAGAACCTGGAGAAGTCGATGTCATTTTCATAGGACTGAATCCGGGGACAGATGAAGCATTAGTTGATAGACCATTTGTTGGAGATTCTGGTAAACAATTAAGACGTGAATTGATACATCCAATGACAATGGCAGGAAAGACTTGGACTATATTCAATTCAATATTATGTAGTAGTGCAAACAAAGAAAACATTCCAGAATTTGATAAAGTCAGTGCAAACTGTAAAGGATTAGTTTGGAATTTGGCCGGAAAGTTTCCAACGAAATTATATATTCCAGTTGGAAGTGATGCATTAGCATTATTTGGTATTAAAGATAAGATTACAAAAGCATCCGGAAATGAATATGATATGGGTAATGGAATTAAAGTTATTCCGCTTGTTCATCCATCGGCAGTAGCAAAAGCTAGAACAAAGATGGAACCAATATATAAAGAATCATGTGAAAAGATTCTAAAATATATGAATATTACAAAACAAGCAATTCAACCAGTTCCACCAAAAGCGCAAGAAAAGAAACAATATAACAAAGATAACTTTAATATACCAGAACATCTATTAATCAAAGAAGTTACAACAAACTTAACATTCTTTGATGTTAAAGAATTAAACGCATATAAAGTTCTTATGATATTTATTGATGAAAATGGTGATAAGAAATATTTAATAAAAGATCATCAACTTCCAATTTACATCAAACAAAAAGAATTTAATGAACTTGATAATATCAATGGCAACTTTGAAGCAATGTCGTTAATCCCAGGTGGAAGACGATATCAAGTAACTAAATTAATCAGAGAAAAATTAAACGAGATGAGAGGATAATATGAGCACAGTATATAAAAAAGTTGAAACCGATGCAACAGAAGCAGAAAGATCTGTAACTGCAATACAACTCCCAGTAGATGAATTAGTCAATGGCTATTTTGCTAAATTGAAAGAAGAAGGCATGAATGAAAAGTTAGAACGACTTAAAATGGCTAATGAATACCTTCTTGATGAAAATCGCAGACTTACAAATGAACTAAGTAAATTTAAAGTAAAAGCAAATCGTGGATCTATTGGTTTATGGTTAATGAAACATGTTACAGAACTAACTGATAAAGTTTCTAATAAACTTAAAAACAAATTAAATAAAATGGAGAAATAATATGTCAATCGCTTATAGTAATTGGGTCAATAACAAAAGTTTAAAAACAGCAGATGTTCTAATTACAGAAATGATGTATGAAAAAGAACTAATCACTCAACATAATTTTGAACTTAAGAAGATTAATAAACAACTCGAAGATGAAAACATTCGAATTAATGCTAGAATTAGTATTGTCGAATCAAAAATTAATAAGTTCATTAGTCAAATGCAAGGTTCTGATAGTTTTAAAAATATAATTTCAATGTTAGAAAAACAACTTGCTGAAATTCAAAAGATTAAAGAATTTATTGAAACTGGTTTTGACGATATTGATCTCAAATCAGAAGAAGAAAAAGAAGTTATTAAGCGTAGAACTGCTGGTAGTTTAAAGAAAAAAGCACCAAACATTGATCAAAAGATGACAGAATGTCAAAATGAAATCATTGAAAGTATGCGTCCAGGAATGATGGTAAGAAATATTGCCACTGGTAAAATGCTTACTATTAATGAGTTTCGTGAACTGTTAGAACAACAGCTCGATAAAATGGATGAGTAATGTGGGTTTATCTAAATAAAGAACACATTGACGAGTATTTAAATAAGTATACGGATTTGGCCGAAGGTTTTAATTCTTATATTTTAGTCGAGACTAAGGACGCCGTGTTTTTACCACGACTATTTTATAAAAATTATCCTGATAATAACTTAAAGATTCATTACGGCCAAAAACAGGTAACACCAGAAGAAGTACAATTTAAGTTTACCGGAAAACTAAGACCAGATCAAGTTCCAATCGTTAATACAATTATCGATGAATTTAAAAGAACTGGAAAAGTTAATGGTATTATAAAAGCAAGACCTGGAATTGGCAAAACCGTAATGTCCGTTTATATTGCATCAAAACTTGGTCTAAAACCATGTGTTGTTGTAGATAATGATAATCTGATGAAACAATGGATAAGAGCATTTCTAGATTTTACAGATTTAGAAATTGGTGATATCGGAATTGGTCGTCAAAAATCATTCGGAATTGATAAGAAAGTATGTATCTTCATGGTTCAAACTTTACTTGGCCGCATTAAAAAAGACACTACACAAGCTTTCGCAACAGTTGATAGTGGCAGATTCGGAGTAGTATTCTACGACGAAGTTCACAACACAAGCGCATCCGAGAAATATTCAAAATCTTCCGTTCTCTTTAGAACACTAAACATTCTCGGACTATCTGCCACACCATTTCATTGCGGCCCCGCAGAAATTCTCATGAAGAACACCATTGGTGAAATACTTTATGAAACCAATGTTTATGATCTTAAACCTAAATTTAAATTGATTTATTATAATTCGGGATTAAGTAAATACACATACATGATTGGTAAAGTCGGTGACTATTTACGCAAAAAAGCAATGTACAATTCAATTGTGCAAAAGAGTCAAGTATATCTTGATCTCATCACTGACACTACCAAAAAACTATTAGAAGAAAAACATAAAACGATGATATTATGCTTTACTGAAAAACAAGTACAAGCAATATCAGAAGCATTAACTAAAGCGGGTATTGAAAACTTACGATTCTATGGTAAAGAACGTGAGATTCAATATACTGAAGATGTAATCGTTGCAACCTATTCCTTTTGCGGAAAAGGTTTCGATTATAAAGATCTAAGTGCATTAATACTCGCATGTCCACTTGCTGGTAAAAAGAGTTTAATACAAAGTTGTGGAAGAATTGTAAGACTAGCAGAAAATAAGATGACTCCAATAGTCATAAGTCTAGTTGATCTTTGCTTCCCGACAATGTTTGTTCCTGATATACAGAAACAAAAGAAAATAATCAAAGAAGAATTTAACTGCGACATAGAAGAAATCAAGTGGGGAATTGAATAATGGGTTGGTTACGGTACGAATTCTATGACGACAACACAATGTTTAAAGCATTTTATTATACAAATGATGAAAAACAAGCAGAAATACTAAAAGAACTTTATTTAATGTTAAAAGATTGCAGTGAATGTAAAATACTTTTCATTGATTGTAATCCACTAGAATATAAATATATGTTCAAATATAAAAGTGCCGTTAACCAACAATCTGAAATGATCAGAAGAATCTTAGAAAAACTAGTTGTAAATAATCTTCCGGAGCAAGATCATGTCGAATGATAATCGTCCAAAAGATTATCCAAAGGTTTCAATGCAAATTGAAATCAAAATGTCTGACAAAAAATTTTATAAACCACTAATCGATTATCTTTATGCTCATGATTATTGGCCTGAATTTGAAGTCGAAACTATCATGCGAGATAATTATACTGCGGTTATTATAAATTTATATCCGAGATATGATGAAATGATTTATATCCATAAAATACTTATGGATATCCACGCCGAGTTAGAACAAAACTAAGAGGACTAAAATGGCTGATACAGAGCTGTCAAAGTACCTGGACGTTAGTCATCCACTCATGGAGCTTTTCAAAAAGACTGCTCCGGGTACACAGAAGCATTGTCTTAACGTGGCCGCTTTTTGCGAAAGTATCGCAAGAGATTTGAATTTAAAAAATCCAGATATGTTAAAGTGTGCAGCACTGTATCATGATATCGGTAAAACCGTCAATCCGATGTATTTTACCGAAAATCAATCCGGTGTTAATCCACATGATGATATTAAGAATCCACATTTAAGTTTTCAATTGATATCGCGACATATCCCAGATACTGTATTCATATTACATCAATACAAATTTCCAATAGAAATTATTGATATAGCCAGTGAACACCACGGTGATTCTGTCTTATCATACTTCTATAATATTGCAAAGAAACAACAGTCAAACGATTTACATCCAACAGAATTGATTAAACAATTCAGATATAGATCGCCGCGTCCAAAAACTGCGGAAAGTGCAATACTCATGATTTGTGATCGTGTGGAAGCAACCGCTAGAAGCAAATTCATGAATGCACCAAAAGATGTTCAAGTCGATTTTGCAGAGTTTGTTCATGGAATCATCAACGAACTTAAAGAAGATGGTCAATTAGACAATATGAAGATTGGTACTTGTCGCAAAGTTGAAATAATACTTTCGCGTGAACTTGCATCAATCTATCATAGTCGAATTGCATATCCGGCTGAACCGGAAGATGAAGATGACCAAACAATTGGTGAAACAAGACCCAAAGACGTGACAGACGCGTAGTAACAATGGGCGGGGAAACCCGCCCTTTTTAAAGGAGACTCAAACATGCTAATTACAATTTTAACTGGAATCGCAACATTTCTATGGGCATTCTGTGGTGGAATGGGTCTAGCAATAGAAGAAATTGCATTTAAACGAAATATAAGATTAATCGATTATGTTGGTGCATATATATGTGGACCGATAGCCCTACTAATAACAGTATTAAGATTGAGAGATAAATACAATGGATGAATTAGAAATAGAACAAATAAATGAACAAAAAGAAGATCTACAAGAACCACCAAGATTCAAAGTAATATTCTTTAACGATGACTTTACAACAACTGATTTTGTAACTGACGTTGTTCAAAGTGTTTTCAAAAGAACAATCGAAGAAGCAGAAAGAATAACAAATGTTATTCATACAACAGGTCATGCAGTTGTCGGAACATATACAAAAGAAATAGCTGAAACAAAAAGAGCACAAGTAATAAACAAAGCAAGAGCACAGGAGTTCCCGCTTCGGGTTGAATGTGAACTAGATTAAATGAGGATATTCTATGCTTAATGATGGATTTTATAAAAAAGTTGAAGATCCAAAATATTTAAAAAACATACTTTACGGCGATACAGACTCTTTGTTCCTTTGTATCCCAACTAAAACATCAGCAAAACAAATGTCAATTGACGAAATTATTAAAATTTCAAAAGATACTGGTAAGAATATAAATGATTTAATTCAACAGTATATGGTTAAATATTTGTTTCCAAAAGCAAATATTGATCCTAATTTTAATAAGACTCAATTTAAAAACGAAATGATTATGTCGAGTATCATGTTCCTCGACGTTAAAAAACAGTATGCATATAAACTACTAGTAAAAGAAGGTGTTGTACTAACAGAACCTGAAACCAAATATACCGGTATTCAGATTGTTAGAACCAATACTGCAAAAATTACTAGTAAACTTTTAAGAGAAATGATTGAGGATGTTATTCTTAATCCACAAATTACAAGAAAACAACGTATTCCAAAACTTATTGAACTCGTTGATGCAAAACACAAAGTATTTAATGATTTTGCAGACGCATGTGATTTTACCGAAATAGGTATTCCATGTAAATGGCAAAAACAAGATCAACATATTATGGGAATGAAATTATATAATTTCATAATGGAGAAAGAGACATTTAACTTAGGATCTTCCGGAAGATTCATCTATTGCAAATTTCATGATACTAGAACATTAAATCTTTCCGGTATAGATACTGATAAATTAAACGGTATAGTCGTACCATATTCATATGATAAAGATAAACTTCGTGATGCAATGGCTAAATATAAAATCATCATCGATAGACAAACACAATGGGACACACTGTACTCCAAGACTTGTCAACGCTTAACTGAACTAGTAAAACTGATCGATAAGAGATCAGAAGGGAAGTAAGATGAATTTTTACGTAGTATTCAAGTGCAAAAACGAAAACGATTGTGTTCTTAATAGAAAATGTAATAAATTCGGTCTTAATGACTATGATGATGCAGTAAAAGAATTTGGTCCATTTGATATTTATCATTTTGAAAATTCATGCAATGTATGTCAATCAAAAGTATCAATTCATTTCACTCCAGACGAAGCAAGACAAGTTGGAGTATTTAAAGAAGAATGTTATTTGGAAATTATTGTTCCGGCTAATTACTTAAATAAATACTTAGTGAAAAAATTTACTGCAAATTTATATGATGAGCGCGAAGATGTAGAAATTGATATTACTCCATGGTGGCATTTCGGATTATGCAAGAAGTATAAAACCGAAAGAAGAACCGTCAAAGAAAATTTATTATATGGAGTAACAATGCGTTATTCATATGATGATGACGAAATTAAAAAAGATTGGATTGAAATGGGTTGTCCATTAGAAATCAAAGAGTAAGATAAAAATTGAATTTTGTCTTAAGTTATAAAAAAATAGTACCATTGTCGTCGGGACGGACGGCAATTTTAATAATCTCAAAAATCGTATAGAAATATTGAAAATATAGGGTCCATAGTAGGTACCCTGACCTGAGGGCTCATTCGAGCCCTCTGGTTTCAATTTACTTTTAGTACTCTGGGTTAGTTCAGTGGCAGAACGTCTGGCTGTTAACCAGAATGTCGGGAGTTCGAACCTCTCACCCAGAGCCATTTTTATTTTGGAGAATTCATGGAAAATAAACAAGACCATGCAACAATCTCAATCGGATTTAATTCCGACGTAGAATTTTTTGTTATGAAAAACAATGGAAGAATACTAACAACACTTTCATCCAAAGACAACCATTTACTCAAAATTGAATTACCCGTCGAGGTAATGCGACAGTTAGTTGAAGAATACAAGCACTACCTGTAGTACCAATTTTTTAATTTGATTATGAACACATACATTATAGCAGATACACATTTTGGACATGCCAACATTATCAAATACTGTAATAGACCATTTACCGATTTTATCGAAATGGACTATATCCTAAAACGAAACTGGAATTCAACAGTAGGAATTAATGATACTGTATGGCATCTTGGCGATTTTGCAATGTTACCAAAACAAAACATTCAACAGCTTATTCCTCAGCTTAATGGTAGGAAAAAAATAGTACTCGGAAATCATGATAGATATGAGAAACAATTCTATTTAGATTCCGGATTTGAAGAAGTATATGAACACAATGAAGTATTCTTTGAGAAGTACTCAATGTCTCATCATCCTCTCCCGAATCCTACGATCCTAAATATTCACGGTCACGTTCACAATACAAGTTTCGACTTTAAAAGTGAATTGCACGTCTGTGTATGTGTCGAACTACATGATTACAAACCGATACTACTCAACAGTATAATACCGCAAATTTAACATCGCGGTCATTATAGAATAAGAATATGGGAGATTGGATTTATGGAAAGTGGTACAGTTAAGTGGTTTGATGAGAAGAAAGGTTACGGTTTTATTAGCAGCAATGGTGATGATCTATTCGTGCATTTCAGTGATATCCAAGCAAAGGGATTCAGAAAGCTCACAGAAGGTCAGGAAGTAAAGTTCAAAGTAGCTAAAGGACAAAACGGAAAGAAAAAGGCAGTCGAAGTAACTGCTGCTTAATTTTAAGATTTACGGCCTTGATTAATTAAGATTCTAAAAATTTAAAATGTCGTACCCAAATTATATTAAAAATGTCGTGCAAAAATTATAAATTATTTATTAGATAATTCTAACGATGGGACACTCGCTGTGTCCCATTTTTTAGTTTTTTTTTATTTTAATATTCAATTTACTCATATAGAAATATTATAATAGGCACTAACGCCTAAACATACAAGGAGGCATTATGAAACGCAAAGACAAAGATGACTTGAGGCTCATCGTCAAAGACGGTGAGATACATGTGAACGCCGATCTGACCATCCGCATGTTCGACAGAACTCGCGGAGGAAAGGCTGATCCTCTGTTCCCGCTGTGCGATATCGCACACTGGCTGAACAAGAATCGGCACAGCACACCACAGTTAGCAAGAGCAATCGAACGACTGGCAGAAGATCATCGGTGCAAGTCCAAAGTGTTCTGTGACAAGAACACAATGGGCATGTACTGCACCAACCTCGCCGGTTTGAAGTTGTTGAATGCGACGGATCACAGCACCGAGGTTTTCAGTAATCTCCTGCTGAAGATGATGTTGCACTTCGACGCCGATTTCGCCGCGAACTTCAAAGCGGCTGCAGGCATCAACAACAACAAGAGCGGAAAAGTCGTGCAAATGGCCGGCTAACAAGCGGGGGCTTCGGCCCCCGTTTCTACTCATAGGAGAAACATATGGAAATGCCTTCTGAAGTACAAGACATGGTTGACAATCTTCTTAAATTCGATGGCATTGACATTGCCGAAAGGATAACTGGAAAAACATGCAACAACGATGAAGCAACCGAAGCACTTGGTGTTGCATTATCAATTGAACATAACCATCACAAGAACGAACAACTGAAAAAAATCAATGATACCTACATGGGTATTTCATTTGATGATTTTTTAATAATTGCTAAAAATCTCGGATTCGAAGCAATCTATGAATACGAATTCGAGTACACATCGCAAGAATACGAGTTCCGCGATGAAAAACAAATCGAGATGTTCAATTACGAACACTCGATACTCTTGATCGCCAACAGTTTCAGTGGACGGTTAAACCGCGCTGAGATGTATTACAACTGGAAGCCACATGTTTTAAAAGGTACTTTCGGAATTGCGTCGTCCGGCGGAATGATTTCCAAATACAAAGTGCCACAACACTTAATTGACTTGGATCTCAAAGAAGAAACATACAAATATTTCCGTGGCTATATGCCATGGGATATCTGGTGCGGGCATCATGATGTTCGCGAAGCATTTATGTTCAAATTTAACAGATTGCTCGAACATGGTAAGTTTGTCAAGTTATGGTTGGAAAAACCATTTCTATGGCTTCATGACTATGTCGAACAAACAATATTTGCAGGTTCATATTCAAATGAAAGTGAATACCTGCGTAATAAACTAACACAGATCAATCACATTGATCACTGGCCGGATGAAGTTAAGATGAGAGTTATTCCAATAGTCGATCAACGCGACTATTTTCGTCAAGTGTAACACAAGAATGGGGGTGGAAACACCCCCATTTTTAATATTCTCTTTTTTCATATAGAAATAATACCAATGCGCGAGTAACCGTGTCGCCAACTTTTGGTTACATGCGTAAACCATTGATGTGCAAACATCGATGGTTTTATTGCACAGTCCTCCTGTTTAATTTTAACAACCTTTGGGAGGTTTAAATGAAGAAAGTCGTAAAATCAGTGGAAAAGGCAATTTACAAAAACCCAACAGCGACAGCAGACACTGTCAACAAACACGGCACAAAAGCTTGGACTCAGTCCGATAGCACTCGTGTCGATCAGATCATGATGACAGGTACATTTGGAAACTCGTTCTACGCCTCCGGCGACGAACTTGTGAAAGATGCTATCGAAGTCATCGAACGCGTGGCAAAGAAAGATCCTGCGCTGCTTGCATCAACCATCGTGAAGGGTCGTAATGACGGCTTCATCAGAACTGCACCGTTAATCGGTCTAACAGTTCTATCGATGCACGCTCCAGCTGAATTTCGTAAAATCTTCAACGATACCGTGAAAACCGGTAACGACCTTGAAGACTTCATGAAGTTCGCATCAACCATGCGTAAAGGATTCGGAACTGCAATCAAGAAAGCTATGTGGGGATGGCTGTTTGAAAAGGTAACACCTTTCTACGCAACCAAATACACAAAGCAAATCGCGAACGCAATTTCCGTTTCGCATCCAAGAACACTCGATCCTATCTTCGATTACATCATGCAGCACACTGCTGGTAAATCGAGAAACTATGCGGCTGCTCTCAAAAAGTATCCTGCCCTTCGTGGTATGGAAGAAGCAAAGGTAGCAGTTCAAAACAAAGACTGGAAGAAAGCCCAGAAACTAATCGACGAGCACAGACTCGATCCGACTACTTTTCTTGGCATGGGAACAATGACAAAAGATGTGTGGAAATCACTTTCTGCACAATTTGGTGTCATGGCATATCTCAAATACCTTAACAAGATCGTCCGCGAGGATGCTCTTGATCCTAAGGTAATGAGAGAAAAGCTAAAACCTGAAGTCCTGAACAAGGCAAAGGTTTTCCCATTCCGTCTTTACATCGCAAGAGAAAACATCCAGAACGCAACAGTTCGTGATCATCTCGCCCAAGTCCTCGACGACTACGGCAAGATTTACAACTGGGAATCTTGGGGTGACAAGCAATTTGTCATCGCACCAGACGTTTCTGGATCAATGGTTCAAGCTGTACGTGGATCTAAACTAACTCCAGCCACAGTTGCTGGTATGTTCAGTGGATTCCTGTACAAATTCATTCCAGGAAGTATTCTTCTTCCTTGGAGCACTGAAGTTCGTCCGAACCTCGTGCGTCCTCGTCAGGACTCTGTTCTGACACATATCGAAAGTATTGCCCGTGCAAACGGCGGTGGAACAGCAATGGCTTCACCGATCGATCACATGATCCGCAATAAGATCAAGTGTGACTACTTCATCGGAATCACCGATTCTGAAGAATGGTCTGCACCTGTGACCAGATATGCTTGGGGCGGACGTAGATCCGATGAAAGACAGTGGATTGATGCTTGGACTGAATACAGAAATAAAGTCAACAAGAATGCGAAAGCAATTCTTCTTCGTGTGGATGGATACCCAACACAGCCATTCGATGACAAAACAGCTAAAGAAAATGGAATTTACCAGATCTTCGGTTGGTCCGACAACGTACTCAAATACGTTGATTACGTGATCAATTCTGAAAAATATGTGGTAAAAGAAAAAGAAAAGAAAGTTGAAAAACTTGATAAATATGTAACTATCGAAAGATAGTTTTCAGGTGGGAGTTATTACACTCCCACCAACTACAAATTTCTAAATTTGCAAGGTATCAGTAATAAGTTTCAACGCACTGTTAAAGCCAAAAAGGCTTATTACATTAGTCCTTGCGCTTCTTTCAAATTTTGGAAGGTATCAGAAAAACGTTCAACGCACATGAAATGCACCCGAGTTAACACTCGTGTAGGTTCGAGTCCTACCCTTGGCACCAATCATGGGGACCATCTAGAGAGAAAGTCGAAAGACCGCTTCAAAAGATAGCAATTAAATTTGCAGGTACCCTCCAAATTTTGCCGAGGTGGCGGAATTGGTAGACGCAGGTAAAAACAATGTTTTTCATCAGTCCTTCCGACTTATTTTGTGGAGTAGAGTAGTCTGGTCTAACTCGTAGGTCTCATAAGCCTAGTACACAGGTTCAAATCCTGTCTCCGCAACCACTTTTGAAAGGTAATCCGACAAGATTCAACGTTACCATTATACGTCTATCGGGCAACTCGACGCCCGATCGAAACCGTCTTGTCATCTAGTCCTTTCACCCTTTTGCAAGGTAAATGAATCTGGATTCAACGGAAAACTGAAAACACCAGATTTAACAGTCCTTGCACTTAAAATTTCTCACAACTTTTGAGAGGTAACCCCGAGTAGGTTCAACGCTATATGGAAGCCGGTGTCATCGGTTCGAATCCGATCTCCTCCATCACAAATCTTTTGGGGGAGTAGCTCAGTCTGGTAGAGCACGAAAAACAATCTGCTCAATTAGTCCTCTCAACTTTTAAAAATTTTGGTCTAGTAGCTTAATGGTAGAGCACCTGCCTGTCGAGCAGCAAGATGTCGGTTCAAATCCGATCTAGATCGCCATCTTTTGCAAGGTAACCCCGTGTGGTTTCAACGGAAACTAACAAGTCATCAAAACTGGTTACAGTAGGATTCGAAGCCTACAACACCTTCGGGTGAAACGAGCCACACAAACCATGTCCTTGCACTTAAAATTTTGGGGATGTTACACAAGCGGCAACGTGACCTGGCTGTAACCCAGGTGCCTTCGGGCTTCAGAGGTTCGAGTCCTCTCTTCCCCACCATTATAATTTGGAGATATTATGTTTGATTTCAATAAATGCGACAATCCAAAAAAGCAAGGTAATATTGGAATTGGTATCGCAATCGCATGGTTCGTAAAAAATGGTTGTACCGTATCTATTCCATTAACAGATTGTCAAGAATATGATCTTGTCATCGATGATATTAATGGAAAATTATACAAAGTTCAAGTTAAAACTACAACATTTAAAGAATTTAATACTTATAAAATTAACTTAAAAACCTGTGGTGGCAATCAAAGTTTTAATACAATTAAAAAATTCGATAAAACGAAAGTAGATTTATTATTCATTGTTACCTGTGAAGGTGATATGTATTTAATTCCAACAAATAAAATAACACAAACAAATTGTTTAAAACTTGGTGAAAAATATCAAGACTGTAAAGTTACTTAAAATTTCCACTTATTTGAAGGGTAAACCGACAAGTTTCAACGCTCATAACGTATTCGCGCCATCTTGCGAATCTAACTTGTCACGCAGTCCCTTCAACTTTTTTGTGAGGTATCAGTAATAAGTTTCAACGCCCCTTGCACGAGCCTAAAACGCTTATTACACAAGTCCTCACATTTAAATTTCCAAATTTTGGAAGGTATCAAGAAACATCCAACGTTAACTCCAAACCGGGGGTTATGGTTCAAGTCCATACATTTTGCCAAATAAGGCAGTGTAATGTAATGTAGCATACCGGTTCAACGCAGTTTCTTAAAAGTCCTTCCACATTTTTTGCGAGGTATTCTTCCAGGATTCAACGATCCTCTAAATCGAAAACGACCCTGGATATCAGTCCTCGCGACTTTTTTAAGGAGAACCACATGTGTAAAGATGAATGCACTTGCGAAGTCAAGTGTCCAATCTGTCAAGAATTGATAGATAAACATGGTGGATTATATCCAAACCAAGAAACAATCAAAGCCATCGAAGAAGTTCGAAACGGCAAAACAAAAACATTTAATTCAGTTGAAGAGTTATTTAACGAATTACACAAATAACCGGGTCTTCGGACCCAATTTTTATTTTTACCTAAAGTCATATAGAAATAGTACAAATACCGAACTTTTTGTTTTTAATATTTGCAGTTTTTACATAGAAATATTTTATTAGAAGTATTGATTTATCAATACGACAAGATATGTAGTTCTTTGGATTTTGGCTCTCTCAAGGCGCATATCTTGTTGTTTTACTTTAGGAGGATTCATGTCAATTACGCGTAGAGAAGTAACAAAAACTGTTATTGAGATGACGGATGTAACTTGTGATATTTGTGGTAAAACATATACTTTTGATGCAGATAAAAAACATGAAAATGATGATTGGATTGAAACGCAAGAATTTCATTATATAAGTTTTCGAGGCGGCTACGGCTCCATATTTGGAGACGGTGATACTGTAACCTGTGATATCTGTCAACATTGTTTAAAAGACAAGTTGGGAGAATATCTCAAAATCAATGAGGGAGATCTTTAATTGAAAAAACTAAACCTGCCAGATCCCGGAGTCTAGGTCCTATCAGGACAGGACTCCTCTGCGTCCAACAACTCAGATAGGAGATACCGTCCTATGAATTTCGTAATTGTATTAAACGCTAACTACGAAATACACCAGAAGGTTAGCGTAAAACAATGTCTAAGTATGATCAGGCGTCAAGTTGTTGAAGTTATTAAATACTCTGACAAAGTTATTACTACATGCAAAGAGAAGATTCAAATTCCTCTTATAGTACGTTTAATAACTGTAGTTAGAAAAGTATTTAAAAACAAGATACAATTCACAAAGAAAAACCTTTTTGTACGCGACCAATACATGTGTGCGTACTGTGCCCAAAAATTCGAAAGTAAACAACTTTCGGTCGATCATATCCTTCCGGAATCGAGAGGAGGTCCGACTTCTTGGGAAAACTGTGTAACAGCCTGTGTCAAGTGTAACAACAAGAAAGACAACAAGACACCAAGAGAAGCCGGAATGTTTCTCAAATTCAAACCATTCGAACCAACCATAGCCGAATTCGTGAAACTAAAAGTAACACAAGACGGACTTGAAAAGTTTGTTAAAGAAATATTTGACCAACTTATGGACGAATGCAAATAACAACGTGGGGGCGAAAGCCCCCATTTTTAGCTGGAGACAAAATCATGTCAAAAACACTAAGTTTTAACAAACCCGAAGATTCAATTTACATTGATGATGTAAAAAGTGAAGATTTTATAACATGTCATAATTATGTATTATGCATACAGGATGACACTAAAAAATATATATGGTTTGATGTAGAATCAGCATCTGTTAGTCCTAGAACATTTAATACTATCGAAGATGCCGTAATATTTTTAAAAAATAAACATGTTGATGATGAAGAAAAAGTTCTCGTGCATAATAAGCATGATGAATATTTCAGCGAATTAATAAGAATTATAGAATCACTATAAACTTGGAGTCAACCATGTCGTGTCTGGATAAATGCGCATTTCTTATTCCATATACTCAAATAGAGGCAGGTGCACAAACACAATTGTGCAACTATTTAAAAGAACCATTTTGCCTCCGCGCAGCTGTAATGCCAGACATCCATACCGGATATGCGTTACCAGTTGGTGCGGTTGTATTGCTCGAAGGAGTAATATCACCAGCAGCAGTTGGTGTTGATATAGGTTGCGGAATGTGTTGTATTCGTACAGATGTTCCGATCAAACATATCAAAGGAAAAGAAGAAAAACTATTTAAACAAATATATTCTACTATTCCAGTTGGATTTGGTAGTCATGCAAAAAAAAGAGACTATCCTGATTTCAAATCAGCAATACTGGATAAAAAACTGGATGCAGCAATAAATTTAAAATTAAAAGAACAACTTGGAACTCTCGGTGGTGGGAATCACTTTATTGAAATTGGTGAAACACGAGAAGGAAATATAGGAATTACTATTCATAGTGGATCACGTAATGCTGGAAAGCAAATATGTGATCATTACTGTGCATTAGCTAAAAAAATTCATACTGAATTAAAAGGTGACTTTCTATTCTTCGATCGTGATGAAGGAAAGGCATACTTTCAAGATATGAACTTTATGTTATCATATGCATTAGAAAATCGTTTAAATATGATGGTTGACATTCTTGATATACTTGGGTTGGATCAAAATCTACTCAAGGAAATCATTAATGAGAATCATAATCATGCCGAAGATCTAGATGGAAAGATTCTGCATCGTAAAGGTGCAACACCAGCAGCAAAAGACCAATTGGGTGTTATCCCAGGTAATATGCGCGACGGTGTATATATAACTAAAGGTCTTGGCAACGACAAATATCTGTCAAGTGCAAGTCATGGAGCCGGTCGTAAAGGTTCTAGAACTTGGGCAAAACAAAAAGATACAGTCGAAACATTTGCAAAACTAATGAATGGTATTGTCGCGAAAGTTGACAAACATACATTGGATGAAGCACCTTGGGCATATAAAAAGATCGAGGATGTAATTAAAGCACAAGAAGGAATTGTGGTTGATATTATCGATCACATTAGACCAATCATTAACATCAAAGGATAGCATATGATTCTCTACTTTGACAGTAATGAGTTTAATGAAGTTAAAAAGATTTGGGCAAGAGAAGCAATCGAACTTGATAAGTTTGATTACGATATTGAAAATCCAAAATATGATGAAGTTATTGCAAAATCTCTTTATGATGTTGCAAAGATTTGTCCTGAACTCGGTGATCGTCAAATTTGGGAAGATTTCGTTACTGAAATGTTTGAGAATTGTAACGATTGTGAACCTGAAGATGTCGAAGGTATTGATGTGACAAAATTTATTGCATCGTATGATGACATTGATATTGATCCTCTTATCAAACGCGCAGCTTAAAATATGAAGAAACTATCGAAATCTAAATTGAAAAATAGGGCATCAAGATTGAAAGCAGTAGTAGGCAGTCCAATGTCTATTGATATGGAATATTATGAGGACACTGTAAAATATCAAGGAGACAAAATGGATCAGGGCGAAGATCTGAATGTTGGTCTTACGTTTGGCGCTGACTTCGGTTATCCTGTTTATGGCGTTGTTGCCAAAGGTAAAACTGAAGAACTTCTGCGTCATGCAAACAAGACCGGTCTTTCCGAACACGAAGAATTCAACATGGTCATTGATGGAAAGAAACGTAGTGACGTATTTGAGATTTTTCGCAAATATGGTCGTTGCATGGACTTCCAAAAAAGAACTTTCGTCTGTATGGCGGAAGATGCTTACATCGGTGTTAACTTCACCGATCGTGATTCCTATAGTGGAATCTATGTTTCCTTTGACGGAAACGATAAAAACAAATTGATTGAACTTCGCAATCAAATTTATGCAGAACTTAAAGAATTTAAAAAAGTGTGCATTAACTGTGAAGTCAATTGGTATTATGCCAAAGGATGCAATCAAGAACTTCAGTCTCAACAGATTCAGGAAGTTCTTGATGATAATGTTTATCCCGAAGCATATCCTTATATTGAAAATCTTGATGAATTCATCAATGATTATCTTGCCGGTGATGAACAAGTTCTCATCTTCCTGGGTCCTCCCGGAACCGGTAAAACTCGTTTGATCCGCTACATTCTTAATCGTATGGTCGTCAAACAAATTGAAAAACAAGGAGTAGGTCTTAGCCGTTATGGCGATGCCTATTTCGAAGATGACGATGATGTAAATATCATGTATACTACCGATGCGAAAGTATTGGAACATGAAGAGTTCATTGTGGATTTCCTTACCAATAGGCACTCCGCAATGGTTCTTGAAGATATTGACTTTAACCTTCGTCCTCGCATGGATAACAACACTTCCATGTATAAACTTCTTGCCTCCAGTGATGGTCTTCTGACCAACCGTGGACGTAAGATGATTATTAGTACCAACGTTGATAGCGTTGCGAAAATCGACGAAGCTCTTATTCGTCCCGGACGTTGCTACGGCATCGTTCAATTCCAGAAACTTAATCCCGAACAGGCAAATACGTTTCTGAAAGTTATTGGCAGTGACGAAACTGTTACTGTTGAAAAAACCATTGCCGAACTTTACGCTATGAAGAAACATACTCGTAGCGGTTCTGGCAACAATATTCGCAAAATCGGATTCTAGATTATAGCGGCCCATATACTGGGCCGCATTTTTATTTTTATATGTTTCATATAGAAATAATCATGTTATGAGGAGGCATTATGAGAACAATAACCATGGAAAATGGAAGCATGTACTATGATGAAGAATTTAATTCACTAATCATAGCCAAAAATCTTGAAAATGGCAATGTTTCCGTTTTTACACCATGTACAGACTGGGATATAACGTTTAGGTTAGGGCGTCCACAATTTTTTACAACTGTAATAACACGAGAACAATTTAACACGTACATTAGCATGGAGGACTCATGACAGCAAGAGACTGGATTGACGTTTGCATCTCGTTTGACACAACAGGAAGCATGTATCCCTGCCTGGGCGAAGTTCGCTCCAAGATCACCAAAATGGTGGACACCCTGTTTTCGAAGATCCCGAATCTTCGTATCGCAATCATCGCTCATGGCGACTACTGCGATGCAGGCCGTCCTTACACCGTTAAGGTGATGGATTTCACCAACGAAAAGAACACCATCGTCAACTTCGTGAACAAGGTCGAACCGACCGGCGGCGGTGATGCACCTGAATGCTACGAACTGGTTCTCAAAACTGCGAGAACTCTTCTCTCGTGGCGTTCCGGCACCTCCAAGTCCATCGTCATGATTGGCGACGACAATCCGCACGGACCTACCTATCCGCAGAACGTCGACAAGATCGACTGGCAGAACGAATGCGGCCTGCTGAAAGAAGCCAACGTCAAGGTCTATGGCATTCATGCCATGCCTGGTTGCCGTCGTCACAGCGAAACCTTTTACAGGGCAATCGCTGCAAGAACCGAAGGCACCTATCTGACCCTGGACCAGTTCGCAGCGATCGAACAGCTCATTCTCGGCATCTGCTACAAACAGGACAGCGTCGAGAAACTCAACGAATACGTCGAAGTCATCAAGGTCGGTGCCGGTCGTAGCACCCTGCGTAACATCGCAGCACTCACCGGAACCACCTTCGACGAGGCCGACTATTCAAAGAAGCACATGCCCAAGGGCCTCGTGCCGGTTCCTTCCGGCCGCTTCCAGGTCTTCACCGTTCCATCGAAGATGGCAATCAAACAGTTCGTCGTCGATCGCGGAATCCTTTTCAAGAAGGGCCGTGGCTTCTACGAGCTCACCAAGTCCGAAACCGTCCAGCAGTACAAAGAAGTCATTCTGCAGGACAAGATCACTGGCGAATTCTACGCCGGTGCTGCCGCTCGCGAAATGCTCGGCCTGCGCCCGCAGATCGAAGGAACTTCTGGTGGCATCCACGAGAAGCTTCGTCCTGTCGATCTGGACAAATACCGCGTGTTCATCCAGAGCACCTCGGTAAACCGCGCTCTCGTCGCCGGATCTGGCTTCCTTTACGAAGTCGAAGACTGGGACAAGAAGGGAGAGACTCTCGAAGTCAAGGAAACCATTCCTGTCGTGGTCGGAAAAACTGCCAAAGCAACCGCCAAGGCTCCGACCAAGGCGACCACCAAGACCCCTGCCAAGGCCCCGGCCAAAAGCAGAACGAAACCCACCGTGGTTCACGCCAAGATCACCGGCTTCGTGGTCAAGATCGAAGACGACGGCAAGATCAACATCGCAAACGCCTCCGGCGAAAAGCCTTTCATGACCATCGCCGCCGAACACAACTTGGCATCCGCTCTGCGCAAGATCGCAGAAGTCGGAGAATTCAAGTAAACCCAACGGGCGGGCCGAAAGGTCCGCCCAATTTTATTTTCTCTTAACTTATATAGAAATAGTACAATAACAAACAAAGGAGGCAAACATGTCTTTAAAAGGAGTTGTTCCACCTGTTGAAGTAAGAAACAAGATTATAAGAGCCATTAAACTGGCTCTCATCGTGATTGCCGGAATCTTATCATTCCTTTTAGGAGTGACATATTCCATCACTCATGCAGCAGTTGCTGACAAAATGTCAAAAAAGTACAACGTTGAACTAACATTGAACAATCTAACTGAAAACATCATCAGGTTCGAAAAGTCGGACATCGTTCCAAACATCGCAGTAATGCGTAAACAAATTCCGACATTTGACAAGACTTACGAAACCTACATCAAATCGCAACCTGTACAAAGTCGACTTCGCATGGTCGTTGACTGGATGTTGACGAACTTGTCAGAGTCGCAACTCAAAAAACTAGAAGACCCAAATGAAGATTTTGGCAATATGTTGCCAAAAAGATTTCAAGAAGAAATCATCGAGATTATTAGCACGGGTCTTCAACTGGCGAAAAACCAATGACAAAAATTAAAGTGGGGGATGGCTTACGTCCCCCACGCAATTTGATTTCCCTTCTAAAGTTATAAAGAAATAGTTTTATAGTATAAAATCCTTGGGAATTGGGGGTAAGAGTGCAACAAATCCAATGTGACGATTTAATTGACATGATTAAGTCCGACAAAATTTCTCCCTATCAATTTTATTCTACGGATATTGATTATCCACAGTATTACAGTGTTGAATATTTTTTAAATCATCCTCATGATACTATTGAAAAAAATCAAAAGCTTAAAATCCTGTTTTTAGACATCGAAGTTTATATGCAAGGATCTACGAAATTCCCAAAACCAGAAGAAGGGGAATTTCCAGTAAGCGCAATTACAACATATTTAAATACAAAAAACAAGTTTACATCTTATTTTTTATTATTGAATAAAAACATACAAAAATTTCCAGTAGAAGATCTTGAAAAACAAAAACAAGATTATTTAAACACACTGTTACAAAATAAATATATAACAGACAAAGATACACTGGAAATTAAAATTTTTACGAATGAAACAGAACTGTTAAAAACATTTTGGGAAGATGTAAAAACAGATGATCCAGCATGTTTAACAGGATGGAACAGCGATCAATTCGACTTACCGTATCTATATTACAGAACGGTTAATGTATTAAATGGTGATGAAAAACGTGCTCATAAGTTAATGTCTAAATTTGGACAAGTTAAAGTTAGAGCATATGGTGGAAAAATAGTAATAGATTTTCCAGAATTTATTAATATGGATTTATATTACTTATATAAACCACGAGCAGAAGGTGGACTTGCACAAGGTAAAACTATGGCAAGTTATTCACTAGATTTCGTGTCAGAACAAATTTTAAAATTAAAGAAATTAGAATATAAAAATGAAGGTATGAGTCTGGATATGTTTTATGAAGCAGATCCAGTTGGATACTTATTATATAACATAATGGACTGTTGCCTAGTTAATTTACTTAACAATAAACTAGGACACCCAGACCGATATAACATGTTACGTCGTCTTATGAAGACACCATTAGGTATTGCACTAAGAGGTCCTTCCGCATTATTTGATACATTCGTTTTACATGAATTGACAAGAAATGGTCAGGGCCCAAGATTTGGAATACTAGACGAAACAAGTGTAGAAATTCCAGAACATGAGATTAGACAAATACCTACACAAAAAACAAGTAAGAAAATTAAATGGGGAATTACTGAAATTTCCCAAGAAACTTATAGAGCGATAACTTGTAGATATCCTGGCGCATATGTTAAGGATTCTCCAGGTTTAATTTATGACTTGGATGATGGAATTCTAATTGACTTAGATGCAACATCACTGTATCCAAGTATGATCTGTCAATATAATATCAGTTTCGATACATTCCATGGAAGAGTAATTGATCCTATTGTAACTAAATCATTAGTAACAATTGATAATATTATTAAATCAAATGGACCAATTGCAGATAATATCTATATTGGTCTTTGTGACATGGCATCAAAATATGTATATAGAGAAGAATTTACAAATAAAAACGATTATACACAACAAGTGTATTATATCACATGTTATCTTATTAAGAAAATAAAAGAACATGGAAAAGAACTTGATAAGTTATTTCATCCAAAAGACTATAAAGATTATATCGTACTTAAACGTTACTTGTTACCACTTATTGACTTACTTGAAGACTTATCATCAAACTCTGAAGAATATAATACATTCGCCCATGACTATTTATTAATGGACAAAACTGATCCAGAAGTAAAAAGTTTATTAATAGTTGAAAATATAACGAAACCAACAATATGTGTTAATCGTATTTTGGTCGAAGATTTTCCAAATTATCTAAAACAACAAAAACTAGTATTTACTCTAACCGGATGTTTATTCAATGAACACAATGACAAAATAAGTATCTTTTATGAATTCCTTACAAACATGAAAAATATGCGCGATCAATATAAAAGAGATCGCGACAGTAATGAAGAAGGAAGCGAAAAGTATCGTTATTTTGACATGATGCAGAATGCCACCAAAGTAACAATGAACTCAACATATGGTCTATATGGCATGAGTTTATTCAGATATAGTAATAAATGGTTGGCGAAAACTATTACAATTTCCGGAAGATTAACACTAAAACTAGCACAAAGATTATCTGATGTATATATAAGTTCTCTCAAGGAAAATAATTAATGTATGAACAAGAAAATATACCTCTTGCGAATTTGTTCCAATTAGGAAGTAGAAAACCAATATATCAAATAAGAGACGGTGGAACAATAATGGAGAAACCAGCTTTAGTAAATCTGGATGGTCATGCAATGTTTGGTGGTTCTGATATTGAAAACATGGAAATAACACCAGAAGAACCAAAGATTGAACCTGTAGAACTTGTTGGTGAAATTGAAGAAGAACCAACATTAACACAAACAAAGAAAGGTTATAATATTATCAATCTGTTTTGGTTATATAATCAAAAACTATTTGATAAAAAACCATTACTCGATAATGAAACACATTTTGCAACAATTAGTTTTAATTGTAATTTTGGAAATCTCCGAGTTGACTTATTTGAAATACCACCTGAAGCCATAAAAGGACACGTAGTATTTCTTAATTTGTTAAAACGAAAGATCTCCGGCACAATATATCCTGGATCATTATTTCGCTTATTATACGAACCATCAATCAATATGACTTGTATGGAACAATTAGTTACATACACTGGTGAAGACTGGCAAAGTCAAAGACCCGTATGTAAGTTTATGAAAAATGATCATGGTATATTACTAACTATAGACGATCATATGAAAAATAGTCACTTATACAACTTTACCGGATGGCAACGTGAAGCATTTATATATGCAGCAAAGTTTGCTTTAAATCAAGGATTTCAATTAGTAGCACAAAATAACATGTAATTAAGTTTCTTAAAAAATAAAAAAATTATAACCATGAACCCGAATTGTATTGATTTTTAAGGAGAAAGTATCATGCGTAATTTAAACAAAGTAATTCTTATCGGTAATGTTGGAAACACACCAGAGCTTAGACAAACAAAGAATAACATTCCAGTTACTAACTTTAATTTGGCTACTACTGATTATTGGAAAGATCGTAACACAGGTGAAAGTAAGAAAAACACAAAATGGCACAAAATCGTACTTTGGGGCGATGCGGCCGAAAGAGCTTGTAACTTTGTTAAAAAAGGAATGTTAGTACTAGTTGAAGGCAGTATTTCATATCGTGAACATACTGATGATGCTGGTGTAAAACGTACGATTGCAGAAATCAAAGCAGAAAAAGTAAGAAAGCAATCATCCCCAAGATTTAGACAGAATGAGGATGATGCTTCCGATGAGTAATTTACCTGATATCCAAAATAGTTGTCCCGATATTAAAGTAAAACTTAATCGAGTTGGTATTGAAGACTTTAGACTTCCAATCACTATTCTCGAAAAAGAAAATGGATATCAGAAAACAGTTGCAAGTATTAACTGTTATGTTGATTTAGATTGTAATAACAGAGGAGTCAATATGTCTAGACTCCCATTAGTATTACATGAATATAATGAAAAAATATTTAATATGAATTTACTTGCAGAAATTGCAAAAACAATTCGCGAGAATTGTGAAGCAGAAGAATCTCAAGTAATTTATAAATTTCCATATTTCATTAAAAAGAAAGCGCCAGTTACAGGATATGAAGGATATGTATTCTATGATGTAACTTTTGACATGACATCAAATAAGACTGGTCAAACATTCAAATTTCAAGTTAAAACTTACGCAACCAGTCTCTGTCCTTGTAGCAAAGAAATATCTGAAGATGGCGCACATAATCAGAAATGCCTCATTCAAATCGATGTAGTTCCAAAGAAAGACTCATGGATTTGGATTGAAGATATTATTAAAGTCGCTGAAAGTTCTGCATCTTGTGAAATTTTCAGCGTACTAAAACGCCCAGATGAAAAGTATGTTACAGAAAATGCATATAATAATGCGGCGTTTGTTGAAGATATAACTCGAAATGTATATGAAAAATTAACAAATATCGAAGGTATTGATACATTCAATATTGTTGTTATCTCGGATGAAAGTATTCATCTACATAAAGCATATGCTAGATTGCATGTTTAATACGGAGTTTAAAACATGCATCGTGATCCCAATAGCACATTTGTAGAAATATATGAAACTTGCACTTGGTGCAAAGGACGAGGACATTTCTCTAAAGATGAAAGTCCAGATGAAAGTCAATATTGTCCAGTATGTAATGGTCTTGGAAAAATTGGTGAACACATATCACTAAAAGACTTTAGAGAATTACTAATAAATATGAAAAGGTAAAGTATGAGCGAACCAAAAACATATAATTTAGAAGAATTTCTAAATTCAAAACAAGATAAACTAGCAGTAATAGATGATCATAGATTACGTATTACAGATCACGTACTAGCTATTATCAGAAAAGCAACAGACAGAGATCAAATGCTAACGGATGTTGAAGCGTATCTAGAAATTGAAAAAACGAAAAGCGTTTTGTTCTGGCACTCTGTTGATTATGATGAAGTTTGTTTCGAAGGTGAAAATGTAGTTTTCACTAGATTGGGCTTATCCATGCCCGTAGAAGAAACGTCGGAAGAAAATAATTAAAATAAGGGTGGGAGAAATCCCACCCAGTTTTAAGAATCATGTACGAGGAAAAAGATGCATATAGAAAACATAAAATTCGATGAAGACAGTTTAACTATCGATTTCATGTACGAAGACAATATCATATACCAGCTCGATTTAGAAAGATGTAAAACTTCAAGTGAATTACTCGACTGGATTCTCCAAATCAATGACAAATCTTGGTGTACTCCGAACGTATTAAAAGAATTATTTCGAATATTAGATGAAGCAAGTAACATTGTCTTTTATGATAGTATTCAGATGATTTATTGTCCCTTTGGAAATAATAAACATGTAGATTGGACAAATGGAAAAGTCGAGGATTTAATATGCAAGTCAAAATCATCTCAGGAACAACAGATCCAATAAATTTACTTTATATCTCTGCTAGACAATGCTATAGTCCTGGTTCAATTGTTGATTGTTTTGACGAACTAATGCTAATTAGTAAAAATGATAAACTCAAACTAATTAACCATGTAATGTCATCAGGACATCTGAGTGTTCTTGAACACGCGTCATTCACGTTTGCGATTAAAGAAATATCAAGAGCGTGTAGTCACCAACTGGTACGTCATCGTATAGCCAGTTATTCACATCAATCTCAAAGATATGCTGGTGCCGGCGATGAAGGCGTTTTCACCGACAGGTATGTCATTCCAAAAACAATGTATAATCCAGAAATTACATGTTCTGGAAAATATTTTGCAACACTCGAGAAAATCGAGGAATGTTACAAAGAAATGGTAAAAGAAATTCCTAAAGAAGATGCACGATTTATATTACCTAATGCAACAAAAACAAATATCATAGTCACAATGAACTTTAGAAGTTTATTTCACTTCTTCGAAGAACGTTGTTGTAACTGTGCACAATGGGAAATTCGAAACATGGCAAATACTATGTTACAACTATGTAAAGAAAAAGAACCCGAATTATTTGCCAATTCTGGCGCAAAATGTTTGCGTTTAGGTTATTGCAACGAATCGATAAAAAGATCTTGTGGCCGTAGACCAACAAGGGATTTAATATATAAGAAAGTTGGTGAAAATTATGTTCCATTATTTATTAAAAAGTCTTAAAGGATTAGCAGATAGAGTATTAACAAACTGCGTTTATTTACCCGATGAAGAAGAATACGAAGACCTTTCATATTGGAGAAAAAAAGACATGTTGACTGTGATTGATGAAAATACACCGCCTGATGAGTTCGAAGTAATTGATGCCACCAAGTCCATAGTTATGGTTGTCAAATCTGATGGACATTTTATCAGGTCAAAAGAAGATGGTTCATTTGATCTTGTTGCCGATCAAAATTATTCCTTGAATGGCGCAAGAGTTGTTGGAAATTTCATAGAGTTTCCATATAAACCAAGAATTAAAATGACAATTCCAAAAGGACTTAAAATTCATTTTGATTCGCCATTTGATAATCAAACAATAAATAAAATCTATACTGATTTTGATGTACAATGTAAAGAAGAAGAGAGAAACATTGTCGCATCATACATCATGTATAATAAAATGCACTTTTATCTGCATTTAGATAACACGCGAGTTATGACACTAAGTAAACCTTTCTCATACCCACTTGGAACTCCAATACTCAACTTCCACTTTCAGTATATTTATGTGGCCGAAGAGCTTCCAACTTATAACAAAATATACTTAGTCAAAAACGACGAAGTTTTTAACAACTTCGAAAACTATTACAAATAAGGACTAAAATGGCAACACGCGAAATAACAGTTTGTGATGTTTGCGGTAAAGAAATATTCGGTTCCGAACTTCATGTAATAAAAGTAAACATTGGCCATTCTAGTGATGGTCATCGCAACTCCGATGATTATGAACATCTGGATTTGTGTACTGAGCATTGTAATCAAATGCAATGGGATATAGATAAAATTACTAGAAAACATGCACAGGCATATAGTCATGTGAATGAACAACAAGCTGCTATTGCTTGGGTAATTATTCATAAAGATAAATACAAAAAATAACAACACAGGCCCTTCGGGGCCTATTTTTTATTTATACGTTTTTCATATAGAAATAGTGTTGTTGGAGGACATTTATGGCAAAACGTCAGTATGTTTTATCAGATCGATTTTTTATATCTGTTAACGTTTTTGATAATGGGCACCAAACAACGTCAAGAATAAATGGAACTAAAATATTTCACCATGAATCATTAAGAATAAATGAATCTGGTGATGTTTTTTATAATTTTACACCAAAACAAATATATCAACTATATAAAAAGCACTGTGATTGTCCTTCTGGTAACCTTATTGGATGGAAATTCGCTGGAATTGGTGGAAGAATAAAAATGAAAATACTAATTCCAAATAGTGCACAAAGACTAAACGTTATGTTTACAAATGAATGCAGAGCTGATAAAATTCAAATAATAAGTATGTGGGATCAAAAATTTAGAAAAATAACAGAATGCACAAGTTGGTTCGACAAAAAAATTAAATACAAATGTGGAAATTCATATTACTGTAATGATTTTAACAATAACCCATTAAATCAATATTATGCAAAAGGATTTCACTTCTATTTAACATTAAGAGATCTTTTGGAGGCATAGTGTCTTATTTAATGTTTCTCGATGATGAAAGATTTCCAAAGACAGATCGAGATTGGATACTTGCTCGATCTTTTAAAGATGCCATATATTATATGGAACGAAAAGGTTGTCCTTCTTACATTTCATTTGATAATGATCTTGGAGAAGGCAAATTTGAAGGGATTCATTTAGCACATTGGATGGTTGAAAAAGACATGAATGAGAATCAAACATTTTTTCCTCCAGATTTCGACTTCAACGTCCATTCGGCCAACACTCAGGCCGGACCCAGAATTGAATCACTGCTTCGTCAATATTTGACGTATAGAAAACAACTGCTTCATCCGGAGGACCCAAAATGATCGGGGATTTTATAATTTTTATAAAAAATATGATCAAATGGTTAAAAGAAATAATTCCACAAATAATCAAACAAGACATAATGTGTCTTAATCATAATTATATATCCGCCGAAGATTACACAGGCGATGCTGATGGTGCAAAAAAAATATGTACAAAATGTAAAAAGAAAAAATATGCTTATTATATGTAGCTAAAAAAGCCCCTGGTATATCCAGGGGCAATTTTTATTTATAGACTTTTGATATAGAAATTGTATATGCAGGAGGATAAAAATGAGAAGAAGACTACAACCAAAGCGTTCAAATTTCTTGTCGTATGATGACCATAAACAATTTCACAAAGAAATCGATGCACTCGAAGAGAGATTAACACGATTAATCTCTAATCAATTCGAAGCAGAGTGTCATGGGAAAGACTGTTTTAATCGTGTCATCTGGGGTATTCGTTTCTGGCCAGGAAGCAATCCTGCAATTCCATTTCCTTTCATTGAAGGCGACTTTGAAGAGCTTAATGCTCTTTGCGACTACATTGAAGGAAAGCGATATACCGTAAAGATGGAAACACCAAAAAGCTAAAAAGAGGGTCCCCGAAGGGACCCCTTTTTTTATTTTACAAAAGCAGCATACTTGTCGAAAGTATCAAGATACTTCATGTTATTAAACATTTGTAATACACGTTCTTTAACACGATCTTCGGCACTTGTTAATGGAGCACCGTCGAAACTCCAAGTTACAGATAATTGTGCAACATCATTTGCTGTTACATCACTGCTAAATGTATCAATTGGTACTGACTTTGGAAATACACCTTGATAGATATAACATTCTTCAATGTCATCTAATTGCAATGGATTTCCAACTCTGGCACCCGTTGGCTTTGTCTGAATAACTGCTGCCCAACCTTTATAGCTGGTAGGAATCATTTCAGCACCTTTAAATGGACTTACTCCAACAAACTCATCGAAGAATCCAGACCAAAGACGAATGATATTAATCAATGGTAAGTTTTGATATTCACGATGCGCTGTTGTAAACTCACGAGTAATGGTCTTTGATGTTGGGAATGTTGCACCCACACCACCTTGACCGATTACATCAGCTGTGTTAATAGTAATACCGTGAGGTTGAAAACTTTCACAGCTACTATGTAACCAAGTTACTGCCGTTGATGCTTCCTGTTTGAAAATCTTATCAGGAACACCAAACATTACTTGGAAGTAACCACTGATGTAAGGTTGGTTTGTTCTAAAGTGACCACCAATGTCGCGAGTGAGATAATCCGGGTTTTCACGATCTTTATAAGCATTGCCAAATCTATTAATTAATCTACTGATGATATCAGTTGTAGCCATTTTCTATATCCCCCTCGATTAGTGGACGATGATAAATACGTTAATGCGTTCGATGGCTCTGATTGGTGTAATGTCAATGTATACGTTTAATTCAGAACGAACATCATCGAACTTAACGTTTGTTGTAAATGATTTAAGTACAGAATATCTTTCAAGAGCAGGGTTTTCAAGGAATGCTGCAAGGAAGTTATCAACACGGAATTTAGCTTGATTGATCCAGTATTGTGTTGCCTTTCTTTGTAAGATATCTTTAAGTAATGTTGGAATTACTTTACGAATATAAGCAACGAATTTAGCAACGTGAGCACGTTTCAGAATAGACAGACGTTTCCATGTTGTAAGTTGTGTAAGGAAGTATTTACCTTGTGGTTCAACGATTGTGAAGTTAAGTTCACGATCTTGTAAATCACCACGTTCTGTATGGTTCGCACGATATGCGAGTTCAATTGGCTCTTGAATTGCACCTTTTTCGATACCTGCAACTGGTTCAGCAATAAAGTATGCGCCGTCACAATATAAGTGTCTTTCAATAGCATGATAGATAGGAGTCATGTAAATGTATTCACCAGTGTAAATATCGAAAATCTTTCTATATTGAACATATAACATAGATGTCCAAACGTTCCAATCGTACTCATTTAAACGAGCATCAAGGTCTTGTTTGTATTTCTTGTGCATTGGATAAATGTCACCAAGATGAATACAATCTTGACGATAGTCAGCTAATGCTCTAGCTGAATTTTGTACTGCTGGTGGGAAACCACCGGATACAATATAGTCTGGTTCATACCATGGGTATACGGCTTCACCAAGCTGTTCGATAGAACCGTCAATACTTGTACCATCAGAATATGGACCAACACCTTGATATGCTTGTGCAACAAGTTTAAATACAGTATCACTTGGAGCATATGTACCAGAACCTGACATATAAAGTCCAGTACCATCGGTACCATTTTCAAGTTGTACTCCACCTTTAGCAACGTTGTTTGTTCCTAATGGAGAAACTGTACTAAGGGCAAGCATAACTTGTAAACGACGATCTTCGGCATCTGTACTTGTAATAAGTTCATCAGCCGCAGCAGCGGACTTACAACGCATAAGTTCTGATTCTTCATTAATAACATCTTCGATATAAAGAATACGTCCAGAACTAATGTCACGAATGACTTCGTTCTTTGGTGTTCTACGAATTAATGATACTTCCCATGGACCTTCAACTAATGATTCAGTTCCATCATCATTGATTTGGGAAACCCAAATATCCATGAAACAGTACTTATAAAGGACTTCACCTTTGTCATCTGTAAACATTCTTTCAAGTTGAGTGTTACGAACACCCTTAACTTTAAGTCTGTTATAATATGCACCAGCACCATTTGCATAGAAATAGTAAACAACGTTTTGTTCAATTTCTGGCAAATCTTGATCTGGTTGATCGATATGTAATCCCCATGGTAATGCTTGATAAGGAACTACTTTGTTAATTGGTGAAGTTGTTGATGGATTAGTATATTTACGATCAAGAGTAAGTATATAACCTGAAGTATCATCCTTTGAAACTACTTGGACTGCTTCTGCCATACTTACAGTTGGTGGGTAAATCCAATCACCAATGTCAACTGCACTATAACCGTTAAAAGTTTGACAATTCACGGTGTTACTATTTTGTGTGAAAATGAAATCTTCTGTAACTGTTTGGAAGTTTGTATTCTTTTGAATTGCGGTATTAGCTAAATAAGAGTCTTCTGGAGTAATACGAATAGCAAGAACTTTTCCAGTATATTCTAACGCTTTGTCCAAACAATAATGTGAAGGACTTGTACGTCTATAGTTTGGTTTACCAAACAGTTTTTGGAATTGTGCTCTTGAATTTACTTGAACGACTCTATTATGTGGACCTCTATCGCAAAGAATAACACCAAAAACAGTACGACCGATTTCTAAAGTAGGAGCAACATAAGAAGCATCTTCAATAGTAACATATACTGCCGGTTCTCTTCTATCTGTTACTGGCATATTTTATCTCCTATCATTGTAAATAATTTATACGTAATAATTATCATCACTATCAATGTTTGTTGGGCTTGTATTACCATTATTTAGCTGATACCATTCTATTAAACGATTACGCTTTATTTCTGCTTCTTCATATGTATCTGAATAATTTGAAAAGAATATCGATGTGGTTCCCATCATTACTTGAAATCCATAAAATCTTCCGGATTCTACTATTGGAAATATCATCGAAATCAATGGAATTGACATATGACCTTCAAACATTTCAAAAAGTGGATGTGGAACATTTAAAGCAGCACCTAATCGTTGTAGTAATTCAGCTCTTTTTTGTTCTACAAGTGTTAGATTTTCATCCGAATACATAAAAACAGTGCCGTTTGCAACAGTTATAAAAAATCTGTATTCGGCACCATTTTCTTCAATAACACCAACACATGTGATTTGATTTAAACATAAAAGTCCTTCATGTACAGTATCGATAAATAATGAAGGATCAATTGTTAGTGGCATATTACACCACCTTTGTATAATCTTTGAAGTAATTAGATGTTAAGAGTTCTTCAAGTCCAAGGACTTTTAAACATCCAGTTGCTTCTGGTCTAAATAATTCCATTGTTTTTCTGGATCTAAAATTAATTCGTCTTACTGAATCTGTTACTTCTTCCAGTGTGTATAATGGTTTATAAATAATATTTGCTAATACTGAATTTTCAAGTTTTTCATCATCTGGTTTATAAATGACATAAATCTTATCATCATGAATAGCAGGACAAGTTAAAATCATTTGTTTTAAGAAAACGTTAACTTGAATATTCATAGCATGTAAATTATCAAAACCTGCAATACCTTCACGGAAAGTTGGTAAACTTGTAGCGTATTCTTGTAAGTTTTCAAGTAAACATGCAGTTCTAATACCTGTCAGAAGATATTGTGGGACTGCACGATAATTTAAATAAATATAACGGTTTATAACTGATATACGTGGTACTATTGATTGATAGATCGCAGAAACGAATCCAGATGATACAATACTCATTTCGTCACGGAATAATTGTAAATTAATTGTTTCATATGTATTGTATTCTTTCATCTTCTTTTCATTATTAGAAAGAAGATATGCAATGTCATGATCTTTATTTAACAGAATTTGATTCTTAATACCTTCACTGATCATTTGAACCAGTTTAATATTATAAATAGAATTGAAATCTTGAAGGATTTCTGCTGTTAATTCAAAATCAAAATCGTCTCTTGGATCGATATCAATATCCCAACCAGATTGTTCAACCGATACTCTTACACGTCCAACTTCACCACTTTTCGGTCTAAACACAACACTGATTTTTAAAGATTCAACTTTATAATCTTTAGTAGGATCGCCATCGGTTATCACGCCTGAATATTGGAAGAAACCACTATCCAAATCAAGAAAACCGTTTAATTTCAAAGCGGGTTCATAATTGCCGTCTGTCCAAGTCTCTTCAATTAATATCTGTCTTCTCGCGTCAGGTTTAATTGCAACTGGAATTTTAACAGTTGTTATATTACTACTAGAATCTGTTACTTTAATAGTTACTTCTTCAGCAATAAAATATCGTCTATTAATAGTTGCAAGTTTATCATTAATATGTTCCGGATAACTTACACTCTTACTAAAGACATTTTCTGCTTTGTTTGGAAGTAATATAAAATACTCAGGCTTTGTACGGATAAGGGCGCGAGGTCTAGGAATTGGAAGGACTTCCTTAGTACCATCAGTATTATTAATATGTGCTTTTAATCCAATTTTTGGAACAGTTAGAATTGGAGTATCAACAAAATAATTAGTAATAGCTTTACTAAGGATATCACTTGTATAAATATCAGTTAAAATTGGAAATGAAATAATAGCATAACCAATAGCATTACCAGTCTGACTGATATTTGCACTTTCTTCAAGAATTGAAGCTCGTTGACGTTTAAATATATCTTCGAGTAATGTTAATGTTTCTTTATCATCAATTCCTTCTAATAAATATGATTTATATTTATTAAAAAGTTCTGTATCGAAGATAACAGGCTCGGCGGCTTTCGGACCACTTTTCATTGGCGCATGATCATTAATAAAACGAGAGTAGTTTGCAAAAATTCTATCTTGTAATCTCATAGTCCGACCCTATATTTAAAGGATTTTTTCACCAAATACTTTATTAAAACTTTGTATCGATTCTTTTCTTTGTTTTATTTGTTCACCGGTTGATGGGACATCTTTTTGTTGCGGTCTTCCAACTGCGCCAGCAATACCACCAACACTTTGTGAAGTTTTATCAAGAGCAGCAGCCATACCAGCAGGCATAGCTTTAGATCTTGCAATATGCTTCATTGTTGATGTTGTTGCTTTATCCATACTGTCTTCATCTGCATTCTTTATAATATTCAAAACTTTAGAATCACTTTTAATTTCATTAAACTCTGTTAGAACATTAAGTATACTAATCATTACACTCTCCTTAACAGAGAATGTACCAAACAATAATTAGCTCACTCTCTTTCTCTTTAAACTTAGGAGAAAAACAAATGTGTGAAAACATTTGTACGTTCTGACCACTAGTAAAATATAAACCAGCTTCAGAAATTTGTACACTTGCACCACTTTGCAAACCTGACGGTTCACCTTGTGGAACCACACATTGGCATTTAACTTTTGTATATGCAGTACAATCAGGTGTTGGATCACCTTCAGGATATTGTACTGACTCTAATGTAATTGATCCATCAATTGTAATCGGTTTAACGGCATCAACATATCTATAAAGACTTGTTTCGCCTGAATCATAACCAGATGTATCATTTAAATATGCATTGTTACCAAGTGTGATTGGTCTATACATACCAGCATCACAAATGGCAGGACCTTGTAATGTGAATAAATCACCATCAGCAACAGCGCCACCTCCACCAACACCGAAGTGCGATATAGTATATCCTCTCCAGTCTGGTCTTACACCTGATGAAAATGTATTAACATTGAATATTTTTTGTGCGACGAATTCACGACCTTTTGCTACAACAAGGTTGAACTTTTCTTCAACTAATTGGCGGTTCATATAAAGTTGAACAAATCCAACCGGACCATAATTCAATTTACGTTTCGCTGTTTCTTGTTGTAATTTATCCCAAATCTTATATTCATCATTCATTTCAATTAACACGCTGAACCTCCATTTCTATGGATAAAGTACTTCATAAGTTTCACCTAATGAATAAGTATCGCCATATTTACTAGCTTTTATTTGAGAGTTAGTTGGTACGGGAGCTCCAAATGAAGAACTAGAAAACACGGGTCTAGATACCATTTCAATACTATCAAATTTGTCTAATTTTGGTTTATATTCATAATTATCAGAAACAGATTTAAGACTTGCAAATACTCGACGTATATTTGTTGCAAGTTCATCTTTTATTTTACTACTATCTTTATTATTAAATGACTTTTGATATGTTGAAAATATACTTAATAATGTAGCATCGGATTCTTTATCAAGATACAGTTTAAATCTATCAATATCAGATAAATTAATAACTGAACCCCAACTTGTTCTCATAAAGATTTTATGAGTATCTCTACCGACTAATCCTAATGCTAATTGATCCGAAATAATATGTTTAATTATACAACGTACATATGATAATAATTGCGCATTATCAGAATATTTGGAAGTCATTTTAAATAAATAATCTATACCCATATCAACAAAATCAAATCTGAATAATGTAAAGATGAAACTGTAAGGATCATCAATCATTACGTCATTAAATTTATCGTCAACAATTATGGATGATGTTGACTTTGTTACAAGTTCGACGTGATATGGTTTTAAATTATAAATGATTTTATAAGTAACTGTATCTTCCACATGTAATGTTAATTTAGGTAAGAAATCCATAAAATAAGAAAAATACTTTTTAAAGTGAATATCAGTTGTTGTATGTTCATACAACATTAATGAATTATAAATATCATTCATTATTTGTCTGTAGTCTTCTTTTACATTTGAACTGTTTCCAATACGTTGTTGTAAATAATAAAAGAATACAGGGTCAATTATTTCAATAATATCAAGCATATTATCCGGAGTATAATCTTTATCAGTTGAATAAAACTGATTGAAAAATATAGATATCTTTTCATTAAAGAACTTATCAAGTGCTGTTCTTGTTTTGATTTCATTGTATTCACTAATAAGTCCATCTAAATCTGATACAGAATATGGATTATTATAATCTATCCAACTTAATATACGTTTAAGATCAAAATGTTCCCAACTAATATTATGATAAACAGATGCCAAATAAACCCATATGTAAACTATATTTCCCAGTGTCATCGAAAAGTTTTGACCATCGCTGAAATACATAGTGAAAAGATTATCTCTATATTCTTTAATAAATGTGCATGTTATTAAATCACGCATTAAAGATACTTTGGTTGTAATATTATAATCAAGTAATAACATGTTAGTCTTACTTGGTAATATAATATTTTCAGAGTCTTTTAATTCGGACAAATGTTCCGGACTAATAAGTAATGTAGGAACTTGATTGTAAATTTGAAGATAATCAAGTGGAGTATCTTTTATATCTACTTGATCATTCTTATAAATTAAAACAGGTTTTAAAACCCATTTCGATTGATTATTATCCCAGTCCGCATATAATTCATAAATGTTCATTTGATCATCAAACGAGTTACCGACTTTATCAAGGAATTGAATAGTTCCTTTATAACGCATAAAATCAGATAACGCTTTTAGAAAAATAACTTTTGAATTGTATGTAAACTCATCTGCTAATTCTTGTGGTACACCAACCGCGACTAATAACTGATCGTAAATGTTTTCAAGTATATCACTATTTTCATATAGTGTCTTTAATTCAATAGGATCAATATTATATGCATTATTAAAATATGTATTTTCTAAAGTTGTAAGTATGGCTTGATATAAATTTTCATCTTTAAAAGGTGTATACGTTTTCAAATAATCATTAAAATACGTTTTAAGTTGATCAATTGTGATCGCCATTTTTTACTATCTCCGTATAAAACTCATGTGCCAAAGTAATTAGTTTATTAATGCCATAACTATTATTGTCGTGATGTATATTAAACTTACAAATATCGATACGTTTAGATTTCAAATTTAAACATTCATATTCATACGTCTTTAAAATATCAAATGGGATTTCACCTATTGTTTGATATTTTAAGTTTGGAAAGTTATCTATGTATCCGTATGGACTTGGATAACTTTCAAAAATACGAACGAATTCTTTATTAAATTTACGTTTAAAAAGAATTACTAGTTCATTGACGATGATTGGCGCGAGATCTCCAACTTTATAGAAATCGTTGTATGGTTCATAAAACTCAAAGAGTTGTTTTAAGAAATCCTCATATCTAGCATACTTTTCCATTTGCAATTTATAATCATTGTATTCTAAATATTTTTCAACGGATAAATCATATATAAAGTGTTTAAATATTTTAAGTTGTCCAGGATCTTTTAATGGTGCAACTTCGAGATCTAATTCAAACCAATCAACATTTGGATCAGAGTGTAATGCATTTGATGCTACACGCAATCCATTAACACGATAAATCTCACCAGACTTAATCGGGTCATAAAATACAACAAGGTCATTAACGCGAGGACGCTTAAGTGTATAAATTGTTATGGATGTTGCGGCATCCATCATCTGTCCTCTCATATCCTGTACACTCGACGCGGTATTAACAATTGGTGCAAGATAATAACTCGGAGTGTAATCGTATATGTTAAATCTAACATCAGAATACTTATAAATGTCATATGTCGATTCGCTTTTACCGTCGTATGTACTGTTTTCACGATCAATATTATAATAGCGAACAAAACTACTAGGTCTTTTAAGATTCTTATAATAGTTAATTAGTTTTAAGTATTCTGTATGATAGTTTTTTACCAATGTTGGTTCGTGGAAAATATTAAACATGATTTCCCCCACAAAATTTCTCGTTTTTTATAGAAATAGTTTAAATAAACCAAATACACGGGGGCACACATAGAGTGTTAAAAAATATTGCCATTTGTGAAAAAAATGAAAAATTTATATCAATAATACAAAAAAATGATCATATAAGCATATTAACATTTTTTGAAAAAATAAACGATTCATATATATGTGAAATGAAATTAAAACATAATGAAATTTTCAAAGCACAACAAATAGTTAATGTTGTACCACACTTATGTGATTATGAAATAAAACACACACATGTATTATTCAGATTAAACATACCGGATGAATTCTTTGAAAATTATAATAAAGGATATTTAAATATAAATGTCTATCAATATAAAGAAGACAATCAAGAATACGTTGATATAGATCCCGTTTCAATAATCGAGTATGAAAATGAAACACAGTCTATATCACTATTAAATGAATTTTGGGGCGGATAATTTCCGCCCCATTTTTAGCCAATTACGGTAATATTTAATAACTTACTTTTATTACTTATACTAATATCTATATATACAGTATACTCTGTATATGCACCCATAGAAATTGGTGTAATATCAACGCTATTTAAAACAACGTTAACACCAAGATCCGCACTTATTACTAATAAAATCATTTGAATTTCAGCTTCAATCAACTGTTTTGATGATTCCGTATCTTTCGAATGCAAGTATTTCTTTAATAATGTACCAATTGACGCATCGAAAGGATAATCACCTACCATTGTTTGGAAAAAATTCTTAATATACGTAATAACAGTTTCATCAACAGTCTTTAAAGCACGGAAATCACCATATTCAGAAATTTGTGGAACAATATCAAATACTAAATCGTAATTGATTTGTTTCAGTTTTTCAATATAATCCCGAATCAAATATTGGATCGGTGATGGAAGTTCATCTAACTCATACAAATTCCGATACGATTTGATAGATCTCGGGATTTGATCTAATATTTCTTTCGGTAGTTTCGAGATATCTACTTCCATTTTATCCCGCCTTTTGACCTACCCGCCTTTTCTTCTCCATTTCCTTCTTTTCTTTGACCTTTGCATTATATTGCTTTAATACAACATCATTATAAAGTGGATAAGGAATATCTGCAATATTTACGAGATCAGCAGGATTGGTTTTATCAAATAAATTATGATCAGATAAAAACAATTCAGTAAAATACTTATAGGCTTTCGACGCCCTCTCCGGTATTAAAAATGCTTCTGCGAAAAAATTCTAATTCAATATTCACCTCTCTGTCAAATTTGTGTTGACAAATTGGACATTCGATGGATGCATAAAACCGAGGATCATATTTTTTGAATCTTTCGGTGTACTTATTAAAATAAGTTTCAGAAACAGTTTTTGGAATGTATGAATCAAAAGCAATAGCAATTTCTTGCATACTTTCAGTTCTTACAAATTGATCACTACCTTTTGGTTTTAATACGATAGCACGAGTAAGAAGAGTCATTTGTTCATGAAGAGCAAATAATGATCCACCCTGCTCCAGATTCTTTTGTAGCATATCGGTACTAAGCATTGATAGTACACGGTTATTATCTTTGATTGTTGGAATTCTAGTATCAAATGAATATACATATTTATCATAATCAATATCAATCTGGAATGAATACTTTGTAAAGGGAACGGTTTCACCATTCTCATCAACTTCATCCCACATTGTAAGAGTATCATCATGAAGTAAATCTTCAGCTATGATTTCTTTTTCAAATTCTTGACGACATTCAGGATTTTCACAAATAATTTTGCGTTTTCCAAGTGTTTCATATGTATTTCTATAGATGCCCCAAATTAAACAGATTTTATCGATGTTTGAAACTTCACTAATAAATCTATCAAAATTTGGTTTTTCATCTTTATCTTCATTATTAAAGACCATATGCTTATGAAGCAATTTAATCATTTCTCTATCATAACCATGAGGATTAGTAATAGATGTTCTAAGTGCAAGATCGTCACCAACAACTAATGGTGTAACCGTAGCTGCTTTACGAGCAATCGGTAATGGTACTTGCAGTTTTTTAATTTCCATAATATTTTTAGCTGTTTCTAAAAACTGTGAAAGCATTGTCCCTCCAAACTTACATATTAGGCATGTTAATTGAATAATTAATCTTATTCATTGCGTGTTTAAAATTTTGCATTGATTTAATAGATTTTAATATCTCTAAAATTTGTATTGCTGGAATCTTTGCTACACTAATATATGTAGGTGGATCATTTGCTACGCGGACGAATCCACGTGCATATAAAAGATTATCAATGTCTGTAAGTAACATCCCAAAGACCTTACGGTCATGACCTTTTTTTGGTTCAAAAATTACTGTGGATGCCATATATTTTCCAACTTTAATAGGGAATGATATATTGAACACATAAAATCACGCCCAGGGGGCATTTCTACCCCCTGGGCTTAGATCAACTTAATTAGCCGATGTAGTTTTCCATACCGTCGACTTTAATGAGTCCAAGACCTTCGGTACGAGCAACTTCGATCATTGTACGGGAACGAACGAAGTGTCTCATGTTACCATCGGTGATTTCTTGTACGATGTACAGTGGTTGATAGATAAGATCGATAATTGTGGCTTTCTCAAGAGCATTTTGTGGTGCTTTTGTTGAAAGATACATTTTACCATCATCAACTGCTGGACATTCAAGAACACGCATTTGAGCGAATTGTGCGTTAGCACCAGACCAACCGATTTGACCCTTGTTATCAGGCATATTAACCATCATATCCTGAAGTGACTTCAGAAGAGCGGCTGTACGAAGACCTGTAACAATGTATTGTGGGTACATACGGAAGTTACGGTAAATGATACCGTTAAGAGTAGCAATACGTGGGATAATTGTACGAATGATATCAAGAACGTTAGCTGGAGCAAAATCACCAGTTCCGCCGCCACGATTGTAGTTACGGAGATCTACGTTTTGAATAGCATTGTTATTAGCCATATCGCCTTCAGCGGCTTCAAGGAAGTACTTAAGGTCGAAGTCTTTGTTTAAAAGAACCTGACGTTTAATAGCTTCTGAAAGTGTACGAGCAAGGTCAATCTTAAAGATTGATTTGTAGTCTTGAATATCTTCTTGTGTAAGTTCAATTAAGAAGTCTTCGTTTGGATCGATTGTTACGTCGGTCATTTCAGTTGTAATCTTAACTTTTGTACGACCCTTCATTGATGTTACTGGAGTAAAGCGACATTGGAATGTCATGCTTGAAAGAGTAACAGTGTTGGTTGTACCAGTTGTATCAAGAATTACAGAGTAAACAACTTCGCCTGAATCCCAGTTTACGTTACCATGCAGTGAACCTGTGACTACGCCACCGTCTGTTGCTTGATAAGTAAATGTGCCTTTAAGACCTGCACGGTTGTCAGGACGGATTGTTACTGGAATAACTTTAGCAGCACCATTGTCAACAAGGTTTGCCTTGTTAACCATGAAGTAACGACGATTCATTTTGAACTTAGCAGCATCAGCACCAAGAGCTGCTGTAAGCAGATTCTCTGGGTTGTTTGGTGCTACGTTGTGCTCGAAGAAGTCAGCACGAACAAGGCTACGAGCTGTAGGAATAATTTGCTCAGAAACTGTTCCGTCGTAGTTTGTTGTTTTGGCTTTAATACGAACACGTGGGATAGATACAACAGGTGAATCTGTTGGGTATACGTTGCAAAGTTCTGAGATGATTGGTTCAGCATAAATGTCTACGAGAATTGGGAAGCTAAGAACGGTCCAACCAAAGCCGAAGCTAGATGCTGGTACGTTTGCGGCTTCTGTAAGAAGATATTCACGTTGACGATCGGCAATAGCCATAACAACGGCACGACGACCTGCATCAAGACCCTCTGTTAAAGAATCCATGTATGCGCGATACATACCGTTGTCAGTGATCATTTTAAGAGCACCGGTAGGACTATTGATGTCATCTGCATGTTCGCGGATAAATAATTCATAGTTTTCGAACAAAGTCTTCATATCTTTCCTCCGAAATAATTATAAGTATTTTTTTTATTAAAATTTAAAGACTAATCTTCTACCGATGACTTCAAGGAACTGTTCATTGATAATATCATCGATAAATTTAACAACACAAGAATCACCATCACAAATGCGAAGATGATCATTTTCAATAATTGACATTACATCGGCGTTTTCACAAATCAAAGTCTTTGGATTCTCAGGAATAAAATCCCCTGCACTTTCTGGAAGGAAAGTAACAACACGAGCATTTTGATGTGATGGATTTGTAACAATGTCATAAGTAATAGGCATGATTGGTTCAGTTACAACCAATGTACCATCTTGAAGTGGTTCAACTCCACCTAATGCGCGTAATGAGAAACCAATATTAATCTTGTCTTTCGTAATAAGATTTGCAAGATCAGGTCCTTTAAATCCAGAAAGAGTTTCGATTTCACCAATAATTTGGCCATTTTTCAACTCTAATTTTCTTAAAACAGCGGCGCAATTATTTAACTCAACAATTGCAGCTCTTTTCTTAAGAGTATCTGGATCTGAAGAAACAAACATTGGATGGTCTATCTCAAGAAGACATGATCTATTGTTAACTCTTGGAGCAAGTCTATTAACAATAGATTCACAAATTGCTTGTGAATAACGACGCTTATTAGCATTAAGAACATCTTGCTCTTGAAGAAGAGCTGAGAATGCTAATTTTGGTTTGCCACCAACTGTAGTTTCTTCAATAATCTTAATCTGATCGTATGGCACTACCGATGTCTGTTCAAAAATCAGATTGTACTTTCCGTTTGCTGGCATTTTGTTGCGCCCTCTCTATTTCTGCATTTAATGTATTTATAAGATTATTACTTAACGATACAAGTGTCTCATATGAAAGAACATCGATAAATTTAAGGACTGTTTCCAGTGCCTCATTTCTCATATTATATTGTTTCATTTTGACATTAAAATCACTCAATTTCTGAGCTAAATAATATTTCTTTAATGATGTATATTCAACAGGTTCTTCTGGTTGAACTTCTTGTTGCATATCTTGCTGATCTATTGGTTGCCCATTTTGATCAAGCTGTGGAGGTTGTTGGACCTGTTGAACTTGTTGTGGATATAACGGAACTTGTTCAACTAGGAACATGTTATCCTCCCATATCTCCACCAAGCTGACCAGTTGCAGCAAGTGCATCTGCTTGAGCTTTTTGTTGTGCTTTCATCATAATTTCATTTTTAACTGCAAGTTCAGTAGAGTATTCCTTAGACTTCTGAATAAACTTATCCCAATCAACGTGAGGAACGTATGATTTAAGGAAGAAGTAAGGATCAACTTGCATTTGCATTCCTGTGAATACGCCTGCAATGTTACCGACAGAACTCATTGTCATTTCAATTAATTGAAGAATCAGAACAACAGGTGGAATTAACGTAAACTTAGCATAGTCAGATGGTTTAAAACCAATTTCTAACATTTCAGCAACAGTGTCTATAACTTCATTAAAACCTTTAGTAACTGTTTCTTGAATATCTGTAATCTCCGTCGAGAATGAAACGTTAGCATGGACTAATTGCTCACGTAATTCAACAGTATCCATGTATCCGAGATATGGTGCAGGAATACCAGATAAAGATATAATTTCACGTCTAGCATCTTCTAAGTCAGCAACTTTAATTGATGCATCGCCCATTGGTTGTATTTCTACATCAACTGGACGTTTACCATCTTTTACAATAGCAAACATGTCTTTAAAGTCTGAAAGAATCTTAGGGATTGCTTTAAATGAAGCTAAATCTTCAAGTGTCACACGAGTATTATACAATTCACGTTTAAGTTGTTGTATATATTTTGTATGCATCTGTGTAGATCCTACGTCAATTGACCATTTACGGATAACACTTGCGCGAGATAATTTAGTAATTGTATTTGCAAGCTGTGCTAATGTATATAACTTCGACGGAAACACTAATGGATCAACGACTGATTCGCCATATGGAGCAAATTCTGCAGAAGCCATTGAAAATGGAACCATGCGGTTAGATGGAATAAAGCGCACTTTCAATTGTTGATATTGCGCTTTGCGGTTCATTCCCTGTTCAATAAGCATACGCTTAATGAATCGGTATGTATCTTCACCTAATGATTTCAATGCAGCTTCTGGATTTTGCATTTTAGATTTCTTACTGCTTATAGCTTTCTTTAGAACGTAGTAGATCAGTCTGTTGACGACTTTTTCTTGTGTCAAACCTTGCGGGTTTGCCATGTTTGTAATTCGTCCAATAATAAGTGATAAGTTTTGTGTCATGTTTGTTGTATTGAATTCTTGTTGTTTTTGAATCTCAAGATATCCAATACGCGATCCATATTCTGTCTCAAGAACTAATATGTTATGAGGTTTATGAATTTTTAAAAGGACATTATCAAAAGGATTATCTGTTTGTTCATCTTTCGATGGACCAGAATCCTCTTCAACTATTAAACAGTTTGCACATTCCTGTAATAAACTATCAATCTCGTAAATATTAGATCTGGCAAAATTTAGATTATTTGTTCTTGTCTCTAAATCTTTTACTCTAGCTTCAGTAATAATACTTCCGCGTAAAGCCGGTTCTAACATTTCACGAATTTCACCATTATACTTTAATGGTGGTGTATCTTGTTCATTGAGAACGTTAAGTGCTGCAAGCGTTTTTGACGCTTCGAACTTTTTAGATTCTGCTTCAACATCAACCGTTTCAATAAATACATCACCATATAATAGTTGCGAATGCAATACGATGTTTTTTAATTTCTCAATCAAATTAAAGTTTTTAATAACATCGTCAATGAATTGTTTTGCTTTTTCAATCTTCTCTTTATCTTCTTCTGTATCCTTTACAACCTTTGAATCTTCAACATCCTTAATCATGTAACATTTTCCAGTTACCGGATTCTTTTGTAGAATGTTTGGTTTATAAACCTTGAAAATACGTTTGATCATTGGAACAGCACGATAAAGTTCTTCATAAGTCGCATATCGCATCAGTCTATCACGAGGAATTGTAGCTTCTTCTAGTATTTTATTAATTTCATCATCTTTTGTGTTTTCAGTGAACAAATTAAGAAACTTTCCAGTCTCTTCTTCACTTTCAGTTTTACTATTTATACTAGGGATTGTTTGTAAAATCTTATCTATGTTTTGTTCTAAGTCTGATAGGTTTTTATCCGCAAAGACCGAACCACCAAATAATGGCATGGTTAAATACTCCTAAGATTGGAAATTATAATATATAAAAGAGCTTCTCGTGAATAGTAGTTTGCTAGATTTTCTAATACTTGTGGCGACATATGTTTCATTATTTCAATAGTCGCAGCATTTATCATTTTATCACGTTCTTCATTATAAACATGTGAAGAATTCATTTTTGACTCAGGATTAAGATCGTAATTCTTTTTAATAGATTCAATCTTAGGTATCAATATAATTTCTTTATAATTATGCATTACATCTTCAAGAACTTTTAATGATATCATGTATTGATCTTTATCCATCACTACTTTCGGTTTCCTGGACATAAATGAATAAATACTTAATAATATAATGATAATTGCTAGTTCAACACATACAAAAACTTCGATCATAAATTAGCCAACAAATCCTTCCTTTTCAAGTTCATCAAGGATGGCATCAACGGCTACGTGATCAATGTTGTCGTCTGTGAGTTCTTCTTCTGTTGATTCTTCAACAACTTCGGAAGCTTCAATAGCTGGAAGATCAAATTCTTCTTCCATCAGTGCGTTAATTGTTCCATCAACTCCGCCGAATTGTTCAAACACGGCTTCCTTTCCCATTGTCTCTTCAAGATTTTCCAAGAAGAGGTTAACACCACGTTCAAAACCTGCGTCAACAGTGTTTTCAACCAGTTGGATGAATTCTTTACGTAACATAGTTCATTTTCCTCCAAAATATTTTTTGTGGATGTGATATTTTCCCAAATTACAAACCGACTCCCGTACCATTAATAGTATAGGATTTTCGGTCTTATCATATACGTCATATCGTTTTTAGTATAGAAACTAAAGGGTTTAAAAATGTTCCCAGGGGTTTCCTGGGAACACCCGATTACACGTCAAATGACATATCATCACCAGCAAAAACATCAGTTACATCACTGAAACTCATTGCTGTAAGTGCGTCCAGTTCTTGTTCAAGCAATGCACTCTTCTTTAAGATTGTAGGTGCATCTGCAAGATACTCACGAATATTATTATAAATCTTACAGTTGTCAGTGCAGAATAGTAGAAACTTTTGTGTGTCTTTACCAGTTTCTTTTGATTTAGTAATTTTAAGTTCAAATGGAATAAGAACTTTTCTATTAATAATGTCATCTTTAATTTTAAGTAATTCGGCACTAAGACCATTAACTTCATCATAATCATTATGATCTAAAACGTTACGTCTAACTTGATCACTTAAGAAAGTTAAATCGTTACGCATACGACACATATAAACAAAGTCACAATATCTGATTTTCTTATAACTGTCACCGATTTGTGAGTTATCTAATGAAATGCCAATGTTCTCACTTGTCTTAGCATTCTGTGATGCTGTGATTACAGGAATTTTAAAGTTTCTAGCAAGGTTACGTAATTCTTGAATAATAACACCTTGAGAATTATAGTCATCAAAGTTGGTATACTTAGACAATGTCGGAACTAATGGATCAACATAGTCGATGAAAATTGCTTTAACTTTGAGTCCGTTAGTTTTAAGTAAATCAATCCAATGACCAATATCACCAGGTGAGAAGGTATTTTCATTTTCGTGTCTTAAAATTAAATTGACTTTACCGTTTGTTACCTTTGCAACACTCGTTTGTAAAAGTCTATCAAATAAATTTTCAACAGTTGCGGCTGAATACGCATCGTTATTCTTTGCTTGTTGGAATTCACGAGTACGGTTAAACAACTCACGACATAAGTTATAAGTATAGTCGCCAAATACTGAAATAAACTTACGAACTAACTTATAGATATCGTCTTCTACTGTTAAATATAAAATCGCATCATCCTTATCAAACGTATCAATGTTATCACGAATAATGGTATGACAAAGATTTAAAAGTAAAGTTGATTTACCATTGTTTGATGGTGCTGTAATCATATGAATAGACGAAGATTCAAAACCACGAATACCAGTATCAAAAATCTCGAAACCAGTTTTGAAGAAACTATAATCGTCTTTTAAGTATGAAGAAATTGTTTTGGCCAAAGATCTACATGAATGTTTATCACTAATAGTAAACCAGTTACTTACATTCTCTTTTTTATTTAAAGATTGTAATTTTGATAAATCGTTAAATTGATTAATAATATTTTCTTTATAAACTTTCATCGCTTCAAACAATGCGAGTTTACCATCAGAAATCGACTCACACAATTCATCATTGAAAATAAGACCAGTCTTAATAGAACAAATCTCATAATATGCCTGAATTAATGATGCGATTTCATTTACAACTTCTTTAAATTCAGTAACATTCTGAATTGGTTGTGTACATGCCAAATTTAAAAGATCTTTACTAGCAACAGATAATGTGTTTGATGCTACATACACATTCACGTTTGAATAGTTAATAAGAGCTTTACTTTGACGAATGTTTAAAATCGTATTTGCTAAATTACAATAGTTGACAATGTTCTTTTCATTTTCAAGTTTATACTTTCTACATACGTTGGCAAGATCCTTTAAAAATTCTTGAACATAAGAAATAAAATCCTGTTGATTATTAGTCAACACACCAAAGTTAGAAGGATATAAACTTACTCGAATAAGATTAATAAAGAAGTCATTTGAAGCATGATACTTAATGAACGCTGTAAATAATGATTTATTCGTTTGTTTATTCGAAATCGTCATCATTCGTTCCCCCTCCCACAAGGGCTAGATGTTTAAACTGTTTCATGGACACGGGTATTATTTTTATATGAAACTAGAATCACGCCATGAAAACTTGCATAATTTTATAACCGGTTTCCCTTGTCAAAGTCGAGTTCATTAAATTTTCCACAAATCTGTAAATATTCATGCTATTTGCGGATATCAAATTCGTCGCGGTAATCTCCATAGTCCTAGTCTTGAATTGCGGTGGACTTGAAGTGTCTAACACATGAGTTAACGCATCATTAATATTTGAGTATGATTGTGTTAATATTGTTTCTTCTAATAATGATTTACGCATCAACGCTTTAAAATAACAATATATAAATGGTTCATAATCAAACCAACTGAAATTAAAATTAGCATGTCCATTATCACGTAGTACTCTAAAGATTTTTTCAAGTATGTTTTGAACATATTTTTTAAAATCTGCTGTTGCAAAAAATTCATCAAACATTTTAGAGAAATGATAAGAAAATGCAAACTTTTGAGGTTTGTAGTGATTTATGATTGATTTAATAAAAACTATATTAATAACTTCATCTAACCATGACTTTAAATACTCATGATTCATATTTCTATCAAATGCTGTTTGGAGAATAGAAATTAACTCATAATATGGAATCATACTTTCAGATTCTGGTTTAACATAATCGTCAATATATGCTCTCATAGTTGGCAAGATAACATTTATAAACTTTTCTGGATGTTCTTTATATTGATATAAAACATCCATATAATCACGTAAATAAATCTCACTAGAAGCTTTATCATTAAAATTATAATATGCGGTATCTTCATAATAAATCAAATCAGTCATTGGATTGTTTTCATAATTTAAATATGGAAAAAGTTGAGGATCTTGACTCAAAGGATATTGCTTATTTGGAAATTTAGATCCGATTAAATGACATGCAATAATATTGTAAATAGATTCATCTAATATTCTAGATATCTCAAAAATAGATTTAGAACTTCTGCGAGTAATATATTTATTAAATACATTTTTTAATTCAGCAACATCATCATTAATCATTGGAGCTAATGAATCCTTAAAAGATGCTGAACTTCCACTAAATTTATATAAACATTTAACAACTATTCTAAATAAATCGCGAGACATTGTATTTAAATTCGAATCAATAAAATTATTAAAATCATTTGATATAACATCACTCGATAATGCTTTGGTTGAATCAAGATAACGAACCATAGGAATTGCTATTTGAACTCCAGATGATGCTACAAGTTTAAAGAAGGTATGTAGAAAATATAAATAAATGCCACTTGTAGTTTTTATATTATTAGCTTCAAATCCATATTCTGTAAATATATCTTGAAAGAAATTACGTAAATTCTTTTCATATCTAAAAGAATAAAATGACGATATATAACCAAATACTTCTTCGGTTGTATTTAATGAAGTAAATTGAAAGTTCGAGTCGTTTGTAATATGTGATATTTTTAATGGAATTCTATCTAATTTAGTTTTAAGTACTTTAGCACCTTCAGTATTAATTTCAGGAATTAAATATGACGGTACATCCGGTGTAATTCCATAAATTTTAAGAAAATTGAACTTTCCTTTACTATCAACTATCATCATATTGTTTTGATATTTTGGATATTCTGATAATGACTTAAAAATAGCATCATCAAAAAACTTCTCATTAACCAACATATCATAACAACCATCAAATATAATTTTTAATGAATTTAATTTAGTGGCAAAATTAAAATGCGTTTGTAAATAACGTGAATAGTTTGCTGCTAGTACACTCATGTATTACTCCTATGCTAATGGAACACTACCATCAGTTAACATTGGTGATGGCCCAATATCTTTTGATGCTACACTTGTTGAACTTGTTGATGGAGTATCCGGAACTGAATTCTCTAAAGGATTTGGTGCTGTTGGCTGTTTAGTTCCGGCAACTTCTGATGAATTTTGTGTTGTATTCGGTTTAGATTCAGATGGCTTATTATCATTACCTTCTGCTAATTTTTTCTCCACATTAAATGTATTTTTTGCTGCATCTGCAATAGCACCAGAAGCTGAATCAGCTTCAGCTCTAGGTCTATTGGCCGGCGTTATTGGATTATTAGTTGGAGATTCAATAGGTTGTAATGATGCTTCTGGTGAATCATCATATGGCATCATTGAACGAACAATATCACCAAGAGTTGGCATAACAATAGTAACAGGCGAAGGAGGTTGTTTAGATCCTTGAACTGATACTGAGTTGTAAATATTTTTATCATATGCCATTTTATTATTATCTGGATTAACAACAGAAAATCCATCAACTATATTTTGAAAATCAATAGAAACATCAACTGTAAGTGGTTGACGATATATATTGAAACTAGTATCTGATCCACCACGACGAAGTGTAATTGATGTAATTGCGCCGATATTTATATGATTAAGACCATGTGCCCGAATACTTACAAATGGTGGGTTTCCATATGTTATGCCATCGGTTGTTTCTGGAGCAGCTAATAATATTAAATACATTAATGGTCTAATAATTGCTTGTTGAATAGCATCAGGATGACCATATGGTGAAAATAATTTTAAGTTAACACTTATGTTTGGTGAATATGCAGATGAACTCCAAACTTTAGGAAAACTTATTTGGGTTCCATTAATAGCCATATTACCAATAATTTTTGTAGCATGTTCTGCTATATCACCGATTCTAGCATTTGTTCCTTCTGAAAATCCAGTAACCGGCGAAATTAAACCAGCACCAGCTCTTGCACCTTGTCCTACTTTTGTAGATGCATAATTAACAGCATCCACACCAAGTTGTTGGCCTTGTTGACCAAACGATTTAAGAATATCACGAATACTACGCGATCCTTGTAACATTCTATTAATTGCACCTTCAACTAAGTTAGTCTCATACGAGTTAACAATGTTATCAGATGCAGTAGTTTCATCAGTTGCAAATAATTTAAGACCATAATAATCTGATTTAGGCAATCCATAATGCGCACATTTCTTTTTAAAATTATCAATAGCAACTTTATATTGAATCTTTGGTAAAAAACCTTCAACACCAGCACCTGCTAATTTTCCAGAATTAGCCATATCAAATATATCAAAAGTAAATGCACAAGGAATCATATCAATAACAGTCATCTTCTTTGTATAATAATCCGATAACCAATTATTAGGATCTACTTGCGGACGATATCTCATTGGCATACCAATACGTACTAATCCACCACCATAACTATTAGAAGCAGAATCACGAGTACTTACAGAGTTTATAACTTTAGATCCTGCATTAGTATTCATCGCAACTTGTTGTCCTGGACTACCGGATACAAGTGAACTTTGTCCTGTATTTTCAGCAACTTGTTTAATGTTATTATCATTATTATAATTTAATTGTTGATTTGATTGTTTTAAAGATCTTAAATCATTTGTATATTGTCGTTTTTCTGTTGATGATAATTCATTAAGTGAAGTTCCACCTTTGACTTCATCAAATGGTGCCATATTATACTCCTAAAAGAGGGGGATTTCTCCCCCTCTATCTTTATACTAAACTGTGTATTGCATAATTAGTAGAATCATTTCTAAAACTATTTGAATTTGCTGAGAATAATTTATCAACAATATCTGTAATACTACCAGCGCCACTGTCTTTAATTGATTGTTGTTTACTACTTCCAGTCTTATTCGCCGCAGCACCAGCTGCAACAACTTGTGTCATTGAAGACATCATGCCTTGCATACCAGAAGCCATCGACGACATTAACTGTCCAAGATTACCCATTTGTATTTTATTATTTGAAGTGTCAGCAATAATTGTATTTGGATCGAATCTAACTCTTGCATTCATTGATGACTGTGGATCAACTGGAATATTTCGCATATTTGTATTAATATCACTAATCATAGCATTGCGATATACTGCTGCGCGTTGTGCTGCTTCTTGTGCTTTTTGTAATACTTCAGATTTTAGATTGGCAAATGCATCACCAACTTTTTCTGGAGAATCTGACATATTATCAGCCATTTCTTGTTGTGCTGTAGTTGGTGTATTTTGTGCGACTGCACTTGAAGCGTTCATTGGTTTTAAATATTGTGCATATGCTGTACCTGGTTTTGTTCCTGATTCTCCCGCAGATTGGAACTGCTTTATACCTGCGAAATCAATACCAACAGGTTGAATATGCCACGGTTCATGTTTCATTGGTCTATATAAGCCATACTTTGCAAATAATCCGGCTTTATCCATTGCATCAGCAGCTTTAGGATCAATATCCATTGCTAAACCAAAACCATGCATTGATGTACCAGGTGTGGCCGCGAGATTTGGTTTTTCTTGTTTTAATCTTTGTTGGACAGCTAAACTTCTCCACCCATCTGTTACTTTAACTTGTTGACCAAATTCCTGTTGTGCTGCATTAAATCTTGCTAAGAAATCAGGGTTAACACCACCAAGGGCAGAACCACCAATACCAGCAACGTTTGCAGTATTACCAGATAAATTATTCATTGCGGCTGATGCTAATTGAGATCCACCTGCCATCTTATCACTTGCCCAACTAACTAATTGATCTGCATTTTTACCAGCAAATATCTCTTTATTTGAACCAGCAGCTTTTGGTAAAATATCTGCTGCCAATTGACCAGTACCTTGTGCGGCGAGCATTTTCTTAGCACCTTCAGCACCAAGAAAGTGTGCGAGATATAATTTACCAGGATCCATCGATCCTATGGCTTTTGAGTTATCAAGCGTAAGTGCAGCAGCCATATATGCTTGAGCACGAGGATCAAGAATATCTCCATCTTTTACATTATATTTAGATCCATATTTTTGTACTACACCTTTCCATGTTTCTTCTGTAAACTGGAATAAACCTGTAGCAGAAGATGTTTTTGCTTTCGCTTTTGGATCTAAACCGCTTTCTTTTGTCGCAACAGATAATAAGTATTCAAATGGAACACCAGTTTCATCACTAGCTTGTTTAATTGCAAGTAAAACATCTTGTGGTGCACTTGAAGCTCTACCAACATCTGTTTCATTTTGCTTAGTTTGTCTTTGTTGCATCTTATTTGCATTTGCTAAAGTGTCACTAGCAAATGCTGTATTCATATATCCAGCTTTATCGAATGTATTTGCTGCAATATTTTGTCTAGCAGTTTGCACTCGTTGTGCACGATCAGATTTAATTTGATCTTTGTATCCAGCCGTATCAAATTTATCACCAGCAGATTTGATTTCACTCTTTTCAGATCCGCCAACCATCCATTTCAAACTATCTGGAATTTGATCAAGTATCCAATTTCTTAATCTTGCACCCATATTACTAAAATCGAAACTCATAAAGAGATCAACTATACTACCAATTAATCCACCAGCCAATGGAGATAAAAATGGTATTCCATTTTTTGCACCTGCATTAGAAAGTTTCAATGCATATTCTCCATCGAATAAATCAACAATAGGATCTTGCCATTCTTCAGTTTTAGCTTTAATTATCGTTGCCCAATTTGGCAAATCTGTAAATAACCATGCAATTCCATCAATGAGACTACCAATAGTTCCACCAACAAGAGGACCAAGGACTGGAATGGCATTAAAACCATGCGCCATCTTTGTTCCCCATTCACCAGGGAATATATCTACTATATTTTTAAGTGACCATGTTTTTAATTGGTCATATGTGTCTTCAATTTTGTTTGCGCCAAAATAACCAATTAAACCACCAATAGCACCACCAACTAATAAACCGGCGATGTTACCGATGCCTGGTACAACAGATCCTATTGCCCAACCCATTAATGCATATTTACCAAAACCTTTTAATCCAGACATTAATCCACCTTCATCGTTTCCGAGAAAGAATTTCTTTAATGCTCCAGATATACCATCTTCTTTATATCCTGATATTAAATCATATATACCAGCAACAGCTCCACCAATAAGAATTCCACCAATACCAGCCATAAGACCAGCAGATCCTGCTGCAGATCCAAACATGGCACCAAGAGTAGGACCAAGGGCAGATGATAATGCTCCACCAATCTTAGATGTAATACCAGAAAATAATTCACCAATTTTACCAATACCAGAAAATAAGAAATCAAGTATACCACCATCTTTACCAGTGCCAATTTTTGGTGTACGTTTTAAAATTTCTGCAATATTTTTAGATATAGTTGGTAATTCTTTAGTATTTGCATCAATATCTTGTTGTGTTTTTTCTTGTTCTTTTTCTTTTTGACTTTGGCGAGTTTCACTTAATTCTTTAATTGTTGAATGGACCTTATCATTTGGAACTACAGTTCCAGGTGTTTTTGGTACTATTACTTCCGGACCTTTTTCACCTACAAGATATGCTCGATCTGTTTTAACAGGACCACCCTTTGCTGCTGCTTGTCCTGATCTATTTCTAAAAATATCATAAACATTATTAATACCTGTAACAACTTCTTGTACTCCAGAAGCTGTTAATTCTGTAGATTCGGCAACCGTTGGATTTCTAGACTGCGGATTTGGTCCACGTTCAAGATTTTGTTTTGTCTCTTTTATCCAATATGCGACACTTTGAGTGTCAGCATATAATGCATCTAAAATTTGTTCTAATAATTGAATATCAGGACCACCAGAAATACCACTTGTTTGTATACGATGAAAATCAGTATTCTCATCGTATAATGATCCTCTTGGTGTATTATTAATCATACTAAAATTACCAAGTTGATCTTCTAAATTGCTAGACACATTATTTCTATATTTATCTAAAACTTTTTGTTTTTTCTTACCAGCAAATCCTTGAAGTAAATCACCAGCCTGTCCACCAAGTTCTGAACCTTTAATAATACCAGATGCCGCTAATAATGCAGCAATTATACCACCAACGGGTCCACCTAATGCTAGTCCAGCGCCAACTAATGCACCGCCACCAACACCACCAGTAAGACCACCAAATAATTGCCCGTATTCTTTAATATTAACAGATTTAGACAATTTACCAAACATGGATTTATCATATTGCGATTCAATAAATTTTGATTTAATATCATCTAATTCTTGTTGTTTTTCATCTGTATTTTTGAATCCACCACTTTCAAAATCCCATGCTCGATCATCTTTATAAAATTGGCGTCTATCAACTTTACCAGTACCAGCCAATTTCGATATATCTTCTTGAATCGCTTCTAAGAATTCTAATTGATGTTCTAATAATTCATTTGATTTCTTAACATAATTAGGCCATTCATTACCGGCAAACATATAGAATTTTTCTTGATCGTTGCGTTCATACTGTTTCTTAAACTTATCAAATTCTTCAGTATCAGTATGACCCATTCCAAAACCAAGAAAATTCTTAACACCGTGATATGCGCCTTTTACTTTTCTTCCAGCACCTGTAATAGCATCACCTAAGTGAACTAATGCAGCAAGTCCTGGAACTTGAAGTGCCATATCATGAAAAAACCCACCAGGTGTTTTTGGTTTACTTTTTGATATCCATAAATTAGATGCTGCGCCAGAATGTACTCTTGCGTTTGTTGATTCTTTTGCTGTAATTTGTGTTGTACCAAAAATACCTTGTAAATACATTATTACTTTTTCTTCCCATGATTGGCCGATTCGCCCAAGATCTGATGGCTTCATTGTAAGTAATCTGTATTCACCAAGAGTTAATCCAAGTAATGCTGAGTTTGTTTCTTCATCTTTCGAGAATGATTTAGAACCACCATATGCAAGTTTTAAATCATCCAACATGCCTTTAGGTGTTTGGCCAGTAGCAATAAAATTGAATAATTGACCAAATATATCATATTTTGCTAATGTTTTAGAAATACCATATTCAAATTTATCAAGACCACGTGAAAAGATTCCTTGTTGTCCAGGACCATCTAATCTTTTATCAAGAGTTGATGTTGATCCTTCGACTTGTTTTTCTTTCTCTTCGCGTACATATTCCATTTCAGAATAAATTGCAGGAAGAACACTAAGATAATCAATTTGAATCTTCATCATCTGTAATTTTAAATATTCTACAGAATTAAGACCCGGTTGACGTTGTGCAGCCATTTGTGATATATATGTAGTTAAGTTTCTTCCAGGTGAATGTTCATCAATAATTTTGTCAGATGATTTTCTTTGTGCTGTAATCTTTGAAAGTCTTGCAGATTTTGCCATTGATAAAGCTATCTGTGTTCCAATCAATGCTACCATCGGTCCAATAGTACCGGCACCAGCAATGGCAGATCCAACACCTTTCATACCCATCATGTTTGCTGCACCTGCAGCACCAGTAGCCATGCCTTTGTACATCATCATAGATGGGTTTACTGCGGAAAAAGCAGAACCAAGTGGAGCACCAGCCATCATACTTGCTGCGATTGGTAAACCATGAGTTATTTTACTTACTCTCATAGTATTATCAATAACGCGTGAAGCTTTTCCAACTCCACCTAAATGTTCTGAATATTGTCTCTCTTTAGCCATGCGTTTCATTTGGTTTACGTTACGAATACCGCGCATAGAACCATAAAGAGCACCAATACCAGGTGTAATAAAATCCATTGCATCAAGACCAGGTTTAGATGCAGCTTTAGCTGAAGAAAGTGCTGTGTCTAATTGTGCTTTAATTTGATCATTTGCAACATCTTTTGCAGCATCTTTAGTTCCTGGCTTTGTAATAGATCCACCAATAAATTTACGAACACTGGCAACATGTTTAGCAGCAGTATCTGGAGATAATCCAATTCCACGAAGAGCTTTGGCTAAACCAACATCGCTGATTTGTCCGCGAATATACATACTAGTTAAAGTTTCAGCAGTAACTAAAGGTAAATTTTGTGAAGCTTTATATGTATTAGAATTTTTAAACTGTTGATGTTGATATGCAAAATAATCATTTGGTCCGCCACCTGATACTGACGGATTGCGCATTGCTTCTTGCGCTCTCATTTGTGCTTCTAAAAGTTTTGGATTCATCATTGACTCCAGTCTCTAAAATAATTTAATATTCATTTTTTTCATATAGAAATATATAATTAGTAAGTAAGGATTTACATGAATTAGCAACTTAACCCTGCGATCAAGCAGGTCAAGGAGGCAAAACACCATGGCCAAGAACGAAAACAAGAACGTTGAAGGACAGGAAAATCCCACCAACGCCCAGAAAATGGGCGCAATGGTCGGAAGCTTCTGGACCAAGGTCAAGTCGTTCGACTACAAGAACATGTCGAACTACCAGTTCATGTGCGTCGGATTCCTCATCGGAATCTTGATGGTCGGCGGTCTGTTGACCTACAAGGTCTACACCGATCCCGAAAACTTCAGGCAGGACGCCGTAAAGGCGGCCAAGACCGGAACTGTGGAAATCACGGTATCTGGCAAGTCTCTGGACGTGGTCTACACCACTTCCAAGACGACTGAAAGCTGGAACAATCTGTCGACCGAACAGGCCGTAAAGGTCATTCGTGGCCTCAATCCGGCCAACGTGAAGATCAACGCCAAGGAATGGCCGTTGATCGGAACCACGGATTCGACAAAGCTGACGATCCAACAGATTCGCCAGCAACTGTAACAGCGCCTGCGCAACCCAAGAAGGGGTGCGCAAGCGCCCTTTCTTTTTTTATTTATCCACCAAAGAAAGGCATAAATGGTAAAACATCTGGATCATTACCATAATTATTTTCACCAATATCATACATATCACGTTCGCCAGTTGTTATAAATAGATCTGGATTAAGCGATGCATTGCGAGGATTATATGTTCCTTTCTTAGGATCTGAAAGACCTATAAGCTCACGCATATTGGTTGAAAAGTTATTTGTAATTTCCCTATTTGATAAATTAAGCATTGGCATAATTTCCAAAGCTTTTCTTTTTCTTGTATATGCACAGAAACAGGCAGCCATAAATAAGTCACTAAAACTATTTGATCTGATTGTTCCTGCAGATGAACGTTCAATTGATGACATTTGGTTTATTAATTCTTGCGATTTAATACACTTTGGATTTCCATCAATCGCTTCTTTTAAACAACCAATCATCATATCTTTTGAAATACCAGTAGTCATAATACCTGGTTCTTTATCATTATCTGAATACATAAATGGAGAATAATCAAATTCTCTAACATGATATAATAAGTGTTCAATTGGTGCAAGACCAATAGTGTTCTTTTCAATTGCTAATATAATTCTTGGACCGACTTGACGATATAACCATTGAAATACTTCATGGATAATATCACCATATTTAGCAAAACTTCCAAGGCGAACTCCGATTTCAGCAATCTGATTAAAGTCTTTAAAGCTAAATATTTGAATAGCGTTAAATGCACCTTTAATCGATCTAGCTGTATCTACACCAATTAAATAATAATCTAATGGATCAATATATTCAGAAAATACTTTCATTGTTGATCCATATTTAAATGGAACATTCTGAACTGAATTAACAGCTTCAAGTTTTGATAATTGATCGTCGTCGAAAATACAGTTAGATGTACCAACGAATATTAAGTCAAGTTCTTGGTTAATCTTACGTTGGTCTGAAAGTTCCTGACATTGTTCTTTATACCATTTTTCAGTTTTACGAGGATCTTCACTCCAATGATATTGAACTTTAATAAAACTGTTCTTACTTTCATCATGTGCAATTTCATCAATATCAACATCGGATCTCCAATCTTCATGTAAAGGATCATCTGGATCAGCAATAAACATATCTTCGGAATCTACAGCTTTTGACCAACGATCATAAAACCATTCACCGTTACCCGCGATACCGTTTGGAGTACTTGTAACAAATTGAAAATATGGATAATTGTTTGATATTGCTTGGTCTTTAGCAGTTGCTAATGTTTGTTGTGCAGAACCGAAAATTTCTCTCATGTGAGGTATGAATGCTGCTTCGTCGATATATAAACATGAACTTGTAAGTGAACGAGCAATAGTTGATGGGTGTGCGGTTGATGAAGGATAGAAAGAGTCAAGACGTGAACCATTACGAAGTTCAAGATATGTTAATCTTTCACTCTTTGTATTTTGTACACAAGTCCATCTTAACCAATCTGGCAAATTATTAATAACAAACTTAACCATTGCTAAGTTTTTAATGGCAGGACCTTTTCTAAAGTTAAGAATAAGAGGTTTATTATATGGAAAGAAAATAGTGGACCATGCAAGAATACACGCAGCAATAGTGGACTTACCTAACTGACGTGAAGCCATGAATACACATTTATGATATCTATTTAATACGCGCACTACGCGTCTTAATTTCGGTCTTAACATTTCTTCTGAATATTGACGCATACCACCAGTTTCTTCTATATATACATAGTTTTGAATAAAATAAAGTGGATTACGTCTGCATTGAAGCCACTCAAGGGCATAATGATCATTAATTTTTATATTAGTATCTTTTGATAACATATCCAAACATTTTAAATCTGTTGTTGATAAATCATCATCTTCAATACTTAAATCTATACTTTCACGAAGCATTCAAAAAACTCCTTAATAAAAATTATAGGGGCCTTTCGGCCCCTTTGTAGATAATTTATGGAGTGCCTTTTCCTTTACCTTTACCCTTTCCACCACCTTTCTTTCCACCAGGTGGTGGAGGCGTTGGAGCAGGACGTTGTGGCTTTGGCGATGCTAATGGACCCATAACTCTTGATGCGTCACTAATTGTTGCTCTTTTTGTTTTTAAATTATGACGCATTGCATGTACTAAACCAACTCGTTTTTCACGAGCATCAGTATAATCAGCGCGAGCTTTTAATTTATCAGATTCAGATGCAGTTGGACTATTAATTGTATCTTGATGTTGTTTCATTGCATCTTTTAAACTCTTATGTTGTTGTTTCATTGCTGTATGTTTTTCTTCCGCACTTCTTGCACCGCTTAAAACAAATTTACCAACTGCGCGTCTTGCTGTTGGAACTTTACTTTTAAGATGTGAAATACCCATAGCAGCACCAACACCAGCAGCAAGTTTTGTATATGGACTTAAACTATCTTCATCTGTTTCATTTAAAATTAAATCTATAATTCCCATATATACTCCTACATGTGGAATACTGGAAGTGATTTAGAATTTGTTAAATTCTCTTCTGCTGTCCATTTATTTAATATCTCATTGACTTTACTAAATAAATAACCAATGGATACACCACCAAGTGCTGCACCTAAAAGTGCCAATGCAGCAACTAGAATACCTCCACCAGTAAGAGTTCCAACTGCCATACCAGCACCGGCACCAACAACCATGCCTGTTGGGACTCCATGAAGCCAACCATTTCTACGACCAACAGCTTTTGCTGCTTCTAAGTATGCTTTTACTTTTGGATCTTCAAATAAACTATTAAACGCTTTATCTTCTTCTTTTGATAAATCACTAGTTAATTTCTTTTTACTCAAATCAATAAAACGTTGAACAGCAGAATCCTTAATCATATCCTTTAAACCTGAATCGATTTCTTTTGGATGTGATGTTTCATGTAATGAATAAATCAATCCAGATTGTATAGCTTTATATAATTGTTCCATCACAACTCCCTTTAAAATTCGATACGAAGATCAATATTATCCACATCCCAATTAAAGAAATGTGGTGTATACTTAACAAGACGCAATTTATATGGACGTAACGATTCCATTAAATCAATTTCTTCTAATAATTCAATTCCGGAAGTTATAACATTCTGATGAATAGAACTATCACGAACTGTTACTTTAACAGAAAGTATATAAGAACCAATACTATGAATAATATCTTCAATCTGCGAATTGTAATATTTAAGATTATATCCAGTTGAAGTAAATTGTAAGTAAGACGATACATCAGTTAGTATTTGTTCTCTAACATCACTAAGATTAATATTATTCTTAGTAACATATGTTTGATCTGCCAACACTTCGATTTGCATCTTAAGTGGGAAAATCATATTATATGTATTATATTTTTGTCTAGTAACAAGTTCAAGATATTCAGTATCAACAGCATGTGTATTCATAAATCTGAATTGAACGTTATCAGTTTGCATACGATTTTCTCTAAATGAAAATCCTACAACAAAGTCATATAGTTTTTGTAAATAATATTGCTGTTCATAATCAAATGTTGCAGATTCGATGGATGGAATGGTAAGAATCCATTTACCATCCGCTTGAACAAATGACAATAAACGAAGTTGATCTGATATAGATTTCACTTGTAAAATCTTATCAGTAAGGACTTCAAACTTATCTTTATTATCTTTTGTTGCTTTGATTCTTGCCTGTATTGGAATTTCAAAACGTCCAGTATCTAATGTATATTCATATTTGAATGTATTATCATCAACTGGAGTCATAACAATATCATAAAGACTAAGATCTTCAATTGTTATCGTAAATGTCAAATCACTAATAAGTTGATATGATTTTAAATAAATTGTAGTTTTTTTATTTTCAAAATCGTAATCAAGATTTAGATATAATGATGGTGGAGTATAATATTGTTCTTTAAGAGTAAACGTATTAAAGTTTACCAACATGAACTTAAATACAACATATGCATCATACCATGTCATAAGATCATTATATTTATATAAGAATGGACTAATAAATTCTTTTGAATTGATTAAATTAACTTTAAGATAATTTTCATCATAAACACTTGGTGCTAAATCTGCAAGTGTTCTAACATATAAAGTATTATATCCAATATTATCATTATCGCCATATGCCCATTGACTTTGTTGTAAAGAACCAATGTCACCTTCAAATATTTCAAGTCCCGCTTCTAAAACGTGTGACGGTTTAATCAATTGTGGATTACCACCTTGATTTAATTGTAAATAGAATTCACCTGTTCCATTAGCAGATGGCATCCAACGATAATCGGATGTTACTAAACTAAATACATTATCCAAGTCATATCTAAATCTTGGCCACCAAATTTCATTGTTAACAACACCAGTTCCGGGAATACCAGTCTTTGCATTAGTATCAGAACCATTATCAGTGAAGAAAGTATCGTATGTTTCCCAGTATAATGTTTGTGAATTTTGTGTTCGGCCGAAGATCTTATAACATTCAGCGCCAGTATGTTTTGGCCATGATAATTTAATGACACTATTAGGATCAGTAACAGTTACAGCAACTTCTGATGATGAAGTTGTTGTGGAAAAACGATTACATGCTACGATCTTATAATAATAAGTTCCAGGCGCTAATGTTGAAGTACCAGTTTTAATCGTTGCAACTGGAGCGACTGGAGGAATATTAACGTCTATAACTTTTACTGACTTGTTAATACTTGGAATGACTTGTTGATATCTATTTCTAAAAGTTCTACATAAATGAAACGTATTGTCCATTACATGTGATTTCTTAAATAAAAATTTAAAGTCATTTAAGTATTGTTCAGTAATATTATAAAAATCACGTTGATTAATCATATTATCACGAGTTTGAATAAACTTAACAATTTCTTGTCTAAGATTTTCTCCCTCGTTTGGAATTGTTCCATTTTCACTATATTGAAAGTCTACCAATACATACTTTGGATCAAAATATGTTTCAGTAGATGCTGTTAAATTACCATTAATATATGAGTAATTAACAGAATATACATGACTCATCATTGTTGATTGATATGACAATGTATTAGAATCACGTGTAACAGTCTTTGTATTCTTATTAAGATTTCCTTTTTCGCCATATGTGTATTTAGCATTTATTTTAACTGTGGCATTAGTTACCCATTCACCACGAACACCAGAACCAAATTCTAATTCAAATTTAGTATCTGATATTTTTCTAAAAAATACAACCTTTGAAAATGGTTGTTCAAAATACTTAACACGACGAAGTGCATACTGTTGAAAATCAGTATCCGTTGGTTTCTTAATAAAAACTTCAAGATCTGTAATATATGGTTGTTTAATTTCGAATTGAGTAGTTGTAAATGATCCAAATGGATATGAATCCAACTCAGGTATTGTAACTTCCTCAATTGAATATTGATAAACACCATACATAGGAACAACAATTCTAGATGATGATGATGGAACGTCAATAATCTTTCCATCATTTGTAAAAACAATACATTTAAATTGATTATTTTCTTCAATGAATTTATATCTAGCAGTTGATGTGAATGTATAACCATCAACATCAAACTGAACTAAACTAGTGTCAGTTCCGAAATATACTTCACGCTTAACAACATTATCAGGTTTCTTTGGTAAATCGGCAAAGTCAAAAATAAAGTTACCAACAGCAATTGATGGTGTACAAAATCCAGGAATATATCCATATGTTCCAGCATGTACAAATAAGTTTTTATCTTCTTGTGCTGTTGCTACAAAAGACTCTTTAAACAAAGAATCATAATATTGTTTTGTATCAAAATTTGTATGACCAAGAATATTTAAAAAATATCCAAGAAAACCAAATTTGTTTGCTTGGATATCATAAACATTAAGATCTTGTTGAAGTTGATTGAAATAATATGAAATATATTCGTCTGGCGTAGTTAATTTGAGATCTGCCATATTTTATCACCTTTAAAACACGTTCCTATTTTAAGCATAGTTATCAGAAACTCTTTCAGAACCAGCCAACTGTGTTGATTTATTCGGGTCTTTCCATGTACTTGTTGCATATGGTTTTTGTTGTGCGTCTGAAATTCCTTGTGTCAATTCGATACTACTTCTAGTATCACCAAATGCAGAAAGAACATTAGTAAGTTCTTCAAATATCCACATATTTCTACCAGTTTTAATAGTAGCTTCTCTAAATCCAGCACATGAATATGTAATAGGTAAAGTTGTAATCTCACTTTGTCCTCTGGTTCCAATTAACTCTTTCGATGGCATAGTAGTTGGAAATATACCAATACATTTACATGCATAAGTAATTTTACTTTGATTCGGTAAATACTTAACTATATATGCAGCACCCATATAATCAAACATCATTGATTGTTCATACTGTGTTTGTTGTAAATCCATATACTCCGAAGACGGCTTAACATAACCATCTAATACATCACGCATATATTCAGTCCAAATCAAATGATAAGTATAAACATCAAGATTATAATTATCAATACATGTCAATGATAAACTATCAGAATGGTTAACTTCCGTTGGATATGGTGAATTCGCAACACGGTTAGCATGGTTTGCTGTATTAACTGTACTGGCCGGAGGTGTAAAATCTATAGCTGAAAATGTTAAAAATCGTGAGATGTCGGCCAAGTTATTAGATTGTCCAGAACCGATAGCAAAATTATATGAGTCGGCTCTTAAATTAACAGAATTTCTTCCACGTCTTCCATCAATACTATCTTTTAATGTTGACGAATCAACATTTCGATATCCACTTAAATCTGGCGGAACAAGAAAAACAAAAGTAAATCCGTTTATATCCGGATCATATACACGAAACATTTGGTTCATAAAATACTTTAAGACAGGATTATCTTGAAGATATTCTTCAACCATTTCCGAATATGAAAAACGAAAATTACCATCTTTTCCACTAGAAGCTACAGTTGGTGTAGGTCTACCTGGTGTAAATGTACCTAAACCACCACGATTTACTCCAAAAATACTCTGGACTTGATTGTAACCTCCAAGTCCAGAGTATCCACCAGAACCAAAAGAAGGTCCTGGATTTAGAATTCCACCAGTGGCTTTATTTATAGCGGATGCACCGATATTTAAACCGGTATTTACTGCGGTATTGATAGCAACGTTTCCAATTGTAGATAATAGATCTTTGATAATTGCAGAAGATGATCTAGGAGAACCACTAATATATTCGTCGGCCATATTAAAACTCCGCTATTAAAATGATTGACCTTTGCAAATATTCTTTCTAAGGTTATGATGTAAACCATAAATAATTACGTTACGAATTTGTATTTTATTTACATTACTATAATTATTAAAATTTACTCCAATTTTTGATTGGAATATATCTTCAAGTAATGAATTTAACAATGATTGAATTTTATTAGTTTCTTCATTATTTTTACTACTAATTACATTTTTCTTAAGATTTAAGAAATAATCTGATTTACAAATGTCAGTTTTATCATTAACGTTTGTTCTGGATAAAACTAATGTTAAAAGGTCATGAACAGTATCATAATATTTATGACTATGCATAGATATTAAAATCTTTTCAATTACTTTCATCGACACTTTAGTTGTTGAGTTGATTGTAGAGATTAATGCCGGTGGATATTGTGGGTTACTATTCATTGTAATATAGTCTGTAACTGTAGTCGCAATTTCATCACGATTACTAATTGTACTATATTCTTCAAATCCAGCTTCATTATCCTCATCACCTTTAACAATTTGAGTTGACATTTGCATACCTTGTTCTCTTGCTTTCATGTACATTGGAAGCAAGCCACCAAGCGCTTCACTTTTACCAGTCTCAACATTTGTTCTCATATTGAAAACGAATATTTGACGGATACGTGAGTGTGCTTGTTCGAATAAACGTTTCATCATTCGTGGACTTTTAAGAATTTCTGGAGCATATTTTTCTAAAATAGATGGAGCAAAATAATCTTTAAGTAATGTTACCGGTGTTTCAAACTTACTAACTTTATGTTTATTGTTTGTCATATGCGTAACAACATATTTCATAACACGCTTATCACAGAATTTTAAATAACGATGTTTACGTCCATTCCAAAGCTTCATCATCATTAACATGAACGCATTTTTTGTAAAGTTATCTTTCTTATTTACTAAACCCCAGTAAATAAGTATTGATAACATTTGATAATATGGATCACTAAACATTTTAGCATTCGATGGATGACCCCATTCTTCAGTAAATGCTTGTGATGATACTTTTTGGTCTAAATTTAATCTTGTATAAAATTTTAAAACGACCGTTTCGGGAACTGTGAATTTAAAGCAGAAACCTTCATCACTAGACATCATTTGAGTATATGCTTGCGCAATAACTTTTGACATCTCTGAATAGATTTCAGCTTCTGCTCCTTTCTTCATTTCCCCATCGATCATATGATATAATCCAACGACACCAGACGGCTTTGTTTCCTGACTTTCTTTTTCTGTCAAATATATTTGTTTTAGTAAAGTAGACACGTGAACCCTCCGAAGTTTATATTATGATTAAACTATAGAGGCGACAATCTTACTGAGGTTGTGAATTTTTGTTTCAAATGACTCAATGAGATTAAGAAGTTCGCCTTGATCAAATACTAGACCGTAATCATCACTTTCACTAAGATGCTTTACTCTTGTCCATGTAGTAAATGGAAATGCTATTTTTGTAAGAAGCGTTTCAATAACTACACATTTAACTGCGGACTCAATTGCTTTTTCTGGCTGTACACCTTCTTGAATCAGTTGTTTTGTTAACGATCTAGATTCTTCTAAATACTTTGATTGTCTTTTTTCTGGCGAAAGATTATAAAAGTTCTTATCAATATGTTCAAATATTTTCTTAGATAATTTTTCATTTGCATCTTTAATTGATTCTTCTAAAATGTCAGATGTAATTCCTGATCCATAAATCTCAGGACGAACATTAACAAACTCATAGATTTGTCTGACAGTTCTGAACATATCTACTAACAATGCTTGTGTACCTTCAATATGAATATCGTCAAGTTTTCTTAACATGTTTTGATAATACATCATATCGACTCGCGCTTTACTTTCATAAGCAAGTTGATCATATTCTTCATATAATTCTTTACCCATGTCTGCGCGCTTCAAACCTTCATACAACATGTTTGTTGTGGGCTGTTTTGTTTCTTTTTGTTCTGTAATTGTTTTAAGAGCCTCTTTGGAAGCTTTCATAAACTCAAGTGCACTACTATCAAGAATACTGCCTTCATTAAGATTGGTGGCTATATTATTCTTATCGAATAATGCAAATCCTTGTGGTTTTGTATGAAAAAACATATCTTATCTCCTTAATAATAATTTTGATTTTGATTCATTGGTTTATTTAAATGCGATTGAATAAATGTTTCTAATGTCGTAATACTTGTGGCGTTTATCGCAGTCATGAATTGGAATTTATAATATAATTTTCCTTTCTGTTCATCAATAACGATTATGTTTGGTACGCCAAGTCGCAAATTAATAAATTTGACTATATTTTTCACATAGTTTTCAGTAAGCGTAGTCATGTTTCTAACATCTGTATCATTCTTTACTAAATCTTGCCATGATTTAGCTAATACTACAGAATACAACGCGCTTACAACTTGTAATGGTAAAATTAAAGTATAGTTTGGAAGACTTAATACATCATTCTTTGTTGCATCTAATTCTACATCCAAAATTTTTACATATTCACAAAGTGCTACTTGTAATGAATATAAAAATAAAAAATAAAATGGCTGAATTATTATTCGTTTCAATTGTTTAATTAATGTATTTACAACTTGATCCGGATGAACACCAATATAATCGGTTGCTGCTGAACCATATAAACGTATTTCTTTAATATATGGATCAAAGAAAGAATCAATCGCGCCATAAATTTCTTGTTGAATGTTTTGAAGAATTGGTCCAGAATCAGTAATAAGTTCACTAATTTGACGTTCAATAGCTTTATTATGCGATGCACATGTTGATGCTATTTCTTCCATTTTAGATACAAATGATGAAAACTGTCTATGATCATATGATGCGGATGCAATATTATTTGAGGAGTCTGATAATTCTGTAAACATTTTCTTAACTAATGATTGAGACTCTTCACCCAATGAATTACAAAGGTAAGTTACAGTTTTAACTTTATCAGAAGCTATTTCTGGACCTGAATCGGCTAAACTTGTTTCAATTTTTTCCATTAACTGATCTGCAATAATTGCTTGAATCCTTGAATTCAATCGAGTATCAATTACATTTTCTTTAATAACAATATAATCAATATCATTTGATTTCGGATGAATAACATTCGCAGATGATCTTAAAATTAAAGTACCAGTATTAGAAACTAACTTCATAAAATTTTGATGCATACCGAGGAAAATATTTTTTGTGTTTGGTGATAGTGTTCTTATTGTTGAAGATATTTGTCCAGGTGAAACATCTAAACCGGTTTGTGATTTAATTAAATCTGGATTTAGCATAAATTTAAAAAATAATTTAGCTTGATCTAAATCTTGTTTAACTAATGTTAACATTCCAAAGATTTTATCAGATTCGAACTTATCTTTTAATTTCATTAATTGAGCATCTGGTTCTGCATATTGTGTATTAGGAATAGACAATTTTGGTTTAAATTTCATAACCGAAGATTCAAATTTCTTATATAATGCAGACATTGCTGGATGAGACTTTAACCATTCATCCATTGTTTCTTTAAATGATTTATTAGGTTTAATAATATTATTTACTAATTTATACCACTCTGCTTGCGGCATACTTTTTAATTTTTCAATTATCTTATTTATATTTGCTTCACTATCTAATTTTATATTAAGACCAATAGCAGCAATAAGAATATATGTTAATGATAATGTATCAATGTCAAATGTTTTTGTTCCGACAATAACAGGAATATCAATTAAGTTATCCATTGTAATTAATTCAACAAATGGCATTAATGCACTTAATCTAGGGTCAACATTTACTAATTGTTGAATAACTGCTGTACGTTCATGAATTCTACGTTGAATTTCATTTTTTGCACCAAAATCAGAAATATAATTTGGTGCAGGAATTCTATTAGCTTGAACTCTATCTTCAGCATACATTCCTGTTAATTTAGCCATACCAATAACTGTTGCGACTTCAACTTCTTGGCCTTGTTCGTCAATAATAGGTTTGACTTGAGCACCAAGAGACATTAAGTTTAAACTATTACTAATAAAAATCTCTTTTAAAAATGTTATTGTTTGAAATTGACGGACAAACGTTTTATACTTACCTAATTTATCCGCAAACAACATCGGATAAACAAACACCATTTTTAAATGCTGATCTAACAGTTTACCCGGTTGGCGAAGACCAACTGTTGCTTTAGAATATTGCTTTAAACCTGTAATATTCATGTGAGTCCTCTTTATTTACACTTTAAACTACTAAATATAATTGTAAGTTCTTTGTCATCTATTTTATATATATCTTTATACTTAGTAAAAATATTATTCATAAGAGCACAAATTCTAGTCTTATCTTCAGGATGTTGTCTTGTAAAAACTAAATTAGCCATGGATGCAATCATTTTATATAGTAAACTTTCATTATGTTTCTTTTTACTTGCTTCAATTTCTAAATGAAATTTGAATAATACTTTTGCTAATTCGTCTCCATAACCATATTTCACTGCATAGTTATCAGCTTTATACTCGCCTGCATGTTCAAAAAATGTAAGCGTTCGACTAACAATCATTAAAGAACCGATCAAAAAAATTGCGCCTGGTAAATGAAACCAGTCTAAAACAAAATTGGAGGCCGCCCGAACTTTGTCGGACAGCCACCAGATATAATGTGCATAATTACCTGAATGTGCATACGCATGACCTAATTCATGTAATAGAATTGCGGTCATTTGACGCGATGAACATTTATCAATTATTTTCTTACCGAAACAAATATATACAGAATCGATGTACTTAGATAAGTCGGCATCTGCTACTTGTAAATTTGCTTCAGGTTCTTTTTTCTGTTTTATTAATTTACCCATATCAAGAACAAATGTATTCTTATATATAGGTATAATCCATGAATCTGCTGTTGATTTTTTAACAAATACAACAACTTTTTCAATACCTGTAAATTCTTTAATATGTTGTACTAATTTATTTTTAGCATCAACGTCGCCAATATTAATTTTTAATTTATCGAAATCACCATCTATTTGTCTTAAAATAGATGATCTTTCTTGTGCTACTTCTAATAAAATTTTATCATCATACATGATTATCTCCAATTTATTTAACTGGACAATTCGAAGAATATAAACAAAAGAAACATGCTTTTTTATTAATAAAAGGATCTTGAGGAGATGGTATTTTATTATTATCAATATACCAATTGATACACTTTAACTTCTGGTCAATGAAATCCATATATGGTTTCGGATCAAAAGTAGATAAGTCAAGTGTAAGACTTTTAATAAAGTAAAATGGATCTGACTTTGATGACAATGCCTTTTTAATAGTGGTTACGGCCGCTAAAGCTTCACCAATATTTTCAACATCAGCAGCAATAATATCGTGTGCGATATATAAAAATTGAATTTTCTTAATATCGTATTTTTTATATTTTGGTTTTGGTGAACGCGTAACAATTTCAGGATTACGAATTTCATCAATATAATTTTCTAAAATGTATTTATAAACCATCGTTTGATAAAAGTCTGGAGTTCTAGGCTTTTGACTTCTTATAATGGATTCATAATCTTTATATGTACATGTTTTAATTTCAACCAACACGTCAGTACCAATTAAACAGTCAATACGACCACTGAAACGAACACTTGGAACTTTCATTGATACTTCTGTTTCTGTAAATTGATCTGTATTACATTGAATAAAATCATGAACAGCAGAACCGATTGTATTTCTCATAAATATTGGAAGCCATTTATCTGCATAATTCTCAACAGGCACATTTAAAATTTTATTAACAATACTTAGGATGCAACCGTGGGCAACATCGTGACCACTTATATTCGATGCAACTTCCATATACGCTTTGTTTTTGGCCTGAGATTTATGATATAATTCTCTTGAAAAATCTTTAATATCAAATAATGCACCACTTGGAAGATCATCAGATTCTTCCATCACCATCTGTTGTGATTGTTCCGGTGTTGCTGTATTTACAGATTTTTGTGTTGTGATGTTTTCATTTGTATTTTCAATAATATCTAAAATTCCATTAAATTCACTCAAAACGCGCCTCCAAAATCCGTTATGTATTTACTAAACTTATTTTTTTATAAAAGTAGAATTTTTTTGAAATGGGGGAGGAAAATTCATTCCTCCCCCTGTAAAACATTATTTATGCTTTGGTGCAGCCTTTGGTGCCATTCCTGCTTGACCCATGGCAATCTTACGAGCAGCCATAAGTGCTTTAGAACTATACTTTTTCATAATAGCCATTTTAACAGTTAAGTATGCGCGACGAAGTTTTTGATATTTTGCGAGAAGTGGATCATTACTGCGAGCAGCAAGTTTAAGAGCAAGACCACCAACAAGTGCATTCAATTTAGCAGCGCGTGTACGCTTGTGCATAGTATCTCTAAGAGCCATTTTAAAAATCCTCCATTTAATTATCTATATTTATTAAAATCTTTACTGCCTTCGATTTCTTTTTTAGATTGATAAAGTTTTGATCGAAGAGTATTTATCCATTTTGTTTTTTCCGCTTCTTGTTCATCTTTATAGATGAAACTTAAAACTCTTTCAAAATTTTTAAAAGCTTCATGTGCTTGATCATACATTGGTTTACAATGAGCACTAATATTAGTTTTTGAAATAACTTTCATTATTTCATCTGGATCAAATGATCCAATATTATTATCACCACCTGTAGTTTTCATACAAATGAAATAACTTTTCATATATAATGCAATAACATCAACCAATGATGAAAGATAACATTCAGATAAACAAGTACCTTGTTTAAGTCCTTCTGTTGTAGTTAACATACCCTTAAACAATGGCTTCTTTTCACTAACAGCAAAATAACTTGTCATTGATAAGTTTTCGGCAGTTATACCACATCTGACGTAACATTGTTTTGAATTTTGTTGAATTATAGCATATCTAAATTTAAAATAACGACCTTGTTTAGATACTGCTTTTCCAAAAGATTCAAAGAAATGTCCGACTTTAGATAACGTGCCAAATAAAACTTTAGGTATATCCTTATATGTAAAATAAGCAATAATCATTAAGATTCCATATCCAATACTTTCAAGTCCAAACTCAGTTAATACTTCTTCAGTATTTTCTTGAGTTGGTCTAATTTCTTCAAAAACAGAATCTAAATATGTTTTAAATATTTGTTGTTGTGTGACCTTACTACGATCATACAACATATCATATAATTCAATATCGTTTTCACGTAGATCCACGACTAATTCATACAAGTGTGTCGCAATACTATCCGAATCACAGGTTGGATCAATTTCTTTTAATTTATTATCCAATATGTAGGCTTCGGATATCTCTTTAAGAAATCTGACATCCATCTTAATCTCCTACGTTACTTATTCAAAAGGATTTTCATTACTTTCAACAGTATCTGTATCATTGTCTATATCAACGAATGAATCAGATGTATCTGCACCATCAGTACAGTCGCACTGACTTACATTTACAGTTTCTGCGCTAAACCAACCTTCTTTGATTCGTTTATGTACCGAAATATTAACGGCATAATCAAACCATTGACGGAAAGTCTCACTTGTTTCATAAAGATGTTTTGCATCTTTCCTATAAAATGAATCAGAAGTAAATGCGATTTCACCCGTTTGAACATTTGGAACTTCAAGATAATATCTTGAACCGTTCTTTTTAACGAGAAGCGGATAAGTAGTTTTACCAAAAAGTTTTTCTTCGGTATAAGTTGCTTCTGAAAGGAATATAAATTCGCTCCAAAACTTATCAATTCCTGTCTTTTTATCAAAGACACAACGAACTGTAAATTTTGAAGGCGCATGTTTATTCTTTTCTGTATAGATATCAAGATACCAACCATCAATTCCAAGTCCATCAATAGGAGCAATTGCTTTCTTTTTACTCAAGAATAGCCATTGCGCAAGTCTATGATTTAATGCCGCAATTGAACTTGCCGCTTTAAAATCTTTAAAGGCACCAACAGATTTTTCTTTCTGTACATATGGTCCTTCAATAGATATATTTGCACGGACTTGATCGATTGCGAGGAATGTAATTCTTTTATGGGCAAGTAATGGTGCATATTTTTCTAGACAGAATGTTAACTGTCTAGCCTTAGTACCAACAAGTTTCTGTGCTTCTTCGGCTTCTTCAACTTTGCTACTAGGGGTTGCAGCAATACTATCCCAAATAATCATGACATAGAATTGTGTTCCTGTCTTCTGTTCAAATGCATCTTTAATTTGTGCTAAACGTTCAATAAGTTTAAACACGTTAGGTACATCGAATATAATAGGTTCATATTTAAATCTATTAGCATCAAGTCCAAATGATTCAATGCGTGATATTTGGAATTCTTTACTCTCACTTGAATTACCAGAACCTTCAATATCAATATAAACAACAACGCCGTTTTGATATTGATTCAAAAATGCTTTACTAAATTGAAAAGCAAATGTTGATTTGCCTGTTTCTGGTGTGCTGGAAATCATAACTGGTGCCGATGAAATAATACCACCACCAAGAATTGCATCCAAATGGCGAATTCCAGTTGGAGTTAAAATTGGTGAAGGAGCAATATAGTCACCATATTCTTGCGAAATAATCGCTTGAAATGCCTGACCTAATTTCTCGGCATGTTCTGTAGTTCCAGTATCAAATGTAGATGATTTAATAGTATCATTCGATGTTTTTTTGCGAGCCATAAAAGAAAAAACTCCTTAATGTCTACCTGACAGATTAATTAGAACACAATCAGTCATCGTTATCGTTTTCTGATTCTTTTGACTCTTCTTCAGAGCCTTCACCACAAAGTTCATCAAGAACTTCTTCAATTTCTTCTTCTGACATTGGTTCAAATTCAACTTCCCGAGGATCTTCATCTAACTCATGTTCTTCGGGTTCACCATGTGGCATTGAGTCGTCATCACCATCGCCATCAGGATCAACTGCACCTGAATCGATATCTGACATTACTTCATCGATTTCATCATCAGACATTGGTTCAAAGTTTTCTTCTGATGGGTCTTCATCTAATGGATGTTCTTTAGTAACATCATCTGCTTTGACCATAGTGATTCTTAACATTGCTTCATTAAGCTCATCCATGAAAAATCTCCTATAAATCGTATTTCTTCGATTTCTTTATGGATGGTGTATCAAGTGCTTCATTAGCCGCTGTAGGATTTTCTTTAAGTCTTTCCATAAGCGATCTAAAGATGCCTGCAAGTTCATCAGAACCAGCTTTGCGTTGATCATCCATCTTTGGAATATCAAGATAAACAAGTTTATTTTTCTTAAACTTCGTATCTGTTATTAAACTAAGATATCTAATCTTAGTATCTTCAAACTCTCTATATGTACTATATAATCGAGTAAGACGATCAATATTATATGAAATAGCAGTATAATATTTTGATTTTGTTGCTGCATCACTTGCCGTTTGAATTGCTTGTTCTAAATTATTATTTGCATTTTCCAATGTAAGAATAATATTAATCAATTCTGCTTGACGCAAATCAACCATCGATAAATGTTTATTTGAAATATCTATATCGGCTTCGAATTCTTTTGATACTTGAGCCGGTATATCATTAGGATTTATTACAGCCACAAACAACCTCCGGCGTTAGACACAATCTAACAAACTTTTTAATTTGTTGTATAAAACTAATTTGGTTTATCTTCACTGAAGTTAGAGTTAGTAAATTAATATATTCACCACTCAAAATGTTCTTCGTAAAGTTATCTGCAATTTTATCTAAAATTTCATGCATATAACTATCACTAAAGAAGTTTCTAAAAGGATAGCATAATTCTTCAAGCACTGCATTTCTAACCATTTCTGGTTTAATTAACATTTCGTTATATGCTTTTGTTTTAGGGGAAGCAATATGAACACATTTCAAAAGTTTATAAATTGATGGTAATTTCTTAATCTCTTCAATTATTGTATCTTCTGAAATATCTTCATTATAGAATTTAACTAATTTATATTCATCATCATTAAGAGTAAATGAATCTTTCTTACGACTAAAATAAACACTTTGTAATTCGTTAGGAATAATAACATTTCTGAAAATGTTAAAATTGTAACTTATCTGACTCAGTGTTGGCGAATCAGAATATAATTTTTCAACTTGAAGGGCATAACTAACGTCTTTATAAATACTAAGACGGGTTGGACTATTTGAAAATCCATCCATAGAATCTTCAATGTCAAATAAGGAAACAACACAAGAAGAATACTTCTGATTTCCTTTGAAAAAGAAATTAAAATAATATTTAAATGCGTTTCTATAAAACGCATTAACATTATCAACATTCAACGGATTGTATTTCTTCAAACCATCAGATAAAAACTTGTATAGAATGTCACTTTTAATAACATCTTCATCAACATCCAAACAACTAGTATGTACTTTGACTAAATCGGCCGAAGATTTCTTAAACTGTTGATACACTAATCGTATATTTGATTGTAAGAAATTTTTAGCATTGGGACAAAGTCTCATAAGTAAATAAATAATATTAGGATATAGTACTTTTTGCTTATACTTTAAATTAGATAAGTTAAGTGTACTATGATTAAAATCTTCAAGACCTTTTACTGTTTGGTGTAACAAATAAAGTTCTCGAACTATTGATGATTTACCAAGAATATTAGCAGCATGACATTTTTCAAATTTATCTATGTATGATTTAAGTGAAGTAACAGATGCTGTAAGAGATGAGTTTTTACTTGTTTTTGATCTAGCAATCCGTTGGAGTTCGTCACCAAGATACGTTTGGATCAGTTTTTGTGTTATTTGACAACTAAGAGAATCCATATCCTGGTGTGCTAATTGAATGTTTGCTGGATCAAGTAGCACAGGTGTCTCCTATTGGTTAAAATTTTACTTCCATCCCAATTGCACTATTTCTATATGAAACTAGAGAAAATTTACTTTCTGTTAAATCTTACTAATAAATCCTTATTAAATTTTTTACCCATATTGAAAAAATACGTCCTTTGAAATACTCCAGATGGAATTTTAAAATATCGTATGAATGGCGAAATACAATATTTACCAATGGCTTCGTATGTTCTCTTGGTATAAATATCCAAGTTACTGTCACCAACAATGACAATATGTATACACTCGGACACATCAACAATATTTTCGTAAAGAAATTTATTAACTTCAGCATCTTGTTCGATTACATTTCTATTTTTTAATTCAACATTGGTTAATGGAAATTTCATATCAATAGGTCTCGTATTAAATACATAATATCTATCTTCAACTAATTCTACCGTGAAATGCCAAGGAAGCATATTATGTTCAAACTGACCATATAACTCACGATATCGTTGATTAATTTCATGCAAATCTATTCTATGAGTATCTATTCTAGGCTTTGGTCTAATTGGAAACGCGAAATGATTATAGGAGTCCGATATAATTAAGCCTTTTGGTTTAGTATCTATTTTATTAATAACGCTAGAATCATCTTTACTTATACTAATTCGTTGCTGTCCAGCTTCATCAGCAAAGAAATTGTTAATATCTTCATACATTACAAGCATGTTCGGCTCCAATAAAAAGTTGGAAGGTCAAATTACAGAAATCCAATAAACAATTATATTATAAGGCAAACTTAAACTGTGGGCATTCCACAAAATCTTTGACCTTCCCACAAACTATTTTTTATAACGACGTTTCATGTCTTCTTTTTTCATTTCTTTTAAATGTTCTTTTATTGCTAATGCTGTTCTGGCAGATAATCCACCGATCGCAGCACCAATAACAAAACTTTTACTATCCATATCTTCAATTGATTTTTTAATACTTTCGAATTCATTGATTATACATATCATATTAATGCTCTTCTATTTTATGACTATGTACATGTTTAGCTAATTTAGCTAAAGCTCTCATATGACCATTAAGTTGTTCTTTAGACATCTTATGACCATGTAATTGAATTCTTTTATTAATTCCATTAACTAAATTTCTTGCACTATTTGGATGTAACACACGCTCAAATATCAGACCACTATTAATGGCAGTTTCTAATAAGGTCATAATGACCTCCATTATCGATCTTTATTATTTTGTTTTGCTATATCTTTTTTAACTGCGTCAGGTTTTGCAAAACCACCTAATGGAGTAATTGCTGATATTGTTCTTCCCAGTTTTCCATAACCCATTTGTTTAGCGGCAGCATGTCTATCTTTTATACCTTTAGCAATATACCCAATACCAGCGCCGACTTTTGCACCAGCAATAGCACCTGCTGCAGCGCCAGCTTTCATCATCTCTGGATCACCATGCCATGCAGCAGCTCCTAATGAACCAAGTGCAGCAGCACCAATACCTGCACCAATACCTGCATGTTTTAATGTTTGTAATGAATTAGATTTATCTAAAAGTGCACCAACACGATGAGATGCTTTTTTAGTATCTATATCTTTATTTGGATTATCTACTGCGTCCTTACCAATATAATGACCAGCAACCATTGTCGCGGGCGCAACAACTGGAACTAAACTTCCAATCATTTTACCCCAACCAGATCCGACATGTTTCATTTTTAATTTTTGATCGTGGTCATTTTTTTCAATTTCATTAAGTATTAAGCCTACTGAAATTGCTTCGAATAATTTTTCCATTTTTATATCCTTTAATGTCCCATTACGGCCATGAAATTCCAAAGACCATGAATTAAAATACCTAGCTTATAACCTGTATATTTTTTATTTTCATCTTTAGGATATTTATCATAATAATATTTCTGTATAAGTGTGGTTGTCGCATGTAAACCAACAGCTAAAAGTCTAGCAACTGTTGCTGTTACAATATCCATTCCAGCACCTAATAATCTAACCATATACATAGAAAATTCAGCAACGTTAAATACAACAAAAAATGTACCTGTAAAACCACCTTGAATAGATATCATCTTTGCTGTTTCTTCAGTTAATGGTGCAACAAATATTGAACCCATAGCATAACCTAACGACGGTGGTAAGCCAATTATCATACAAACAACAGCAAGAAAATTATGAAGAAATGTATTTATGATTAAAATAATAGAAAGTAAAACTAATGATTTTCCAATTTTATTAAATGCAACTTCAATACTAGATTCTTGAACTGCCGCTTGAAAATTTCGTTTTAATATAATACCAATATCGGCTTTATCTTTTGATTGTTTAAATTCAACAACAGCACGTTTAGAATATTTCTTAGCAATATTCTCAAGTTTGGAAGTTTCAACATTTCCATCTTTTAACTGTTGTGTTATTTTTTTAATTTTATTATCTTTCTGTTCAATTAATGATTCTTTAAATGAACCAATTGAAAACGATTCAAGAAAAAGTTCATTAGTATACATATTTTTGGCGACCGAATACATTTTTTAACTTTCTCCAATTTGATATACAAATTAGTTATTAAAGGAGGTAATAACATGTTACGATCTGCAATACAAGCGGTCATTGCGTTAATCGTCATATGTACACTTATCTACATGATAAATGAAAACCCAATCATACAATGGATAATAAATCAAATATCCAAGATTGGGCAGTTTTAAAAAGAATGGGGGCTTTCGCCCCCATTTTAATATTAATCAAACTTTGTTTTACCAAATGATCCTAAGATTGCTTTTTGTGGAGGATTAAATCTTCCCATTTCAACCCCAGGAGGCATCTTCTTTTTAAGACTTGAAGGCACACCATCAGATGATGCGCCACCAATTGGTGCTTTCGCAAAATCAGCTGATGTATCTTCGTCTAAGTAATATAATTGTTCGAAGATACTTAACATAACATTAGAACTTTACGTTTTCTTGGCTGATTGAATTATCAACCTTTGTGTTTGTTGCGCCTGGACTTGACTTTGCCCATGAATTTGTATTAGGAATTCCATCAGTTGTTGAAGCAACATTCAAAGATGTTTTAAGAACTTGATCAAGAGCTGATTGAACGTTTCCGTCAAGTTTACCTTTTTGACCTTTGTTTTCAGTACCCATATCAATTGTGGTACCTTCGGCTTCTGTAACTACTTCTTCGAATTCACCTGCAAAAATGTTTGATACACTTAACATTTCATACACTCCGTTATTTATTTTGTTTATTAAAGTCTGTCAGTTGTTATTGGAAGATTTGAAAACCAAGCCTGTTCAAAAATACCATAAATGAACTTAGTCTCTGGACGTACATAATATGTTCCAGCAAGAGGACCATCAACAACAACTTTATAGTATGCTGTTACACTTGGACCTTTCGCTTCGAAAAGAATTGATTTAACAAAAGCACCGTTATTATAAACAGCACGATCAAAAACAATCTTCCATTCTTTTGTGAACTTAAATGTATTGTCAGCAAATGTCATTGGAATAATTCCAATGATATCAAGTGAATTAAATGTTTCAGGATGAACTGTTTCAATTTCTGTATTTACGAATACAAAACTTGCAGATGTTACTGCATTTGTTTTTACATAATTCATAAACCAGTCATATTCAACAATTGGAGTAGGAGCACCAACTGCTTCTGCAACTTCAAATTCGAATGCAGCAAACATGTCAATACTTACAGCATCGCCTGATTCGGCAACTGCAGAAACTTTAATATCTGTTTTAGAAGCAAATTCTAATGGAACATCAAAAGATAGAATTTGTGATCCAGGAGCATTAGTGAAAATACTACGAATTGTTTTAAATGAACCACCAACTTCACGTGCTTCAAGTTTTACATTAACATTGGTTGCAGCGGCATTGTTTGCATAAACTTCAAGTTTCTTAAGTTTACCAACAAATCCATCAGGAATTGTTACAACACCTACTTTTGATTCCGTATCACCAATGGCGATAACTGACTTAATAAGACTTGCAGTTTGTGGAACGCCAGCAGTTAAAGTGTCAGTGCTATCAAATACATAAACAGTACCAGCACATGGCGCAGAAACTTTTACATCATTAATTCTGAAAAACTTATTAACTGTCTTAACTAATGTCTGACCGTTAAGAATAACTTTTTCAGTGATTGGGTTAAAGAATAAACCAGTACCGACGATTTCAACGATTTGTGTTTTGTCTGTGGCCGAAGAGCTAGTTACACCTAACACAGTTTCTGTTGGAAGAAATGTGTAGGTATCAGCTGGTGAACCACTAATGTCTTTTGCTACATCGGCAATAGCTGATTTACTACCAGACACGGCAACATTAAAAAAAGTTCTTGGCATTATAATATCCTCCAAAGATATTTACTGAATTGATGAAGTATCAAATTTGATACTTTCTACATATTTTTTCATAATTTCCTCAACGCCATTATGAATTTCCTCATTAACCAAACAGTCCTTACTAAAGATACTAAATGGATATTTGGTTGTTACGACTAAACCAATTAATTGATCTAATGGTCCAGTAAAACAATAAAAACCAGAAGTTTTTAATGTTCTTAAAAGACTTAAAATTATTTGATTTGGATTTTCAATTAATGCTCTTGTATCAATAAACATTTTTGGAATATCTTTAATATCGTTATATCTTTCCAAATCATCCATTCTAGGTTCAAATTCTTCATATACTTCTAACATCTTAATTGTTTTAAAATGATCATGAATTACTTTCTTAATATACGCATGTTTTTCTTTTAAGAAATGTTTATAATAAGCATACATACAAACAATATTTATAAACATTTTTTGTTTTTGATTGTATACTGTTGTTTTACCAATAGATTTCATAAACATTAAATAAATATATGTACTTAATAACTTATGTAAATCTTTATCTTGTCTTATCTTTTCTTTATTTAATATCGTTGCGGCTCTCATAAGTCCAAAATAAGACGAATATATACAATCATCTATCTTTGATGAATGACCATCGCGAATATTAATTTCAAGATCGGCAGAATCTAAAATGATACCAACAAGTTTATCTTTGTCATATGCAACTCTAACAAAAACGCCATCATCTTTAATAGTTGAAATACCAATATAAATCTGATTTTTATTATATAAATCAGAAACATAATGTTTTACATTATTGTTTGGTAGTTTACTTAAATAAAGATGAAAGTCTTCATTAAAATTATCATATACATGCTTATTAGTATCAGTCTTTTTAAAAATTACGATTTTAATTTCCTTCTCGCTTAACACTCGATTCATTGAACTGTCTGAAAAATATAATGGAGGAAATTTAGTTTCATCACTCATATGAACATCTCCCTTTAAGTACTACTCATTGATAACACTTTATATATTATATCCTCATTAGGAGTTATAATCAATCTTTTATAAAAGTTCTCAGAAGTAAATTCAAAGATACTATTTATATTATTAACGGTAAGTATAACAGGATAAAAATATTGTTCGCCATAAATATCCTGACAAAACTCATGTGGGCGCATAACCCACCGATCATTATCAAACAATTCATATTTACACTGTTGAATAAGCAATTGTTTGTTATTAAAAAACACATTATCAAATATCGGTTTTTTATATTCCAAAAAAATATTTTTTACATCATACGTTTGTCCTGAAAAAAATTGAAACAAATCGGTTGTTCTTGTTTCCATTTTAAATCTCACAATTTAATATTTTAAATTTTCATATAGAAATAATGTAAATGCAAGAAGTCGTACAAAACCTTTTTTTTCAACACATCAAAGGAGTTACTACAAATGGCAAAGAATGAACAAACTGAAAACAGAGTCGAAATGCCATTGGCAGATCTGATTCAAAACTTTGTCGTTCCGAACTGCTATTTGCAGTGCGACAAAGACACGTCAGATAAAGGCGGCGTGGCAATTCCATACATCGTGTCGAAGCCTGGCGCCGGTAAGACATCAGTTATCGAGGCGCTTTGCAAGAACAATGGATGGGGACTCATGTCCGTTCACTTTGCCCTCAAGCCTATCGAAGAGCTTGGTGGCATTCCGAACTTCACCAAAGTTCACATCAACGGCAAGGAAGTTTCAGGTACCGAATGGACCGTTACCGATATGGTAACGAAACTGTGGGAGATGCACAACGAAACCAAAGAGGTTTTGGCGAAGGACGGGTCAACCGTTACCGAACCCAAGTACAAAATCATCATACTGCTGTATGACGATGCTCACCTTTGCGGTCCCGGACACATGGCATTCTTCTACGAACCTTTCACCGAAAGAACAATTCGTGGGCACAAGTTGCCTCCGAACTGCGCACAAGCAATGGCAGGAAACGACAGCAACAAAGCAGGCGCAAAAGCCTTCTTCTCCGCTATCACCAACCGTTGCGCTCGTCTCTATGCAAGAGCAGAATTCAAACCTTGGAAAGAAATGTTCGCTCTTCCCAAGCAGGTTCACCCGGCAGTTGTTTCTTTCCTCGGAAAGGACAACTATCAGTTCCAGTTCTTCCATGGCGAAGAAGTTCAGGATTCTCCTTGGGCATCACCCAGATCCTGGACTCGTCTCGCAAACTTCATCGAGGCGTATGAAAAGTGGAATGGTGGAAAAGCAATGCCTGCTTCCGAACTGCGCTTCTACGCTGAAGCTCACGTCGGAAAATCTGCAGGAAACGAATTTTCCAACTACTATTCCGTATTCACCAAATTCAATCTGGATCGTGATCTCGATAACTTCAAGAACTTCCAACTTCCCTCAAACGATATCGACAAATACGCATTCGCATTTGCGATCACCGCGCATTACTGCGGCAACAAGGAACTGAGAAAGGTCAAGAGCGAAAACTTCGCTCACATCCTTTTCCGTTACCTTGAAGACTGCCGTGAAGTCGGCATCGTCATGATGAAGGATATCATGTCCCTCGAAAAGATCGTCAAAGATGAAAACATCTTCGGCGCTGTCGCGAAGCATCTGGAAAAACTGAAGCCCACTTGCGTTACCGCGCTGTTGCAAGAAGTCGCTCGCCTGTAGGATAATACATGAGTGCGAATCTGGCGAAAGTCAAAAAAATAATCGAACAAGCCAGATTGAAGCTGATCCGTAAAGAATACTTATTCTTCGGTCTCTTCTGCGGCAAGTTCGTGTGGAAGCATTACGATTTCGGTGATGAAATGAAGGATATCGAAGGTTGTGTCTATCTTCCGAACGACCCAAAGAATCCTGATAAAGAAGTGATGGATAACGCAATCCATCTCAATGATAGATTCATTTCAAAAGACGATTATACATATTTGAATCTTTGCGATCTTGTACTGCATGAATCGCTACACATCATAAACAAACACGGAATACGTCGCGGATCGAGAGATCCAAAACTTTGGAATATTGCAGGTGACCATGTCATCGACAGATTCCTCCGTGATTTGAATATGACTAAACCATATCATAGGTGGAACGTAATTCCAGAACTCGACAAAGCACTTCCAAAGTGTTCTGCCGAGGAAGCCTATATGTGGCTTGAAAAAAATCAAAAGAAATTCACAATATCACAAGATCCTGCATCAGGACAAATTACTATTACAGATGGGCAGGGAAATACATTCCATGTCAATCCATCGCAAGGTGGTGTGACATCTGGTAATGTTGATCCCAAAGTAAAACAAATGGTTGAAGAACTTGTTGCAGGCGCCAGAGCAATTCACGAGTCATCGAAAGATCGTGGTGTTGGTTCCGCAGCAATTTCTGCATATCTTGATGATGTTCTTAAGGTTGTGATTCCATGGCAAGAACTGCTTGAAATCGCGATCAAAACAAATATCATAATGAAACCGGACGATTATGGTTGGGCAAACCCCAACAAACGCCTCAGATGTCATGGCCTTGTGCTTCCTGGAAGCATAATGACAGAAACAAATGAAGGCGTTGGAACTCTCATAGTTCACGTAGACACTTCTGGATCAGTTAACGACACACAGCTTAAAGAAGCTGCTGGAATAATCTGCGAATCTATGAGATATTTCAAAACAATTAAACTCATTACTGCCGACTGGAACATTCAACAGGAAGTTGATTTCGACAGCGACAGTATTAGTGATTTCCTTAACTTCTGTCAAAAAGAAGGATTTAAAGGTCGTGGCGGCACATCACATAAACCAACGTTTGATCGAATCAATGAAATCTGGGAAGACAACATTGATGATCTCTCGATGGTAATTTCAATAACCGATGGATATTCTGATATTGAACAAATATATACAGTATATCCATTCATAACAAACCACGTTCCGTTGGTTTTCCTTCTCAATGGCGGATCGAGGGAACTAAATCTCAATCCTGATATTGGGAAAATAAAACAAATCGTCATGGACGATGCAAAATAACATTCAGGGAGGCCTTTCGGCCTCCCCATTTTTTTTATTGCTTTCCATGTGGATACTTTGTATAACCGGTTCCACTATCTGTTGAGCTTTGAATTGACGCCACTCTAGGACCAATTGGAGCCGGTCTCGAAGGAGTCGGCGGTGGATGTATTTGTTTATCCATTGGTGATAGTGACGTAACTTTACGCTGATTAGCAGCTGATTGAATATATCCACCAGGCATTTGTCTGGTAAGTTCAAATAATACACTTATCATTTCGAACTCCCATTTAACGCCCTAGCGGCAATTAAAGATTGTAGATGTTCGGGATAATCATCCATAAATCTTTCTCGAACTTCTTTTTTCTGACGATCATGTTGCTTTAATCTTTCAAGTTCTTGCTCCATACTAGACGCACGATGACCATGTTCATCAGTATGTGCAGAACCCACTCCATATTTTTCATCAATCTTTTTATTTTTATGTTTATTATACAAGTGCTTTGCACTTAAAATTGCGGCGACAGCCAATCCTGCCGCCGCACCATGTTTAAGGAGATCCTCTGATTCAAAGGGCATGTTGCCCTCCATATTAAAGATAGGTATTAATTTCGTTTTCTACAATAGCTTTTTGGTCTACGAGAAAATTTGAATTGAATGATGTTACTTCATGAATATATTGTGCTGTAGCAGCTTCAGTAAATACATTAATATTTTTGATTGTTTCAGCAATATTTTCGCCAAGGAATTCGCCAGGATTGGCAAGAACGAAATTCTTTAATGTTTCTTTAAACTCAACAGCAGCACCCATTGTTGCTTCTACGAGTTCTTCATTTTCTGACAATACACGTACTACATCCTCGTTTTCAAAAAGAGCTTTAACTTGGCTCATATTAAATTCCTCCAAGACTTTATTTTTGTTCAATTAAACTATATTACCAAACAACTTATTTTTTCAGTTTTGAAAGACGCTTACGAAGAGCAACAGCACCAAGACCAGCAGCTAAAGCTGAACCAGCGGCATACTTTGCCCATGGATGATCTTCATCAAAATCCTTAGCAGCAGTGCCAGCATCTTCAGCAGCACGTTTTGCTTTTGTTGCAAGACTACCACGATCTGGGCCAGGAGTATCTAAATCTTCAGCCTTACGTTTAATAGCTTTACCAGCATCACGGGCTACACGACCACCTTTCTTTGCAAGTTCTTCAGCTTTTTCTTTAGCTTCACCAGCAAGTTCTTTGCCACCTTTTATTACTCTATCTACATCTTTCTTGTGATCAGAAACATCTTCCATTGGATCGCCTGAAGATGATTCATTAAGTGCCTTATTAAGTTCTTCTTTTACGCCCATATCGGTTTCCCCATTTCCTTTCTCAATGTTTTCTTGAAGAGATTCCATGATAATTTTGTTAACATCAAATGACATAGTATTATCCTCCACTATAATTTATTTATTATTTAACCTGCTCTACGACGTGAAAGTAACCAACCTGCTCCAAGACCAGCTGCTGCTGCTAATGGTGCAGGAGAATCCTCTAATGCTTTATAACCTTTTGAGGCTATATTTTTTACACTATCATATACACCTGGATTTTCACCTGTTACAGGCGATGTTAACGGTTTAGCAATCGCACTGGGCATTCCTTGAGGAGTTGCATCACGATTACCAATTCCTTCTGATTGTTTAATATTTCCAGGATTAGGTACTGGTTGAGTTGGTGTAGGCATTGTTTGACCTCCAGCCTTTACTTGATTGTCTGCAACTCTTTGTGCTCCTGGAATTGCAGTATTTTGTGGAACTTGATTATCTATTGATCTGACTGATCCAGGAACTGCACTTGGACGTTGCACAAAGTTTGGATCATTTTGCAAATTCGTTGGTGTTACTCCAGGATTAGGAGAACCAGTCATTGCACCACGACCACGAGCTAAATCTTGTTTTTTCAAAAAATCAAATGTTTCTTGCGCTCCAGGCGATAAAGAACCTCCACCAATTGGTCCAGCCATAATTAGCCTCCTTGACGACGACGGCTAAGGAGATATGCGGCACCAAGTCCACCGGCAGCAGCTAATGGCGCTGGTGAATCTTCTAATGCTTTAAAACCTTTGGCAGCAATATTTTTAACATTACCATATACTGAATCATCATGTTGCACTGGTGCTGCTTGTGCCACTTGTTGTGGTGAAGCAACTGGAGCAACATCAGCCGGATGATTAACTTTTACACCACTTTGTTGAGCATGATATTCAGCTTTAGCTTTCTGTGCTACTGCTTCAGCTTCTGCTTTTTTTGCTTTTGTTAAAGCTTCTGCTTGTTCTTGTGCACTTTGTTGTTCGTGTTTTTGTAATGGTGCGTTTTTATCAGGATTTGCTCCACGACCACGCATCATTTCTTGTTCAGCAGGTGTTGGTACTGGTTGTTGATCATTTTTCTTATTCATAGCATTATAAATACCATAACCAAGACCACCGGCAGCACCAGCTCCAAGACCAACCATTGCAACTTTTTTTCCAGTTCCAGTTCCAGATTTAGTAGTATCAACCGCAATCTCATACATATTTTTTAATGCATTTAAAACGCTCATATTTGCATTTCTCCTATGATACTGAAATATTTAACCATCCACCTTTACCCATAATTTTTGTAATTGTTGGATCATATATTTGAATTAACAGTGGATTGGTTGGAGTGGGTTTACATTTATCCCAAAATTCTGATGAAAACTTAAATGTTACTTTATTATCATCAGGATTTAAAGTTTCAATTGGGTAATTATAATTATATTCATCTTTTCCAGAAATAACATTATAAGAATAATATTTCTGAATTTTAAAATCCTTCGGATCAAAATGAACAATTAAATATATACCAGATTGAGTTTCATGCACTTTAAATTGATCTGTTGTTGAGATCAATAAATTTCTACGAACAATGCCCATGAAGTCATTAATATCAAGTCCGAGTTTTTTAGCTTCCCCAATTATTCTTAATGCAGTTTCATCAAGTATTTTACTATCAAATACATAACCAGAGGCTTCTTGAATCTCTTGTTGTGTATATTTACGAGTACGTTTCTTAATAAATTCATCAGAAAATAAATATGGATTTATATACTTTTGGGCCGGGAAATCTAAAATAGGAGTATCGCGACCCATAGACATAGAAACGTTAAGTGTTTCAATTGGTTTATCATCTTGTGTTGAGAATAAGAACATTGGCCACTGCATCATATATGTCATATCAAATTGACATGAATATGAACGCTGTGTTGAATCTGGACTTGATGCACTTATAGACTCTAAACGAATCATTGGAGTATATTTAAGTGAAAAACAATAATCAACTTGACCAAGAACATCATTAGGTTTAACAAATAAATTGAGGATATCATGTTCATTTGGATCAAAGTTAAAATTGCTAAGGAAAATGTTTGATACTTCAATGAATGAAGTAAAATCAAAAATGGAAATCCATTTGTTCAATGGTAAATATCTCTTTATAACATGAGACAATTCCTTAGCTTGGAATTGTGATTCACAATTTATACTTACAGTGATTGGAATATTTGCAGATTCTTCTTGTAAGAAAAGAACTCTGTTATTAGTTCGATTATACAATACCGGTAACTGATTCATATTGAACATTCGTTGTTGCAATAATGTTTCAGTTCTTTGTCCAAATGATGGTGTTTCATCATTTATAGTAACCATACATGTAGGTAAATCAAAATTAACTTTATAGTCTTTTTCTAATTGGAATGTTCTAGTACCGGTATTAAACTCATAACGTTTGATATATTTTGAATCTTGTAATATATAATTATCTAGTAATGCACTTACAGATAATCCAATATCATTGAAAAGACTATGTATATACATTAATTACTCCAACTTATTTAATTACCTTTTCAGTTGAATCTTCTGAAGGATTAATTGTTACTGTATTATTTTTAGTATTCTGTTTTGATACTTTACCGCAACGTTTTGCTTCAATAATCAATGAAGCCTCTATTGCTTCTTGTAGATTTTTCATATTATTTTACCTTATAATTGTGTAGTTTTAAGAGTACCATCATCTTCAACAGTGATTTTGAAATTGGTACCATTGGGAGAAGTTAGAATAATACCAGATTGTACTTGAGAAGGAGTATTAGAACGAACAAATAAATCTTGATCTATTTGCCATTGTTCTGCTGTTTCTTTCCAAGTAAGTGATACATTCTGTTCTGTACCACGTTCAATTTCAATACGACAATCACTATTGGCTACACCAGTAAGATCTTTATTTAAAGTAAATGTTGGTGAAGTTGTTCCATCAACATCTGACTTATTCGCTAATTCAGTCGCCAAACCTGTCATTGTTGGACGATCAGTTAACGCTTGACTAAGATCTGTAATTGCATCAATTGGATGACAATTTAAATCATCACGGCCTTTCATTCCATTATGAAGACTTGAAAAGACACTAGCACCAATAAATGGTCTTGCATCAAAAATCGCATCATCATAAATAGCAGTAACACCACCATCGACATATACGATGGCAAGTGGAACATGTCCTTCTGGAATGGCTGGAACTACAGGATTTGCAGATTCTAAACCATTAACTAAAAGAACATTAGCACGTTTGTCGATAACAACTACGACCCATTTTGCAGCAGAAGAGCTAGCAGTAATAGTAGGACTTGTACCGCCAGAATATTCAACAAAAGTTATACCATCATGCCAAAATGAACCTTCTGTTACTTTTACTTTCATAGAAGGAGTTGCGGTTGCATGAACTTTTAAATTTGCAAAGTATGCTCCTGCACGATTAAGTGAATCGCCTTTTGGTGGAAGTCCCATATTACTCCTCCTATTGATCTAATTTAGCAGTTACAATTTTAATCTCAATTGGTTCACTGTTTGGATTTGTAATGAAAAATGTTTGTGGATCACCAGTATATACATATACAAATGTATTAGGCATGGCTTGTGCACCAATTGATCCAATCTTTAATGTAAATTTCTTGGTTGAAGTAGCAATAAATGTATTTACGCCTTCAGCCATTTTAGAATCTGCTTCATTAGCAGTTAAGAATTCTTTTCCCGAATAATATGATTTAGGTGTTGTTAAATAAACCTCATCTAAATATCTATGAACTTCATTTGTATCTGTCTCAGTTAACTGAGCTAACAATTGAAGTTTTAATTGATCGGCCATATTATACCTCTTCTGGTTTTTCTTCTACTTTTGATTCGTCAGTAGGAGGATTTACACGTCCTACAGGATTCTGAAGTGAACTTACAACACTTTGAAACATTGCAATTTGTTCACCTGTAATTTGCGATTTCATAAGTTGATTATACACAAATTGAATTTGTTGTTCAGTCATTGCGATTACATAAGTTTGCATTAGGTTCCCCTCCATAATGCTAAAAAATTGTTGGATATATTAATGTTACACATTTAAACACGCCCATATATAACCAAGGGATACAATTAATTCCCAGCAGTATAAATTTTACTAGTCAAGCGATAATTAGAATCATAATTATAAGTATAACTATGTATTATGGTTGTTCCATTAAAATCATAAAAGGTTTCTTTTGAAACAAATCCATGTGAATTATATAGATATTTAATTAATCTTCCAGTTGAAAATGTAATAGTATCAACAAATCCATTCGCATTATATGTTAATGTTGTTGATGATGTATCTGCAAAAAGTGTATCCTGTGTTATATATGTAAAACACGATGATGGATAAAATGGAAAAAGGTCAGCACGTTGTAAGTGTTTTTCTTGATCAGATGTGTGTGTTACGATATTTGTATTTAATGTATTTAATTTATCTGGTGTTAATGGAGATCCTTTTCCCCAATATGTAATAGAATAAGTATTTCCTGATTCAGATTCGTTAAAAAATATATCTGCATTTTTATAGTTTATAAAAAACGACCCACTTTGCGGTGGATATGAAGTCGTTTGCGATAATCCTATGATTACTGGTGATACTTTAAGTTCACCATTATCTGGCATTTCAGTTAATTTTAAACTATAAGGAGGATCAACCGGAACTATAAGTTGTTCAGTTATTTCCACTAATTGCCAGATACCATCAGGTGATTTTCTTAATGGAACTAATGGAAACATGTAAGTCTCCCTTAAATATTTGGATTAAATTTAAAACCTGAAGTAAGTACTTGTATACAAGCATCTACAATGTCATCATCTAACTTGATTCCTCGTTCTTCATTAATTATTGACATAGCCTTATCAATACCAAGACCAGCACGATACGGTCTATGATTTGTAACTGCTTCAACAACATCAGCAACTGAAATTATTCTAGATAAGAAATGTATTTCATCACCTTTCAGTCCTAATGGATAACCGGAACCATCTAATCTTTCATGATGTTGATGTATAATTTCATGAACCGGTATCGTATATTTAAATGGAATCTTTTCAACTATTTTAGCACCAACTTCTGAATGTAATTTAATAAAATTCATCTCATGTTCAGTTAATTTTCCTGGACGGACTAAGATCTCTGTTGGTGTATAAAATTTGCCAATATCATGAAGTATTGAAGCTATCTCGAGGCATTCCATATCTTCATCATTTAATTTAAACAATTTCCCAATTTCAAGAGAAAGATGTTTAACTCTCATTTGATGACCATATGTATATGGATCTTTAATTTCACCCATTTTCGAAAGTGTTTCAACAGTTGAAACTATAACATCTTTCGAATAATGATTTGTTTTTGTTAATCGCATTTCAGTATCTTCTAAAACTATAATCGCTCGTTTTAAAGCATCTATATATTTTTTTTCTTTAGATAAATCAACAATAATTCCATAAATTAAATCATTATGTAATAACATTGAATCTTTAGCTTCAAATTCTTTACCTGTTTTAAAATTAATAAAAACAGACTCGAGTGAATAGTATTTATTCTTTTTTAATTCTTCAATTGCTGTAAGTCGAACATTTGAATCGACATATACTTTCGATGAATTAAAATCGTAATCTATCATATGATTAACATCATTATAACCAAATAACTCACAAAAAAATGAGTTAGCATATAATATATCACCATCAATTGATGTAACATAAACACCAATCTCGGCATTATCAAAAACATCGAAAAACTTTTTTGGGATGCATTTATGTTCGCAATTAACATTAAGAACATCTCGAAGTTTTTCTAACAACTGTTTTTTATTTTGCATAATAATCTCACTTGAGGGGAGGTTTCCCTCCCCTCGAAGTTACGCGGGTTTAGGTATTCCTACTATTGGTTTGTATACATATTTTTCATAACCAGATGATACTTTTTTAGCAGTATCTTTTTTTAATCCTACATCTCGTAATCTTGAATATATATGAAGCGGACTTCCATAATGATTAACAGCATTATGAACATTACTTTTTACTTTTTGATAAGTATCACCTAACCATCCTTCATTAATCATATGGTTAGATATTGAGATCATTATGATTTCTCTTCAAGTGCCTCTACTCTTGCTGCAAGTTCTTGAATTGCTTTAATTATTGGAGAAATAAATTCATTATAACGCAATCCATAGATATCATTAGCTTCATCATATACAAAACCAGCAAATGTAGATGAACATTTATTGATTAAAGTTTTTACTTCTTGTGCGATAAGACCATAATGTTTTTGGTTGTCATTATTGTCCTTCCACTTATACGAAACAGGTCTTAATTCAAGAACAAAGTTAAGACCAAGATCTGAATTCTCGATATTTCCTTTCTTTCTTAAATCTGAAGTTTGAATTGTAGCGTTTGTTGCATAGATATCTTTCCATCTAATTCCAGGTGTACCTAAGCTATAAGTATCATCTGTTCCAGCAACAATTGCGCCTTCAACTGTTAATTTACCATTATTTGATGTTGTACCAACAAGTAAATCACCAGTATTATTAATTCTTACTTGTTCTGTGAATGTTCCGCCGGCAATACGTTTACCAAATGAAATAATAGAAGATGCATTATTATTATGTGATAATTGAAGTGAATTTGAATTTGCTTCAACTGTAATATCACCATCTGTTGCGCTTTGGAATATATTAAGTTTTCTATTATTACCATTAAGGTAGATATCACCAGTTGTATTAATAAAACCTGTTGTTCCGGCAGTTCCACCAACACACAATTTACCATCATTGGTAATCTTAACTTGTGTTGTGAATACGTCGGATGAGTTAATACTACCAAACAGTATTTCAGATGTTGCGGAAGTATTATGTGCAATTCTAATATCAGTTAATTCTTCATCGATAACAACGTTTCCGTTTGTTGAATCTTTTACAAAAATAACTTTATTTTCAGAACCTGTAAATAATACATTACCATTAATGTTTAATCTTTCACTATTAGTAAAAGTATTTAAAGATAAGTTTCCAGTAGGACCTAATAACATTTCTGTTGTAAATGCTCCAGCACTATCTTTACGTCCAAACACCATACCAGCATTTGTTTTACTACTATGTGAAAGATACAATACACCACTGTTTTGATCGTCTGCAAAAATATCAATGTTACCGTTTGTTGTATCTTCTTTAATTCTAATCAATGGTAAGTTTGAAACAAGTTCAATATTACCATTAACAGTAAGATGTGACTTTTCAACTTCTGTGTTGATACTCATTTTACCACTACTAAATACACGAGCGGCCTCAACACCGTTACATGCAAAAGAAATTATACCTTTGCCTGGTGTATAAAAACCAGTATCATTGTCATTATCACCATAGTCAAAGTATAATCTTGGCGCAGTAGCATCAATAGATGAACCAGATGTAATACCAACACGACCAGTGAATCTATCACCAGTCTTTTTAGCATAAACAGCGGCAGCATGGAATGGACTTACTGCGCGATTTGATAAAGTTCCATCAATAACTTCTTGACGAGTACCTAAAGTAATTATACCAGCAGTAGTTTCACTTGAAAGTGGTATATTAGCAATTTTACTCCAATCAATTGATGTTACTTCATTATTTGTGTGATTGTGAGGAGGAAGCTGTTCAATTGGCATTTTACCAGTACTATCAAGACTTGCGGTACCGTTATTCATACCAATGATTGATTTTAATGATAATGGTGAAACTGCGCGGGTATTATCTAAACCAGCCATAGTTTCAACATCTGTTGCTAACTCAACAATACCTGGAGTTGTTTGTGATGCACTTGGAATATTTTTCAGTTTAGACCAATCAATATCCACAAGAGTAGAATCACCATGAGTATGTGAGTTATCATTAATCGCAACAGTTAATGTAGCATCGGCCATATTATTGAATATGGCAGAACCAGAAACATCACCAGTCAATGTAAGTCTTGGACTAGGAATGTTTGTTAGCATTGTAAAATCGACACTTCCCATCTCTCCACTTAAGTGTGAGTGAGGTGGAAGTTGTGCCATAGGAAGTTTTGAACTTTCGTCAAGTGATGCAATACCATTCGCAATACCACGAATACCATTTAGACTTTCACATGTAACAACCGCGTCTGTTGTTCCGGCAAAAGTTTCTTCGGTAGTCGCAAGTTTAACAATACCTGTAACAGTAGTTGTAGCACTTTTAAGGTGATCATTGTGAATAGTATCTCCGGCTTGGAATTCACTTAATGATGTAACACTTCCAGCTGTAAATACCCCTCTAAATGGTCTTTTATCAGCCATATTAATTCTCCCATATACATAATTTGTTATTTAATTACTATTATATCGTATGAGACTAATATCTCATTTAACATTCTAATTTATATAACGCGTTTTTATAACATCCACACCATCAATACGTGTTTTGTTAAATTGAACATCCTTTAAAAGTCTTAATAATCGATACTGTTCCATAATTTGAGTTCGGAGCATATCATAATCAACCATTTGTGGATCTGAATATTTCAATACATCTTGAATACGTTCAATATTTAATATTATTCGATCCAACCATTTACCCATTCTAATAAATTTTTGTTCCGCGCGACTTGTTACTGCCACGGGTCAACTCCTTGATCTTTAATTCTAGAAAGATAAATTATATTCGTTTCTGCTTGTGAAAACATAACATGTATATGTTGAAGTTTTTCACTAAACGATTTTTTGTCGGCAAAATGCTGCCGAAGATCTTGCGCATTATTTTTTATTTTATCTAACCAATCAATAGTTGAAAGCCGAAGTTCATCATAATTCATAAATCACCATCAAACGGGGGAGGTTTCCCTCCCCCTTATATTAGTTATAATTAAGCAATTGTTTCGGCGCTACGTACGATAACACGAATGTTACGAGCTTCTGTAAGATCAACAACAAGTGAATTATCATTGCTAAGAGTAATACCAACAAGGTCATTCTTCCAAAGGTTATCATCGTCTTTTACGAATACTGATACTTCAACATAAGCTGTACCAAGGTTGTGAGTAATTGTGTGTGAAGTTGCTTGAGTTGTTGTTTCAGTTTTGTAAACTTGTGCGTTAACATTAGACTTAAATGTTGCAACTGCATCAGCTGTTGTTTTAAGTTGAGTATCAAGAGCTGTAATACCACTCTTAATAGTTGTTGAAGAATCAAGATAGTTCGAACCAGACCAAGCATTGAATGTGCCATTGCTATTAAGACCAACAGCAGTTTCAACTGAGTTAACTTCTGTTTGAACGGCAGCATTATTATCAGAATTGATTTTTGCTTGACCATCAAGTGCAGTAAGAGCATTGGCGATGCTTGTTGTTGAACCAAGATAGTTTGTTCCTGATGGTGCACTATATGAACCATCAATATTTAAACCAGCAGCGAGTTCAATAGCATTAACTTCATTTTGTACTGATGTAATTGTAGCAATTGTAGCATCAGAAACTTTTAAGCCGTTTGAACTACGTGAAAGTGTTGTTCCATCAAGTTTAACAGCTAATTGTGCTGATGTATCAGTAGATGCTGCGATACCATCAACAGTTAAGAATAAACCACCAGTATTTAAGTTTTCGATACCAACTTCGCCAGTAGGAAGTTCTGCAATACCAGCGCCAAGAAGAACAGACATTGTGTTGCCAGATTTTGTAAGACCAACACCAGCTGTGATTTGACCAGCACCTGAGAATTGTGTCCAATCAATAGGATCTGTACCAACAACAATTGCGCCATCTGAAGTTACAACCCAACCAGAGTCGGCGTTAACTGTACCTTCTTGTACGAATGTAAAGATACCACCCTTAACTTCACTTGAAGGAGTTCCATCAGTATCAAGTGCACGTGTCCATGCACCAGATTTAGCAACATAAATACCGTTGTCTTTAGCAGCAGTTTGGTTTTTAACAAGAACACGGTCGTTCGCAACAAGAGTAACACCGTCTACAGAAATAAGACCTGAAAGAGCTGATAAGTTACCAGTTGTTGCTGCACGAACTGCGTCTTTTACAATAAGACCTTGTGCTGTAGCATCAACATATGCTTTTGTGGCAGCATCTTGATCATTAACTGGATCTTTAAGATTGGTAATGGCAAAACCGCCCATTCCAATATCACCAGTCATTGTACCACCAGAACGTGCAAGAGCAGCCTGAGCGATTACATCGGTTGCTTTAAGTTGTGTGTCAAGTTTGCTATCTGCATCTTTTAATGATGCTGCTGTTCCAAGATAATTTGTACCTGTTGGAGCTGTATATGAACCGTTAGCATTAAGACCAGCACCAGTTTCGATTGCGTCGAGTTCTGTTTGTTGTGCTGTTTGATTTGCAATACGAGCATCATAATCAGCTTTTACTTGTGTATCAAGTGCAACTAATGCAGCTTTAACAGTTGTTGCTGAACCAACGTAGTTAGCACCAACTGGAGCAGACCAGTTACCAGATGAATCAAGACCAACACCAGCTTCAATATTGTCAATTTCAGTTTGAATTGCTGCAAGGCTACCAGAACCAATGTCATTAATTGCTTTTGAGTTTGCATCAATTTGTTCAACGATTGAGTCAAGAGATACATCAAGTTTACCAGCTGAAACACTGAATACACCATTAGTACCAGCAAAACCATCATAACCAACAAGTGATGCACCAGATGAACCTACTGTCTCTGCTGCAATTGATGTTACAAATGCATCAAATTCTTCAAATGTAGCAAACGAACGAATAACAACGTTACTACCAACAACGGTAGACATTTTAAGACGTTTACTAATTGAGTTGAACCAAACACGACCTGCAACAGATACTGATGGATCAACTGAAAGTGATTCCATCATGGCGTTCTTAATATAACCGCCACCAGCAATCGTCAAACCATGACTTTTTGGAAATGCCATAATCTTCTCCTATTATTTAATATTAACATAAATAACAACATATTACCTACACAATATATTAAAGTGGAAAAAGTTTTCTTATAGTGATTTTTACGTTTGAGGATTCAGTTAACCAAATTTCAATAACATTATTACTAATAAATTCAACGGAAACAGTATCTTTTGCCCACCTTAATGACTCTGGATCTTGGACTAAAACGTCCACTTGTAAATCGTAAGTGCCAAGATTATGATTAACACTATGCATGACACTTGGAATAACCGATTCATATTTAATACATTTTGTACGTTCGTACAATTCTTCAACAACTCCATCAATATAACTAGACTGGAAATGATTAAACTGATTTGTTACTTCAATATTACTGTCTCGTAAAACACTTTTCCATGTCTGCCCCGGTGTATTTGAAATTTTGATTTGAAGTTTACTCATTACGATACTCCATAAGTTATTGGCCTAAATACTTTTTAGCATCTATGTCCATATTATCTAAATCAAGAACCTTAAGGGCAAAATACTCGGCACTATCTTTTCTGCCACTTTTCTGAAATACTCGAAAAATATTTTTAATGATAGACTTATTACCTTCACCAAATTTACCATTTATAGCTAATGCCTTTTCCAAAAAACTAGAAGAACTTTTAAATTCTCCACCTTCAGCATAAGCCATTGCAATATTATAATATAAACCTTCATCATTCTTCTTAATTGTTATTGCTTTTTCATATTCACGGATAGCATCACGCCATTTACCCTGTTTACGATAAATTATTCCAAGTTTATTAAATACTTCAATATCGCTATCTTCATACTCATTATTTCTATATGCAATAGCTCTTGAATAATATTTAAGTGCAAGATCTGGATTCTTTTCTTCTGTCATTTCTGCAATCTTTTTAACCAAAACAACAATTTCATGAATAGCATCTTGCGCTGCTAATTTAATCGCTTCATTAAAATATGACTCAGCAACATCAACTTTACCAAGATCAAGATTTATTTTACCAATTTGCATTTTTCGTTGTGTATTTAAAGGAGATAATCGTTCTAATTTATTTAGATATTTTAAAACTTTGTCTGTATCGTTTTTAACAGAATAAGCTTCCGCAAGCTTCTTAATCGGTTCTAAATATAATACCGATTGTCTATGCGCAAGATCATAATATTCAATAGCTTTATCCGGGTTATTTAAATGATAAAGTTCAATATCACCATATAAAATATTTCCAGTCGGTGAATTAGGTTTTTTACTGAGTATTTGTTCGACAATTAATTGAGCGACATCATATTTTCCAAATTCCATATTAGTTTTAGCTTTATCAATAAGTTCACTCAATTCACCGTGTGGTTCTATAACATTCGATAATTTTTCAACAAGAACATCAACAGAAACTGGTTTAATTACAAAATTTTTAGCACCAAGTTCATGATAAAGTGCTAATATATTTTTATGAGTCTCTGTAGTAACTATAATGGTTTTAACATTTTTAAAATTTGATGAAATAGTTCCCAAAATTGAAGTTACAAAACTATTTGAAAAAATCATATCAAACACAAAAATGATATTATTACTATCACATCGTTTAAGTTTTGAATACAAGTCAAGATCATTTGATGCAAATATAATTCGATCTAAAGTTGCACCAATATACTTAGTTACTGTAATTTTTAATAATTTGAAAAAACTACTATTTTCACCAAGATAAAATATATATCCATTATTTGAATGAAGATAATCGAAAACTGCTTTGTCGTATTTAGTGTTTTTCATCGATTATCCTCCATCAGTCATTCTACGTAACTCTGTAAGTATATCTCTTACTTTGTCCGCATCTCCATCGATATCTGTACGACGTCTTGACATTGTTTGATGAGGACTGTGAACATCACCAAGAAAAATACTTTTCTTCAACGTAGACACGTCAGCTTCTATTTCACTAACTTTGCTTAAAATGGTTTGTTGATTTGTAATAATATTATCAACTTTACCTGTTAAAAGTTTCAAATCATCTGAAACTTCTTTGACTTCGCTTTGGTTGTTTTCAACTAAATGTTTAGTAACCTCAGTATCAACACTTATAGTTCTAACACTTGCTTCGGTTTTATCAAATGTCAATCTCCATCGAAATTTTAATTCGAATATAAGGGCAACTAGCGGAGCCATGCAAGTAATCAGAACCCAAGAAATACCTTGCCAAAACGTCACTGAAAATATTTCTTCTTTTATTGGAAATTCCATATTTAATTACCCGCATTACAATTTTTATCAATCTCTGTTAAAATCAATTTATATGCATTTGGCACATGGTCCGATTTTCTCACATAAGTTTGAATTGCCCTTGGCGAATTCAATGGATCAGACTTTTTAACACCGGTTAATTTCTCAAATACAATCTCATCAATACATAAATATATTTGTTCAGATTGTGCGGCTCTACTTTTTATTTGATCGTTAATATTTTTTGTAACTTGTTTACCATGTATACTATAATATAGCACACATATAAATAAACTTAAAATAGTCAATATAGATCCTATGTAACGTGTCATATACACTCCATTAGTAAACAACTATATCATCAGTGAGTATAAGTTTAGAATATCCTAAATAATGAATTCTATTTAAATTCATACTTATAACACTGGTTGTATTAAAAACTTGTGGAGTAACCGGTTTTCCATTGACTAATTTAATTAAAATATCACCAGCTTCTTCACCCATTTTTGAAAAAAATGGACCCACACAAGTTGATAATCCAATTTTTGCAAATAGTGGATTTATACTAACTTCAAGATGTCTATTATTATGTTTTAATAATTCTTTAATAATTTCTTCTTTGCTTAATGTTTTCCCAGTCTCAAAGTTAAGTAATCTTTGTGCGGTGAGCATTATTAAACCAGATGGTTTACTTTGTAATTCATTAAGTGCTTTTTTAAATTGATGTAAAGTTTCACATTTAATAATGACTGGAGTTTCATTCATACTTTTTAAAATATTTCTATATTCATTAGCTATATATGTACTAGTTTCAGAACCATCGTCCGTTATAATATAATATTTATCAATAACAACATTATGTTTCTTTAACATTTTAAAATAAGCAGTCATATTTGGAACTTCACATACACCGTATAAATTTTTAAGATTTAATTCCGGTCTTTCAGAAATATAATCATTAATTGGTTTATTAACACCTGAAAAAATGACACGATACTTTGAAGACATTGGAATACCAACATATGAAAATGCGTTATCATCAGTTACATAAATAAAATCAGGTTTATATTTATTTATTTCAGCAATTGCCGTTTGTGATATGGATTTCATAGATTGTGGTGTAGTATTTTTAACATTAGTTTCCATATATATAGCTGAGTAATCGATATCAAAGTTTTCATTTAATGCTGCTTTTATAACTTTTTTAAATCCATCATTTTGCGGATCAGTACACACATGACCTTCATCATATGAATTAACAATATAAATTTTTAATAGTCTTTTATTTTCAGGATGTACTTGGACTGGTCCAGTCAAAATAATAGCAACGAAAATAATAAAACTAAATAATATTTTTGACCAAGACCGAATATTCATTATATATCTCCTAAAATTTCCAATATTTTATTTTTTGTTGTTTCGTCAAGAGTTTCTGCTAACTCTTTAAATTTAGTAATATGAATACTACATCTATTAATTTCAGATAATTGTGTTTCAACATTATCTGCAATCAATACAGTTGCATATGCTATACCATCAGCATCATACAATAAACTACATGTAAATTTATAATGAGCTTTTAATGTTTCACAATATAAAATTGATGAAGATCTTTCTTTTTCAATTATACATTTTTTACGAGGACACTCAGTTGATGATACTTGGCCGAAACCAAAAAAATCATCAACTGTTCTTCCAAGAAAATCTTTATATCTAATATTAAATAATTCTTTAACTGCTTGGTTTGCACGCATTATGCGCCCGTCTAAATCTGTAATTACGATTAAATATGGTATTGCATCAAACGTATGTTCCCATTCAAGTTTCGCATCATAAATCAATTTATTAGTCAGTGATAACTCTTCAAGTGTTTCAGATAATTTATCAACAAGTTCACTAATTTTTGAATTCTTCATATCATTTTCTTCAATTTGTTTAATATACGTTTGACACGATTCTTCCATTTTAATCATTTCTTCTCTACGTTCATCTGGTGACATATTTATTTTCCTCAACTACCAACAACGGTGTCATCTTTTAATAAATTTCGACTTAATAATAATTTGGTTATACAAACTATTATTCTATATTTAATGAGTTCCATTTCATGATGTTTAAAGAAAAAATCATCAGCACCAAGTTTAATTGCTTTTGAAATATCTTTAAATGAAGTTGAAACTGAACTGACAATAATATAACAGTCTAAGTCACCATCATGACGCATTTTATTTAATGCTGGAAGAATATGAAATCCGGTTGTTCCAGGCATAATAAGGTCTAATAAAATGATATCAGGTTTAATTTCATTACATAATTTTAAACATTCTTCGCCATTTCTGGCCTCATAAACTTCAAAATCATATAATTCAAGAAGGCCTTTATAGGTTGTTCTTGTCAGCTCGTCATCGTCGACTACTAATATTTTAAATATCATGACACCCTCAAGTTATTGAATATTACGATTATTTTCCTGATTTTGTTTTTGAGCTACTTTAGACATGCCAGACACTTTCTTTAATTCATCCGAATCCTGTTTACCGCCATCGTTTTTAGATAACTCAGTAACATTGTCATATGGATTCGAAACAATTTCATCATACTCAACTAATACTTTTATAACGGAAATCATTATTATCTCCTTATCTAAGAACTTGTCTTGCTTTTATTTTAGCTCTAGAACCAAGTTTCTTACGCATTCTATCTTTTACTATATTTAATTGTTGACGATAGAATTGATATTTCTTATAATCCATTTGATCGGATTTCTTTGCCATGAATACTGTTTCACGACCAGCTAAACGTGAACGTTTTTGAATTGCACCAGATCTAATCATACTTGTTTTTACTTCTGCTAATATCATACCAGAAGTAATAGCCTCAAATAAACTATCAAAATTCATAGTTCCTCCAATAAAATCTGCAATACAGATATGACTAAAAATATCTGTATTGCAGACATATTATGCAAAAATATTTTGTTCTAATTCCATATTATGAAGTCTACGACTTAATTCATCAAATGCAATATTTGATGTTCCAACATTTACATTTAACCAATTTTTTGGATATGTTGGTGTATATGAAATATGTGCTGCTGATCTGAATAATAGTTTCGATCCATTAACAGATCCTCCATAAACACCATCAATTATTGTATATGAGTTATTACATTCAACGGATGTCCCACCATTAATAGTTACAGAAAACAAACCATTCGGATTTTGTAAAAGGGGATTATTATTTAAATCAAGTGCAATCGGACCTTGGGCATTAATTATCGAACCAGAAAACAGGTTTACTATCCCACCAGTTGCTTCTATTACTGCACGTGTTGTTTGATTTCCATCAATTGCAAAACTGTGCATTGCGAAGTTTCCACCAGTTATACGAATATTAGGATAATCACCTGAGCAAAAACCTTTAACACCAACAAGATTAATTACACCATTTGATATGATTAATGGTGAATTTGTAGCAACTGCATTACTATTTAAAGTAATATTGTTTCCATAAAATCCACCACTATTAGTAACGGTGCCTTCACACTTAAAATTAGAAACATATGCTTGTGCACTTAATAATGAAACATTACCATTAACAGTAATATCTTTAATTCCAACTTCCACATTAGATGCTGTTAAATTGCCATGTATAATAGTAGATGTCTGTCCTAATCCCATAAGTACACAGTTATCATCAATATAAACATCTTCATTATATGTACCCGGCATAACAAGTATACAATATGAACCAGACATATAATCAATACATGATGTAATACTTTTAAATGGTTTTGCAACAGTACCATCTGGAGAATATACATCAATACGATTACAGTCAACATATCTTAAAGTAGTTGTTTTAATATCTAATGTCGATCTATTTAATTTATAAATAAGATTATCTAATGCATTATATATTGTTGTTGGGACAGTATTTCCCCATTCCGAAGATGTAGCCGGTGAATAATTAATAGATGCTTTATGTGTTAATTCATCAGCAAGAGTATCAACAGCCTGTGGAATAGTTGTCGGTAACGGTAATGTCCAATCATTAGGATCAGATGGTATATATTGTAACAAATCCTGTGTTGATGGATTTATAGCAACCCAACTCGATCCATCATTTGATATTTCCCATCTGTTTTCAGTCTCATTATATTTAAGACCAACAGTTGGTTGATTTCCACGTTTGACATAAATACCAACATCCTCATATGGAGTTCCACTAATAAAATCTTTATTAAGAGTAAATGTTGGTGACGGAGTTCCATCAATATCGGCTGTTGTTGATTGTAAATCAATTATTGTTTGTGAATCAACTTTATTATCTAATATCGACTGTAAACCAGTAATATTAGATATATTATGTGCATCTGGATTATTTCGACCAATACTATTTGTATGATCAGAAAATGGAGTTTTAAAAAATGGGCGAACATCAAAAATAGAAGTATCTGTAATTCTATCAGTATCTTGTTCAACAAATATTAATGCTAACGGAAAATCATTTGTTGGAATATCTGGAGGAATCGGATTTTTAGATTCTGGACCATATGATATTCTTATTTCGCCACCCATGGTTAATGATATAAGTGTCCATCTAGCATTTACAGCTGGTGGAGATATAGTAAATGATTGTCCACCAACAAATTCAATATACTTCGTACCGTGATAAAAACCACCATCAGACACTCTAATCTTCATATTTGCTGGTGAATTAGCAGTAACTTTTAATGTAGCAAAATGAGCATTAGAGCGCCTTAACGTATCACCATATGGAGGTAGCGCTATCATGAATCACCTCTTATCTGTAGTCGGCTGTACTTAATTGTTCTACAACTATTGTACTTGTTCCTTCTACACATTTTATAATAACTTTAGTACAACGACGGAACATAAGTAATATTTCATTAACAACACCACCAATAATACTATGTGGATTTGTTGTTTCTGATTCTAAATAAATTTCAAATAAACTATTTGGCGATACGGCAACAAAACGTAACGCACTAGTATGTTCAATATTAATATCAATTGTTTCTGTATCACCGGCTGTCATTCCAGTAAATTTATGTGTTGATAATACTGGATTATATAAATCGGTAGTTGGATCAAGCATAAGCATATGTGGATAATGTGCTGGATCAATGAAATAATCAATACTTTTTACTTCAGATGATTTAAAAGTATGGTTCATGTATCCAAATACTTTATCAGAATCGTTTTGATACTTTGGCATGTATAACACTCCTAGAAATTTAGTGGGGGCATCCCATGACACCCCCTATTTAAAGAGACCTGTCGCTGGAGGGGTAGTAACCGGTCTCTTCGTTACGACAATTTTGAAAAATCATTTCTAACATTATTAACTCTGTTAGCCCATCCACGTAAAAACTCTTTAAGTTTTGGTTTCTTTTCAGCTAAATCATGATAAAACTGTAAGCGTTCAAGTAAATATTCATCATCCATATATGATTTATCTTGAATTGCATTATATGCAGCAAGAGTTCCAGGACCAATACGTCCATCAACCGCAATATTATTATTGTTATAACGATTAATAACTTTTTGAAGTAAACGTAATCCTGTACCTGGACCAGCATTAACAATCATATCAAACATCGCATATTGAAGATTGATATTTTCCTCATAACGATCCAAGTCATATTCATCCCAAAAATATTTCTTATATATTTTTATCGCATCTTCTTCTGATAAATTCTTAATATCATTTGCATCAATATCGCCATCTTTATCAATATCACCAATTTCTGTATCATGGGTTCCGGCCAAAAATCTTAAACTAATGCCTCGATTAGTTGCTCCGCCGGGGTCATTAGGATTATTTACCCATCCACCTTCATGAACTAATACTAATGGAATTATTTTGTCAAAGTTTGACATAACTTATCTCCTATTTAAATCCAAAAAATGCAACAGTTGCTATATTAGTTAAAAATAACAATGTTGATAGACCTTTATTCATAAAATTATCAACTTTATGATCATGTCTTTCTTCTCTATATCTATTTTCACTATCAACCCAAAGATCTCTATATGCTAACGCTTTTAATCTTTCGAGTTCTAAAAATTCTTTATATGCATTAATAGTGTCGATATGTATATTAACTAATGCTTCTTGTTCCAATACTATGTGTTTATATGTTTTTGTTAATTCAAGTAAAGCTGCAATTTTTCTATATTCATTGAAATCAAACAAAACAACATTCGCTTGATTTGCATCTTCAGTAAATGAAATTTTATTACCATTAAGAATAGCAAGCTTTCTTTCTGGTCTATCTGGTTTAGGAATATCTTTTAATTTATCCTGCACATTATACTTTGCAGTTTTTTCAAATTTTAATTCTGGCGGCTTATAAGGTTCAAACTTTGTTGCAGCACAACCAGGTAATAATATAGATAATATTAACAAAAACACAACACTTTTACGAATCATACTTTCTCCACAAATATATAGAAATAGTTTACTAAGGAGGACATATGTCCAAAGAACTAACAAAGTTAATAAAAGACTGGACATTCTATCGAAAGATGGGATATCCAAGAATGGCAGAAGTCATTGATAAAAAAATACGCGAATACTTCAAAAAACACAACATTGAAGTATTACCAAGAAAAAGATAGGACTACACATCCTACTTTTTCATACCTTCTTTTTTTGCTTGATTTTCCATCTTTTCAAGACGATCATAATAATCAGGTATTTCTGATAAATGATCTTTAGCTATTGCTATTGCTACAGTTGGACTATTAGTGTGTTCCTTTTCTATTTTAACACCATGTTTTAATTCTTTATTATTGAAGGTTTTATCAGGCACCCTGTCGTGCCTCCCAACATGTTGCAGAGTCTTTATAACACTTATCATATTTTGTTCCTAAATATTTTAAAATTATTTTACGAATATCACCATATGAATATGGTTTAAAAATAATTTCATTAAATCCTGCTTGTTTCATTTCAAATATTGCTTCATCATCAGTAAATGCAGTTTGAGCTATAATCGGAGTTGAATAATTTGAATCTCTAATAAACTGTGCTATTTCAATTCCGTTTATATTAGGAAGTTGTATATCTAATAAAAATAAATCATATGTATTATTCATTATTTTATTAATAGCTTCATAACCATCGTCGCATACATCATAATCCAAACCAAGTTTATCACAAATAGTCATTAAATACATTTCGTTGACTGCATTATCTTCTACTATTAATATTCTAGGTCGCATGGACCACCTACTTTAGTCAATACGTTCAAATGGCAAAATAACTGAAAATACAGTTCCTTTACCAGGTTCACTACAAACGTGAATAGACCCTCCCATAAGTTCAATAAAACGAAGACAGATATTTAATCCTAGTCCAGTTCCAACGATAGTTTTAGTAAAACTAGTTTCAACTCTTGAAAAACTATCAAAAATTTTATCTTGATATGGAGAAGGAATTCCAATACCGGAGTCTTCAACATTTAATCGAAGTTTATTATTTGATATTAATGATATGTGTAAATTAACAAAACCTTTTTCTGTAAATTTAATAGCATTTCCTAATAAATTTATAAGAACTTGTTTAAATTTACTATCATCAATTTTAATAGATTGTGGTATATCATCATCAATTTTAATATCAAATGTTAAACCTTTTTCTAATGTTTGTAATGTAACAATATTAGTCACAGATGAAACGCATCTTCTGAATACAGTTGATTTTGGTTCAAATTTATGAATACCATTTTCTATTTTAGATAAATCTAATATATCTTCAATTAATGCTAATAATGTTTTTGTTGCCTTTTTAGCATTACTTAAATATATTTTTTGTTTTTCTAAATCTGTAGTATGAGAAAGTATTTCAATCATACCAAATACACCATTTAATGGTGTTCTAATTTCATGTGACATATTAGCTAAGAATGTACTTTTAGTTCTATTTGCATATTCAGCATGTTCTTTTGCTATTTGTAATTCTTTTACAGTATTTTGCAATTCATATACACGATCATCAATTATTTGAAATAAATCCATTTCACGTTTTATAAGTCGATTTAAAAGATACATTGCTAAAATTAAAATAACAAACGTAAAGAATATAATTAAAATCGTTTTAAATAACATATCAGAGAAATGAACTTCAAAATCGAAAATTTCAAAAATCTTACGTTCAGATAAACTTACACCAATAGTTAAATATATATCTGAATTATTTAATTTAAATGATCTCCAAGAAATATATTCTTTACCAAGATCATGTGACCATATATACCAATCATTACCATTAGTTGAATTTGAAATTCCAGAAAATAAATTATCAATATTCTTAGCACCACTCCAAATTTGATTTTTGAATACCGTTTTAATGTCATCTTGGTTTGGATGATTTCGATAATCTTTATCATATATAACCATTTCTGGAGTATACATAAATACATCATTACTATTAAATAGTTGAATATCATCAACAAAATATGGAACAATAAATTCATTTATAATCTTTAAATCAGGACAATCTGGTCTACTTTTCTTTTTTAATTCAAACTCTAATTGTATATTTTGTTCAATTATTTTTAAAAATTCATTTTCTAATAAATAAATACCATTAACGGCACTTCGAACTTCCCGATCATTATGTTCAAAATAATAATACACAAAAGTACAAGCTTGTACTATCCATATTACTGGCATTAGGATCTTTAAGATCTGATTTATCATACGAATTTTATTTTTCATTTTATATCCTACTTTATAAATCGTCTTTATTCCATCCTTTATTAACGGCATCATCTATTTTTTGATGGTCGGTTTCTTTCATAATATTATCTATTTTTGCGGCAGCTTCATCAACAGTTTTACGAATAAGTACTTGTTTCTCAACAGATTGATTTTCTAATCCTTTTATATTCGCTTCTATCTTTGCTTGTTCCGCTTGAATAGATTCTATCTTTTTCATACCTTCATCTTGTTTTTGCGTATGTAAAATATCTTTTAAATCTGATAATTTTCCAGATTTAAACCAATTTAAGATATAAAATCCACCACCAAATAATAATACAGAACCAAATCCATATTTAATTATATTTGTCCAGTCCAACATTTGACCGTCCATAATAACTCCTTAAACTTTAGTCTCTTGTGGTTTAGTTTTTATAGGTTTGATTTGATTTTTTGTCATATCATGTTTATCTAATGAATCATTATTAACTTGTACATGTAATTTATTTCCAGCGTACCCTGGATTATTTTTTAATTTATGATATGGTTTTTTGGTTTTATCATTATCATTTTTAAAAGGTACTAAATTTTCAATTATTGAAATCATTATTCACTCTCTTCTTGATGGATGTGACAATGCCGTTCGTCATGTTTTTTATTTTTATATGAACTACAATCCGTCTTAACAAAAAACCAATTACTATCCTTCCATTTATTCATTTCAACTCTATAAAAACCATCATCCGTTTCTATTAAAATACTAAACATTCCAATTTTAACAATTTTACCAATATATCCATCGACTTCAACATAATTTAAAGTTGAAATATTTGAATTAAATCTAAATTGAAAATAACTAACAAGAGTCTCAATTAATGTTTTAGCATATGTAACTAAAAAGAAAATAACGGCAGTCCATAATACCATTTCAAATAAATCGGCTCGAATGATTTTCATTATTTCAGCATAAATTTTATCTTCCATATTATTACTCCATTTTTAATATTATACTTTTTCATATAGAAATGATACTGGCGGAGGTTTTATATGACAGTGATTCATAAACCGAATCCAATATTAGATTATCAATGTCTAATAGTTGGTGATGTACACAATGAATTCGGAACATTAAATACACTAATAAATCAACACAAACCAGATTTTTTATTTCAAGTTGGTGATTTTGGTTTTTGGCCAAGATTAGTTACACCGAAACAAAGATCATTTGCATGGGCATCTGGAATTAAACGTTATCGAACTATGGATGTAACAGAAATAAAAAATCACAATACTAAAATACACTGGTGCGATGGAAATCACGAAGATCATTGGACTTTAAAAATGTTTAGAGAAGATAATCAAGTTGCACCAAATGTGTTTTATCAAAAACGTGGAAGTACAATAACTCTTCCGGATGGAAGAAATGTATTATTTATGGGTGGCGCAGATTCTATAGATAAAGATTGTAGAATATTAGGCCGCGATTGGTTTCCAGAAGAAATTATAACACAAGCCGATATAGAAAATTTACCAGATATTCAAATCGATATCGTTATATCTCATACATGTCCTGAATGTTTAGTTGCAGACATGTTACCTTACAATAGTTTTAAATTTAATGATCCATCGACTCAAGCTCTACAATATGTTCTTGAGAAATATGATCCTCAATATTGGTTCTTTGGTCATTGGCATCACTTTAAAAGATTTAAACGCGGTTATACAACATTTACATGTTTAAATATGTTACCATGTTCTGGAAGTTGGTGCTACCTTTAATATTCATAAATTTCATATAGAAATTTATATATTAGGAGGTATACCATGAACACTCTAAATGACTTTCTGTATAAGTTTCCGGAAGTTATCATAATTCCGGCTGGTGTCGTCATCGATGCTATCTTGATGTATGGCTTCGTACTGTACATCTGCAAATAACACGAACCTGGGGCTGAAATGCCCCAGCTTATTGGAGCTCTTTATGAGTAAAAAGAAAAAGAAGCCTAATATAAAAGGTAACACCATTATCATCAGTGAAGATGATATTAAAATCCGAAAAAATTCTTGTCCACCAACAAAGAAACACGAGGATAAGAAAAAATATAATCGCAAAGAGAAACACAAAGAGGAGGCGTATGGTATATCCATACGCCTCCGTTTTTTTAGTTAGGAATATTCTTAATGTCTTCAACGACATTAATTCTTTTTATTTTTTCCACTTTAAATTGCTCACGAACAACAACAACTGTTCCAGTAAGACCTAAATTGAATGTACACCATGCATTAAATAAATTAATTAATTCAGCTGATGTTTTACAATTTGGAACAATATGATAAGCTAATGCCGTTGATACAAAAAACGGAAATGCCCACATCCAAATTTTAACAGATGTAACAGATTCGATAACTTTAGTAAGAACCGAAAACCAATAATCTTTCATTGAAATTTCACTGGTTGATGATTCTAAATTATCTGTCGTGTTTTCAATAACAGCTGGAGTTGTATCTGATTCTTTAATTACAGTTGTAGTAACTGTATCTGTTTTATTATCTTGTTTAATATCAATCTTAATAGGAGATGGTTGTATTTTTTGAGAATCATCATTATCAACTAAATTAGGATCCATAGTATATCTCCATTACATAATAATTTCAATTAATTCAATTGATTCTGTTGTTATAGTTTGATTTGCTTTACCAACAACCTTTCCACAGAAACAAGTTTTAATATTGACAATATCAACTGGCATAGCAATACCATCCATACCAGATACTAACATTGTACCTTTTTTGACAGGACCATCAACTAAACATTTAACTTTACCAACTCTTGCAATTGCTGGTCCATCAATATCATTATTCATAAGATATGCTGGTGCCTCAGATACAACTCCGAGAACACGTGTTGAACATATTTCATTTGACATTTCGCAATCAAATCGATCATCTTCAGAAACTAAAACAACAGTTCCAATAGGTAAGTCTTTTTGTTTGCAAGTATATCTTTCGGCTAAGTCGGCATAACGCGCTTTAGCTGAAATTGCATTGATTTCATTTGCTGAGAAATTACCATCAGCATCACGTCTAACAATTTTATTTGCGATATTATCTGGTGTAGCATCAACAAGAACATTCAAGTTTGAACTTTGTAAATCTGTAAATGTACATGTACCAGTAGCATCACCAGTCAATGTTAAAATTGGATCAGGTTTATTTAAAATCTTAGTCCAATCAACACTAGTAATATCAGCATTATCGTGAACGTGTGCATCAGGATCAATAGTTAAATTTAATGTAGCATTACCTAAATCTGTAAATGTACATGTGCCGGTAGCACCGCCAACGACAGTTAATGTTGGATCTGGTTTATTTTCAATGTCTTCCCATGATCCAGATGTTTTACGCCATTCGGCATGACTATCTGTATTATTATAACAGAAATAAAGTTTACGCCCAGTTTGGATAGATTGATCCACCCATAATTGTCCGACAATAAAACCTTTACTGCTATCGTCGGTAGCTAATGGCGGTCTATCTGCATAATGTATATGTGGAAAATAGAAATCAGCCATATTTTGATCTCCTAAATAATTATTTCAATCAGTTTAACTTCTTCATTATCTATACTATCATTCGCATATGCAAAGTGTTTAGTTGTAAGTCCATTTGATGATATTGCAAGTCCATTAAAATGACTTGTTAATGGTTCACCTTTTTTACATGGTCCATGAACTAAACATTTAACTTTACCAATTCTACCGACAGGAATACCATCAGGACAATTATCATTTAATATAATTCCAGGATTCTCAGAAACTACTCCAAGAATAGTTTCACAACCAATAGAATCTACCATTTCAATATCATAATTTGGATCACTTGTAACTTTAACAAGTTGACCTATTTTAACTTTATCTTTACAAGTATATTTTTCAGCTAAGTCTGCATATTGTGCAGTTATAGCAGTTCCTCTAAAATATGTTGAGTATATATTTGCAAATTTATATGTCGCAGAGCCAATATCATATACATTACTGATTGTAGGATATGAACTTCCATCTGTTCTAAGAAAACTAGTTGCATGTAAACCATCAACCATATCCGCATTTGTATTTGTTGAATTTATAGTGCATGATATCGACACGTTACCCATGTCAGTCATAGTTGCAGAACCAACAACACCACCAGTAAGACTTATAACTGGATCAGGCTTATTTAAAATCTTCGACCAATCAATCGAATTTAAAGTGGTGTCATCATGAACATGTGAATTATCTGCAACTGTTGATACTATATTAACGTTTGAACTACCATCAAAATTAACAGAACCTGAAACATCACCAGATAGTGAAATAGTTCTAGGAACATGTAATTGATTTACAGAACATGTGATAGTAACATTACCAACATCAGTCATTGTTCCAGTTCCTGAAACTTCACCTGATAATGTAATAACTGGATCAGGTTTATTTAAAATCTTTGACCAATCAATAGAATCTAAAGTTGTATTATCATGTCTATGTGAATTATCTGCAACTGTTGATACTATATCAACACTTGAACTACCATCAAAACTTACAAGACCAGAAACATCACCAGATAGTGATATATTGACTGGAGTTTGTAACTTTGAAGCAGTTGATGTATTACCAACAAATGAACCAGTAATTGTTTTATTGATCAAAGTTTGTGGAGTGGATGCATCTATAATTTCTATTTCAGAACCAGCTAATCCACATTTCCAACGATCATTAGATTCATCCCAAATAATTGAAGCGTTTGCTAATGTTCCACGTTCAACTTCAATTCCACCATTTTCAATTGGTGAAGAACCTGTATAATTATTATTTAATACAACAATGTTATCATTAATAGTAACAACTTCTGAGTTTACAGTAGTTGTTGTACCATTAACTATTAAGTTGTTTATTATAAGATCAGCATAATCACTATCAGCTGAATTTCTTAATTCAAGAATACCTGTTGAGTTTTTAAATATTGGACCACCAGAATCTGAATCGAGATGATATGTTGGACTTGTTGTTCCAGTTAAATTAGTATGATTATGTGAATCATCTATAACTGTACTTACAATATTAACGTTTGAACTGCCATCAAAACTTACAATACCAGTTACATCACCAGATAGTGATATATTAACTGGAGTTGTAATCTTTTTAACTACAGTATTAATATTAATACTTGTAACATCTGTCATTGTTGCAGAACCAGCAATATCACCACTAAGAGTAACTGTTGGGTCTGGTTTATTTAATACTTTAGACCAATCTATTGAATCTAAAGTAGTATCATCATGTCTATGTGAGTTATTCGCAATAACACCATGTTCCGGAAGACTATGATCATGAGGACCACCAGCCCAACGACCACCTGGAGTAGAACCATCACCAATATACAGTTGACGTGTATCTGTTGTTAATATTGGTTGCCCTTGTTCTGGTATTCTTGTATTTCTTCTACTTGATGGGCCTCTTAAAAATTTCATATATGATTACCTCTTTAAAATGTTCCATCATCAATAAGTAATTCAACAGATGCGGAATTTAAGTTATTTAAAGTAACAGCACCTGTGACGGCACCAATGTAAGTTATTGTTGGGGAAGGAACATTAATTAATTTTGAGAAATCTAATGATGGAATAGTTGCGGTTGTATGTGTATGTGAATCATCAACTACTTGTGCATTAATTGAAGCAATACCAGTGTTTTCAGCAAATGTACCAGAACCAACAACGTCACCAGTTAATTGAATTTGTAAATTAAGTTGTGGCGCAAGATCTGTCCATTGAATAGTTCCAAGAGAACAAGATATATTAACATCGGTGGAACCATCAAATAACGTAGATCCCGTAACCATTCCTGATAAATTTATAATTCGTGGTGTCTTAAATTTACTTGCTGTGGCGGCATTAATATTATGATCACCGGTAAGTAATCCACCATCTGTTGAGGTATGATTATGTTGACCGAGATTATGTGAGTGATCTGCACGTGCAGTATAATTTAAAACGCCAATTTTACCACTAGTGTTAGATGAAACGTCCCCAGGCATTATATCAAAAAATGCCGGGTTAATTGGTAATTCTGAACCTACTATTCCAGATTTCCAAACTTTATCAGCTTCACTCCACATTAATCTTGCTTCTGTTTGACTTCCTCTACGTATATCAATACCAGCATCTTCACTTGGTGTACCAGATGTAACATTCGAATTCAAAGTAATAAAGTTATCATAAATTTCAACTAATTCAGATTGGACTACGGTCATACCACCTTTAACCATTAAGTTCTTACAAACTAAATCACCATAACCGTTGTCGGAAGGATCACGAACTTCAAGAGTTCCACCGGCATTTCGAATAATTACTCCATCCGATGCCAAATGTAAAAGACCAGGTTTAATGACATTATAGTTATTATATAAATCTGTAAATCTATTGTCAACATATGATTTTACAGCACGTTGTGTTGACAAATAAGAATCGCTATTTTCCATAAGATTCTGATTTCCAGAAATAGCATTAACACCAACAACACTTGTGCCTAAATATAATTTACCATCTTGTCCAATTTTAATATCAGCTGGATATGTTGATGCGCCAGCTTTTAATGTAAATTCACCATCTTGATCTAAACCAATTGATCCGAACACTATATCAAACTTAGAAAAATAAAGTCGAGAATTTGATATATTATTTGTGTTAATAATCAATTGTGTATCAGTGCTTGCATTGAATTTTAATGGTGATGTTAAATTCCATGTACCTCCAGAAGGAAGTTCAGTAAAACTAATAGGGGCATTCGCAACATTTATAATCTTGTTATCAAGATCTTCAAGAACACCATTTAAATAGTTTGATGCGAATTTACCATTTGGATCTATAACTTTAATGTTTTCATCAAAAAGAATATTTTCCCAATCGGTGTTAGTTTCATTTCTTATTAGAAATTCAATAGGCACGGGAATACCTCCCATTCAGACTAGATATTTAATTCAGGTATACTTTGTTTAATAAACGATTTAATTGCTTCACGGCACTTTTCATCAGTGGATACAAATGCTTCAACTTTATTTTTATCGTCTTTAAATGAAATTCTCACAAAGTTTTCATGATTAATATATACATAACGATTTGTAGCAAATGTAATAGTGGAAACATTTTTAAGTCCACACTTTTTACTTTCAATTTTTAAGAAATTATCAAAAGACTTTTTATTTTCAGTAACTTTTACACTAAATTCTGATTTTACTTGAGGTTGAACTATAGTTTCTATTTTTTCTTCTTCAACATCTAATATCGGTTCTTCAGTCTTTATAAGTTCGACTTTTTCATCTTTCTTTTTTCTTGCCATTATACTTACTCCTAATTTTATATTCCCAACGAAGGTTTTTGTATAGTCGGGAGTGAAGTTATTGGATTACCAGCTATTGTTTTTCTAATATTACGTTTACCAATTCCTAACATGTTACGTTTTTGATTAGCCATTGTATTATGAATTGTTTGTTGTGGCGATTGTGGAACTAAATATAGTTCCATCAAACCGGCCATTATTGCACGTTTTAATGAATTCATGTTGTCACCTGTAAATAAGATAAATTGCCTTCATAATCATAAACTGGTAAACCTATAATATTACCATTTTCATCACGTGTCATAGGAATAGATACTTGAACTCCATCATAACGTTCAAATATTAATACATCACCAATGGCCAGAAGTAATGAAATTGGTGTACCATCTTTAAGATACACTAATAGTTTCTTTCCGCTAGGAACGAATACACCTTGATATGAAAATAGCATATTGCCATTAACAGCACGAACATTATATCTATTTTCAGAATACTCAGGTATATCTCCATCATCTTCAAGTAATACACCCATATGATGCAAGAGTTCAAATAACGGAGATGATTTTCTATTTCTTACATTATAACTTTTACCGTATATAGTAAAATCTTTTTGTTGTGATAATGTTAATGAAATAATATCATTATTAAGATCTTTTAAAAATGATATAACTCCAACAATGGTTCTATCTCTATTTTTATCCCATCCATAATTAATAAATTCTTCATCTATTCCAGCATTAACATCTGGTTCACGATGATAACCAATTCTTAATTCAACAGGATTAAATTCAGGAGATTCAGACCATTGATATCTTAAATATATTACTAAATAACCTTGATCAGAACATTGGGCGACATCAAATGTTAACTCTGTTGTTTCCAATATTTCAACAAGTGTACTATCCTGAATAGCATATCCAGGAAGAACTTTGACTGAAATTTCTGTTCCAGTTTTCTTAAGATCTTTAAGAGTCATACCAGATACTATAAAATCATTACCATATGCTTTACATAATGAATTAATTAAACGTGATAAATATACGTTACTATCAACCGTATTCCAATCATATAAAGGTTGATTGAACGAATCGATATGTTTTACTTGTGTTGGTGTACTAATTTCAGCCATATCTATTCTCCTATACTCTTCTTATCCAAATCGAATGCTGATCCTTAACTTCCGGTTCATCTTGTTGTACTCTAATATTAACATTCGACGTGACAGTAATAGAATTATCATCATGACTTAATGAAATATTATCACCAGCTTTTAAGGTCTTTAAATATATAATACCGTCGTATAATTGTTTGATAATATTTTCACCATTTGGTGTAGTCGGTAAAATACCATGGATATCTGATGCGATGTCAGTAATAAACCGACGCATATATCGATCTAAACCAAATGATTTTTGAATATCATAACCATTCTTATAATATTCTTTTTCATAAATATATAAACTTAGATTTGTTGAACTATAAGCCGATGATAATTTTCCATTTCCATCAACAGTAAATTCAATAATATCAATAATTGTTCTATATCTACCTGTAAACCATGCATGTGCAGGTTCACCATATGTATTAGAAGTTTTTGATATAAAATCAATTCCAAATCTTAATTGGTTTCCACCTTGTACATATAAATAGTGCCAATCAGCATATACAACGAATTTACCTTCAGTCGCATGTAAATTTGCGCCTTCATATTCAACTTCAAAATCTTCATCAATTAATAATAAAGTTCTATCTTGAATTAATCTTCCGGCTGTTAATTTAACAATAATATTTGTATCCGTATGTGTTACTGTTGTTTCAAGTCCTTGGAGAACAATATCATTACCAAATGCTTCAAGAATACTATTAAAACCATGTGTAAGATAATATGAAGGTTCTAAATTAAATTCTAAACTTGAAATACGTTGTTGTGATGGCTCTATTATTCTCTCTTGTTTTGGAGCGAATGTTCTAAAGCTCATTATTATACCTCATTAAATCCTATAAAATATTTATAAAGATTATTTGGTGTTACACGAGAAAAAAATTTAAAATGTTTAAGAATATCATTAAGTCCACCAAGATATAATGAATATCCAATGATTTCTGTACAAAACCATTTATTTTTATCTTGAAGATTTAATTTTAAACCAGCAGAAAAAAATACTCCAAGCAAATCATACGGTTTATCATTTTGTGATTCACAAAACTCACGCATTTTAATTTCATCAAATGGAAAATTTAATTCAATAATATCCCATTTATCATCATATATAATATTTTTAAATCTCGTTCCATCATCACGAATACTTGATGAAAAACTCATACCATCACTAAATATTAATTCGACATGCGAATATGGACCCATTGTCCAAATAGATATTAATTTATCAATCCAGTCTCCACGCCAACCTTTATAAAAAGCAAGTTTAATCATGGTCGGATTGTCCTTTATGAATTATTAATATATTCATCCTGTGTTACAGTTTTAAGTACTAAATTACCATTAACTGCACGAATTTTATAAATATTACCAAGATATGCAGGCGCTTGACCTTCATCAAATAAATAATAATTAAGACCAGCAATAACACCTTGTAATGGTGAATTTGCAGTATTCTTAATATAATATTCTTTACCTTTAACTAAAATTGATTGTCCTGTATAAAATTGATATTTATAAATTTGGTTATTTTGATCTTTCCAAAATCTAATAGCACAAAGAATTGTTCTATCTCTTTCAAGATCCCAACCATTGTTATAAACAGTTTCACCATCTGCTGATACCCATGACATTCTAAGTTGTGCCATGTTTGGTTCTGGTGTATTAATCCATTTCCAATGCATATGGACAATAGCAAAACCAGTATCAGAAAAAAGATTACAATTAATATTCAAAAAAGTATCTTGAGTAATTTCTAATAATGTATCATCCTGAATCATAATACCAGGCAAAATAGCAACTGATACTACATTATCAGTACATGATAAGTTTGTACCGTTAAGACCACCAACAACAATATCATTACCAATAACTTTTAATACGTTATTAATATTACGAGTAAGATATACACGATGGTCGGAAGAGTTAAAATCAAAAATTCTTTGATTATATGGATCAATATACTTCATTTGAGATGGAGTTACTTTATCAATCATTTTACATCTCCTATTATTGTGATGCTACGCTTGTAACTAAATTTTTACGAACATCAACTATTTGTTTACGCGTATCATTATATTTTCTATCTGCAATCTTTTTAAAAGTAGACATACCAGTACTATTTGCAAAATCAACCGATTTCTTCATATCTTGTATTTTTTCTCTATGCATCGGCGCAGATTTAATTAATGCCGCTTTAACAGCAGTTCGCAAAGGATGATCATTTGGAAGGACTTTTTCTTCTAAAACTTCAGTTTCCATAATTATAACCCCGTAAATTTTTGACATGCCGGAATGATTTTTAAAAACTGCTTATAATAAATCATTGATACATTAACTGAATTAAATATAATATAATTTTCTCTATTATTCTTTTGAGCGTTTTCACTAAAATTAAAACTACCAGTTCCTATAATTTTTAAATCAGATATTATAAACTTATTATGATGGATTGCAACCTTATCATCAACATAAATAATAACACCCATTGAATATAATTTACTAAGTAACTGTGGGACAGTGTATCTTACACTACCAATAAAAACTGATGATTTAGATGATAATAAACCTTCATCAATAATCATTGATACTTTTACACCACGATTTAATGCTGCATAAATAGCATTACATATTTTATTATTTGTAAATTGATATGTTGAAATATAAAGAGAAGATTTCGTATTATTAATTAAATTAACAATCGATTGTTCTATTTCACCTTTAGGTGAGAAATTAATATCTGCAGAAATATTATTTTCTAATTGTGTTTTTTCTGCAAATATAATTGTTGGTGTTATGCATATTATCAATAAAACTAACCAAAACTTTTTAAACATACTTTCTCCATTATGTGATTGATGGAACTGGAGGTGTTATCCAATTGATACTAATAACTTCTTCTTTTGTTTGAGCGTTATCAATTTGTTGTTGATAATGCCATTTAGCACCAAACAAAGCTTGATAATATAAACCTACTTGAATAGTCATTGCTTTAAAATAACCAACAGTAACATAATGTGTAATATTATCAAAATCACGAAGTGAAATATATTGGTCGTCAGTCATTTTTGCCGTATCAATAAGAACTAACATACTTGTCCAGTTACTAATATCCGATGGTTTACAGTCAACTTTAAAACCTAAGAAACAACCACAACCTTCTAATAAACATTGTTCATATGATTGTTTAATTATTTCTTTTTGATTTGATTTTGTTAAATTCAATTCAGCATCAACTATTTGTTCCCATGTTGGTTTAACACGTGAATCATTCCATATTAATAACTCATATTGAGTCTTAGTATTACTATTTGTTGACCCTGAATATTCAGCTGCTGGGGTTAAATAGTCAATACAAATTGCTAAGTCATTAACACTATCAGTCATGACTATTTCTCCTAATACTTAGTAATATTAATTTGTGAATATATTTCAACATTACCAAAGTTACTTGGCGCTCCAAAACCAGTTGTATTATAAGTTGTTGCGCAACGATGTTGTAATTCTAATACAGTCGTTTGTGTTAATGTAATCGCAGTATCAATAAATGATCTAGATTGTTCGGCCGAAGATGTAGTTAATGTTGTTTCGGCTGTTCCATATTCAGATATTGAATCGCCACTAATTGATTGTAATCTACATGTATGTTTACCAACACGAAATGCAGGAGTAGAGGCTTTAATTAAATAATTGCCTGGTTGTAATGTAATCTGGTTTGTAGTAAGTGTCGCCCAAGTTTGTGAAAGTTTAGTAGTATTTAAAACTCTTGTTCTCCAAGCACCAGAAGTGAATGTTCCACCACTTGTATTGTTTGGTTGAGTTTCATTAATAATACAAACTTGAACCGCAGCAGTAGTTGCACTTAAAACACCATTACCATCAATAGATAAATTATTTCCAACTTTAATACCACCTAATGTATTTTGAGTTGCAGCAGGTAGTACATAATCGCCAGAATCAATTTGACCTTGAATAATTGCAATTTGATCATCAACATACTGTTTATTTGCAAACTGATTTAAACTTGTTGGAGCAGATGATGGTCCGAATGGTAAACTTGAGAATGTATGAATATCAGTTAATGCTGTATAATAATATGCATTACCTGATGTATTCTTATAAACAACAAAGTCAATCGGTTTAAATTCTGGATTTATTTCAATACGAGACATAACAGCAGCAGTACCGGTAGCAATAAAACGAAGACCTTTCGCGTAACCATTCTGATATTGTAATCCTAACCATGGACTCGTTTCATTATAAGTATAACCGAAAACAAGACCATTTAAGTTAGTATTAGTTGTAGGATCAGAGTTACGATATACGAAAACATGTGCTTCACCAGTTGTTTGAGTAGTACCACAACCAAGATATGAATTGTATACAGATTGTGCCCAAAGTGCTTGAGTACTATTTGCTTGACTTGTTTCAAAAGAAACTGCATTAAATCCATTATAACCAAAAATATTATTTCTAAATCTTAATTTAGTACCAGCACCATTATTAAAATTAATTAAATCTTGAGTTGTAGTAGTTCCAGTTCCTAATGATAACATTCCTAAAGAACCATCATATATTGTGTTACTATTTGTGACGGCCCAAGATTTAGTTACATTATTCCAATAAGGTATTACACCATTGATTGTTGGAATAGGAAGTAAAGGTGAATCATACTGATTTTTAAGAAATAATGGAAAATCAGTTTCAACTAATGATGCGCCGTCCAAATAAAAAGTTCCAGTAACACCATTCTTAATTTCAATGTTATATCTAATTTGTTTTACAGAAGAACTTGTTACACTGAATTGTACAATTAAATCTTCATATGCATTCACAGTAGTATTATATGCACTTGTATAAACGCCATTAGTCCATGTTGATCCATTATAAGTATCAACACTTATACGCATTGCAGATGCTACTGATGAACGAACATAAGCTCTTGCACAATATTTACTATCGACCCATACATTACAATCAGGATTTACATCTGCTGTTATTCTTATACCTGATGTTGTATACATTGTAGTTATATTTACTTTCAACGATGCAACGCCAGTTCTAACTATGGTATTCTCTTGTCCATATGTATGAACACCTGCGGTTCCATCAGTTGTTATAATCCAATTTAAGGGAGTATTTGTACTATCCCATACAGTAAAACTATCATTACGAATCACGTTAAAACAACGTGTTTTTTGAATTTGATTCATACGATCTTGAATCGTATAAAATATATCATCAAAAGTTTTATTTGTATAAATATGTTGTGCCATTACGCTATTTAGTGATAATGGATTTAAATCCATCCACTTTCTTCCAGTCTTTGCCATTTTAAAGCTCCTTGCTTTTTGCCGAAGATTTACTTCGGATATATCCCACAAGGGAATTTTTGTTTTCTCAATTTTTATATAGAAATATATTAACTATCGTAATGCGGACACCTGAGCAAGTAGGGGGCTGGCGAATTGGTCGCCAGTCCTCGAACGCATTTTTTAATGGAGGTAAAAATGCGAGAGTTAATAGCATTGTTTCTATATTTAACATCATCGATACAATTTGCTGCTAATTACATAGCAGAAACGTCAAAAGTCAATTTAATTATATATGTATGTCTTGGTATTTATTCATCATGGTCATTAGCAAAACTTAATCAGTTGAAAGAACTTAACTCTGACGAATAATTGGAGGGGGATTTCTCCCCCTCCGTTTTTTATTGATATTATACAGCTACATTGTACATAACTGTGATATTATCACCGGCTTCGATGATACCATCAATTCCCATTGATGCCCATGTAAGTCTATTAGGTGTTGAACCATCCATTTGATAGTCAATACCATAGAATTGGTTAGGAGCATTCTTAATAAGAAGAACAACTTGTGATGCAGTTTTTGGTACATTTGCAAGTTGTACATATTTGTTTGTAATATTACTTGCACTAAGAGTAAATGTTTCAACAACATCAGAATTAGCAGTAGCATTAGTAATAGCAGTTTGCACCCAACTCATTGTTGTTGCACTGCTTGGAGTTGTTGGATCTGCTAAACCTGTAATCTCATAATGGGTTGCACCATTATATGTATTCCAATTAGATGTAAGCGGTCCAAGAACAACAGAATCGCCCACAAGTTGTGTACCATTACCAGTATTTACACTGAGTACACCATCAGTAATTGAAAGACCATCACCTGCAACACCAGAACCAAGACCAATAGCACCAGCAGTAAATACTAAACCACCATTGGCATCAAGGTTGACAGAGATGTCATTAGATGCAACGACAAGACCTTTAGTTGTATCAACAATCTGTGATGCGTTAACAGATACAGCATCAGCGGTAACTGTAATACCATCGCCAGCACCAACAGCCAATGGACCATTGCCGCCAATAAGACCAGCACCAGCAACGGATGGATCGATCTTAACATCGGTTACGGCTCCAGAAGCGATTTCAGTTGAAGTAATACCACCAGCAGATACTTTAAGACCAGCACCACTAAGTGATAATGTTCCACCATCAAGGTCGATTGTAACATTATCTGCTACAATTTCAAGACCGTTACCAGTATTTACTGATAATGCTGCGCCAGCACCACCACTAAGACCAGCACCAGCAACAGATGCACTAAGTTCAACGCCAGTAATACCAGCTGAAGAAACTTTAACACCAGAACCTGTTACTGTAAGTGTTGATCCATCGGCAAGCACTGTAATACTATTTGGGTCAACTTGGATACCGTTACCAGCACCAATATCAATAATATTACCATTTTTAGTTAAACCAGCACCAGCAATAATCTGACCAGCACCTGAGAATTGTTCAAATGCTAATTCTGTTGTGTCGATAGTAATAGGATCATCAGTAATAAGAACCCAACCAGAGTCATGGTTAATATTACCTTCAGTTACGAATGTGAATGCACCAGCTGTAACTTCAGTTAATGGAGTTCCATCAAAATCAGCTGCACGAGTAAGAACAGCAGCAGTCGATCCATCACCAGCAACTGACACAACATAAATACCATTTTCAGTGGCATTTGTTTGATCTTTTACTAATACACGGTCATTGACTTTAAGTGCAACAGAATCAATTACTAATGCACCATTAGCAGTCATTGTAATTGTTTTACCGGCCAATTCATATGTACCAGCAAGAGTACCAGTTGTTGTAACTCTAACTGCTGGATGTAAATTAAGACCTTGTGCAACTGTATCTACATATAATTTGTTAGCTGCATCAGTATCAGCAATTGGTGAACCAACAGATGTTAATCTATTACCACCCATTGATTGATTACCAGTGTATGGTCTAGATCCATCAGTTTTAATGTAAGATGTTGCTAATTTACTGTCATCAATGTTGCCAGCAAGCATTGAGTTGGTAATACCACCTGATGTAACATCAAGACCATTATTAGTTCTAATAATGGCACCAGTAGGATTAACTTTAACTTGCAATTCTTTACTAGCATTAACTTCTAATGACTGACTATCCTTTTTAATCCATTTACCTTCTACAAGGGCCATAATATTCTCCTTATGATGTTTTAAATTAAATACATGACATAAATTACCTAAAAATATAAACTATTAAGCATTCGTCAACACCTGTTAGCAAACTAACATTGACTTAACTTTAATAATCAAAAAAGATACATAGAAATTGTAGTTAAACAAAGGAGGTGAAAATGATCATTTGTCCAGTGTGCCATTCCAGACCAGTCACAAATTCCGATTATAACATGTGTGATGCATGTTACGCCGAAAGACATCGTGATAACTACGATGACGATGATAAATCCATTTGGGAATCCATTTGCGATTTTTTCAGCTCGATCGGTGATTTCTTTAGTGATCTATTTAGCGGAATCGGTGATGGATTCGGTGGAGGCGATGGAGGCTGTGACGGTGGCGGAGGTGACGGTGGTGGAGATTAACCATGTTCGATAAATTTATCGAATTTAGTTTTTCACCAGTAGATCCAAAGATTGCCGCATTCATTCTTGGTATAGGTATTGGATTTATACTGGGAATGTATGTAACCGGTAAACTTCTTACTATACTTGAAAGGAAATCCGATGGCAAGAAAAATGTGTGAACACTGTGGAAAGAATCCCGCCGGTGCATATGGTGGACCATGTGCACAATGCGCAAGCAAAAGACCTGAAAGCCGCGCAGTAATGCCTGGCGTTCCAAGCAACAGGTCCAGATCAACTCCAATTGTCACCGAGTGTGACATTGACGGATGTGATTGTGGAGGTGACGACTAATGTCCAACGAAGAACAGAAACGTGACTCTGCCGGTGATGTCGTTGAAGATGTTTTCGATATCGCGGGTGAAGTTCTTGGCGGTATCGGTGAAGTTGCAAGTGGAGCCGCAGAAGTTGCTGGAGACGTCATCGGTGGCATCGTCGGTGGAATTGCCGACATCTTCTAATGGAGGACAACATGGATGACTCGATGTGGTTCCTCTTTATAATATTTATTATACTGTTCATGGCAAACAGTTAACAACAAGGCCCTTCGGGGCCTTTCTTATTGTTTAGAATATAATACATAAATAACATCACCAGTTTGTAAAACTTGTTCTAAGTTATATCCATCCCAACGTAATTTACGATTGTCATCAAGATCAATTGTATAATCAACATCAAGAAGTTGTGTAGTTCCTCCTGGTATTGCCACTAAAAATTTCATCCGACTAAATGGCACATAATCTAAGTATATCATTTTACTGGTAACCATTTCATTGGTAAGAGTATAAATTCTTACTTCAATATTATCACCAGTGTTTCCACCAGTTGGATGATTAGCTAAGTGATCCTGAAACTGTGTATAAAATGTATTTAAGTCTTCAGCACGAATAGGTGAACCCTTACCGTAATAAGTAATAGTGACAGGAGTGTTAGATGCTGATGCATGAAAAAATACTTCACAATTTTTATAATTAACGTAAAACTGACCTTGTTGTGGAGGATAGTTATTTACTCTTGACATATTATTGACAATAGGTGCAGGCGATACTGAACCATCATCTGGTCTTTCTTTTAAATCGATTTTAAATGGTGAAGAACTCGATACTGTTAATGTTTCCGATATTTGAATAGGATCCCAAGTACCATCTGGTTTGATTCTTAATGGTTGTACAGGTAACATGTCATATTGCTCCTAATTGATTTGATACTGATTGAATATTGTTTTGATTTTTCTTTGTTTTTCTTCCTTTTGTTGCTTTGAAAGACATGATCTTTTGTGGCCACATTTAGATCTATATTTTTTAAACGAAGTGCCGCCACAACCTTACAAATCATAAGGGAAGGTATGATGTAAATAGTTACATCACATACAGAATTTTAGGAATAATTCAATCAGTTATTTTTTCTATTTATAATTACTATGTATTTCTCATGTGTTTCAAAAGTATTCCTATGTGAATTGTAAAATGTCTAATTGTAGTAGTTAATCGCAAAAGGATATCTGTAAGCAATCTAATTTTTCTGGTAGTAACTCTTTAAGAATTACTACTGTTACAAGCTTACACTTATCTTATTTTTTACGAAACATTCTACTACCTTTCAAAGTATTCGTAAAAACAAGTAAATACACAAGTTTTTACTTTTCCCTTATGATTACTTTAAGTATTCATTTTTTCATTAAGCATCTAATATTTACCATTTTTGCATCTAGTCATCTTGCATTTGCTTCTGACTATTAATAATATACAAATAGTTACGGTTTTACGATCAATCATATACGGCATAAGGGGTTATATTTTTCCAAAGTGTATTATTTTCGATTATACTGATTGAAATTTTATTTAAGAGAGTTTAATCTATCACTTCTTGAAATTATTTTTTTTGATACTATGTAAACTGTCAACTATGGCATTTGTCATTTCATTTCCAGAACAAATACTACATTCCCATTTTGAAGTTTCTAATGTTATATCAGGTTTGTATTTCTGCCATGTTTGTCTACCACACTTAGAACATTGTTGAAAATTCCAAATAGGCATCTATAATCCTTTTATATTTATTAATATCATATAGAAATAGTAAATCAGGAGGCACTATGAATAAACCTGAACAACGGCGATTATGGGCTCTTGAGCTTAAACGTACTGGATGGTCAGTTCGTAATATTGCAAAAATGTTACGATACTGTTATCTTTTAGACATAAAAGATCAAACCTATTTCGGTTGGTATTAAGGAGAACTCATATGCTAATTGAAGAACCGGGTTTTGATATAAAAGTTTTAACCCAACAAGAAATTCTGGAATATACTGATAAAGAGTATGAATCAGAATACTACGTTAAATACGATTGTTGTGATCATATGGCAATCAAATATGAACGTGGTCCTGATGGGAATTATAAACAATACATTTTGGACGAGAAGAGTGACAAAAAAATCTTCATGTCAGATATACATCATGATGCATTAATCATGAAACTCTGGCGTCATGCAAAATACGAAACGTGTAAAGTTTTAATAACAATATAACTGGAGGCACAACATGCATTTGTTGAGTAAACTTTCACAGTTTGAACTTGTCCTGGTTTCACAAAGCATCGCCCTTCTTCTGGGCGTCATTCTCAGCAAGGCATTCAAGCCCAGCTATCAGACGCATGAAGAGTGGCGTCGGGAATACTACGCCAGGAAGAAAGCTTAAAAAGTGGGGCTTCGGCCCCGCTTAATTTTTTTTAATTTTCTCGATTTTGACATAGAAATATTTCATTAGGTGGTGGTATGTATGGAGGCATACCATGTTCTGGATAATTTCATCCCTTCTCCTTATTGGCAGTCTTTCATCTGGCAATAAGGACTGGATCATCTTCGCTTTGATAGTCACATTCGGTTGTGGCATGATCAGATCGAAGAGAGGTCCACTGAAACTATAACCCCCGCTTGACTGTGGTAGTCAGGCTTGTTCCAATATCTAACCAGGGCGTAGTGACGTTTACTCGTCGGCTCATGTAAATGAGTAACCCGGAAAGTTTTGGAAGGTAAGTGAGAACGCACTTATCTTCTTGAATATTTGTTTTTTTTATATAGAAATATATAATAAACAAGGAGGCAAACATGAAAGTTTTCGAAGAGATTTTTAAAGTGGCTGAAGAACAGTTCATGAAAGTCAATAAACCTGTTGAAAAAGGGGATTCGTTGGAAATTGAAATCCCCAATGTTGAGGATGAAGCTGGTCTTAGGCTGGTCTTTCTCGAGAACGGTTTTGACTACATTGAAGGAATGATGGTGAAGTTATGAGACTAAAAGAACCTGAATTCGTCAAGAAGCTCGAAATGTTCGAAAAGGACCTTGCCGAGCTTTGTAAAGTTTACGGAGTCATCTCAGTGGCAGGAATCCTGTCCATTAAGTTGACAGAAGGTGACATTAACACATTAAAAGAAGCACGTCCTGAAATAGCGGACAAACTCTCGGATCAGGACATGATCGCTTCAGTCCAACGATTCGAGTACGAAGAAAATCCAGGAAATCTGGATCACATGAAGGCTGAGTCTGTAAGGGCAACATTTACGGAATTGATACAAACGGCGAAAGCACAAGTTGAAGCCACAAAAGCAACAACGCAATAAGGACGGACAGATGGAATTCATAATGACCTGTCTAGTCTTTGGAGCTGCAGGGTATTTCCTGCGCCTTCTGGTAGAGAAGGTAAAACGATAACGGGTGGGCCGCAAGGCCCGCCTTTAATGTTTATTTGTTTTAAGTAATAACCATTGTGTTTCATTATTATCTTTACCAGGATATTTAATAAACGCAAATGTTCCTTTTATTTTTTGACCATTAAAGTTTACTAAAATTTTAGAATCATCCCATGATAATATAGTACAATATCCATAATCATATTTAGATACTTTACCTGCACCATAATTTGGTTCACTTATTTCACCTTCAAAATCACCCCATGAAAGATCATGATCCGGTTGCATGAATACTGCAATTTTTTGACTTGTATTAAAAATTAAGTTAGTGAGTTTTTTGGTGGCCCAAGATTTATAAACTCCATCTTTTTCAATACGTATATCGTAATGTGTACCCGATTTAATAGCATCATGCTTCTGAATTACAAATTGGGGTCCGCCTTTACTTTCTAAAAGAGTAAGAATACTTAACATGTTATACTCCAAAATTATCTTTAATAATTTTTATTTTGTCTTGATCTTTTGGTCTATTTAGTTTTTCATAAAATTTAAGTAATAACTGTGGAGACATAAACATCCAACCACTAATCTTTACTGTATGATTTTTAAGTTCATCAAATGACATATTAAACATTTCTATTTTATTAGAAAACTCAAACATATTATCTTGTGTTTTATATATGCTATTTTCCGATTTACTTACATCGTTGCGTTTTATTAATTCGTTATATATTTTATTTGAAACACATACATCAAGATCTCTATTTGATGGTATTAAGTTTTTAACAACCAATAATGCACTTCCACAAAAAACTATATCTGTTTTTGGTATATTAAATTGTTTAACTTTTTCAATATGATTAAGATTAAGTTCGGTTAAAAGAGTAAGAATACTTAACATGTGATTACTCCAAAAATATTTTATTTTTGTATGTTTTATATAGAAATATTGAATTGACAAGAGATGTAGTATCTCTTATTTATTTTAAAAAGGAGGATACGAATGGCAGTTAAATTTGGTGACAGAAGCCTTATTTGTTCAACTGGCAAATCTGTCAGATTCGATGACAACACGGTTTGTGTTGTTGATGCGTTGATGGCTATTTTGCCACAAATGACTTCGTCAAATGGAGTACGTGTAAGATTGCAACACGCAATGACAAGTGACAAAAGTCTTATTGTCACTACCAGAAAATTTGCACCTGGATATAATGGTGCGCCATTTTACACGTGTGATCGACAAAATTTCATGAGGATCGTTGAGTATTGTGTTGCCGAACAACAACAGAAAAACAACGACTCTTCAAAACGTGGAAGAGATTTGTATCATGTTGATTGGGAAATCGTATCACAAGTCGAACAGGCATTCGACAAGTGGAATGGAAAAACTTGGTTTCCACCAAGACCCATTGACACCGTGATGCGTAAACTCTAGTCAGAATGGGGGAGTTATGTCTCCCCCATTTTTTTTATTTTTATGTTTTTTATATAGAAATTGTGATGTAACAAAAGGAGCATTTATGATTCAGATGGCCACTGTTGATCCATGGCATCAGATTCGACTTGATCTAGAGCTTGTCATTGCGGCCGAAAAAAATTGGGCTATTCAACATGCTAAAGCAAGAAAACTACCAAGACTCACTGGTAAAAATTCAAGTTCATGTGGTAGGAAGATTCGTAATCTTCCTCATAACCAATTTCTCGAAGAAGATTTTTACGGCGTTTGTGTCCTTAATTAATAATAAAGGGCCAAATAGGCCTTTTATTAAATTAAATATTTGTTGTTTTTATATAGAAATAGTTGTGTGATGTCGAATTATGTTTGGAGAATTTTATTCTTCTAATCAACCTTTAAAAGGAGATGACTATGTCCATCAACAACCTGACGCAGTTCTTCCGACCGAACAACAAGATCGTTCCCGTGATCAACGAGGAAACCGGCGAGCCTGTCATCAACGAGAAGACCGGCAAACCTTCCATGACAGTGAAACACGGCGAACCCAAGGGCGCTTTCTACGGCTTCACCAAGGACGGCAAGATCAACATCGGTTGGTCTCTGTGCAACAACCACGACCGTTTCTGCAGGAACACGGCGATTCAGATCGCCAAAACCCGCGCCGAAGCCTTCGCCAAGATGAACGTCCTGGAAGTGCCTCACAGCATGGCCGATCAGTTCACCAGGTTCCTCGACCGCTGCAAACGCTGCTTCGACACCAGTGAGCTGAACCTGCCCAGGGTCATCTTCAAAAAGTCGATGATTACCACCGGCAGCAAGTTCCTCGACAACGTTCTGAAGAAGGCAATCAAGATGTTCGCCAAGGGTGATATCGAAGGTTCCTTCAACGTCATGTTCGAGGACGATCTCATCATGTCCATGTTCCACAACATCCAGGAAAACAACATGGACGGATATCGCATGTACATGCAGTATATCCTGGCCCAGTACAGCATTGTTCCCGAAGAGTTCGATGCCAAGATTCGTGAGTACCAGATGAGCAAATATAATCTGGGCCATATGCTCAAGCAGCCCGAAGTCGAAGCTTAATCTTTAAATGGGGGTGTTATGCACCCCCAATACTTTTATTTTTGTTGTTTTAATATAGAAATTGTAATGTAACAAGGAGGCACATATGTGCATACAAATAAAAGAATATGAAGTTGATACAAACATCGGCTTTAAAATTCTTGGAAGAACTGATGGAATTTTACACAGTCCATTCAAGAATGCAGGATGTTGGGATCGTGACCATCCATTTGTAATAGGTGAATTTATGAAACCTGAGGAATTTTCATATCAGGAATTCATTGGAGACCAACAACCTGGATGGCATATATATCTTGAAAACCCTTTAACCGATGACCATTCAACTTTCAAAGATGCTGGTCTTTCTAGCTATATTAGTGGGAAGACAATCATAGCGAATGAAGCTATTGAAATACGAATGGTTGAATTTCGCGGAGTTCGTCAAACAGGATTTTTCGGAATATGTCGAGAACGGTTAAGATGTGTGGTCGCATCCGAGATGAAAATCCTTCATAAGATCCACGAATTTAAAGTCAGCGAATTTAGATTCGTACATGGTGATATGATGGATCGGCTTCATGAATGGCAACGCAACAAGGCCGCATAACACTCCACGTAGGAACCACTGCGTGGTTCTTACTTGTGTGCCAACTCAAGTGCTTTTATTACTGATTTATTATGTGCGTCGATAGATTTTTCATGTGACTTAATTAAATGTTTTGTTATTTCAGGTGGATTTGCTGGATTACGTATGGCTTGTTGTATTTGACTAAGACGTTCTTTATGTGATTGTGCAATAGCCATATGATGTTGTGATAATGCTTGATTATTTTCTTTTTGTAATTGTTCTTTTTGTAATCTTTCTTGTTCTTTTGCTTGTTTTTCAGCTTCTCTTTGTTGTTCTTTTTGTTTACGTTCTTGTTCTTTTAATTTACGTTCAGCTTCACGTTCTTTCTTTTCTTTATCACGTAATGCTTTTTCTTTAGCTCTTTCTTTTTCTTTTTGTTTCTTTTCACGCTCACGCATTTTTTGTTCACGTTTTGATTTTTTACTGTTTGTTTCACTTTCTTCGAGGATTGTATAAATACTAATCATTATATTCTCCAAATTAATTTGGTTTTTATACTTTTTATATAGAAATATTAAATAAACAAGGAGGAAACATGTATCCGACTCTTGAAGACTGGCACATCACTAAACGTGATGGTTTTAGATTTCCCTGTTTAAGAGGAAAAGTTTTTAATCATCCAACATCTCATTTGAATGGTAAAGTAATCGATACTTCACCAATATTACAAATAACACCAAACAAAGATATAGCTAGAACTGAATCTAGACTATATAAACTTGGGCGGTATGATGCTGTTACCCAATTAAAAACATTGGTTGAATTTCCAGATCTTGAGGAGGAAATTCTCACATTACCATATGTTAAAATTGATGACTAAACAAGGGGAGGATACCCTCCCCTTTCTTATTATAATATACTATTACGAACCATATCAGCTATTGGGCCTCTTGAGTTCTTACCTTTAAGTACTATATGTCCGTATGTTGGTTGACCTTTAAATGCGCGAACAGTCCAGTTAAGACCGTTATTACTTTCATTAAGTATTGGCGCATCTATTTGTTCAACGTCACCGAGACATACTACACGAACATTTTCACCCATACGTGATAATATAACTTTCATTTCTTGTCTAGAGAAGTTCTGACATTCGTCAACAATTACAAATGCATTGTCAATGTTCATACCACGAATATAGTTTAATGGTAAGAACTCAAAAAACTTTTTATTGAATTCTAAATCAGGTGCTTTTGGATCATGAAATAGTTTATTTGCAGGACGAAGATCATGCAGTTTAAGAACTAAATCATGAATTGCACGTGCATATGGTTCAACTTTTTCATCAACATTACCAGGTAAGAAACCAAGTTTTTCACTACCAACATCAATGTGATGTTTTAATATAAATATTTTTTTGAATTTTTTCTTTTCGAGAACCCAATATAATGCGGTTGCTAATGCAATAAAAGTTTTACCATAACCTGCACTTGATTGAATACTTACTAAATCAAGTTTTTCATTTAATAACAATTCCATTGCTGCGTTCTGATATGGTGTTTTTGGTTTTACAGTCCATATTGCATTTTCATAATCTATTGCTTTTTCTTTACTACTATCCCAGTACTTTAATTTACCATCCACCCAATAGAAACAATTATTAATATATGTTTCTGTATTTATATCAATGAATCCAGTATATAACTGTGATTCCGATTTATATGGATGACTATCCTTAAAGTCTTGTGTTTCAATACCAAGTTTAATGGCCTTAAACTTTAAAATGCGATCATTGGTTACGAATATGAATGGTTCGCCAAGATCTTTATTCTCTTGTAAAAATGAGACCATATCATTCAGTATTTTATTATCTTTCTTACTTGTTGACTTATAGTCTATGACTATGATTTCGTTTTGAAACTTAATTAGTTCGTCTGTAACCTCTTTAATTATATGAGAAATGCGTGGGTTTTTCTTTAATCCATCGAGTTCTTCGATTGTTTCAGCAGACAAATAAATGTCATTCTCTGAACCGTTTCTAAGAATTTCAATAGATTTAGGATTATCAATAAGTACGCTTGTGTCAACACAGTAACTTTTTTTAGACATATAAAGGCCTTTTGTTAAATTTTTATCACAATCCCAGTACGCCTAATCCTGATCATGATATTTTTTTGGGTTATAAAATCTCCAATCTTTTTCACCAATTTTTTTTAATTCTTCAATTTTATTTTTAATATATTGTTTATGTTCTTCTAAATCTTCATCACAACTGGAACCGAGAATTCTTTCAGATCCATTAGAATTGGAGTCCATGTATAACGTCCTTTTTCATCAATGTCAAAAACAGTCATACCAAAATCAACAAGACCAGAACATTTACGAACTCCGTATTTACTCCCTGGTCCTTGAAGAGCTGGTAATGTTATTGCCAACCAATCTGCGCCACCACAGAATGTATGATAATGGACGTGTGATCTTAATATAATGTCTGCCTTAGGTGCACCATCATGATATGACCAAAGCATATTCCACAAACGATCTTTTGCTATTGCTGTATGTCTAGCTTGTGGACTACTACTAGATCCTATATGATGTTTTACATCGAAAATTTTTCCATTGCAATCCATCCATTCATGTCCACCTATGGTGGCATTTAATGATCTTGCAATACTTTCTTCTGCATCTTCTCCATCTGGACTTACATGATATGGTGTTCCAAAAGTCATTGCAATTCTTTTGGCTTTTGCAACTTCAATTGATTGTACCGCCATATCACACTGAGTTTGTATAGATGAAGATACAAGTTCAGTACCACCTGATCTTTCACCTTTACCTTCTATACTATCTCCATTAACAATTAACAAATCAATTGGTCCAAGATCCGTTATTTTATTAACATACCAGTTCCACATATGTTTTTGAATCTTTGCAATCCTATCACGCTTCGGATATTTGCCATCACTGTCTGTCCACTGAAAACTCGGTGGTGTAAGACCAACATAATGGCCACTATGTAGATCTCCTATTGCAACTATTCTTTTCACAAAGAAACTCCTGTTTTTGTTATTTTACAGTACTACACACGCCTTCAAAAGAATTTTAATATTCAATTTACTCATATAGAAATATAATATATAGTATACAGTAGTATACAAAAAATTACTATGCCCCAAAAGGGCAAAGGGGTTCAAAATGAACGTCATTCGCACTGCCCTTCTGGGCATGGCTATGGTACTGGTCTTTATGACCGGAAGCGCTTTCGCGCAATTTGAGGACTTGTTCCTCAAGCAAACTGAAACCATCCCTCAGGAAGGTGCCTTTGCCAAGAGTGGGTGGGGCGGCAGCATCAACACCGGTTCTTCCGGAGTTGCATACTCCGGAGACTTCAACGCCGTAAAGGCTGCGATTAAGACTCCTCAACAGGCGTCTGCCTACATGGCTGAAAATTTCACCTATGGGTGGGATACTCGCTATGGTGGCTTCAAGTCCACTCCTCCGGCAGAGGTGAACTCCACGAAGTGGGGTTCATGCAAGGAATTCACATCGTTCTTCGATGCGGTTTTGGCTGATGACGGAATCCAGGTCCAACCAGTGATGGTGAGATATGGCTCTGGAGACTCGTCGTATCATATCATGTCGGTTGCGACTTACAACGGAGGTGCATACCTTCAGAGTAACCAGGACATCTGGTCTGTTGGCAGCAACCAGCAGATCATTGATCTGGCAAGTGGCAACCTGCCCGGCGGCGTCATTCCCTTCAAGGGAGGTGGCGAGATGATCAGGTATTACCCGCAGGGTACTACCAACTTCACACCGTAACCTTAATAAGGGGCGCGCTCGTAAGGGCGCCTCTTCTTTTTAGTTATTTGAAGATTTCATATAGAAATATTAAAATAACAAGGAGGCATCATGCAACCCATTTTAGTGAAGAAAGTGCAATTCAAGAAGACACATTTAGGTGTCGTCGTTTCTGCAACTTCCAAAAGCGATCTTCAAGTTGAAGGAACTGTTCGTGAAATTGACTACGCGTATAGACGCATAACTCTCTTAGGTGGCACAGTTCTCACAGCAACAAACGATGTTAAGGAATACACATTCCTTGATCTGTTGATGGTTCCGTTGTTCCTTAATGGTTAACACATATTCCCGAAGTCCTTCGGGACTTTGGTTAGGAGGTTAAATGAACGTCGAATTTGATTTGGGTTGGATTATCGGCAGCATCATTGTAATATATTTCGTTAAGGATTTTCTACTTGAATTGCTTGAAGATATTGTTAATATTTTCAGAAGGAAGCCTGAACCAGTTCCAACATATATACCACGTTTAAAAGTTCCAACATTTCCACAATGGCCAGATCTTCCAAGAGATATGTCGCCCGGTGTATGGACATCTACAACAACTACAACCGAACGTGAGTTCGAAGCTGGAGAAAAATATATGGCATTGCACATTGTTCATCAAGACTACAGTGGACAAGATTTTGAAGGAACAGTATTTGATGGATGCATTTTCGAATATGTCACGTTTCGTGAATGTGACTGTCGAAATGTAAACTTCATCAACTGTCAATTCAACAATGTGTATTTTCCTGAATCTGACTTGGAAGGTGCACAGTTTATCAACTGTAATGGACCAGTTGATTATTCCGAAGCAACTGATACAAGAAATATGGTTATTAAAACCATAGAAACTTCCAATTTGGAACCCACAAAGAAAGTAACGAGGCCCAGGCTTGTCAGGCCCAGACCTCCTAAGAAAAAGATAAGACTCAGTTTCGAGAAGTAATAAGTGGGGCTTCGGCCCCATTTTTATTATAACTTTTTAACTTTATCAACTGCTTGATCGATTGCACTTTCAGCTTTTTGTTCAGCAACTTGTACTATTTTTTTATTACTATATTTCTTATAAATAACTAAACCAATAAGAACACCAGCTGTGATAATGATTAATTCCCACATATTAATCTCCTTAATAATCTTTAAGATGTTTTGATGAAAAACTTAATGCTAATTCCGCTTCTTTTAATTCAGGCTTCAATTCAAGAACACGTCGCATACATCTTCTTGAATCTTCCCAATGACCTAATTCAATATGAATACGTCCTAGATTAAACCATAGTGCATAATTGTTTGGTTCTATTTCAATTGCTTGATTATATAATTCAATAGCACGATCATGCTTTTTTGTTTTTCTTAACACTTGACCTAACCTAGAATAATTATGAACAGCAGTAGGATTTAATTCAATACAACGTTCTAAAAATGTTATTGATTCTATATGTCCACTTTTAAATAATACATCCGCCATTTCATTAATAGTATCATAATCATCAGGATATTCATTTAGTAGTTTTGTAAACTGTGATAATGCCCCATCAAATTTACGTGTTTCATATAATCTTTTTGCTTTAGTCAATCGATTCATCTTTTCCATACATTCAAAAATCATTTCTTCATCTTGTTGTTTATTATATAATTCATTAAGTTTAGGGGGCAAAGATCTTAAAACGTTAAACATTTCATGTTCTTTACCGTATTTATAATCAAAAATTATATTTAATTGTTTAATATATTTATTAAGTGATATTAAATGTATTGCTCTTTCAAATAGTTCTTGAAATTCTTTTCGTTCTTGTATAAACATTTCTTTATTTAATTTAGAAAATACATATAAACTAAATATGACTTGTTTTATTATGACTTCTATATTTTTTTCACGTACAGTAGCAGTAATATTTAATAAATATCCTTTTGCCGTTTTAATTAAGTTTCGTGGGTTTTTATCATTGTCCATGTTTACCCTTTTAATATTCTAAATTTTCATATAGAAATAGTATTAGTGTACGACGAAGGTCGTAGCAAACTCATTTGTTTGTTTATTTTATTGTAAAACTCAAGGAGAACAATACCGTGGCAAAACTACACGAACTACTGGCAGCTGAAAAAGACGTTAAGACCAAATCACAAAAACTCGTGATCGAAGCAAAAGACACATTCGGCAAGAAGCATGATCACTTCACCGGCTTTACAAAGACGTATAAGCCGAAGAATGATGAAGACGCTTATGAAGCTGAAGCACTCAGCGAATCAAAAGAAATGGTTACGACCGTTGGTCGTAAACTGAATTATCTTCTTGCAAACATGGTTGATGCCATTGATATTGCATATCAGAAAGATTTGACGAACAGAGTGGCAAAAGCAGATATTACCGTTGATGGCATTGTCATCGCATCGGACGTACCTGCAACCACACTGTTGCATCTTGAAGATCAGCTTCGCGAACTTCGTGATGTCTGTGACAAGATCCCGACACTGAAGCCTGGTATCAAGTGGGTGCTCGATGCATCTCTTGGTGAAGGCGTCTATGTCACTGAAAAGCCTGAGGTGAAAATCCGTACAAAGAAGCAAACTGTTTACAAGACTGTCGCCCAGGCCACCGACAAACACGCCGCACAAGTTGTGGCTGAAATGCAAGATGTGAACATCGGTAAGTATGAAGAAATTCATACTTCCGGTATGATCACTCCTGCAGATAAATCAAAACAAATGGATAAGATCGAGAAACTCATCGCAGCCGTCAAAAGGGCTCGTGCTCGTGCAAACGAACAGGAAGTCGCTTCTGGCGAGATTGCAAAGAAGCTTTTCGATTATATTACGCAGTAATCGCTTAACAGCGTTACAAATATGGCCAAACTCATTGTGACTGCCAAGTAATACTCAGAGAGGAGACTGCGGTTCGAATCCGCACCGGATGCCCAAAAAACATCATCCGGTCGTCTAGCGGCTTAGGATGCCTCTTAACCTAACTTGGTTCAATCTCAAATTCAAATTCAAATTATTGGCCAACAAGCTGAAAGGCTTAAAAGAAACTATTTCAAAATTGGTTCGACCGACCATCGCTCAGGCGCGGGTTCAAATCCCGTGGGGACCTCCAAAATGCTGGGAGTTTATATTCCTAGTATTCTGGGTCCCCTAGTTCAGTGGTAGAACGGAGTCATTAAACTTACTTCGGAAGAACGCAATACTGAAATGTTTTGCCAAATATCTCAAAGATATTACCCAACAATAGGGGGTCGCGCAGGGTAGCGCGGCCTCCACCATTTTTTATTTATCCAAGTTTCATATAGAAATATAACCTGTAGGAGGGACTATGGACACATCAAAATTTAAGATTTCGTACATGATCAACGGCCTTCCGGTTTACGATGTTAGATCTGGTGAAACACATGAGTTGTGGAAAACTGGTCGTAACTGTAAGAATATTGGGCTTACTGAAAGTGAAGCCCACAACGTATTAGATCAACAATTTAAAGGAATTTCATCCGAACAATTCGACGAGTTCTGGGAAGGTTACCACAACTAGGAGACGTTCATGCGCTGGGAAAAAACAGGACACATGTCTGAACAACTTCGAATTACACCAACAATGGTGGTTGAAGTTTTTCAAGGTACTGTTCAATGCAGTTCCGCAACATGGGTTGGAGTAAAATTCTGCGATAAATTAATTAAAGATGGCGGAACATTCGAAGAAGCCAAAAGATTCGCAGAAGCGTGGATTAAACATGAAATTGCCAGAGCTGTAGAATCCGTTAAAATAATGGAAGCCCCTGGAGAACATATACCTGTTGTAAATGTTCTCTATCGGCCAGAAGATTAACAGTGGGGGCGAGAGCCCCCATTTACTTTATTTTTGCTTCATTTCTATTAAAACTTTGTAATTCAGTTCTTGATACTTCCATTGCTTTAAGACCTAATACTGATAAACTCTTAACCGGTATAAATCCGCCTGATATTTTATTTGGTGCCAAGTCAATATTGACTCGACCTGGAACACGTTTATGTGCTATTGAATACTTCTTAAGCATATCAGGAGTATTAATCATATACATTAATTTGTCTTTAATTTCATTTATTCTCATTTGTTTCTTAAACAGAATTTGAATATGAAATCCAGTTTTACCAGTGAATACAATACGTGCAGATTCAACATCCGAATACTTTATTACATAATCATAAATATCTTCGGCTGCTTTCTTATTATTTTCAAAGTTATCACTATCAATGTCCAAAAGTCCAAACCATTCACGTTCACCCATTTCACAATGAATACTTAGGGTTCGGCCGGAGATCTTATTTTCGTAGTTTGAACTGTTAAGTTTTATATATCCTGATGGTGATTCAGAATCTTTTCGTTTAACAATTGTTGAATTCAATTCAGGAACTATAAAAAATATTAAGTTTCTATTATTGGTTTCATCAATTATTTCTTTTTTGTGTTTCATATAATAATCATGAACATCTTTTTGAGTCAAACCAGATGGATAAAATTCATTTTTAACTATTACAGTATCTGGATTTTCTAATTGTTTTGTTTGTGGTAATATTTCTTGTATTCTTCCTACTTGCCCATCTTCTAATCTTACTTTAATACCACGTGTATGTTGTGATTTGCTTGTGAGAATATCTTTAACTATGCCGGTTGTTAATTTACCTGTAGGTTGATCTTTCTTTAATACTATATTTACTTTAATACCAGGCTTAATATTCGCTCTATAAAAATTATCGCTTTCGAACATGTTTGTCATACATAGTGAAAACATTGAATATTCTCCATTTTGATATAGAAATTTTATTTATGAAGGAGGTAAAATTGTGCAACAAAAACTAGGGGTGGTGCCCTATGTTAGTTGAACGTTTTTACGCGGGAGAGAAATCAGTGAGTAAATGTTGGATTCTAATATTTGTCATTTTGGCACTGATCTCATTTCAAGATGCATGGTTATTGAAACTTATATTCCATTAACGCCATATTAAAAATATATTACGGAGATGCATGGGCGTCTCCGTTTATTTATATGTTTCCACACATTCTTTTAAATGTGTCACATTCGGCTTTACTTAAGAAACAACACGGTGTTGACATGAACCATTTTCGACCAGGACAATAAAATTTATTTAAATATGGGAAATTACAACATTCTGTTATTAACTTTATTTTTTTATTTCCAAAGATAATATGTTCATTCGTCTCTTGTATTTCCCACAACATATGAATTCGTCCTAAGTATTTTATACACACGTTTAGTTCTTAATAAAGCGGCTCTCTCAATTTTTTCTTCATCCCAATCTGGATGTTCTTCTGAAACTTTTTTATGTATTTTATTAAATAAAGTTTCAAAGATTTCTTTTTCGGTTATTTTATCTTCCATAATAACCTCCATATATAATGTTATATTTTAATAATTTGGTTATTTATATAGAAATAGTCAATTAAAACAGTCCAAGGAGGACGTTATGATTCATACGTTAATTGATAATATTGAAAAGGCATTCGCATCAATTCCAACCGCAGCAGCCGATAAAGATTTATTGGATGACTATGAACTTTTACTTGATATGCAAATTGGTATCGTTGAAAAAGACGATATTGTTATTTATGCAATAAAGGAAAAGTTCCATGCCAATTACAATTAATGCCAAATTTAAACCTGGTCAAAAAGTAAGAATTAATCTTGGTGAAGATGGATCTTTTGTTGCAACCATTGATGGTGTAGCAATAAACAAAGATCGTATATTCTATTGCGTATCTGCCGGTGGCATACGATTATATACAATTGAAGAAAAAGTCATTGAAGATCTTTATTTTGGTGACAATAATAAAATGATAAGTCAGATCTTCGAGCACATTGCATTTGATTGGACATTTGACGATGTTCCCCGTATAATGGGTAAAGAAAATATTGATATTGCCCAACGCTTATATGAATTTCAAGATATTATGACAGTTCGTGAGTTAACAGAAGAAGAACAACATGAACTTAATAGATTATATTTGGAATACGCTTGTTAATGATTGGTCATTTTTTGTAATATATTTTATAGTAAGTATAATTGCAAGAATTATAGGATCATTTGTATTTGAATTTAACACATCATTATATAATTTGCGTAAATTTTTAATGAATATTAAATGTATCATCAATCCACAATTTAAAGAAATGGTTGATTTAGTTGAAACTATTCTTAAATTTATACGTAATTATGAATATCATGATGATAATGATAAAAGGTCAATACATTATAAAGTCCGACAAATACGATATGATTTACTAGCATATCGAGAATATACTGAAGAAGATAAATTATTTCTTCAGAAACTACTACTGGAGTTGCTATGAAAAAAATCAAAAGACTTAATAGTAATGCAAATAGAAAAGAATTATCTTCAATTTTAGATTTATTTAATATCTCTATTGTTAGATATATGACGATCGATGATCTTCGTGAATTACGTAGACTTGATCATGTTGTAAATAAATTTAAATTTGTATCGTATATAAATGTAATAGCAGGACAAAAACTTCTTACGAGATGTTTATGACAATATTCTTTAATCCTGAAGATGATAAAGAAATATATTCACAAGTTGTTGGATTGTTATATCCAATGTTATATTATCGTGATCATATGACGGATGAAGATTCTCAAATGTGTTATGATTTAGCTGCTCATCGTTGGTTACAAACTGAAGAAGATTTGTTAACCGCCCAAAAGTTGGTTATAAAGTATATATGACTAGACGAGAACAATTTCGGGCACTTATATTTGAAATAGAGAAAATAAAATCAACATTGTCTACTGAAGATCAAATTTGGTTTAATCGATTTCGGTGGACAAGACGCCATCGACTTCTCAATTCACATTTAGTTAAACTCCAAAAATTACTTATAAAGTATATATGACAAACCGAGAACAGCTTCGAGTATTAAGAGATGAATTATATAAGATATATAAACAAATGGATGATAAAGATAAAAATACTTTTGATGATCTTGATCGGTTATTTCCATATATATGGTTAACTGGTCAACTTCCTAAAGTTAGAAAAGAACATATAATCAAAGCTCAAAAAATACTTATAAAGCATATTTAGTTAGTATTTCATCAACTTTGTTAATATCTTTAATATTAATTTCAAGAAGCGCAATGTTGTTATTAAGACAATAAGCGCGCTTAATTTCATCACGCATTTTAGTAGTTTCATGAACTCGTTTAGCCTTTGCATATTTGTTAACAGGTTTAAAATGGTGTTGTCCTTGAAATTCGATAAGTAGATTCTTTTCTGGAATATAGAAATCGAATCTTAATGGATTACCATTTTCACTTAATAAATCTGGAAATGTTTTCTCTTTAGTATATTCAATATTATTCAATTCAAGAAAACATCCGACTGCAAATTCGCCTTTACTAGCACGTTTACCGTTTAAGAAATATCGTTTCTTACGCATTGTTACTCCTGGAGGATTAATGACACAATATGATATATTGGTTGGTCATTGTCAAGACATATATAAACTATATATAATTCATTGTAAACATTTACAAAAGTTAAGTAAGAATCCAGATAATTTCATTCCACCCGATTATATACTTAAATATTTATTACGGGCATTATTACTCGTAAGTAATAAAACATTATCAGATTATACCCAAAGAATTAATTTCGCAATTAAAACTAAGATAGAACTTCAAAAAATAGTGATACCAGAGTTATGAATATAAGCGATCACATGATAAATGCATTCAGATTAACATTTGCTACATATTTACAACTATGGTCATCATGTGAAGAAATCGTTTATAAAGATATTAATGATCATTGTGAATTGATATTAGATTATCAATCACCAGATGAATTCAAACGCCAATATTTAGTTCAATGTAAAAATGATGTTGATGTTCAATTATTAATAAATGATATACAACATGAATTGCAAAAAATACAAAAATTTGCAATAATAAAACTATGAGTTGGGGAGGATATACCTCCCCAATTTTTTATTATAAACCTAATCTTCTTTTAACTAATTCATTTGTCATTTCACGTGCTGTGCCTGATTTAACTGGTGGAATTTCACGGACATTACGCGGTGTTCCATCTTCATGTGTTGTGACTGCCTTTTCAGAACCTCCGGGCATTCCAACTAATTTACTTAAATCGCCCGATACTCTTTCTGTACCATCAAACTTGTCTTTAGCAGCTTTTGCCGCATTTTTAAGTACTCCACCAACAGTACCCATAGTGTCATCATCAATTTGTTCGATGATTTTGATAATACTTAACATGACATCCCCATTTTAATATTTAAAGGTTTAATATAGAAATATACAAACACAGCAGTTGTTAAACTTATAAAGAAAGGAGACAAAATGACACTCGACGAAGCAATCGAGAAAGTGTCAAACAGAATCGAATTTAACAAGGCAAGAGGATACGATTGTGTACTCATATGGCATCCAGAAATTCCATATGAACATAAAGCGAATATTATTAACCATTTTACAACTATGGGTATCACTTGTCTTGGTGGACCCAATAGCGTTAAGTTCATTTGGGAGGTCTAAATGCCACTTATGGTAGTCCCACAAACAATGGGAACAATTTCATCTGACAATGTCAATTTGTTGCATCATAATATTATATTGATTGGAAGATCAACCAGAGCAAAGTATGTTTTGGCCGGAGATCTTGACAATTCTATAATCAATATGATTCGACTCAGTGACATGTATTGTTTTAAAAAAATAAACAAAAAAGATTTGAATGTCGAATTGTGTGAAATGAATATTGATTATGAAATCTATGTTACTCGCAAGTTCAATGATGATCTTGTTGAATTTATTATGGAAAACTACTGATCAAACAATGTCGACTTGTTTGATTTAAACTAATCTCCGGAAATTAGTAAGTGGGGGAAGATATACTTCCCCCACTCATTTTTATTGTTACAATATTTGATTTAATAAATCTGCCCAGATTTTATATCCATCAGGATTCAAGTGAACACCTTCAAGTGATAATTCGGGTTTAAGTTCCCAACCATTTGTTAATATATTAATATACTGAATCAATTTAATTCTATCACCATGAATAGTACTTAAATTGTTTTGAATAGTGGCTAAACCATTATTAATAATAGCTAACCATTCAGGAGTACGTCCACCAATCATTGTTGGCACTAATGAATTACAAACTGGTAAGATTTGATTTAGTATTACACGACAATTTGGAATATTTAAGAATACGTTTGTAATATTTGTTATTTCAGGAAGTATTGCATTAATACTTGCTCTTGAATTCCATCCTAAGTTATTAGAACCAATACTCATAATTACTGTACTTGGTTGTAAAGCAACGAAGTATGGCATAAGATCTACTACGCCATTTGTTAAGTCGCCTCCAATACCACGATTAATGGTAGGAACTTTTAGAAACTTTGCATTATCAGTTGGTCCTCCCCAAAGTTCTGCATGTGAATCACCAATTATAATAACACCATTCTGTGGAACGGATTCATTTGCAAATTGCACTTTGAGTTGATTATGGTGATCTGAAAGAGGAGGCATACCAACATTTTTACCTTTACCGATATTTAAAGTAACTGATGAAAGATCCATAAATAACTCCTTTAAAATTTTTACTTTTAAACATTTAATATAGAAATATAAACATAACAAGGAGGCAACATGTGGACACAAAACGTTACAGTTGATTTTATAAGTAATAGACTTGTAAAAACAACTATTGAAACAGTTGAGGCACAACCTACTGAAGTTAACTTTTCAGCAGCGTTGACTAACATGACAGATGTGTGTATTGAAACTACATCTGATCAAAAGTTTATAAAAGCTATCGACAATGGCAAATACGTCATTGTCGATTCACACGGCATCGTGTTGGACAGTGGTGATCATAAATCCACGTTGGAATATCTTGAAACAGCACGTAAAGATCCAACAACGACGACGATTACCTTTTGTACAAGATTGCCAAATCACTAAAAACCATTCTACTATCGTAGTATAAGGTTTTTAAAAGTGACCGAAAGTCCCAAAGGGGATTAACAAAAATACGAATGGAGGACGAAAGTGAACAAGACTTTTCGTATGGTTTTGATCGCAATTGGCATAGTTATCGCACAGTTAACTGTGATCGTCGGGTCATATCAAATGGGTTCCGCAATGCGGCATCAGTTGATATATAATGAGGCCGTCGATTACGATGATTGGCGTACACAACATGCTGTGTCTTTCATCAATATCGCACTTAAAGATTTTCCTCAGCTTGCTTGTGTATTTAAAGATAAACAAGCAATAACATACCCATCGATTATTGAGTTTTATAAGGCTCTTGAAAAAGAACGTTTGTTGATGGTTGATAAAAAGATTAAAGACCTTAACTGTAATCAAGGAGGCAACTGATGGGAGATGATGGACCGATCGAATTGAAAAAGGAAGACAATAAAAGTAAGTTTGGAATAGCAACCAAACTTGCGATTGCTGTCCTGATTTTCGGCATCTTGTATGCTATTGTCTATGTGTCTAAGGCACGTGGATATAATATCGGATACGCCGAAGGTTATGCAGCAATTAAGAAAGAAGCAATTAAACCCGATGTTAGACAATACACATCGGAGAATGATAAAGAGATTTCTGGAGTAGAGTATTCACTGCTCCAGTATAAACTGGATCGATATCCAGAGTTTAAGTGTATTCTCGTCAATAACGAAAATCCTGGCATCATCACGAAAAAGATGTACCGGCAATACGAAGATGCAATCCGTGATAAAGAAGCGGATGTATTAAGACAAAAACTTGAAAGAATCAAAACTGACTGCCCTTAGTCAGATTACATATTGGGTCATTAGTCGAAAGACTGGTGGCCCATTCTTTTTATTTTCTCATTTTTCACATACAAATAATATAGTATACTAGACGATATGGAGGCAATACCATGAGTACATTAACATTACCAAAATTGGGTGAGTTGGCTGAAGATCCACGTTGTGCATCGATTATAAGACTTATACACACTGCACAATGTGAAAAACATTACATTAATGGATTATATGGTGGGCATAAACGACAGTCCGCCGATCATTATAAAATGTATAAAAGTCGCAAAAGAAGATTTGTTGAGTTGTGTACTAAAATTAATGACTTTCTGACTCAAAATAATATTAAGATTTAAATATTAGTATTTCACAGGCTGAGAAATCGGCCTGTTTCTTTTTTTTTATATTCGGATTATATATATAGAAATATTACAGTGTATTTAACAATTAACAGGAGCTTATGCATGTGAATGTGTTCGGTGAAACTCTTTTTGATATCTACAAACTCAAAAGTCCGAGCAGATATTATGCACCATCAGATTTTAAATGCGCATTAAGAGAAAAATTAGCTGATCATGTTCCAGTCTTTGATGATTGTAATGATTTGAATTGGATGAAAAGAACTGGATATGAATCATTTAATAGAAGAGCAGATCTTATATATGATCAGTATGATAACTTTATCACGTATGATCCTGCAAAACCATTAACTGTATTTGCATTTGAATTTTATAATAATGGTGATTTTAATATATTTAGTGAGATTACAGATATCCTTGATTTTGATATAGATCTTAATGATATTAATGATGATGATTTCGAATTTGATAAATTTAAACCATTCATATTCAGCGCAGTTATTGGTTGGGTATATGATGGTTTCATGAAACGTAATGTGTCATTCAATATTTCTGAATTGTCAAAATATATGCCAGTGTATGATCCTATTGCTATGTTATTCGATATGCATGAAATATGGAAAGATTATAATCAAACTGAAATTTGTAGTTATTTAGAGATTGATGAAGATAATAAAAAATATCATGAAATTTGGAAAGAATATACGGAAATCAAAGAATGTAGATCAAAATCATACAAGGAACGCGGCGTTTGTAGCGCTTGTCATTTATATAACTGTGATGAACATCCTTATTACTATATGGAAAGATGTGAAAATAAAAACACAGACGAGTGCATCGACTGTGATGATATTGATAACTGTATATATCGCAAAGATAAATTTCTTGATGATTTTTATAATAAATATGCTAAGAATAATGAGGATGATATGTCCGAATCAAAATCCAAAAATGGTCTTTGTGAAATATGTGGAAGTGAATTGAGTAGTAAAGTTTCTACATTCACAGACATCAATAATAATACACATGCAACATGCATAACATTTTGTGAACCATGTTCGTCGGCTTCCACAAAAGCCAAAGAAACAATAAACATTAAATGCAACAAATGTGGCGGAGATAGAGTTGCGACAAGGGACAACAAAGGTCGTCGATCACTATACTGTCACAATTGCGATAATGACGAATACTTCAACAAACACAACAACACTAACACTCAGGAGGAAGTCACCATGGCCGGTAAGATCAAAGAAGCAGCTACCAAGAACGTTGCCGATCTGAAGGACGCTGCAATCGACGTGGCCCAGATCACCGCTGCAAAGCAGGTCAACAAGCTGATCACTGTCGCTCTCAAGAAGAAGGCTCCAATCTTCCTCAAGTCCTACATGGACGAACCCATGATCCAGGCTGCTCTCGGCGTCGTCGTGACCGCCATGATCGAGCAGTACAAGCCCAACGAGATGACCGCGCGTCTGGCTTACGCCAGCAAGCAAGCCATGTTTCTGGAACTTGGCGAAACCCTCAACATCGACGGCATCATCAACGAAGCTCTTGCCGCCTTCACCGGCGAAAAGATCAACATCGAAAAGAGCTAAGCTGTGGCAGGCTTTCCTGAAAAGTATAGCACTTCCAATAGTCGTCTTAATCTTAAGAAGACGGATGCGGAAGCTCATCCAATCAAACGTGTTACTTATATAGACACAGAGTCAGGATATCAACTTTCCCTGTGGAGTAGCTCATCCGTATACGTACGGTGTGAACCTCCATTTCCTTCGGGATATGAAAATAAGGACTATGATACTCATCGTCCTAATAGCAAAGAAAGAAAATCAGCAATTATCGCTGAACTTCTGACACTCAAAGGTGTCACAGAAATTACATCGTATGAAGGAATTCGTACTTTGGATTTCAATCTTACACGATATGCAGATGCAGATAAACTCATCGGTGAAATTATCGAGATATTCTCGAAACACTACAAACCAATGAGTTTCTATAAAAAAGAAGAACCATGCGAATGTTGCGGACAAACCTGGAAAGGTGGCAAAAGACGCTGGTAATATAAATTTTAGGGGGTCGAAAGACCCCCGCTATTTTTTTTATTTTCTTTAATTACATATAGAAATTGACGTATTAAAACTAACACATGGAGGTTATGTTCAACATGCCAGTTATGACATCTGACACTACTGTAATTAAACATGAGATTTTTAATTACACAGTAAACAACTTACTGGATAAAACATATAAATACTACGTTGATTTGAATTCTGGACCTGGATATGACAGATGGAAAAGAGCATTGTCTCCAATCATGACATTGGAAGCAGCCATTCGCAATGGCATTAAGTCGCTTAGATGTTTTCTTTGTGAAATTGACGAAGATGCACAAAAAAAACTTCATCAACATACACAAGCATATCCTTACCACATTCGGATTCTTCCTGATCAGAAAGAAATCGTCGAGTATAACATACCCAAAGTTCGGGGTCTGGTATATTCAGATGATAACGGCATCGCTGATTTTAATTTGTTGCATGAAATGTCGAAAAATCCTAAACTGGATATTTTGATTCATTTGCAACACGTTTCAATTGCGCGAATTGCCGGAAGAAAAACCATACGAAACAAACATGAAAAGAAAGAGGCATTAGTTTACCTCGACATGTTGAATCGTAAACATTGGTACATTCGCTATTTTGGCCCACGGGTCATGGTGTTTGGAACCAATGTTAAAACGAACAACTTGAGTAAGTATTATCACTTCCAAAGTGAAGTTGGACAAATACTGTTTAAGAAATTGAACAGCAAGAATGCTACGGCCGAAGATTATAAACTCCTCGATCAAGTGGCATAGGAGGCATGATGAGAGAGTTGAAGAGTGATGAAGAGTTGTATGAACTTGCATCTTTAAAAGGTGTAATCGGCGTTCCAACACAACCAACATGGGAACCATTTGCAGTTTCTTTCGATCAAAAGAAGCAATGGATCACCATCTACATGCCAAAAAAAGGACCACATTTCATTGGTCTTGAGAAACTTGATCTTGATCGGATGAAAGACATTTTGTCCGATAAACGTGATAACTGGCCTTACTACAGGCTCTTTTACATGGAGTAATCAAGATAGTAAAGGCCCTTCGGGGCCTTACTTTTTATTTTTATATTCTTAAATTTTATATAGAAATATACTTTACAGGAGGTAGGAAACTATCCTCCTACTGGAGCCGCAACAGGATAATTGCGGTAGGTCGAGGAGAAATTCTCGGTCGGAGGGCGGGCATGGTCCCGCCCTCTCTTTTTAATTTTAAAGGAGAATACCATGGCTAATCAGAACATGCTTGAGAATGCAATTCGTATTGCAGTAACAGCACATGCTGGACAATTTGACAAGGGTGGGAATCCTTATATTCTTCATCCTCTTCATGTTATGGAACAGATGGATACCGAAGAAGAGAAAGTCGTTGCAGTTCTTCATGATGTTATTGAAGATACAAATATGGATGAAGATACACTTAGAGCGGCTGGCATTTCGGATGTATGTCTGGATGCAATTAAGTTGCTTACAAAAAAGCCTGATACTGAATATCAGAAGTATATAATTAATATTAAACGTAATGAAATTGCACGGAAAGTTAAGCTTGCAGACATGCGGCATAACTCTGATCTTACTCGCATTCATGTCATCGAAGAAAAACATCTCAAGATGATTAAGAAGTATCACTGGGCAACACTCGTTTTACGTGGGGAGGCATGATATGCGTTATTTGTTAGTATTACTTGTATTGTTTTCACTTTCTGGTTGTAATGAAGATGCAACCAGACGTGATTGCATTAAACGAATGACAGAAGCAATGTCAATTGAAAGTAATACCAAGACACTTATTGGTAGTGATATTAAATACAGACCACTTACAGATGAAGATCGTAAGTGGATCATGCAATCTTGTGAAGGAAAGAAGGATGGCAAATAATTGTCAGAAGTTAATTATAACTAAATTTTTATGTATGAATCCATATGATGATAAATGTGATGGATATTTTAGTACAAATGAAGATGGTAAATGTTCAAGTTGTTATATTGAACTTGAACTGTCCAAATGCTGTAATAAAAAGATGATGGAGGAGGCAACTATTGCTGGCAGCAAAAGTGTGTAATCATTGTTTTGATTACGCAACACGTCATAATATTGACGTTAGTGATATTTATGAAGTATATGATCTTATGAAATCATATATGAAAAAGAAAACTATGATGCTCAAGAAGTTTAAGATCTTCGAGCAAATAAACTATGGAAATGATTCCGATATTAAGTTAGTTAAGATACATCAAGAGAATTACTTTGATAAAACACGTTTAAAGATACTTCGTAAACTTCGTAAGTTATACCCAATAACGGTGTTATACTTACTTCGTGATGGTGAAATATATAATAACATATGTTTTGCATTATTTGCAAGACTTGGTGGAAATGATTATATCGATGGATTGAAAAATATGTATGTTAAGTATGTTAAATTAGATATACACACCACATATAAACTTAAGAAAATTTCCATTATACGTGAACATAATATTAAAAAGATGAAAATATTAACACCAGAAAGATACATAGAACTTGCAACAGCAATGAACTTTAAGTTAATTAAGTTTCGTGAGCATATTGAGAACTGTTTACACGGAGACTGCTATGACATATGATATTCCTGATATTATACATAGAAAATGGCAAACACAAGTCGAATTCCATTGTGATAAATGTGAATTATTGACTATATATCATATGAATAATAATGATGATTTAATAACAGTAGAATGTGAACATTGTAAAAATAAATATTCATTTTGTATTCCACCATATAATAAATGGATGTATAATAGATGTGAAAATTATACACATACAAAGTTCTGCCGTGATAATAACTTATTTACGGCCGAAGGTTATGAATCATTTCATAATGTTCAACTATCAGAAGAAATTAAAAGGAGGTTCTTTAAGTGACATATAAGAAAGCACACAGATGGTATCGTATTTTAACAGATACACTATCAAAGGATTTCCCATTCAGAGAGTATCTATTGATATCCTTGCAAAATGATTTAGCAAAATGGCATGAACGAGGTAATAAACTCAATCGGCCTAATAAAAAAACATCAGCAATATTACAGTATATTGATAATGTTAAAATGAATATAGAACAATATAAAATTATTGAAGTGTATGATAATATTTTGAGAAAAACATCGGGATTAGATTCGATAAAAAAATGTGAGGAATGGTCAGTAGTTCAAGCTAAGTTTGGTATTAATGAATATGTCGAAATGTTTGGACTGAATGGTCCTATATTAAAGCAGTATTCTGCTGAATTACAGAAACTCGCAATAGTGTATATATGAAAAAGAAGAAGAAAACATTTAAGATATCATTAAGGATACTTAAACGTAATAATAAAATTTATATAATGATTCCTGATAGTTTATGCAAATGTGGGTTCTATATAATTAAAGATGATATATCACAATATGATACTTGGCTTAATATAATATCAACAAAAGAATCAAAAGATAATCAAATATGTTCACTGATGAGAAATATTGCATCACAAATATCAAAATTAGGAGTTGAAAATTGCGAAGGGATTCTTAATGATCTTATGTATGATCTAAATAGATTTGAAATAACATTAGATGAACGTATTGCCAAACTTATGGCAATACAAAATCAACTTAATAACAAAGAAAGACCCGGAGGTTAAGTCATGTCACTCACACTGGCACTCGAAGTTAATGAAGACAATGAACCTATTGTCAAGATTGTGGATGGTCGTGAGTGGGATACTCTCGAGTATCTCATTCGCACTCAAGATGAAGTTAATGAAGAAATGGAAATGCCATTAGAAGAACGTATTGCCAAACTTATGGCAATACAAAATACTCTTAATGTCATGTCCGATGAACTTCAAGAAAAGATAAGAGATCTTCGTGATCAATCCACTTCCTAGAAAAGATCGTAAAGTTGATGCATTTAGAGAATGGACTTATATATCAATTAAGTTCAATCAATATGTTACTGTAACTGCAACGATATATAAAAATCATAGAAGAAAAGATACTCTACAAGTAGCTTGTAGAAATACAAAAAAGAAACATAAAGAAAATATGCCTTATACACCATATAAAGAAATTAAAAAACCATTGAAGTTTTTTATGACAGTAGTATTTAGAAACTTAACATCAAGACAACAGAAGTTAGTGACTAAAGCACTATTGGAGTATGTCATATGATTGTAGGAACTTTTCCTGGTAAAATGCCTATTAATTACATTGAAGTAATTGCAGAAGATGGAACTATATATGCAATCAATAAAGATAATGGCGCAATATACATTAAGAAATATGTAATTGATGTTGATAATGATAGTAATCGTATGCGTGGGCGTCCCGCAGTGGATGGACCAGGAAGATTTGAATACAAACAAGTATTACCAAATAAATTTTTGAATACTGTATTGCCGAATATTAAGGATGAAGATCTTAAACTTGAAGTTACTAAGATAATCGTGAGGAATATATAGGTGCATTATGGCATCAAAACGTCATCAAAGAAGAAGACAATGTGGTAATAAACGTAAATATGATACGCCAGATCAAGCATTTTATATGATGAATCACATCTTCGGTGGTAATAGTGGTATATACAAATGTCCATTTTGTAATAAATGGCATATTGGACGTACACCGAGAAAGAGATTACAATGGAAAGATGCAATATAACATCATTTCAAGTTATAGTTGATAAAATAACTTGTTACATTCAAATCAATAATGAAGATTATCAAATTATACTTAATAAAGTATATAAATTTTTACCTAGTAATAAACTTAAATGGGAAATTATAGATTTTGATAAGTTTATAGATATGATTGATATGTGCGATTCATCTAAAGAAAAAACAGAATTGTTAAGATATCTAATTGAAAACATTTAGGAGGTACACGTGAGAGTAACAGTTGGCGCAAGCAAATCAGTGAAGATCAAAGAGTTTTCACTGAATGGAATTGCTGATGCACTAATCAAGTTATTTACAAACGGTTTAAGACTTCGTGTTCATGTAGGACAGACTGTCTTAAACACAACAAAGAAAAAGAAATGCCGTCTTACGAAGTAAGAATTCCATTTAAAGAAACAGGTGACATGGTCACTTATGTTGATGCGGATGATGAACAAGATGCAATCAACAAAGGATATGAAAAGATCAAACGTGGTTGTCCACATGCAAAGAAAGATGCTATAGTCGAGAAAGCCAAAACAAAGGAGGTTCCACCTTGGCCAGAGAAAAAGTCAAAATAACTGATTTCCTGTCAAAAGATGAAATTGAAAATCTTATGCAAATTGCAAGAAAGAAAGATAAAAATAACAATCCTCATTGTGAACATTGTGAAGATCTTCGTGATATCATTGATATCCAAACAAAGATAATTCATGGTCTTTTGGAGATCGTCAATGCTGATAATACATGATAACTGGTTGAAGTTTCTTGAATGGGGTGAAGACAATGGCATCAAAGTCTTTATTGACTTTGATGAAGAATCAACACTCAGATTGTGTTTTGAAGATCCCATATTTGGTGGTCATGTAATTAGTACCATGACACTTGATGAATTTGTTGATTGTGAATCTGAGGATTGGACACAACTCATTGAACATCTTCCAGGTATGCATCCTGATATACAAAAGGCAAGATATGCATATTTGGACAATGAGGAAATAAAGAAAATCCTTCTGAAGTTATCATCATTATCTTCAGATGCACTTCAAACAATCAAACAAAAAATAAAGGAAATGGAAGATGGCAAAAGCCAGAGTTCTAAAGATTGATGATTTTGAATACATTGTAGTCATTGGACGCAGTTATACAAAAATCATTAATACAACAACAAAAAGAACTAAAATAGTTCACCATGATGAAATGACCGGTGGACCAATAAACGATAAAGATCACTATTGTGTAAAACCAAGTGATATTCGCAAATACATCGAAGAACATCGATTGTAATACAAAGGCCCTTCGGGGCCTTATTTTTTATTGTATTATCTCGTATTTGACATAGAAATACTTATTATAAGGAGGATAAAACCATGGGTAAAAGTCTGATTAATGCTATCGTAGAAATGATGACTTGCATACCAGTTGGGTCTGATGGATATTCCATCAGGCAAACACTGAGTGGGTATCTTCATAAACTACAATGTTCGCGTTATGATGACGAAACCATTAACGACCTGTATTGGGATGTGGCTGGAGATTTGTTAGATCAACTTCCTGAAGACATGGCAACCTATAACAGGTGGCAACGTGACGTATGTACTAAATGGGCATGTGTAATGTCCACTGTAAGTCATTAAGGAGGTATTGATGAACATTGATGTATTAAAACAACAACTGTCTGATATAATGGTTAACATTCCACCAGAAGCTGAACAAGGTGAAACATTAAAGAATTCACTATCGTGTGTCATTAAGGCATTTGAGGAAAACGTTGTTAAGTTAACTCCAAATGAATTATACGAAATTATAACTACCATCATCATTGATGGTACAGCTACATGTGATCACGAAGCATGGAGACGAAATATCGTCTATGCATGGTCGATGATTTACCCAATTATAAACATTGAAAAGATTGAAAGGATTCATTAATGTCTAACTGCATTTAAACAACAAAGAGGATTAACAACCCTCTTTGCAATGCACTTTTTTTGCAATATTTAACTATATCATATAGAAATATTTACTAATAAAGGAGGCAGTATGAACCCGCTTCAAACTTTAGTTGATATGTTTAGTGATGATATATGCATCACTGAATTGGAAAGAGTATTGTCTGAAAACTATATGACTAAAACTTTAGTCATCGTTGAAGACGAACAACAACTCGATGATATTTACAAAACGTTTAGTGAAACATCTAAACAAGATTTTAAAGAATATGTTAAATTTGTTACACAACACAATTCAACATGGGACGTTAATGATCATATAACATTGGTCATTGCTTATCTCCCAACAATTTTAACAGGTCCTGTCAGTATTGTTGGGCTACGTAATTATTTGCGTGGCTATCTTGGACATTGCGCTTTTGAATTGATCGTTGCAACTCCGGCACCTGTAATTGACTATCAAATTTAGGAAGGTGTATATGTCTCATGGACCTTTCCAACTTTTCATCGATGGTGTTGCACAATATCCATGGCATCTTGGCCTTGGTTATACACAACATGTTGTGGATGATCTAAAGAAAGAACATAAAGACAAAGGAATTGAGCTTCCTTACTATGTTCTGGATCATGCCACCGGCAATAAACTCTTTCAACATCCTTCGCCATTTGCGAAGATGGAGGTGAAACATGAGTAATAATCGAATAACTACTATGCTCACATTGGTACTTGTATTGATTCTCATGTTCGTTATTCCATGCCTTAATAACGTTCGATTCGAACAAAAGGTATATGCTTTATGCATACTTATCTTCTGTGGACTTATAACACTTGGTCTTTCAATTCTCGATGAGATAAAAATTCTTCGCGATGAATTCACAAAAGATCAAAAGGAACGTAAACGGCGATACGAACGATCGGTTAAGATGTCTTTTAGGCCGATGCGTGATCCTGATGATCCGCTTCCGAGCAAATAAAGTAAGGGGCTTCGGCCCCTGCTTTTCTTTTTTACACAATAAGAAAAGGCCTTTCGGCCTTTCCGACCTACTCGTCAATATCACCTGCCAGTTCATCAAGAGTCGGCAGTTTCCTGGCACGAATACCGGGTGTATGCTCAGTTGTGCCTGTTACACGGTTAAAACTTCTTACCGTATAGTGCTCTTTAGTTTCCACATCACTTAGTGGCAAGTTAGTATCATCAACTAACTTGTTTTTAGGTTCATAAACTTCTTTTGACATAATGCCTCCTTAAAGTTACTAATAATATATTTCTATATGATATATTTAAATATACAATAAAAAATGGCCTTTCGGCCATTACTAAACTTTTTCAATAACCAATTTCATTATTTTATGTTTTAGCTCTTCGCACCACACCGACTTTATAATAGTATAATAAGTAGCATATAATCCACCAGGTAAATCTTTTAAGAAATATGTAACTAATTTTTTATTCATATAGTTAATAACAACGATTGCATGATCATCGTCATTATCCAAATCTTTCATTGGATCATACATTTCATAATTTTCAACAGCAATACCTAATTTATGTAATATATGAGATTTATAAAACATATCATTAATATCATGTTCTTTATTATATTCTCGTAAATCTGTATAATTTAAATCAGGATCATCTTCACGATATACTTTTAAATATGTCATAACAAGTTTATAATCATCTTTTGTTGGTTTCACAAGTTCTCCAGTACAAGTTTCTGCATTTTACATTTCATATCATCATCAAAGAAAGCCATAATAACATGTGTGAAATTTTGATGTAAATCACTTGTTTTATATAATGGGAATAAACCATTCTTATATTTAAATATGATATAATTTCCATCCTTACTTGTTGAATAAATGTTTATATTTAATGCGTTATATACCGGTATGCAATGAATTGCCGAAGTATCTAAAAACAATTTAATAAGATCATACATGTCTTTGTCTTGTTTCATAATAATCCCTAAAAATAACGGCCCCATATAGGGGCCGAAGATTTAGTTAAGGAGTGCACCCTCAGGTGCATCCAAAATTTCTTTTTTCCATTCAGCAATCGCTGCGAGTTCTTCCGCTTTGTCTTCTTCGGAAACGCCTTCTTCGAAGACAGGATCGAGAACAGCAAGAACCATTTTGCGAATGCTTTTTGGCAGTTGTTTCAGGTATTCAGCCTGAACATCCAGATTGGGAATACTGTTCAAACGAGAAACAATCTCGGTAAGAAGCTCTTCCACTTCGGGATCACGTTCTTGACCAGGATGATCACAGGCATAAATATTTTCACCAAGATCATCAAGTTTTTCATAGGTGACAGATTTGCAGTTCTCGATATCTTTTTCCGTAACGGTACGAATAAGAATGTTATCGAGATAAATCTCATCACCAACTTCAAGAGGATCCATCATCATCATAGGGAACATCGCCATCTCAATCATCATGTCTTGTTCGGACAGACCACGACCGATGAAATCATTCCTGATATCATCCTGAATCACATCAGGAGTAAAGATGATCTTGTTGCCGACCTGTTCACCATTGCGCTTAAAAACAATTTCCTGAGTGTTCTCGAGAATATCGTCCATAATTCCCTCAAAGAAGAGATAATCCCTTCTGGTTAGAGATTAATCGCGAACCATGGCTTGAATTGCCATGTATTGAATTGTATGTGTGTGATGAATTGACTCAATCGTGTCTGCCATTAGCCGATGCTTAATGAACTGTGGTCCACCTTGTGGAAGATATCCATGTTCAAGAAGCTCATCAACTTTCTTTTGAAGTTGATCTGTTAAATCAGCAATATTTGCTGAAGGACCAACTCGAACAACTTTGTATTCGTACATCATTCCTCCATTATTGTTTGTAGAATGAAATCATATCTACAAGTATAAATATTGTAATTATGATTAAACTTCCCCATGCACTCAACAGTAACACTGCAAATCCATCAAGATGTTTGACCATAATCATTCCTCCATTTTCAATATTTCTATATGAAATGTTTAATAATAAAAAAAAGTCCCATGTGGGACCTTAAAGGTGTTTAATTAATATTTTTTGTATTTCTTCTCTCATGCCATAGTCCATAAATTCAAAAATTACATCTTTTAATGTAACACATTCTGTTACATTTTTACGTCTGAACCATATTTCATAGTCTTTAAATTTAATTGATATAATATGCGTTTTATCACCACGCCATACACATTCTGTTTGTATATAATTTATAAGTTCATCAATTAATACATTTTTATGATTATTCGATTGCATCAATTCATATAGTTCTAGATCTCCGGGTTTCATAAGTGTTCAATTAATGCTTTAAGCATTTTAAGTTTCATATCCTCATCAAAGAAAGGATCTATTATTGAATGAAAGTTTGTAGTTGGTACAACTTCATGATCTTTATATCTATAAATCATTCGTTCATTCATTGCATCCCATTCCCATTTTATATTCAATAAATTATGCCAATCAGGATATTTACTTGATCTTAATCCAAATGCATAATAGAATTGATCTATTATCTTATAATCTTCATCACTAATACGTGTCATATATTCTCCACTATAAATTTCTTTAAGTTAAGTTCCATATCATCGTCAAGCATTTCTTTTACTATATTTTTACCATCAAAGTCATCATAATAAACTTTAGATCTTAAACCTTTATATTCATATCCAATATATCTTTCCTCAGTGTCTTTATCCATCATTTGATATATATTAATTCCTAAATAATTTAATAACAATCTTCTACCATTAGATAATCTAAATGCTATATCAAGTAATTCTTTTTGTTCATCTGTCATAGTTGTTCCAACAAATACTTTTGCATGTTCACCCGAAGATCTTCATCCCAGAAATGTCGGAATGCATTGCGTAATCCTTTTTTATATGGAATTCCATTTTCATGTTTATGTAATTGACCTTTATATTCATATAAGTTACCTTGAATGACTCCCTGGTGAATTATAAAGAAGTATTTAATGCCAATTTTTTTACATACATCTTCAGTCGATTCTAATTTGTCAGAAACTGAAATGTATGTTCTCATTAGTTGAAAGTCTGAACGAGTCATATCTCTCCTTATATGTTTTGTATTATGTACTTCTGTATTAGAAGTGCCAACTCATCATCAACAAGTTTACAAATACATGACGCAATATAACTTATATAAAACTCATCATTAAGTCCATTTCTATATTCACGAAGTGTATCAACAAATTTAAATTTATAAGTTTTATTCTTATATGTTAATGACCAATAATCTTCTAAATGATCATAATCCAAATCAAATAATGAATTCACGAAAAACTCATCACTGTTTTTATGAACTAAATTGCAATAAGTATAGACTAGATCATAATGTTTCATATTAGGTCAAGTACTTCACGTTGGATTTTTATCTTTATGTCATCATCCCAAAAGTATTTAATGACTGCACGTTTAATAGTCATAGATCTTTTGACCGATCCTTTCTTGATTTCATCTCTGTGTATGCCGTGTCGTTTATAGTAAAATGTCTTATTCGCAGTATTATATTCAATACCAAGATCTTCTAATAATCTGGTATTGTTTCGTTTATATAAGAACGTATTAAGCATTTGACATTCAACAACAGTTAACACTACAACTCCTCCAAAATGATTCTTTGTATTTTAAGTTCTAAATCAAAATCCATAAGTGTTTCCATATTTTTAAGAAATGCTTTTTGTGAATATGAGAATACTGATTCAATTTCATAATCTTTATAATTTAATCTATCAGTATATCCTCTAATATCAAGACTATATTCAGCTCTTTCACATTCAATTCCAAGTTTTTCATACAACTCGCCTGTTTGAGTTTTACCATGATATAGTATTAATAAATTCTTTTGCATTTCATTTAAACTCATAAAACCTCCACTAATATTTTTTGTATTGCTATCCGCATATCATCATCCAGTGCTTGTAATATTAAATCACCCATAAAAAGTATATCTCTTTCTCTAGTAATATTATACAATACATAATGCATATATACATTATCTTTATATTTTACATAAAATACTTTTGATTCGTCATTATTATTCCAATCTGTATCATAATCACAATCAAATCCTATATTTGAAAAGAATCCATCCAATTCATTATCTGAATGATATTCAGCATACATAGTTACAAGTGCAATATCGGCTTCGATCATACTAACTCAATAATATACTTTTGCATTTCAAGTCGCATGTCTTCATCAAACAAAACCTCCAAAGCAGGATACATGTCACGGTGAAAATCAAAGAATGCTCGTGCATGTGGAATATAAACTCGATGTTTATATTTAATTTGATCACCAATACACACATATTCTTTATTAAATCTATATTTGTATTTGATTTTAAATCGTTCAAATAATTCACGTCTTGATATTAATCTGTTGTCATATATTAACTCAACAAATATATTTATTAATTTACGATCATCTGCATTATCTGTCATACTCGTTCAACCACATATTTCATCATATTAAGATACATATCATCATCCATAAGTGTTAATATTATATTAGATAAAGTTGGTGGATTTTGCATTTCAGTTCCACGTTCAATAACTTTATCATTATACTTGTATACTGTGACTTCACCAAGATCTTCTTCATCATAAACACTTCGTTTAATTCCTAATGGAATAAATAGCTTTATATTAAAATACCCTGGTCTTTCTTTACTTCTAAAGAAATTCATATATGTAGTTAATAGTTGTTCTCTGTTTGTCATATTAACTCCAGTAACAGTTTTTGATACTGAACTAACAAATCAGGATCTTTAAATGCCTTAACAATAGCAGATACATCTTCAATGGTTAGATGTTTATTAACCATGCGATATTCATAATTGGAATCACGTTTATAAAATCTAACTTTACCAACTTTATATTTATACATATCCATTCTAATATTTAACGCATTAATAATCCAATACGACCAACCATCTAAATTTGTTTCAGGAGCCATTTGTTGTACCTTATAGTTAGTTGTTCATCATCAAACTTACGTATTAGTATCCATAAGTTATATAAGTCATTAGGAAATTGTCGTTTAATAACAATCTTACCATAGTGTTTAGTCCATGCATTATCGGATGGGCCGGAATATTTAAATTGATATTTAGTTACGACTTTTCTATGTAAGTCATACGTATCTACTGATTTGAATTCACTATATGTTATATTTAATTCAAACAAAATTTGTGACATTCGATGAAATGTAATATGTTTATTCATACAAGTAACAACAATATTTTTTGATATTGAATTTTTAGATCAATATTATCAAATTCATTCACAATAGATTCAATATCTTCTAAACATGTTACATATTCTTTACGAATTACTTCTTTATTTTTAAATGAAAATTTATATCCATCATCAAAGTTATGATACATATGAGTTTTTATCTTTAACCCATCAAGTATCATACGAAACCGTTTGGTTGAATAAAGAATCATTACCGATTTGCCAAGAAGGTTCATATAAGCTCCAGTAGAAGTCGTTGATATGCGATTGTTAGTTCTTCATCGTTGATAAATTCAACGATATCGGCAAGTCCATCAATAGTTACTGGGGCAGTACCCATGATACCAATGCGTTTACCTTTATAAAATATAGCAGAAGTCGGTGTGACTTTATCATTTTCATAAATTGTAGACATTTTGATATTATTATCACGAGTAAATTTAATAAGACAATCAAAAGGATTCATTTTATCCTCCTTAATACACCAAACTATTTCTATATGAAAAGTTATAAAACTAAAAAATGGGCTATACGAGATCTTAGCCCGTATAGCCCAATAAAAAAACTTATTTTGGATATGTACTCTTAACAAAATCTACTTTTGCAATTAAGTCTTCCATATCTTTACCAATATTGATATTCTGTGATTTAAGTACTTTAAATCCTTTTATGATTGCATCCAATTGTTCACCAAAGTATTCATATGAAATATTACGTAACTCTTGATAATTAGTTTTAATAAAATCTGGATCGGCAATAACTGGGACTGGATCCCCAATCATAATATGATAACGTTCAGTTGTAATTGGTGGTATTGGTAAACCATGTTGTTTATCTATAACATCAACTATTGGCGTATCATATTTAAAGTTATCTGGAACCCATACAAGTTTGCTTCCATCTTCATAGAAGCTTAACATTTTTCTATCAATATTTTGACTGTCAGCATGAAATCCAATTATTTTATCATCTTTAACAACTAGTAACATATGTTATCTCCTTAAATTTTAATACATGGTAGTAATGCTATGTTTCTTGGTCTTGTACTACTTCCACCTATGGCATTAAATCCTACTCCAAGACCAGTTGTTATCCATGGTCCTCTATACCAACCAATACGGTTCACGTTCGCTAAATGGTTATAAAAGAATGCATAGTTTGCATATGTATAGTGTGCGTGTTGTGCCATATCTTCATTTTGGAATGTGCCTAAAAGTCTTCCAGCATCAGTTCCACCACGTCCACCATCATAACCACAAACGAATTCACCTCGAAGATCTGGAAGTGAGAATAAGTTTTGTGATAATGCGACATTATCATATAATTCTAATTCACCAATACCAACAACAGACCCATGTCCATTATTTGCTGTAATATTTAATTTATATGTTGTATAACTTGTAGAATTGTTAAAGTAAAAATAACGATTTTCACCATATGTCCAGTTAGTTTGGTTTGTTTGTGTGTCTAATGTTACCCATGTACCGTCAGATCCATTAGTAGTATCATTAGATCCTAATAGTGTCCAAGTTTTAGGATGCCAGTTCATATTATTTCGATTATAATATTGTGAAGAATAGTCGTAACCTTTAATACCATATCCATTTATAATCTTTGGCGATGTAAATTTATATGCAATCCAACCTGTAGTACTTGTTGTTTGCCAACAGTCATTATTAGTAACACCATTAAATGCTTTCCATGCAAAATATGTTGAAGCTTCTTGTGTACTATAATATACGTTACCGGATGGTGCTGTAGCACTAGTCATAAATGGATTAGTTCTAGTTACTCCACCAAAACCATATGAATATCCGATCTTATTAAATAAATTAGATAAAAACAATTTATTTGCAGCACTACCATCTGCTATTACCCAACCTGAAGGAACTGAAGTTCTTAAAAAATAACCAATAGATCCTGTTGGATAATCAGATGGGTGTATTGTTTTATTATGTGTTAATTTCATTATATCTCTCCTAATACTTTATATAAGGAAGTAGTGCTACGTTTCTTGGTCTTGTATCTAATGCACCAACATAGTTAGTATAGTTAACTGATGTTCCACCGGACATACCACCAGTTACGTTAGTCATTCTGTTAGTTGCACCGATATTTACGTTTGCTTCATTATTTGCAGGAGGGGCAGTATGTGAGTGTGCATATACTTCATCCATTTGAAAAGTGCCGATGAGTCGACCTGGATCAACTCCACGCCCAAGATCTGCACCACGAATAAATTCACCACGTAAATCAGGTAGTGATGCTTTAACTATATCAACTTCATTATATAAATCTAATTCACCAATTAATGTATAATTTGCATATCCATTATTTGCGGTAATATTTAGTTTATATGTTTGAAATGGTTGTGGAGATTTAATTTTATAACAACGTTTTTCACCAACACCCCATGATGTTTCACTAGTTTGTGTATCTAATGTAGTCCATGTACCATCTAAACCGTTTGTAGTATCATTAGATCCCATAAATGTCCATGCTTTAGGATATGGTGTATATCCAGATCCTAATATTGAACTTGTATTAATATATCCACATACACGATATCCACCAATAGTCTGTTGAGTTGTGTATTTGTATGCAATCCAACCAGTTGTTACACCATTTGCAGTAATCCAACAATCGTTTTGATATACTCCATTAAATGCTTTCCATGATTGATAGGTTGTTGCATCATACTGTGATGAATAAAATACAGTTCCAGATGGTGCTGTAGTACTTGTCATGATTGGATTCGATCTATTTATATTACCAAATCCATATTTATATCCAATTAAATTAAATAAATTTGGATATAATATTGGATCATACTCTCCACCATCTGCAAATAACCATCCGTCTGTATTATCATTCCTATGAAAATAATCAACCATTCCAACTGGAATCGGTTGTGTTTTTAAATCATGTTCAATTGATATTTTCATATTATTTCCTTATAACTTGATACATGGTAGGTATGCAATGCTTCTTGGTGTTGTTTTTGTTCCACCATTCCATGTTGTTGTAGATCCTGACATATCTCCTACACCACCACTTATATAACCAAATTGGTTAACAGCATATGTGTAGTTATAAGCAAACATACCAGAATTTAATGTATGATAATGTTGTCTAATATCTGGTGATTGCCATGATCCCAATATTCTATTACCGTCAACTCCACGAGTACCATCATAACCACGAATAAATTCACCACGTAAATCCGGTAATTTAAAATAGTCACCAACATCATTAATATCATAAAGACCAAGATCGATAATACTTAAATAGTATGGAGTCCCATTTGATGCAGATACATTAATTCTATATGCTATAAAACTTTGTGGTGTAGCAATTTTAAATATCTTTGTTTCACCATAAGACCAGTTTAATATATTTTGTGTGTCTAATGTTACCCATGTTCCATCTGATCCATTAGTTGTGTTATTACTACCTTGGAATGTCCATGTTTTAGGATATGTTGTAGTATTTTGTGAACTGTTATCAGTACTTGGAATTGTATTGATATAATTGTATGCGGTTCCATGATATCCTGGTTTTACTGTATAACCCAAAAGAGTCTTCGCCGCAGTAAACTTATAACATAACCAACCTGTAAGTGTTCCTTGTGGTGTTAACCATCCCCATTGATCTGTTAATACTCCATCAAATGCTCTCCATCCTTGATAGTTTGTTGAATCATATTGTGATGACTGATAAACAAATCCAGACGGTGCTGTCGCACTAGTCATAATTGGAGTTGCTTTAGTATTACAGAAACCATAAGTGTATCCAATTTGTGCAAATAAGTCAGGATTTTCTGTTTTATTTAATAATCCACCATCACATATAACCCATCCTGTTGGAGCAGTATTCGAATGAAAGAATTTAACAGTACCTGTTGGAATAGTAACATTATACGACGGACGCGGTGTTACTAATTCTGTAGATAAAAATGCCATATTATATCTCCATATTTATAAATTTAATATAATCTTCGCTTAATCTTTTTCTATGTGATGAATTGCATGATTGACATATCATAGGTAATTTAGTAATATCACCAAACATGTGTTGCCGAAGATTTCGAAAACCAGATGTATTCCATACTTTTCTAAAGTTATTAGTTATATTAAAATTTTGTTGTGCCCAATTTGGTTTAGTAGGATCTTTAAAGTGTTGAACTGTTGAACAGCATGGCCGAGAATTACTTTCAGGATCTACAACCATTTGTAACCAAGGCGCATAACAGTATGGTTCTCGAATATTTTCTTTTTGTTTTAATTCATCCATATACATTAGTATTAATTGATCTAATGAAAGTTTACCTGCACCATCATCTGAATTATCACCAAGTCTAATACGATGAATGAAATCTAAGTAATCATTATTGGTGCTTGGTTCACAACGTTTAAGTTCTACGCTTGGCAATTCTGTATGTAATGCAAATGATCTTCGCATATATCCATCTGCATATATAACATTTAACTCACGTTCATTAAATCCACTAAACTCAACATGTAAATCGTCTTTAATATCACGATAAAACATATTAAGATAATTCATATCATTAAGATCAACTTCATATTCTTTTAACTCTTGCCAGTAGATACACTTCTGGAGTAGTATTTCCTTGACGCCAAGGTCTTTAGCAAATTTATACATATCATACACGTATGCTAATGAGTATTTTGCGATTAACATGGTCGGGACGACGTTCACGTGTGGGTTTTGTTTAATAAAATTTTCTAAGTTAGATTTAACGGTATTCAGATCTCCACCCCGTAAACGGGTATAAAAACTACTTTCCGGAGCATCGATTGACACCATCATTCTTTTGAGGTTCTTAAATGTCTGGAAGTCATACTTATTAAGTAGAAGACCATTAGTGTAAAGTACTGAATTGTTTGTATTTAATGCCATAATTTTATTTATCATATCAGTTTGCAATAGTGGTTCACCTTCACCAGTTATTACAAACGTTTCACTATGTTTTATAACTTCACTTAAGTTATCAACTATATTATCATTAAGATCATACTTTCTAAAATTAGTATAATCAGTATTTCCATATTTAGAATAATATTGACAATGAGCACATGATAAATTACATGTATTGCTCATGAATAAAACTAAACTACGCGGATATGAATATAACACGCGTTTTTCTAATGCTATCTCTAATAAGTTTAAAAGTCTATACTTATCAAACATGTTTACTCCAATAATTTAAATATTTATATAGAAATAGTTACGTAAAACAAGGAGGATGTATGTCAGAAGAAAAAAAAGATTCACTTGAAAAACCAAGTGAAGTAGCCAAAGATCTAACAACGGATGTTGACAAGAAAGTTTTAACTGATGAGGATAAAGGAAAACTGATTGCAGGATTAGTTTGTCTTTTAGCCCTCTGTCTTACTGCTCTATGGATCGCCCATGATAGATGGTATGATCCAATGAATCAAGAAGCGACATGGTATGAGTTGTCACGCAACGTGTGCAAATCACCAAAAGCAAAAGAAGAGTTCTTGAAGTTGGATCTATCAAAGAATGGCATATCGTTTTTCGAAAAACGTAGGATTGAAAAGATCTTAATTGATGAACGACTTGCCGAATCCGCAGAATCATGCCGTCGTCGTGCAGAAACATGCGACGAACGAATCAATAAGAAACCATAACCCGAAGGAAATCCCTTCGGGGATTTTCTTTTTGTTTTAAATTGGGGTGGAGATCTTCTCCCCACCCCCACATATCATAACTTAATACTTCTTATAAACTTTAATTTTACCTGTTACATTACTACCACCAGAATACAATCTCACTGAAGTAATTGTGGCAGATTGATTCCATGTAACATTTATCTGTCCTGTATATACGCCAGATGGTGTTTGATTGTAATTCATCCTTGCAGTTTTACTATAAGGATATATTTTAGCAGTTACATCAGAATTAGATGCTGCTATTAATGCAACTGGAAAACCTGTAATTTGTTGACCATTAGCTGTATTACCAGTACCATACATTTGTTCCCATGTATAGTGGCTAATTGTAGAATCGTTGTTAAAATAGATATTTATAGGATTTGAATTCGATGGAGAAAACCCTTCAATTTCAAGAATATCACAATCAGTAACATCAATTGTCTCATCACATGGTTGTGTTGTATAAGTCTTATTTAAGACTAATTCAACAGGATTAGTATTTTGTTTTAATATTTGTTTAGTTGCTAATCTATATATTTTTAATGTTCCAGTTACAGCTAATCCAGATTGACTTACAATTTGAATACTTGTAATAGGACTTGTAGTATTTGTCCAAGAGTTAGATTGAATTCTTCCTATTTGTACGGAACCAGAATATTGGCCACCCAAACTATTAATAAAGCGTCTTGTTCCACTTACTTTTAAATTTCCTTGTCCATGTGATGTTCCAGTACCGATAGATAATTGCATACTTGTCATTGCAGTATTACTTGTAGTATGAGAACTACCAAAGTAATGATCTGATAAAGCATAATTACTTGCAGAATCATTATTAAATCTTAATGCAAAGTTATCAGTGGAAGTATAAGTAACTGCTTCATAGTATAAAGTGCTATCAGTTTCACCATCCCAAGGAATATTAACATTTAGAACAGTGCCTGTTGCCGTTATTTCTTTTACTAATTCATATGTTGCTAAATTAGTAACTTTAACATCTTGCCATTTGTAAACAGTAATTGTACCTGTTACTGTAGCAGAAGTATTGAATGTTAATGTATTCATTGCACCAGAACCAATATATCTAGCAACTTCTAATTGTATAGTTTCAACAGAAGCAATTAAAAATGATGCCTGTGTTGTTCCCATTTTTGTAGTTTTATCAAATTCTGTAATTCTTTTTTGTGGTTGTGATGTACCCGCAATAACAATACCAGGGTTTGTTGATAATCCACCTGAGACTGATGTTCCAGTACCTGTTACCATACCATTTTTATAATTCGATCCAGTGTCAGAATCGAAACACATATATAGTGGTCCAGTTGCAGCTGTAAATTCAGATTCTATTCTAAATTTTGTACAACCACTAATATCAAATGAACCTGACGGTATTGATGAATTAAATTTTTTACTTTCTACTTTGACCCAGTTAGAATTTTCTTGTGGGTCAACACCAGTTAACCATTTACTGATATCTAGATTCTCTTGAGTAGATAATTTCATATTGTATTATCCTTAGTATTTCTTCCAAACTTTAATCTTACCAGTAAATCCAGCACTAACAACTATTTGAACACTATTTACTGTTCCACTACCATACCACGTATGATGATGCATTTGAACTTGTGGAACGGCTCCTACATCATAGTTTAATACAGCATTGAATTTCTTTACAGTAGGATATACTGTTATTTTTGAAGTAGACATTTGACCATTTGAGGAAGTCACACCACTAACAACGTTATTATTAGTTCCGGTTCCAACAGCAGTAGATATAGTAGAACCATTACCCGCAGTATAAGTTAATTTATAGTTTGAACTTACACCATCATTATTAAATTGTATAAAACCATTTTGTGTAGTACTAGAACCAATAAGTGATATTTCTAATTCATCACAATCAGAAACATCAATGGATTCACTAACGGCAGAATTAGAGTATGTTTTATTTAATACAAGTTCAACAGGTTTTACATTTTGTTTTAATAACTGTTTAGTTACTAAACGATATACTTTAACAGAACCGGTAATCGCTGCTAAAGAAAATATACGTATTGATGTTGTTACAGCAGCATTACTCCAATATCCTCCGGTAAGTTCAGTTGTCGATGCACCAGGATTTTCTCTAAAATGTTTACATACACATTGATGTTTTCTTCCAGATTTTAAATTCATATTAAATTGACCATATGCAACATTTTTAAATCCATCTGCTATAAAAACATTTGAATAATTACTAGCATATGCAGCTGGTGATGCTCCACTATTAAATACACCGGTTGCAACATAATTAGTAGTAGTATCACCATTACATTGTAAACCAAGATAATTTGAAGTAGAACCATCACCAGATACGCTATATTCAATATATAAATCTGGTGTAGATTCCCAATCAATACCTGTAATAGTGTCGTTTAATACTGTTGCAGTAGTATAATTATATTCTTTTATTAATTCATATATAGCTAAGTTTGTGACTTTAATATCTTGCCATTTGTATACTATGATTTCACCAGTAAAAGTATTAGTTCCACCAATATTAAGAGTATTCATCGCCGCAGTACCAGTATAAAAAACACCCATTGGTTGAATAAATACACCTGATCCTGTAGTAGAATTAGCGGATATAATACTTTCACCCACTTTTGTAGTTCTATCAAACTCATGTTTGATAATATAATTGCCACCCCATGTAGCACCTAGAATAAATCCGTTTCTAGTATTTCGGCCACCGCCAGCGACAGCTCCTTGGCCATATAAATCTTGTTCAACATAAGTTGCACCAGTATCACTATCGAAATATGCTAATATATTACCACTTGGCGATGCAGTTCCTTTTATTTCAATCATGAATTTAGTACATGTACTAATATCAAAACTACATGTTGGGACCGCGTTTGTAAATTTCTTACTATCAATTTTAACCCAGTTAGTACTATCTTGTGGGTTTACTCCAGTTAACCAAGAACTAATATCTAGATTCTCTTGAGTAGATAATTTCATATTATATTATCCTTAATATTTTTTATATACTTTAATTTTACCAGTGAATGCGGCAGATGGTGTTAATGTAATTGTCGTCGAAGTATCAGGTCCATTATATCTGTATGCATATTGTCCAGTTTGGATATCACTTGATGATGTTCCATTTTGCCAATTACATACAATTGTTTTTGAATATTTAAAGAATTTTGTAATACAATGCGATGCTCCACCATAACAGGCTGAAGGTCTAGCATTATCACGACCACCTAGTGCAGAACTAGCAGAATAAAAATAATTTCTAGCATAATTCGCGGCAGTTACATCTGCTCCAATCTGAACACCTATTGATGCAGCATTCGCATTTGGTGCATCACATACTATTTCAAGTGAATCACAATCAGAGAAATCGATTGTAAGTGGAGCTGTACTAGCAGTATAATACTGATCATGTACAAGTTCAATGGGTTTAGTATTTTGTTTTAATAATTGTTGTGTTACTAAACGATATACTTCAACTGTTCCAGAACAATTTGCACTTGTAATAAGTTGTAATGATGTTACTGCCGATGATGTATTTGCCCATCTAGATCCATATACACCCATTCTATCTGTTGCATTAGTTCTATATCTTTGCATTGTGGATGTTGACAGTCGTTGTGATCCTGTTTTTAAATTAATTTCTGTAATCCAGTGCTCAGTTCCACTATTTGCAGCTGTATCACAACCACCAACCAAAAGTCCAGTATATGATGCGTTTTGTGAATCGGATGCTCCAAATAAAGTTGATCCGTTATGTCCATAATAATTTAAAAAATAATTTGTATAAGTACTATCACCATTAGGTCTAACCCATAAATATGTAAATGCACCGGAGGCATTATATATCTTAGAAACAATTCTAATATTTGGTGTAGATTCACCATCAATAGCAATAGTTTGATTTAATGTCGTATTATTTAAAGTATATGATCCAATTAATTCATATGTAGCTAAGTTTGTAACTTTAATATCTTGCCATTTATAAACAGTAATAGTACCAGTAAATGCGGCAGTTGCTGTTAATGTCAATGTATTCATTACAGCCGAACCAAGATATATTGATCCATGTGTTTGAGCGTATAATACACCAGCACTTTGAATTGGATTTATATCATACCAACATTTAGATGTTTTATCGAATATAGTTTGTGTAAATGATGGTGTTCCAACAGATAAATTAATTCCTGCGGATGTTACTTGTGATGCACCAACACTTGAACCATTATATGCAGCTATAGCTTGTTGTTTATAGTTGGCGGCAGTTTGATCTGTATCTAAATATGCATAAATAGCCGCAGAACTAGCGGAACATTGTGTTTCAATCATAAATTTAGTACAGTTACTAATATCAAAACTACCAGAAGGTGTAGTACCATTAAATGTTAAAGTTTTTACTTTAACCCAGTTAGTATTCTCCTGTGGATTAACACCGGAAAGCCATTTACTGATATCTAGATTCTCTTGAGTAGATAATTTCATCAATATATCTCCTATTTAAATTTTAATTACAATAAAAAGTGAGTGGGAATAACCCACTCACGTCATAAATCCATAATTAATTTTTTTTGCATTTCTAATAACATATCATCGTCATATAGATTTGATATGATTTCATATAAATGTATACTTTTAAAAACATCTGGCGTGTATTTATTTGCGTCGATGTATTTTTTTCTATTTAAGTATGTGTATACTCGAAAATCACCCGTTATACAACATTTGATTTGTAAATCTTTGAACAGTTGCGATACATAATAGTAACCAACTGCATTTTTAATACCATCCGTACTATATTTGTTAATAAATAGCATTATTAAATCAGTATGTTCTTCTGGTATCATAACAACGCTATTATAATCTTTTGTATTTTTAATCTTTGCGAATCAGTCAATCCAAACCTATTAACTACATCAACATACATTTGTCTCATACAACTATGATAACGACTTGATATATTATGAATATACTCACGATGATAATACATAAACTCATTTCCAAAATCTTTAGATATTATCATATTATATTCATTTAATATTGCGATTGTTACACTCACATTTAATATTTGTTTAATTAAAGCCTCATCTCGAACAACATCACATAATGTTTCAACTAACTCGATGTCACTACTCATATTGCATGTTCCAGTATATATTTTTGTATTTTCACGCAAAGATCTTCATCCCAGAAATGATCAACAACTTTAACGAATATTTGTTCGTGTACATATGATTCGTATGTTTCATATGTTTTATTATTATATTTGTATAAATAAGGTGCTTTTAGGTCGAAATCTTTATCAAGATTTTCAACACTTATGTTTAACACGTTATATGGAGCAATAGCAGTTTCTGGTTCTACTACTATCCAAAATTCATGTATTAACTTTTCTTCTAACTTATTAACATTGTTCATATTATGTGTTCCAGTACATACTTGTTTAATGCGGTTACTAGATCTTCGTCGTACAAAGCACGAAAGACAAATACGAATGTTGAGAATCCACTAATTTGTAATGTGGATGGTAATTCATATGTTTTATCACCATGCACGAATAATACTTGTGCATTTTCTGTAACATTAAATGTTATTCCTAACTTTTCATACATGTTTGATACTACGAATGTTCTATGTGACCAGAAGATCTTCAACAAATCCATTTCTTCATCAGACAATGGTGTTAATTTGCTCATATGTGTTCTACCACAAACTTCTGCATTCTAAGCATCATGTCATCATCCATCATTTCACAAATAACATCAACCCATTGTCCATGCTCATATATTTCACCTTTATAGTGTACTCCAAAATTAGGTAAGTCCTCATCACATTCAATCTCGATATTAAGTAAATTTAGAAGTGCAGTATATCGAAAATCATATACTTTTTTAAATGTATTATAAAATAATATGGCAAACTTTCTACGTTCTAATGGAGTCATATGTCAATAATTAATGCTTTAATAAGTTTTTCTCGAAGTTCATCATCAACAAGTTGTGATAATACTGTTTTCCACATTCCATGTTTTGCCATTTTATCTTTATAAAATACATATTCATTATTATTAGACAATTCAGGTATACGTGAATATAAATCAGTATCAGGTCTTTTAAGTGCATAAAATTCATCAATTAGTTCAAACAACTCATTATCGGTCATATGTGTACTATTGCTACTTTTATAAGTTTTTCACGCAATTCATCATCAATAATTTCAGGCAAGATATCTTGCCACCAACCATGTTGTACCTTCTTACCTTTATATTCAACCCCATCACCGTGTTCTATTAATTCAGGTATATGATCATAAAGACAAAATGGTATAGGTTTATGATAAAATGAATCTATAAGTTTACATAGTTCGTGATCTGTCATGTTTTACCTTCTGTTTACGTACTTCACGTTCAAACTGAACTATCTCAGTCATCTTTTGACGTATGTTGTCGTCTAAGATCTTATTAAATAATATAAACCAGAAATGATCTATGCGTTCAAGTATAAAATCTCGTATGTTTGTAGTTTTATCTTTATAAGATATATTATAATTTCCATTATCTGTAATGCCAAAATATGTATAATAATTAATTTTACCATTAGTGTATAATAGAAATTCACTTATAAGTTTACGTTTACTTAATTTCATAGTGCTTGTATTAAACACTTTTGAATGTTAAGTGCCATGTCTTCATCGAAAAATTGCGATAGTATTTCAAAATGATAATCACTCATTGGTTTACTATCTAATAATTCATTTGTATCCAAAATAGTCCGACCTTTATATCCATATTCTCGACAATCACGAATGGTATTAGGATCATAATGAATTCCTATTTCACGAAAAGCATCGGTCCAAGTATGCCATATATTACCATTATAAATTATATCTAGAAATGTCCTTAATATATCTGCATCATGATGTGTCATACTCGCTCCAATAACCACTTGTTTAAGTTATTAGTCACATCAGGATCATTAATTTCTAATACTACTTTACATAAAACATCTACAGGAACATAAACATTATGTGATTGACTTATAATATCCGATTCTAAATAACTTACACCAAAACGATGTAATAGTATTCTTAAATGATGGACATTTGTACTCATATTCGTTCCAGTAAATACTTTTGATATGTTATGATGACTTGTGGATCTTCAAACTTATATAATAACTCCATAAAATCTTCTTTAGTTTCAGGAAACCCATCTATAATTATCTTACCATAATGATTGGTCCACCATTCTTCTGATTGTCCACAATATCTAAATGCACATTTTCTTTTATTTCCAACATATCCATCAAGTCTAGTGACTCTTATTTCAGAACCACGTATATGATTTACTAATTCATAATAAGTCATACATGCTCCACTAAGTATTTTTGTATATTGAGTTTAAGATCCTCGTCCATAAGTTTTAAAATACTTTCACAAATATTACCTGTTCGCTTTTGATGTATATATGATTTATTATTAAATCGTAATAACCATCCATATGGCAATGATTCATCTTCAATTCCTATAACTTCAAATATACTTTTAGTAGGATCATCATTAGTATTAAATACATTCCAATATGTATATATTAAATCACGATATTCTTGATTCATATTACATGATCCAATAACCATTTTTGCATTTTGCTTCTAATATCATCATCCATTAACATCATAAATGCATCGGACCATAATACAACTGAAGTTCGTTCTAAGTCCCATTGTGAGTAATCATATTCTTTATTTTTATATCGCATTTTATATTTACTACTTGCGTCTATTTTGAAATACTTTAAAAATGAACAGGTATCATATGCTTCTTCAATAAACCATTTAACAAGTTCTTCATCCGAACTCATAAGTGCTCCAGTAAGTATTTTTGCATTGCCAGCCGAAGATCTTCATCCATGAATTGAATTATGACACTATGTATTGAATTAGGCCATATCCAATCGTATTTTTTATTCTTATAAATAAGATACTTATCCAAATCGTCGATATATTCCATACCGTTCTTATAAGTGTGTACTTCTATTCCGAACTCATCAAGTGTAGTAATAAATTCAACACTATCCCAAAATAGATCTATTAATGTTTCATCGGCGTTCATATGAATTCCAACATAAACTTCTGTATCTTGACGAGCATGTCAACATCCATTATTTGCATTATGATTCGTGTAAGATGATTTTTAGTCCAAGAAGAAAAGTTTTTCTTCATATGCACTTCATACATCTTATCATTGTATAAAACAAATCGTCTATTCCCGGATGGATTGCATTTGTATTGCAATCCTAAGTGTCTAAACACTCTATCGGGCAGTAATGATGTTTCTTTTTTATCACGTAACTTAATAATATAAGAATTCACTAAGTCTCTAGTGATTAACTTCTCTTGTTTCACGTGTGCTCCTGTAATTATTATTTACCTGTATATTTCTATATGAAATCTTGAATAATAAAAAAGTGGACGGGCATATGCCCAATCCACGGTTAAAGTCTTTTTAATACTATTTTTTGTAAGTTTATTCTCATGTCGTCATCATATAACGTTTGAAGAATATACTTTATATCTCTAAATTGAAGTGACATTGATGGTGTCTTCAATACCTTGTTTTTATATTTAATTTTTGTTGACATTTTATCAACTGATGCGAACTTAAAACCAAAATCATTAATTAATAAATGTAATATATCAGCTATATTATATTGTGTAACATGTTTAAAGAATTGATCAATTAAGAAATCCTTTTCATCCATATCAACTAAGTCACCATCTAGATCTAATTCCATCATATGCGATCCAATATGTATTTCATCATTTTAAGTTTCATATCATCATCATAAAAGTAACATAATATTCTATATAATGGTACATCATATAAAGTCTTTACCTTTACAGTAAATTGTTTATCTTTATATTTATATTTAATATACTGATTTGACATTTGAACATGTGTAATATCCAAATGATAAAATATATCTTTGCCTACTGATAAATATGTTTTGACTAATATAGTATCAATCATACATACTCCAATAAGTATTTTTGCATTTTAAGTGTCATGTCATCATCGACAAGCGATTCAATTGTACTCCAGAAAGCATTGATTAATACCTTCTTATGAAACTCTTTATACTCTATTTCAAATATCATTGGTTGTCCCATCATATTATGTCGTTTAACACTAATACCTAACATGCTAAGTATAGTTAAATCATTATGTATGTATTTAGACATTACATTAAAACATGTGTTTAATAATGTTTCATCATTCATATGCGTTCCACCAATAGTTTAAGCATTTTAATCCTTATATCTTCGTCCATAAATTGTTTTAGTACATGTGACCAATAACCATATCGGTCATTATCAGTAATAGGATCAATGATATATTCCTGATCTTTATAATATATTGCTTCGTAATTAAGTTGTTCATAATATGTAAGTCCAAAGTATTCATAATACTTTACTGGGCCGAAGGTCTCTTCAAGAAACCATTCGATAAGTTTATCATCGGTCATATGTGTTCAACCACATATTTTTGCATTTTTATATATAATTCATCATCCATAATGTCGTATAACATGTTTATCCAACTATTTAAATCATATTTAGAACAGTGTGGATCAATAGCATATTTAAGTATTTCTACTTTTTTATTTTTGTATTTAAAATATTCCATAAATGTTTTTTCTTTACTTGGAACTCCATATACTCCAAATGATTCTAGTGTATCCCATAAATTATATGGAGGTAATTCAAATATTAATCTGAATGTTAATATAAATGTTTTATCATATTTCATATGTGTTCCAATATATATTTCTGCATTTTAATTAATATATCATCATCAAAGATTTCACAGAATGCATCAATCCATTTTTGTTTACCTACTGGAGTATTTGCAAGTCCGATTTTATAAATATAATGTTGTTTATTTTTGTATTTATAATGTATATCACCATACAGAGCTTTAGGATTATATCCATCGCGATCTTCGCTACGTGAATAATCTGTGAATTCAAAGTATTCACGATATACAATATCGTTAATTGATAATTCAACAAATGTTTTTATAAAGTCGTAGTAAGGATGTTGATTCATAATGTTTTAATTATAAATTTTTGCATGTTCACGCGAAGATCTTCATCCATAAAATGATTTAATATATATCTAAATGAATCACGATTCCATGAAGCGCCACCGTCGATTTCATATCGACATGGAGGATCATTTATATTCATCGATTTATCTTTATAATGAATACGTTCAGGAAATGTAATTCCAATTTGATAGAATACAGTCCTGTATGGTTTGTGTTTTAGTTCATGGTCAAGATACAACTCGATTAGATCTTTGTCCACTACAACGCCTCCAGTAAGTATTTTTGTATTGCAATTCTGATATCATCATTGAATATTTGTTTCATGCATCTATAGACTGAATCACGTTGTAGTTTTGATAAATAGTATCTGTATTCAGGAACATCTATATTAATTTTTTTATTATTTAACTGTACTTCTATACCATCGTAATGTGTTTTAGTGACATAATGATATAAAGATATATAGTTCCACTCAATATTTAAAGTTTGCAATAGGTGTTCAAATGAATAGTTCTTATATCCATTAATATAATAACAGTGCGCGTCAATAAACAAGTTCACAAGTCTGCAATCAGCCAGTTTCATATGTGTTCCAGTAAGTACTTCTGCATTTTGAGAATCATATCATCATCAACAATCCTCATTAAAGTATCTTGCCATGTTTCAGTATGAAACTCATGCATTTTCATTTCAAATATAATATTACCATTAATCTCAAATATCATATCACAATCTAATCTATGGAGTTTAAAATCCAAAAACTCATCTATACTTTTATTACTTGTATTTTCATAACCAAAATACATATCACAAAACATATTAACTAACTCTTGTGTCGTGGATTCCATGTATGGTTCCCAAACCCGTTATATATTTTCTATTATGTACTTTTGCATATTAAGTATGAGTCTTTCATCATGTAATTTATGAAACAATTGAATATAATTACCACGTTTCCATTTAGATAAATGTTTGCAGTTATTAATAGTAAACACTCGATTATCATATGTAACTTTAAGAGTACGTTGTTGATATTTATAAGTGATATCAAGTACATCAAATATATCCATCCAATAAAGGTAACTTTTATCTTTACTTTTAAAGTAATTTAGAAACAGTAGTACTTCATCAGGGGCTTTAGGAAACACGTAACACTCCTTACAGTTCAACGATTAAATGTTTTATCATATTGAGACGTATGTCGTCATCAAAGAAGTATCTGATTACTTCATAATAATTTCTAGTTCCATACTTGTGTTTAAGATCTTCCGCCCATAACTGTTTACCTTTATACTCATAATATAATACTGCTAACCTATATTCAGGATTATCTACTAATTTAATTTTAATTGGATCATAATAATCTCTAAACCTTAATGTTACTAATGAATTAATTGAACTAACATACTTTCGCATTAGATTGTAATCGTCCAATAACATATTATAAGTCCATGATCAATTGTTTTTGTATGTTTATCTCAATGTCTTGATCAAAGAAATGTCTTATCACAGTAACATTACGTCTTTCCCAATCATATTGTATGTAATTACAATTAGTAAGGTTAATGTAGTTATCTTTATATTTTAAATATAATGAATAAGTTCGATAATCATAATGTTGATTGATATTTAGATTAGTTAATATCGCATGATCTCGATCCATTGCACTTTTATCACGATATAATGCAATATACTTTCGTAGTAATATATATTGATGCTTCAGTACTAATGGTGGTTTATGATATATTTGCATAAACGGAACAACTGTCATTACAACTCCTGTATTACATACTTCTGAACGTTAAGAAACAACTCATCATCCATAAAGTGCAATATAATACGTGGAACTTCAGTACGCCACCATGATACATGTTTCATATTTTGAGTATCGTATATTATAGTCATGTCTTTATAAGTGTATTCTGTTGCAGATGCATCATTATGTTCATTATTAGAAGTAATTCCAATATCTTTGAATTGTGTTTGTCTAGTTAAAGCATATTGTATTCCAATTTTTATTTGCATTTTAATATATTGATTGACTATTTTACGATATTTTCTTTTATTGATTTGATTAATTGTTAGTAGTTCAGACATTTTTATTGTAGTCAATGTTTTAGTACCTCAGGTTGTAGTTTTAGACTTGTAATATTATAAACCTAAAAAATCAAATTTGACAACTTCAAGACTTTGCTTTAAGTAATTTTTGATTTTTCTTACAATATAACATCATAAACAAAATCACGACAACCAATGTGTAAATTTTTACAACCACGATGGTCAAAAATTAAATAAAACCCAGTCCCATGTGAAATAAAATATAATATAATGGGGAGTACTACTAGTATAGCAATACTCCCATCATGACATACGAGTAAAGAGTATTAAAAAGTACTTACTGATCGGACACTTTACCATATAATTGATGATCATCATGTTTATCTAGTAAATTATTACTAGGTTTCTTTTTAGGGAACATAGGAAATACCTTATTGTGTTGTAAATATGCTGGTTTCTTACCTTCTAATTCTCTTTTCTTTTGTCTTGCTGCAGTTTCTCTTGCTTTTTGTTCATTATATGCTGCAAATCCTTTTTTAGCTGCAATAATGTGTGCAGATGTAACATCAACTCTTTTTGCTTTTTTAGCAATAGGATGATTAGATGGATACACCATTTCATTTAATATAGTTTCTAAAATGGATAACATAATTATAAATAACCTCACTTTTTATATTTTAATACTTACATCATATCCAGACATACACTGACTATTAACAAAGTCCAATACTGTTTTATAATTTTCATTCATTTTCATATGTTCTTTAATTAATATATCATCAGTATCTAATAACGATAATTTAACTAACATTTTAGTAGATAAACTACCACGTGTAAAAGTAAATAATACATCGCTTTTAAAATAACCATACATAGTTAAAATTGTAATACCATGATTTGTAATGAAGGCTTTGGCCGGAGATCTAAGTAATAAATCACATACGTGTTGTTCTAGTGTATTCATATCTTCACTATAAATGTAAAATTATGAAAAGTACAATAGTAACTACGTTTTACATTTATATCTAATTCACATGGATCAACTAAACTAATATGTATTCCACGAGATTTAAACACCAAACCAAATTTAGTTTTATAATAATTAATAGTTGGAGTATATTTATAAAATTCAATCTCAGTAGATCTTAATAGTTGATACACGTGTCTTTCTAAAGCATTCATATCTTTATTCTCACTTGTCCTCCGTAGTCACGTATAAAGTCACTGAAATTATTATAAGACTTAAAGAAGTATTCTTGATTGAATAATGTAGTGGTTGCTACTAGAAGACAAATAAGATCTCTATCAGTAGGCATTCTTTCTGCGTCAATTACAAAACTAAGATACTGCGTTTTTAAGACAGTACCATCTTCTGTAAAATACATTTGAAATGTATTACCTTTTATTAATAACAGATTAAATACTTCTTGTTCTAATACATTCATATCTTAACCTGAAATTGATTATTACTAATATCTTGTGTTATTATAGCAGATGGATCTGCTTTAAATTCACCATTATAAGGAGTTATAGAATTATGTGTATGAGATGATTTAAATATACCAAGTCTAGTACGGTATATAGCATCATGTATTGTACAATAGTAATCAACAGTACTTCCAACTAATAAATCACGAACATATGTTTCTAAGATATTCATATCTTAAGATCCATATCACAAAGTTCATAACCAAAATTAAATTGAAAATAATCAAATAACCCTGTCATGAGATATTGATGTGATACACCATGAGAAATATCATTAGGAATACTTTGACCGACATAAACAAATGTCATACCATCTTTATTATTGACATATTCAACTTTGTATACACCATAATTGGTTTTAACAAAGGTACCTTTTTGACGTACATATAGTACTCCAGATGAATTAAGTATTTTATCTAAAACATACTGTTCTAAGATATTCATAGTTTTATCACAAAATAAGCATTATCGAATGATGTTTTATTTACTTCTTCTGATTTAGGATCGAATCCTTTCTTATGAATAGTTAATGTAGTGAAAACATCATTGTTTGGAGGAGCATGTGTAAATGTACCTATTCTAGTATGATATACATATCTATCTGTTCCTGTATACACATCATAATACTTATACCATTCACATTCAATAAACTGCAATAAATGATATATATGACGTTCTAATGCATTCATTTTATAATAATAGTATTTGAATGTTTTATCTGTTGTTGTCATATTTTTATTTCCGCTGTTTCATACATGGCTAACTCATTAAATAATCTATCGGTTTCATGTATTGACATTACGTTGGTTATTATAAGTTGATCACAATGATATGTTAATATATATCTAGATTTAGGATTAAGAGGATATTCTAATTTGAGATATCCAAGATCTTCAAAATCAAATATAAAAGTATCAGTTCTTGCTATTCTGTATATTTCAGGCTTTATTGGGCCGAAGATCTCTTTAAGTGTGCGTTCAAGATAGTTCATATCTTAATTATCCACTGGTCGAATGTTTTATATTTACAACTTTGTTGTATTGTAGTTTGTCTTTCTAAGATTACACTGTTAGAATTAAATTCATAAGTATAACGAAATATATCATCTGAATTAGTATCAAGAAAAAGACATCCTAATTCTTTAAAATCGAGTATAAAAACATCGGCATCTTTATGTGCATAAACTATTGGAGATAAATTAGTAATAATCTCTTTAAGTGTGCGCTCAAGGTAGTTCATATTACAATCTCTAGTGCGTGGAAGTTGATTCTCATGTCTCGTTGCCGATATTCAAGAAATTCATTCTCATCTATATGATCGTCAACATATACTAATTGGGTGATAATTTCATATTTGCCATTCATCTTAAGTTTTCTTGGCAATCTATATCGAAAATACCCAATAGATGAATGAAATCGATATGAATTGTCCTTTGTTTTAATTACATCACCAGTAGGATTATCTGCTAACATTTCATATAGTAGTTGTTCAAGATAATTCATATGTAAATCTCAAAATGATTTGCAATCATTACTTGTCTAACATTTACTCTTGGTATCAATCTTATATGTTCTAAATCATTTTCCATAAAGAAATCTTCCATTGATACCTGTGTTAATTGAAGAATATGCGGTCGTATACGTTTATCAAACCAATAGTTACCTAACATTGATTTGACATAATACAAATTACCTGAATTGTAACACATACATATTAATCGACCATTCATAAAAATATCATGAACGTATCGCTCTAAATGATTCATTGATCGCTACAACACTCCTTGTATTTACATGTAACGCACCAGTCACAATTATTTAACGGTTGACCAAAACACGGAGTATAACCTTCGCTAACTTGTTTAGCACGGATTTTATTTGCTAACATGTTTATCATACAACCATGACAAAGTCCATGTGATATTAATTCATCATCATGTTCTTTATTCCCATCTGACCACGTTTTATGACATGAAATACATTCAGTAATCACTGACGCCTCCGTAAAAATATTTAGTATTGGGCGAAGATCTTAAACTAAAACCTCCGCCCAATATTATTTACTCAACTATGAATTGGTATCCTGAATCAGACTGAGATTTATGATATTTATCGTATGCTTTCAAACAGACCATACGAGGTGATGTCTTTTTGAATGCGACAGTATAAACTGCGCACTTCTCATCATCGAGTTGTTCGATTTCCTCATAAGCCATGCCGATATTTGTAATATCCCATGATTCATCAAGATCCATGAGTTCACGAGCCATTTCACCGTAGTACTCATCTTCCTGCGTTTCATCATGTCCATTAAGGACAAGTTCAACAATCTTCTCTTGTGTCAAATCAAAAATATGAAATGCCATACAACTTGGATCACATTTTCTGTCGATCATGCAACATGCACGAAGTTCTGCATCTTCAGTTGTTACGCCTTTTCCAATAGGCATTTCCATAAAATCACGAAACGTCTTAATTTCCATGTGTTCTCCCAAGTAAAAAGTTAGTGTTTCGTGTATTATTTCTATATAAATGTAATGAAAATAAAATTTTATATTCATTTTTCTCATATAGAAATATATATGTATACCCAACTAGATTGGGATAACTCATAATGGAGGCATCATTATGGAAACAATCATCGTGATCATTACGGTCACTGTGATAGAGGCAGTTGAAGAAGTTAAAACCTTCATCAGGAGTCTTTTGCCATGGTGATCAGGTTAGTAAAAAAACATTTTCAAGTAGTATTGAATCTCATGGCTTACAATCTAACAATTAACAAAGAACTGGTTGTAATCCCAAGACAACTTGGGTTAACACCGGAAGTTGAAATGTCAGATCGTGACGATTACCCATATCGGGCAATCATTGGTGGAAAAACTCTGCTATTCAATGCAGAAGGAGAGATATCAGCATGACAGATGAACAAATTGTGAGTTATATATCAATGGCCGTCTTCATAGGCAGCATGATAATAACTCTGGGTATTGCGTACACGGTCGTAAGACTTGTGCGTAAAGGTGCTGCTCCTGTGGTCTTCTATGAAGACCCAGAGGAATACAAATTCGCATCCTTGAACTTCCCCAATGGGAATGTCAAGGTGGTGGGCAAACTATAACCCAGCTCGGCCCTTCGGGGCCGCGCTTCTTGTTTGTATATTTAATTAATACATATAGAAATATTGACGTATGAAACAATATACACGCGGTTACTTGCATAATCTTTTAAGACAAATTATGTTGAGCAGATATAATAGAATGCGAAAACATTTACGAGAACTTGTTTTTGATTTAACAACCATAAATATAATTTATGAAATGTTTAAATTAAAAGACTGTAGTATAATTCGTCAACCTGAATGGTTTTATTTTGTACAACTCGGTAAGAAACATCAAACAGAAAGAAGTGAACTATTTATACGTTTAATTGATGGTAAACATGTAACTATATTTGGAAGAACATATTGTCATGATGGTGATTATGACATTAAAGTAACTGATAAAACATATAAAATTGATTTTATTGATTTTGTATTGAGAATTTATACACCCGAGGAAGTTTACATTAAACTACTTAAACTACAATTGGAGTTTGTATGACCGAGGCACGGCAAGAATTAATCAAATTATATAAGGAAGTAATCTCACCTGATTGTGCTGTTGATGATAAAATCCTCGACAACTTAATCAGTACAGTATGTAAAGAAAAGAATATAAGTGATGAACAATTGCGTGAAGAACTTATAAAGGATGCTATTATAAATTTATGAGTGAATTTGATAAGGTCAAAGATTTTGTTTATGAGACCTTTACCTTATTCACACATGACGAATTTAATACATTTATTAAAAATATAACAGGTCTTAATAATAGATTTGAAGTAATAGATAATGGATCATATATGTTCTGTTACTTCGATATACAAGTTGGGAATCATAATATTCCCAGTGTACCTGTTGGTGTGCCTATTAGTGAATTACACAACGTTGCAAACAAATCATGGGAGACAATATACCATGAACTACTCAAATATAGAATTAATATGTTATGACAAGTGAACAAGAAATTAATGACATTTTAAATGCATTATTAAATACTATTATAGAAAAACAAGAACAAGTAATGAAAAATGCAATCATAGGAAGATCAAATAGATATAGTGCTATGAATAGTTTTGTTGATGATAATGATATACTTGATAAAATGAGGCCACAAGAAGCATATGAATTTAGTAATAGTGTAATGTCCAATTCTATTGAAGAATTATATAACATAGTTAAAGACATTATATTATCTTATAATATATTTAAAATAATCAAACTTGCTAATGTTACAAGATATTATTCTAAAAACTATCCAACGAGACAAATATCATTTGATCGATCACAAGTTGGTGAAACACATGCCGAAAGTGGTAATTTATTACAAATATTTGTACAGTATGCACCAAAGATAAATGTTAGAAACAATATATATTCAATATATGAATTTCTTGAACTTGAAAAAATAGATATTGATGATTTCAAATTAAAAATTCAAAAACTAATACTGAGTGGCGTATGACCACAATCGATCACGTCAAATGGTATTATTACAGAGTATTTCATGATTATAATATTTATAATCCTGAAAATGGAATGAGTGATTGGCAAGATAATGTTATTACAACATTTGAAAATATATGCAATAAATATATGAAGCCTGAAATACAAAATGTTAAATATAATAAACAAACACGTGAAATTACATTTAATAAAGATGGTCAAAAGATATTTACATCACCATTAAATTTCATGGTCAATATACTTAACATCCCATTGGATGAATTATGTACAGAGTTTGCAAAACTTGAATTGGAGTATTTATGATTACTTTCGACAACTGTCAAGAAGCTTATAAAACATTATTGATAACTGTCGGAAGGAATCATAATGCAAGTAAAGATCCAACTAAACATGTGCCACCAACTGATAGATTATCTGGTGTTTTCGCCGAAGAGTTCTTTGAATATTTTAAATCAAGAGAAGATTCAGTCGCTATAGAGTTTATTGATTATGGATACTATATTCATAAACGATTAAGGACACTAACACAACAATTTGATTTCCTTGGATATACAAATCCAGATTTTAAAGAAACTTATGGGGCTGATCTTTCAATACTCACAACAGATGCTTTTGCATTAAATGTAAGACATTCTGAATTATATGATTTGTTAGAGTATATGAATATAAAACTACAGATGTCAAATGATGAAATGTATAATCATTTAATCAAGATGACACTTAATCTTTTATGAGTTTGGGGGACAAACGTCCCCCAAACAATTTTTATTTCCAATCTAATCCATCGATTGGTGGATTTTCTTTTTTTAATCTTTCTATTTCATCTAATTCTGATTGAACATCATCCCAACTTTCAGGTAATCTTATTAAATGTGTTCTGGCTTGTACATTATATGAAGGTACTGTTTCTTCTGGATAGTAATTATCTTCTGCGTCTGAATATTCTTCAATTATTTGTTCCGGCACATTATATGCTGGATATTCAACAACAACTGATGGAAAAGCAGACACATTTGGATATTGTTCCATACAATTGGGATATACCAATACTTGTGCACCTTTAATAACTGCATACTGTTCAACAAACTCTCTTGAATATTTATCATATGGATTATGTAGTATTATCATATTATATCACCACTTTTTGAACTCGAATATTACCAGCACCACCATTACCACCGGTAAAGTACCAATTATATCCTTGTGAATTACAGGAACTAGCGCCACCAGAACCACCATTTGCTCTTATTGTTCCAGAATTTGTATAATTACCAGTATATAATAGTGTAATACCACCGCCACCAGAACCACCACCGCCAGCAGATCTATGACCACCACATGCTGATCCACCAGGTGATCCATCAGATATAATAGCACCAGTTGATCCAATTATAATATTTCCATAAACAACAAAAATTAATGCGCCACCAGTTCCAGAACTTCCTGTGTATCCAGTTCCCATAGGTCCTGAATATGGTGAACCTCCTGGGTTACCAGCACCACCACCACAAGCATTTGCTCCAGCTGTTCCAGAACCCGCATCGTTACCATTACCACCAGCACCACCATTAGCTACACCAGCACTACCAGAACATGAAGATGCTGGCCATCCTCTCCATGCACATTCCCAACCAGATGCTCCTCCACCAGATCCGCCAGAATAAATAGTTCCAGCCGAACCATTACCACCGGCATTTCCAATTCCACCACCGTTACCACCACCACCGCATAATCCAGTGTTAGTCGCAGCAGCGTAACCATGTGTATACCATGTTCCACCGGCTCCAGCACTAGTACTTAACCATTGTATATCACATGTTGAAACATCAGTTTGATGTAACATTTCTAATGTTTTAAGTTTTAATCCTCTATTAGTCCCAGTAGCTCTTGCGCCTCTAGCACTCATATTAATTACACCATTAACAACCAGATCACCTCTACAAAATATATGTAGACCTTTACATCTATTAGATGTTGTAAGTGTAACACCTGAATTAACTGTAATACCATCATAATATAATTCAACTGGTGCACCATCTAATGTCGATGTTAATGTTGTATTTGTTGTATATGTAATCTTTGGTAAAAATGTTTTATTTAACCATGGTTTTCTAATACTTGATGCTTTTTGCATAAATAATGTTGTACTTGGCATAATATCACCTTACTTAAGATCAAGTCCTGCTGCAAATCCGTATATGTTTTGTCCACCATCATCAGAAACAAATACTAAACGATCTATTCCAGCAGTAGTTAACGTTGGTTTTGTTCCACCACCCCATTTTACATTGGGTGACCAAGTAACAGTATATGCTCCACCATTAGCCATACTTAATACAACAGATGCAGATTGTCCTTGTGAAGCACTTGGAAATCCACTAAAACTTATAGTACATGCACCGCCAATTGTTACCAATTGAACTACACCTTTTGTAATATCAACTGTAAAACTTGATGTTTTTGTATTATTATTAAATACAGTTTCAGTATATTGTGTAAAACGTTGATTTAAAAATCCAGCAGAATCACTCATTGCAAATATTAATGCTTTACCAGATGTTGGTTCAGAGAAGTTTAAAATAATACTATCATTATTAGAAAATGTTATAGTTGAAGGGAAGTTAATATCACCTTCTTCATCATATACTACAACAATTAAATCTTGTGAGTTCAACCCGTGAACAATTGACCACGTGGATGTAACTGCTGTTTGAACATGTTTATAATGTTGATTTTCTCTAGTTAATGGACGCCATGCTTGGACTCCTTCTACTTCTGTCCAAATATATAAAACGCCGCCAACTAATGCGAATTGCCCAACAGTGGGTGAAGTCGGAAAAGTATCATTATCATTTTTGAGGATTAGTTTTCCTCTACATGTAAAATCTGCAAGAGCTTTCATTCATATCTCCTAAATTTAAAAAATAGGGGGATTTCTCCCCCACTCGACATTATATTTCTAGTTTGAATCTAGATATATATTTTCTTGTTTGTGCAATAATATTAATACATTTATTATGATTATTAATAAAATAAATATCTTTTATATGTCCTTCTGGAATTGTATCAATATCATATTTTTTACCATATTGAATGTAATTAATAATATCAATTTGTTCAGGTATTGCACCAACAATTTTGTTCAGTGCAGATTCAGATAAAGTTGATACTGGATTGTTTGGTGTTAAGCTTAATGAATTCATAAATGTTTCATACCATTTAGAGAAGAATTTATCTTTTCTAAATGCACAAACAAATGAACTATCACATGCGGGTTGTTCTTTCCACCAATATGATGCGATTTTAGCAATTTTATTATATCCTGGTGACATTAATAATAAAGATGGTTCTTTAATTAATGTCATATCAAGATCTATATGAATTAATAAATCTTCTGTTAAATTATTATCAGCCCAAGCCATGACCAATGGTTTATTAAAGATAGGATATTTAAAATTATCACTTGTAGATATTAATTCGGGAACTTCCATATATGTTACATTAAGTTCAGATAATTTTGCTTGTTGTTCATCGGTTAATGTATAACTAGATGGACATATAGCATAAATTGGAATATTTCTAAGTTCTCCAGCAAGTGATCTCCATGCAGTAAAACATACGATTGCATCTGATAACATTGGTGAATGTGGATTTTTTATACCATTTTCATCAACTATTGGTCTATTATAATTTTCAATAATTGTAACTAATGCTGGATTCATTTTTTATCTCCAGATTATACATTTTCAAGATCAGATCTTGTAATTGAAGGAACTCCTTCAAGTTCTGCACCTGTGATTGCATTTAAATATACATTATAGGAATTTTCAATTGCGGCAAAGTCTGTACTTGTTTTAATAAAATCAAATACATTAAGTGCGTATTTATATACTTTAAATGTATAGTAGAAACGATCCATATTATTAATATGTTCTTCTAGTGCATTGATTGCCTCAATATTTCCACTTTGTAAAATTTCAGCTGTTTTGATTTCGCGATTTTCATCGGTGACAACATAACCTAAGTTGAATAACTTAGACCAAGACATAAGATATGCCCAAAAATAAGCCATACCCATTGGTCCAGTTGCCATTTGCATATGATCATAAATCTTTTCAACAACTGCACTTTTAATTGCCATTAAATTATCACGAGATTCAAAAGTAAAATCTGTAGTGTTACTAACAATTTGACCAGCAACAACTTTTGATTTTAAAATTAATGCATCATTAGTAGGCAATTGTGATTGAAGTAATTCAAATACTTCTTGTGAAATCTCAAATGCAAATTGTGTTGAATATTTAAATGATTGATCGACAGTCATAATTGACTGTATTAAATATCTATCACTGTGTTCTGAATTTTTAATTTTTGCAAGATACATATTATTTATCTCCTTTATTTATTATGCGCACCAGAAACACCAACAGTTTCCATGGCAATCACTATGACAGTTACAGTTTCCATGACAGTTACTATGACAATCACCAGACCAGTTACAATCACTATGACAGTTACTATGACAGTCTGAGTGACAGTTACTATGACAGTTTGAGTGACAGTTTGAATAATATGCATCACAAACACATGCAACTTCATCGGTATTAACATCAGACTTAATTAAGTTTAATGTAGTACCGGCGATAATTTCACCAGTAGAAACATTTGAATAACCAGTATGTGTTGCTATTGTTTCTGCTGCACTTCTAAGATTGTTAGTATCTGTTGTTGGAATAATTGTTCCAACTGTTGGTGACGGTATAGAAGATGTTGCCAATCCTCTACGAGTTTGTTCACGAACAATTGCATTCGCGACTTCAATATATGCGCCAGTTTGAATCATACTTCCAGTACTTGTACCATAAGACCACACGGTGGCATTTGATGCACAAGGAGGTATTCTACCCATTATTATACTCCTTTTTAATATTTATAAATTCGTTCTTTTTATGTGATATAATTCTATTTAATATACATACACGTTGTTCAACGTTAAAATCATACCATTTATCATAATAATTTTCTTTATTGCTGGCATCATATTTATCTTTATTACATTTTACACAATATAAAGGTGAACAGTCGACACATTCATCATCTAGTTTTGTTGATGATTCATATTTATCATGTTCCATTTTACTCTTCATGAGATCATTATAGAAATCTAATTCTATATGTGATATCATATGATCTTTTTTATTTGGAGTATATAATGTTCCATGACACTTATATATAAATCCATCAATATCTATTGTAAATAAATCTTTACCAGCAAAACAATTACCTATTTGTTTTTTCTCTAGTAACCATGAAAAGAATGGTTTGACATTACGATCCTTTTCCCAACGATCAAGTTCGAAGTGCATTATCTTATATATCTGTAATTCAAGATTATGTAATGCAAATCTAAATGATTTTTTGTCAAGTGCTGTAACAGATTGGCCACGTTCTAATGTTGGGCAATAGCCTTTCATTATATGTGGTGCATCAGGGAATGAATTCTGTAAATCATATATATCACAATATGATTCATATACGTAATTTACACTTTTTAATGGTATTGTGCTTTTGATTGAATGTACAACGCCATATTTCATACAGTTTATAATATTTTCACGGACTTTGTCGCCGCAGATTCTATTGTATTCGTTAATTGGATTACCATCGTAACTTATTTGAGTTATAAGTTTAGGTTCTCCAAATGCAGTCATGTGTTTTGAATAAAAAATCATATTCTCAAAAATATTTTCTAAATATATTCCATTAGTATATAGTGTGAATTCTACATTTTTAAAGTTTAAGAAGTATCGTAACATAAATTTGATTGCTGGATAATTTAATGTAGGTTCGCCACCCCAAAATGTAATATTTAATACATCATAATTCTGTTTAAAATGATCAGTTTTAACTAATTGTTCGAGTTTATAACAAGTGAGATATATTTGATCTTCACTAAAATAAAGTTTATCAAAATGTCCTTTCTCAAAACAATAAGAACATTTAGAATTACAGTCATTTGTAAGATTTATTTCAATTGTTAAACGTCTAAGATTTGGTTTATTTGTAAATTTTGGTTTTTGATATAAATCTAACGCTGATGATATATATTTACGAAGTTCATCTTTATAATTAAATTCTAACATTTCTTAAAGCTCCCAATCTCACTACCTTGATTATTGCATAAGTTACGGTAATTTTTAAAGAATACAGATTGATATGTATTATATTTAGGTCTTGCTCGAACACCTTCTTGTGGGACTAAATATATATCATTTGTCATCTTTGTAAGTTTAATACATTGATGTTCACAAATAGAACATACTTCCTGACACATTTTGATTTTGTATTTCTTGTATATTTTATTCATGTAACATGCTTCAAGAATATCTTTCAATTGATATGCATCAGCATCAGGATGATGATTATCTATTTCATTCCAGTTATGTGTAATAGAAAATCTATGAACATTCGGATAATATTCACACATATAAACCATATCATGAACAATATGATCTATATTTTGTTTATTTACAGTATATGCAATACCATAACGAATACCAGAATGTTTTAATATTTCTAATGCTTCTTCGATTTCTGATTTAGCTGATTGTTTATTTCCACGCCAAATACGTCTATCAGAATGTGGACCATCATAACTAACTTGAACTAGAAATGTACTATTGTGTTTTGATGTAATTCTTTTATTTAATTCTAATAACTCATTGATATATTTCTTTACTAATATACCATTAGTTTCTATCATAATATTCAAGTATCCATCTATTTTTGCGAATACTTGTTCCATAGTATATAATATAGTATCCATTCGCAGTAATGGTTCGCCACCAAAGAATAATAAACCAGTAGGTCCTTTAGTTCCTTCGCGTTTGATTATATTATCAATAAATGCATCAACTTCTTCTTTTGATGCATCGCGTTGGTAATCACCAAGTTCTTGTCTTTTTTCTTCTTCAAAACAATATTCACATGCTAAGTTACAACGAGTTGTAACATATATAATATTCATTTGGTGGCCGGTAATCTTACTAGCATCTTCTTCAAATATTTGAGACGCTTTAACCATGAATTACTCCTACAAATATTTTAACAACTTGTTCTTATTTCCAAGTGTAAAAGTTGATGTTTTAACTGCTAAATACATTAATGATACTAGGCGCGGATGTGTTAGTTTTATTTTTGATAGATTTGGTTGAATGATTGTATCAAAATATTTAATAACATCATCTTCTACTGCTGTTTTATCTTTACACAGTGCAATAAAGTATGAACTAATTAAATATGATTTACGACTATCTTCATTTATTGTTATTAAATATTTAACAATAGCATCAAATCGTCTATTATTAAGTAATATTTTATATTTAATACAATACCTATCAAGATAATACATTATACCATCAAACAATGCATTATCTGGAGCATCACCAGACTTAATTATCTCTTCAACATATGATGTTGAAATATCAAAGTTATTAAGATTAACTAGACAAAACAAAATATCATGTAACCAATCACTTTGTGTGTATTTATCTTTTATTAATGTTTCTTTATTTACATTAAGAAAAGTGAGCGCATCATCAAATTTATTTTGATTTATAAGATCAAAATAATAATTAAACTTATCATTTCCACGTTTAGAGCTTAGATCTTCATGAATAATTTTCTTTTGCCAATCTTTTAAATATTTAATTGTAAACTTAATAAGTTTATTATATTTACCTGTATAAAATTCTGATTCATCCATAACTCTATTAATCATTTTATTATCTCCATTACTTAGTTTGGGACAACTGTTCCTTCACATAAGCGATAATAGCGTTTACTTCATTTTCGCATTCCGCATCTTGTTCTTTTGTGAGTCGAACCATTGGTCCTTTAATTCTTGCTTCTTTATTAATCCATGTATTCGAAGTGACACCTTCGTGACCACTTACTTGTAAATATGCTGCAACTTGTGGTGCAGGTTTGGTTTCTGGAATATATTTTAAACTTCCATCAGGATTTCTATCAGCGAATTTTTTGACCGGCTCTGGACATTGTGGACATCTTTCAACTGGATCATCACCACAATTACATGAACGTTTTTCAGGAACTACCGTTGGTGGTGTTTTTGATGGACATGCACTACAACCAACAACTTCATCTGGTCCGTTTTTGGCATTTTGTTCTGCACAATCACACGAACCAAATGCTTTAGTAAATTCATAATTATAATCAAATTCTGCACCAACTGTTTTAGCGCAGAAAAACATAATAGTTTCTGACATCATTGGATTTTTATCTTTGAAATACATTGCACCTTTCATTAAACTAGATAGTGCATCTAACATTTCGTCTGGGATTTGTCTTTCTTCCATGATTTCTGTCCTCCAAATTTAGTGATTTGATCTGTAAAATATTTCTGGAATGGTTCAAAATCTTTAAGTAGATCAAAAAGTCTTAAAGATTCACGAATAGTAATTTTAGTTACTTCACAAAAACCATCTAATGGTTCTTTAATCCATTCACCATCACACTGTTTTAATTCCTGATTAAGACATCCTGTCATACAAACAAATTTAACTTCACAATCTTTGCATTTAGGAACAAAATCAGGGACTAATATATCAGGTCTAGAAAATAAATCCATATTTTCAGGATACCATTCATTTGTTCTATAATTTAATATAGGATATTTATGTTCATGTGCAAATCTTCCACATGGATATGCATTTCCATCTGGAAAAAATGATATCATCCATGAACATGCTTCACATGCTCTTATTGATTTATTCCTAGATCCTAAAGCCAGCATAAATTCAAGTTTCTCTCGAAACATCGTTGGCATATTAGGTATTCCAGATTTCCAATATTCTACTATTTTATCAACTAATTGAGGACATGTTTTATTAAAAGTTTCAACACCTTCGGGTGTCCAACCTTCTTTAATAAAAGCAAAATCCATAAATGGCCATTGCAATCCTTCAATAAAAAAACGATAGTTGTCAACTAATGTTGACACATTATCATTGGATACCATACAACGTGAACGTCCAAATTGTTTAAAGAATTGTATACGTTTCATATATTCAGTAAATGAATCTCCACCAGTTTGTAATGGTCTGTTGGTTTTATTCCAAAGTCCATCAAAACTTAATGTGAATCCAACATCGTGTGATTTAAGGTAGTCAAACTTCTCTTGATCCATTAATAGACCGTTGGTTGGGAATATAATACGAACAATTCTTTCATCTTTGCCATATGTTTCAATGAAATATTTAATCAAATCATATCGAATCAATGGTTCACCACCAAAGAAAGCAATGACGGCAGTTTTATGACCATAAACTCGTAAATATTCATCAAGATTAGACACGATTGTATCTAAATCTTCTTTAGTCATGTCATCTTTATCATGCTCAATATAACAATATTTGCAATTCAAATTGCATTTTTGTGTTAGAATTACTTGTAATGTTAACACATATACTCCTATTTATTCACCATGACATGCAGTGTGACAATCTACATAAGGACCCATACATTCACATGTTTCATATTGTTCTTGAATTATTACATCTGATTTTTTATTATGGGCATCATATAATACTACAACTTTGATATATTCCATATGAGGACCAATAAGACATTCAAATTTTGTATTTGAAAATCCATCTTTGATTTTCTGAATATAAGCTAACATTTTATCATGCGGCATACTTTTTTTAGGAATTAAAAATTCAGTAATAAGTTCCATTACAAACCTCTAAATTTTAAATATTCATCACGAAACTGATGTCGATAACAATCATTACAATTCTTACACTCATCAGGAAGTCTTTCTTTACCAAACATTGCACGACGTAAGTGTTGATATTCTAAACTATTCCATGCACTAAATATATCAGTACATGTATTTATATTTAATTCTTTATCAATTTCACTTAAATCATTAAAATATTGCAATGTACTACAACATGGTCTAACATTTCCTTTCGGATCAATATTAAACCGTGTCCACGGCGCATAACACCATGGCTCTTTTATTTCTTTATCTTTTAATTCGGCATAATATTCTTTTATTAAATCATTTATATGCCTATTAGGTAATGTTTTATTATATTTTTGTTTTGGTATTTTGGCCAAAAAATCTATATAAGGATTAGTTTTTGGAATTTCAATCTTATTTACTTCAATGTTTTTTGGTATTTCATAAACATAAGTATAAACTGAATTTCGACGTTCATTTCGAATGAAATCAAGTTCAGTACTACTAAAATTATTAAATGTCATTGGAATATCGCGAACTTCATTATAGAAATTATTTAATACGTATAAATCTGTATCATCTATTTCATATTTCTTAAGTTCTTTCCAAAATCTACATTTTTGAAGTAACATTGTACTTGCTTTATATTCTTTACATATTTTATAGAATTCGTCTAAATACATTATACTATATTTAGTTATTAACATACTTAAAATTAAATTTACATTTGGTAGTTCTTTTTTAAGTAATTTTAGATTATATAAAACATTATCTAAATTACCACCTCTTGTTTTCTCATATAAATCTTTTGAAGGTGCATCAATACTAACAATCATTGATTTAACATTTTCAAAATGTTTCAATTCGACCGTATGAAACAATGTGCCATTTGTAGTTATATGGACATTATTGTTAGCATATGCTACGGTTGCCTGTAATTGTGGGTCAAGAAATGGTTCACCTTCAGCAGTTATAAGAATGTGTTCACAGTTTTGTAAGAATGGTAATATTTTCAATTCAAAATTCATAGGTAATGCCATTCTTCGAAAATGACTATTGTCAGTATTTGAATACTTTGAATAATATGGACAATGAACACATCTAAGATTACATTTATTACTAACAAATAACATTAAACTTTGTGGATAACTATATATTATTTCTTTTTGTAATGCAATCTCAAATAGATTTAATACTTTTAGTTTATCATTCATTATTCAAACCTTGTAGGTTTAATATTTAATTGTTTTTGAGCGTTGGTAATATACTCATTATCTTTTCGATAATATGTTTTGATAATATCCATAACATGTTGTTTATTTTTACAACATTTATATAATGCGAACAATAAATGTTGTGGTATACCGCGATTGTATGGTATTAATAAATCAAATGCTGATTTATAAAGTCCTTTTTTATATCTTTCAATTTGATCATAATCAAATCTTTTTGATTCACGATATAAATCATAATGAAATGTAACATTCTTTTCATTATTGTCTGTCAATACTTTATCATCTCCATCAAAGTTTTTATGTTTTTTGATAAAGTGTACTGGATCTATAATTAAATCATACTTTTCTGGATTTGTGTAAAATTCGCTATTATATGTTAGATAAAAACTATTGATTGCCACTGTATTTACTATTTCTATATTTTTTAAGATAAAGTGAATTGTTTCACTAGTCGAATGTTCATCATCGTATGGTAAACCAAATATAAAGTTCAATAAAGTCCATATACCAGATTTATGGCACCAATAAGTACCCTCAAGTATTTGATCTTTAGTAACACCTTTATTAATATATTTTAACATACGGTTATTAACACTTTCTGCACCAAATGATAAATGTCTACATCCGGCTTCATAACACATTTTAAAGAAATCTTCATCAACAAACTTATACTGACATGAATTTGACCAAGTAACTTGTTTCATATTCTTACGAATAAACCAATTACACATTTCATCAGCAATCTTTCTTGATGGATTAATACATGTATCTTTAAAGAATATATTATTTACACCTTGATCAACTAATCGTTCAATATTATCAAATATATCTTGTGATTTACCACGATGATAAGTCGCAGTTGATGAACTACAAAATGCACACTTATTAGTACATCCGTAAAATGTATTAAAAGATGCTTGAAAAAACCAATCAGATGGTATATTAAGACCTTCTTTTGGTATATTGTAATAATCGAGTATATAATTATAACTATATTTTAAATCTTGTGTATTTTTTGGTAAAATGCTAGACATGCGATGTTCTTTATGTAAGCGTCCAGCATTTCCAACTTTATTATCGACTAATAATTGACGTAAAGCTTCTTCATTTGGAATAGTACCAATATGAAGTATATCAATAAATGATTTATCTTCTAACTTTTTAATATGTGTTTGTAACATTGATGCGTTATAACCACCAACAACAATTTTTGAATCTGGATATACATACCTTAACCATTTTAACAACATGATATTAAGATAACTGGTTGGTGATATATCTATTGTTGGAGCATCTTGATATGATACAATGGATGCTAATATATATTTATATTTTTTATGTAGATTTAAATTATTATCTACAATGTTATGTATTTTAGCTGGCCATAATGGATGTTTGAATAATTCTATGGCATTATCAAAATCATGTGGATATTTAAAATTTTCACAAAAGTTTTCAAATGTAGTATATTTCTTTAATAAATATGCATCAAAATCATAATAATCTATATTATGATCTGATTTTAAATACTCTGCAAACATTGCAGGAGCATAATGACTAAACTTTAATGGCTTATATAATGGATTTTCATATGTAAATCTTGTCGGCATTGATAAAATTAAAACGTCCGCTTTCATAAGACTTCCTATACTCAAGCATAATATGTTCACTGATATCTTTTACATACTTACAAAAAGTAGAATATGATAAACCTCTATTTTCAATTTGAATACAATAATTCAAATTTCCAAAATGTTTTCGATCATGTGATACTGATATTATATAATTCATTTGTGTATGTCCACATTTATTCATAGCTTCTGACATTAATTGATCAAATACATACAAATCATATGAACTTGAATAAAAAATTACATATAATACACATCGATTATGACCTTCACATGATGATATTGTCTTCATTCCACAAATAAGATTGATTGCATCACATAAAGGTTTAACATTTTTATCTATTTTATTTTTAGTATCGATATTTATCATATAATTTGGTCCAAACAAATCACCACTTGATGTTTGTTGTGGTAAATATTCACGATATTTAACTTGTTCATCGTCAGTTAATCTACGAATTTTAACATTATCAATACTTTTTAGAAATGTTTCCAAAAATGCTTTAAGTTTATCACCAAATAGTTCCGAAAATGGTGAAACAAAACAAACATTTTCAAAAATATGAACAAATTCTAAATCTTTATCATAATCTTCAGGAAATTCACCAATATCAACTATAAATTTATTAAGAAGATCATTTAATTGATCTTTCCATTCATAATTTTCAGCAAATATTACAAACATCCGTCTAAATTCACAAATAGTTATCATAAAACCTTCCTGTAATATTTATCAATCATATCTCTAACTATAGTTTTATCATTATACATATCATAAAGTGCAAATATTAAATGTTGTGGTACACGCATATGATATGGATTTAGATAATTAAGAGATATATTGTGTAATTTTGTTTTATATTCTTCAATTTCATGAAAGTCGAGTCTATCAATTTCGCGATATGCGGGATATTGAAACTCTGTAGTTGGGTCTTCTTCAGGTTTGACTTGTAAAGTCTTGTCCTTATTCAATGATGGAATACGAACAATCGACACATTTTTATTAAATTCAAGACCATACTTGTGTGGGTTTTCATAAAAATCACTACCGGCGGTCATATAAAACCGACTAAGTGTAATTTCATCAATATGTTTTATATTTTTCTTTATTAGAGCAATAGTAGTGCCAACTGTTGTTTCATCATCATATGGAAACCCAATAATAAAATTAAGTAAATTCCATATACCAACTTCACTACTATCCTTAGTACGTTCAAGTATTTCATCTCTGTTTGTATTCTTATTAATATATTTCAACATATCATTATGAAGACTTTCAGCGCCAAAACATAGTATTCGGCAACCGGCATCATATAACATATGAAAAAAATCTTTACTAGTATTATGAAAACAACATGAATTTGACCATTTGATATTCAAATTCTTTTTAATAAACCAATTACATAATCTTTCGGCATATTTTATAGATGGATTAACAGAACTATCTTTAAAGAATAAAGTATTTACACCTTGATCATATAATTTTAATATACAATCATACAATTCATTCTCATCTGGTATACACAATTTACTTTGTTGCCGACAGTAGGCACATTTATTGGGACAACCACGAAATGATATGATTGATGATTGAAAAATGTATTTATTTGGATTTGGCCGAAGATCTGGAAATCCATATTGATCTAAAATTTCTTTATATGAATATCTTAAATCATTTTGATTTTCAGGTAATATACTTGTGTAAAAATCATCTACATGATTATGGTTATTTGTACCATTTAATAAATTGTCAAGATCACACTTATCGTTGATATTTTTATTATATATAATATCAACGATATTTTTATTAATATTTTTTTGTATCTTCAATGCTTCTTTTCCACCAACTATTATTTTTGCTGATGGGAATCGTTTTCTTAAATACTCTAAAATTAAAATATTCAAGTCAATTGTCTTATTTCTTCCCATCGAATGATCTTGACGATGAGGCAGACAAGAACATAATATATAATTGTATGATTCTTTTAAATTTAAAGAATCAAACATTTCATTCAAATTTATATTATTACAATTTTGATATCGTTTTGATAATAATACATCAAGATCGTAATAATCAACAACATCATCTTTTAAGTATTTAGCAAAAAGAGATAATGCGTAACTACTAAATCTCATTGGAACTGAATTAATTTCATTTTTATCTAATGTAAATAAACAAGGCATAGTTAATAATAAAAACGTACGCACAACTCCTCCTAAATTGGGTGGACCCAAACAAGCGTCCACCCTTCACACATTAACTAGCTGAATATAACCATGTTGTTCCAGAATAAATAAACTCTACTCTGGCCCATGCAACGTCAACTGTAAGATCTTCTGCGACACCGCGAATGGTTGAACCATTGCGTATAACTATAATATTGTTTGTAGCAAACATGCCTTTTTCATCTATTAAACATACACGATCACCTTGTGATGGTGATGCTGGAAGCGTAAAGTTAAAACCAGCAGTTGTTGTATCAGCAATAACATAATCTGATGCGACTGCTGTATATGCTGCGCTTTTCTTAAGAATTGTCCAACCACCGCCGCCACCAGATGCTGAAACAACTCCAGATCCATCAATTGAAAGACCTGAACCAATTTTAATAACACCGGCAACCGATGCTGATGCAGTTGGAAGTGTTGCTGAAGTTAATACATCATTTCCACCAACTTGAAGTTTAGTTCCTGTCCAAGTAATGTTTGATGATGTTGTGAACTTTCTTGTTGAGTTATCAAAGTATGGAACACCATTATTTACTGGTGAATCTTCACGTGTGGCAACAACTTGTTGATCATTTACCATACCAACTGTAAATGCATCTTTTGTTTCATCGAAAATAAATTTATAATCGGTGAGTGTTCCACGATCAACTTGAATACCAGCTTCACCATTTGTTACGCCGGCTCCAGTTTCACCAGAGTTTACTTCAATTAAGTTATCTTTTGCTGTAATTGAAGTAGTATTAACAGTTGTTGTTGTTCCACTGACTGTTAAGTTACCTGTAATTGTTACATCACCAAGACCTGTGATTGTTTTTCCAGTAAAGTCAACAGGTGAATTAAATTTAACGGTTGATGCATTAAAGTTAGTTTCGCCTATTGAAGTGAATTGTACTTGTGAACTTGTACCAGAAGCAACAAAACTAATAATACCACCGGATGATTGGTTTTGGAAAAGAATGTTTTTATTTGCATTATTTGATGGGACTGTTGTTTCGACTCCACCCTTAGCATTTGTTGTAACAGTAGAATCGGAAAGAAGATTTACATCACCTGTTCCAGTAGTTTTAACTGCTAAATCTTGATCTATATCTGTTTTAATTGTAATGGTATTTGAAACATCTTCGATAACTTTCTTATCGTTAACATAAAGTGAACTTGCGCCAACACGAACTTCTGCTGCATAAATGTTAGCAAAACGATTTGTTGCAGACCCAAGGTTACGTGTATTATCACCATCAGGTAAAATATTACCAGTTACACGGTATGAACCATCAAGTTGATCTACTGCATCAAGAACACCAGTTGTTGCACCAATAGATAGATTATTACCAACTTTAACACCACCAAGTGCTGTTGCTGTTGCGATTGGTAATGTATATGAACCACCGCCAGTGCCAGTTCCCATACCAGCATAAGAATCACTAGCAGCAAAAACTACTGCTTTACCTCTTATTGCTTCTGTGAAACTTAAATTAAGACTATTGGCATCAATAAAACTTGGTTGTGTATTTTGTAATTCATCATTTTCATCATATGCAAAAATACCAACAAGTTTACTATTTAAATTGTGTGTAATTTGCCATAGTGTTGATAGTGTTTCTTGTGTATGAATATAATATAGCGCTTTATTTGTGAGTGGATACCAAGTTGCAGTTCCTCCAATATTTGCATAAATATAGAGGACTTGTTCCATGAAACATATTTGGCCGATTGTTGGTGAATCAGGAAATGAAGTAACATTGTCGAACATTACTGTTGCACCAGCTTTCATCTTTAAATTCGCGCGTGTATTTAATTGTGCCATAAAAATATCTCCTATTAAATTATTATTTGTTCATTTATATAAACTAATAAAAAAAATTTGATCTTGGGAAACCCCAAGATCAATTAAAGATTAAACTTCAGTTTGTGTAAAATTAACTACGCCCGTTTTATTATCATTCATTGTAAATATGATTTGATACATAACATCTTTATTGTTTACATATTTAAATTCAAAACTTTTAATTTTGTTTTCAAGAACATATGATAATATATGTGCCATTACTGCATTTAACTGTTTATCATCACCATGATCACAGTATTGTGTACAAATATTTCCAACTTCAAATTTAATAAGGTCTACAATATTCATATCAGTGTAAGCAGTCAACATCTTCATTAGTTTTCTACCTTTTGTTTTCCTTCACTCATCCAATCGTCCATCATTTTATTTACGACTTCTGTTGAGTAACCTTTTTCAATTAACTCTTGTGCTTTTTTAATTTTATCTGTAAATGCACAATATCTAAGTCCTTCTTGACCTTCTTCATATCCTATTAAATGTGCATCATCAAGTTCTTGTTCATGTCCTTTAGTAATTAATTCCATCATATCTTTTGTAAATTCTTTACTTACTTCTAAACCATATCTAATTCCAATTTTCTTTCCAGCCATATAACCAAATGCCGTAAAAATTATTGCAAACAAAATTAATAGTATTGTTGTATTTATATTTAATTCCATAGATTCTCCTAATCAATAATATTTGGAGGTGTATCTCTTTCCAAAGGTTCCGAGTATAAAAAATTATCAATACTCATAACGACAAAATCAATTTCATCACGATCATCTTCATGTAGTATATGTCCTTGATCTTCTAATAATTGTTTTACTCCATCTTGAAATAATTCAAAGAATTCAATCGCTGACATTTTACTTCTAGGAAAACTTATACTAGATTCCGATAAAAGTTTATGAACTTCTGGAGTCATTTTACTCTCCTGTAAGAATGTGAACAAATACTGGTTTATTTAACTTTTTCATGTAAGTAATCATGTGTTCGGTTCCTTTTGATTTCCCATCCCAAATAGCAATGAGAATATTTGCATAATTTCCCATTTGTTCATTTCTTACAAATCCAGCTAACTTATTATATTGATATTCACGTTCTGTAACTCGAGTAATACCAAATCTATCAGTTCTTTCTATTTTTTGTATTTTTGTAGCAATAATTTTTTTCTCAACTGAAAGATCTTTCCATAATGCTGGAAAGAAAATTATTTTAAGTTGATTTTCATAACCATACATTTCACCAAATGTATCCGCGCCTTTAGCACAACCAGAAATCACTTCAGTTATTTTAAAATTATTAGTTTCACAAATGTTATCAATAATAGTATTAAACTCTGATTGAGTAATTTTAATATTTCTGGAACCTGCTATTATAACTCTCATAGATCTTATGAAATTTTCAACCAGGTTAAAAGAGTTATCGCAAAAACTGCTGCGCCGAATAAAAATACTAGAACCATTTTAAGATCGTGTTTATCATCTTCACGAACTATATTTAACTTGGGAATACTCATCATACATTTTTCCTCGCTTATATACCTAAATATTTCGGCATCCGCCAATTATATGTTATGTTTTTTCAACGCATGAATAATAATAAAAGGGGTTTTATGAATCGGGCCGGATTACTCCAAGCCCGATTCAGGTATTGCTTTCGGAATTTCGAATTGAATGTTTATTTTCTTAAAAAATTCATCCTCGATTATCTTCACAATCGTTTCGAGTTTACGAGGATAGTATGTATTGATGAAATGAAAGAGTTCGACATACTCTGTAGCATTTGAAATGCCAAGATTTTTTTCAATTCCAATTAAAATAGGATGTCTATCTCCTGCAGAGGATTGTGAAATTCTAGCAGATATATTAAGTTTTTTATTAAATAGTGTTTTACCACTACTTACAAAACCAAGGCATCGCAATATTTTGCGAGAGTGACTAGTGACATATGGAGGTACACTATTTGATTGTTTAAATCTTTGACGGAATTCGAAAAGTTTATGATAATACAATTCAAAAAATGATTGCATCTAAATCTCCCTAATTAAATGTTTGGTCATTAGTTCAGTTGCAAGTTTATAATCGGTCCAATCAGATTTGTACAACATTTGTGGAAAACTACTAACTTTATTACCATTCATATAAATCCATGGCACTGCTTCACGATATGTATGATCAAACGAAAATCCAGCATGATATATATTAAAACGTATATTCACCGATGCTAAAAATATAGAAAGATCATCGCGAACTATATCATGTTGATTTATACCATCTTGATATATTTTTTTATATATCATTTCATTGTATATATCACAAATATTAACAAAATCGAAAAATCGTTTACCAGTCATAGTGCCTCCAACATAGTTTTCATAACTTGAAATTGAAATTCTTCAAGTGTTTCAAAGTTACGAAGAACATACTCATACAATGTGAGTATGTGTCCTGTTGCATTTTGCACATAAACATATTCACCATGTATAGTTACATATTTATTATATATTAAATTCATAGCTATTTCTTGACGTTTTTCAATAGGAAATGTATTAAGAAATTCATTAAATATATTACATAAATGTTTAACATCTGCTGTATTTTTATAAATCGACAATTTCGGATTTGAGGATATCGATGTAGATATCATCGAATTGTCCGTCATGAAGTTCCTCCAAGTAAGTAAACAATGGCCATGCCCGGTATTGACCAGTCTTTGATCCAATAGTATGGATATTCAAATATATAGCATTACGTTTGATATTAAACTGTATAAAGTCAATAGGTTTTGGGCCAGTCCATTTTAAATTATCTGGAGGTCTTATATTGTGAACATTTGATACATCATATCCAAGTTTTTTAAATATAAGTTCAACATATCCTGCTAACTTTTCTGTTTCATCATATTTTTCCGGAATTAGGATTTTATTTATTATTTCTTTAATAAAAGAGAGTTTGTCGTCCATACTTTCTCCTGTTTCAATATTTCTATATATAACTATCAAATATTAAATTAAACATTCAACTAAATCATATAGAAATATTACTGATGAAGAAGTGTCCCGCATTGTGTGCGACATTGACTTCATGTGGAGAGAATGCGGTATACCCGGCCAATTCATGTACCGCATTAATGTTCAAGATCTGCTGGAGGCACAATATGTCTCATGCTCGAGATCGTCCCTAGGAAGATTAAGAACTCAACCCAACTCAGCAATGGCTTTAAGGGGGTCTGCCGGCCCCCTTTTACTTTTATTTTTGCACGTTTTATATAGAAATAATGCAACTGGGGGAGACATGAAAAGACAAAAAAAGAAAACACAAAGTGTCCTTTTGGACAATGCATTATTAGATGCTTATCTTTCTATTTTATTAAAGATTAAAAATGACCGTTTATTCAATGCTGTAAATATTTTTTCAAAATATGGTTTCACCGTTGATCGACATAACTCGTGGCGTGGCGAATTAATAACAAGACATACAACTAAAAAATATATATATTTAACACCAGATATACGTACATATTTATTAACCGATGAAATGTTAAAAGAATTAAATTTAGAACATTTAAAGACAACAAAAAGATCAAGTACAGGTGCCATCGAATTAAAATTTCGTCTTGTTTGTGGCGCTATAAATGGTATGTTCTCTGTTGAATATGATGACTATGAAAAATTATTCTATCAAGGACGTGAACAAATCTTTAGAAAAGAAAAACGAGTATCAGTAGGATATTTCTTTAATAGAATATTCACCGACGAACAAAAAGAAACACTATCACTCGACCTTATGAAGGTTTGTCTGGAGAACATATGAGTGAAGCTACTGACCAGAGAGAAAATTTAAGACGCATTATATTAATATGTGAAAACTTAATCAAACAAGATCAGATGCAATTATCTGAATTTTGTAAAGAATTAGAAAAACTGGAAAGTAAAACAAGAGATATAAATATTTATTGGACAATGGCACAAATGAGAGCATCTTTAAGAGCAAATATAAATAAAACTAGATATACAAATTTATGTAAAATTGTAAATAAACATGATAATAAAAAAATTAAATACATAAGATATTCTAATAAAGGTAAATTTAGCGTAAATACCAAAACAGGGAATTTACATACGTTCTTATTTAATACATTTACAACAAAAACTATTACAGATTTTAATGATCGTATGTTAAAAACTCTAGTTGGTAAAATATAAGGAGGTGTGTCATGTCAATAAATAATAAAATAGCAAGTTTCTTATTTCAAGATGATTGGAGTGACACAATAGAATATAAAAAACATAAAGAAAAAGTCAAAAAAATTGAAACTAGTGCATATATGAAAAAACCACAAGCGGTAGATGAAATAATAAATGATCTTAAAGAAAAAATTAAAATAGGTGAAGATATTTCATGTGAATGGTTACAAATATTATTACAAAAACATCCAATATTGACTAAACAATTAATTATTAATGAATTCAAAAAGTTCTTTGATGGACTTAAGACAATACCAACCGCTCCGGAAGTTACTGCCAAAGTCGATTTAATATCATCTATGGCATCGCAACTTTCAAAGGAGCGTGAAGATATAAATAAAAAAACAAAACAATTAGAAATACAAATGAAAAAATATGAAGTACTTAAACAAAATATTGCTGGACTTGAAAAACAAAAAGCAACACAAATGAAAGAATTGAATTCAATTAAAAGTGAAGTAAATAGACAAAAAAGACTATTACAAAATTCAGCAAATACTTTAATTCCTGAAGTAACATTAAATTTAAATATCGATCAATTAATACCTAAACTTGAAAAACTTGATATAAATGTTGTAAATGCACTTATGATTCACATGGATGATATTAAAGTGATCATACAAAAAGAAATGTTACGGAGAGTATAATGACACGACTTAAAGTGGAAAATGAAATTAATGATATATTATCATCACTAGACGGAATAGATGATCCAAAGATATACACTGCAAGTCATTTGGCCGAAGAGCTAGGACTTGTAACAAAAGAAGAGGCATTACTACAAAAATCAAGGTCACTTGATCAAAAGGAACGTGAACTTCTTCGTAAGGAATCATTTTTAGCTGATGAACAAGCAAAAGTTAGAAAAAAAATTAATGAATTACAAAATGAAATATCACTTATACATTCAAGTTTTAATAATATGATTCCAGGGATGGCACTTAATATGGATGTTGAAGATCTTCGGAGGAAGTTATCAAAACTTCCATTCACAGTATTAGCAGGACTAAGCGAATGGCTAGACCACGCAAAGACAGAAGTACAGAAAGAGATGACGAACCGGATATAAGAGAAATTTATGAAACTGCAACAGATGTTTATTTTCCTAATGGATTTGATGCAAGAGATCATAATTTTATGGTATTTATTGAACAACAATATAAAGATTATTGGAATAAATATTATAAAAAACGAATGACTCCAAGTGCTAAAGAAATTAAAAAACGCACAGAAGAGTTAAATGAACGAGAAACCATATTAACGATTAAAGAACAAGAATTTAAAGATCGTATAAGAAATAAAGAAGATGACATTCGAGACATTAGTAGAGATTTAAAAGGTAAAGAAATTGCAATTCATCATAAGATGGAATTAGCAGATAAAAGATTAAAACAAATTGCTGAATCGAATGAAAAAATAATCCCAGAACTTGTATTTGAAATGGATCCTACAGTAATTCAAGAAAAATTAAGTAGGATCAATATGACATTTCTTGATTGTATGTTAAATCATATGGACGATCTTAAAGCATTAATACAAAAAGAAATGTTACGGAGGATATAAATGCCAAAAAAAACCAGTCTTTTCGACGATGATGATTCGCCACTTGTTGCATATTCTAAATTAAGTAAAGGTAAACGAACATATAGACATGAATTCGTCGACTTATCAAAATGTAATCGTAAACAATTTAGAGAAATAATCAAAGACATTAATGAATTTTATGAAGATAAATATTCAAAATTAATGACACCAACGGTAAGTCGTCTTCGAAGAGAACAACAGGCATTACGTGATCAAGTTAAAGCAATAACTGCCAGACATTTTGCATTAGATGAAAAAGAAAAAAGACTTAAAGAAAGAGAAAACAGAGAAATTGAAAATAAAAAAATATTTCTTCATAAACGTGAAACTGAAATAGAACATAGAGAAAAAACACTTAAAGATATAAATATAAGAGTATGTGAAAAAATAGTATTTGAATTGAATGAAAAATATATAACCGACACAATTTCCGGCATTAATATAACATTTCTTTGTTGTATGCCTGATCATTTAGATCGAATCAAAGAATTAATTCAACGTGAACTACTCAACCGAGTCTAGGAGGATCAAATGCACCAACAGTACATCGATCAACATGCAGATTATGTGAAATTTGCAAATGCACAAAAACTGGCATGGAATAAAAATGCCATGATTAAAACAAAACTGCATGAGATTTTTGAACTCATGCGTGATATTCCACAACATATCCAGACAATGGGTGTTCATAATGACAAACTCGATAAAGAGTTTGATGAAGCAATCAAAACTGCAATTTTCACAGTCGATCCTGTGGAGATTGAACAAAAGTTCAATCGTATGAGTTCTCCTATGCTTCATGGTATTCTTGAACATATGGATGATGTGAAAGCAATCGCACAAAAAGTATTATTGGGACGCGTATAATGAAACCAGAAGATATGGTATATATAACGGAGGAGGAAAAACGCCTCAAGATAGATGCTACAGATAGAATAACAGAGATTGATAATCTGCATAAAACTTATGCAGTATTATTTGAGCAAATGAATGAAATCAATCAAAAAATTAAACAAATTCAAAGATTGATGCAAGAAAAGCTCACCGAAGTCATTTTTACATTGGATATGACTGAAATTGATAATAAACTTGAGAAACTTGATGTACAAGTTCTCGGTCTTATGGCTGCTCACATTGACGGGGTGAAAATTCTCATCCAGAAGAAAATGACTGAAAAAGTCTAGGAGACAACACATGACGTTACAGCAGAGGATTGAAAAAGATAGAATTGTTGCAATGAAAGATAAAAACATAGCAGTAAAAAATGAACTTACCGTTATTCTCGGTGAGTTTCAACGTGTTAACGACGGTAAACCGATTGACGACAATACGGCAATTGGTGAACTTATCAAAATGAAAAAAAATGAGATCGAACTCCTCAAAGCAAAAGGTGAGTCGAGTTCTGTATTTATGGATCTCATGAAGATATATTTGCCCGAAATGGCAACCGATGATGATATCCGTGAGTTTATTAAGACTTTGGATTTGAATAAATATCCGAAGTTTGAAATGAACATGAAGGATATCATGGCTCACTTTGGAAAACTCGCAGATGGAAAACGTGTATCTGCAATTCTACAGGAGTTTAAAAATGGAAATTAAGGAATTCACAGCCGATAATATTGATGAATTTGTTGATCATTATAATAATCTTTCCAATGGATTTGCACATAAGGATGACAAATATCTTTATATCTGTCTTGGAACAGATAATGCGGATCAACATACTTTTGGAGATCCTGATGGGGATAACATTAGTGTTATCCGAAATGAAATGGGGACAACATATAAACTTAAAATAGAAAATCTGCATATGCGCGTTGCAGTGCAAGGCACAGCAGATGATCGGGTGATGCACTAATGGTATTTAATCCATTTGCACCGGTTGATCCGCTGGTATATAAATTTTATATGGAAAAAAGTAATGAGAATGTGTTATTCACATGTCTCGATAAAACACTTACAATAACAGTAACATCAAACGGTAATGAACCGATGATGATTATTGATGAAGATGAAATCGACCATGAAGAAATTCATGGCTTCGGTAAAATCATTCATCGCATCGAAGAATTTCCACCAGAGTGGGGTCGCGATGTAAGAACACAAATAATTGGTACTCTTTACGAGATACTTTAACCAATGGCCCTTCGGGGCCATTTTTATTTTTTTAATATTCTAAAATTTAATATAGAAATTATAGTAACGTAGTTAGCAATAACTTCCAGGAGGTATGACAAGGGTCATCCCCTCCTCCTCATACAGCAATGTGATGAGGTCTCCGACCGGTAGAAGCTCCCCGCAAGGGGAGCTTTTATTGTTATTTTTTTTGCTAAAAAAAAGAGGGCCCTTTCGGGCCATCTTTATTACTCTGCTGCCTTGATGTCGGTCAGCAGATATTCTGTTTCAGGTGAACACAGAAGACCGGGTTTCACCTTGACCTGCTTGTAAGTCACAATGACTTTCTTGCCGGCGAGAGAATTTGCCTTCTTGATCAATGTGCCGTCATCGCCTTCGTATGAGAATGCCCACAGATTGGCCTGTTCGTTTGAACTCACGGCCATGTTCAACTGCCCTTCATAGGTCTTGCAGTTGCTTCCCTTTTTGGAGAACTTGATCAGTGTTCCGCTTCGGAAACCTTCCGAATATGTGTTACCACAACTGACGGTAATAGCCGTCATAACCAAAACACAGAGAACCGCAATCAGTGTTTTCATTAAATCCTCCTTGGATTTAATCAACAATTTCTATATAAAACAATAGAAAATAAAAAAGACCCCGAAGGGTCTTTGAATTAAATATCTTCTATAAGTCGACGTAAATGTCGCTCTCTATATTTAATCAATTCATTTTTATGCATTCTGCAAAATTCATTATATAAAAAGTTTGGAGTACATGTTATATTCTCAAACATATAATCTATTGTTTTTTCTTGAATTGTTAAACGAGTTTTAACTATATTCATCATATCGTTATAAATTTCATCAAAGTCATCATAGTCCATTTAAATCTCACTAATTAATTCTTTTTGTAAATCATCTTTGATTTCACATATAACATCATACGATTCTTTACATAACATATTATATATGTATGCATCAGATTTTACAACTTCACCTTTTCTACTTTCAGTTATAACTAACTTAAGTAATTGAACAGTTTCCATTGCTATTGGGTGAAAATTATCATGTTCCATTAGATTAAACAGTCCTCAAACTTGGTTATGTTGTTCACATCGTACTGATATGGTATAATAATCTCGAAAACTACTCGAAGAAGCGTGTCATGATGAAAATTCGATGCATTTGGCAACTTTTTGAGTAAAAGATCATAATAACTAATCGTATCACAGTTTTCAGGTGAAATTTCTGCACTTGTTAGTACATTATTTGCCAAAATCTCAAACATGTTAAGTATTTCTGGTTGAACTTTATCTTTCAACATCAAAATACTAGCACTGTCTTTAATATAATCAAGAAAATACTTATATAATGGTGTAATAATCTTTCGGCCATTAGTTCCAATGTTTTTATAATCCAAAAATGCATAGTTGTAATACTTATCATTACTTTCAACTTGACTCATTGCCACGTTATTAAATAACAAATCCATCATTTCACGGTTATTAAATGCTTTTGAATTGATATTGTTAGTTATACTAAGAAATTTTTCGATATCTATGATTTTTTTGTTAGTTACATAGAAATCTGTAGGAGTTTTTGTTGAATTTTCATCAATATTACTCAAAACTTTATTGATGAACTCATTTTCATCTATTTTTTTCAGATGTTTATGTTGTTCTGACAGTTGTTTTACAATTTCTTCTGAAGATTTGTTTTCATCAGTAATATTTTCAGAATATTCTTTAAATTTTACTTCAATTTTGTCATAAAGTGTATCGAAATAGCGTTTTAACACATAATCGAACATTTTATTCTGACTAACTGACGAATTAATAATATTTAATAAATTTGTTCTTACATATGCATCATGTTCTAATGTTGCCATACGTAAAACATAAATAAAAAGTAAGTAATTTATAAACATTACTAATAAAATTTGATTATTATATTCAGGATCCATTAATAACTTAAACAATGCTTGACATGCGAACTTAGTTTTGTCAACATCCAAGTCAAAGTTATTGGTTACTAATGTTTGAATATATTCTTTATCAAGTATAAATGAAGTAGGTAAAATCATAGGACAATTTATAGTTGTCTTATTATCATTTTTTTCAACTGAACAAAACTGGGCCGATACATATCTAAAATATTTTAAAGCATAGTGTATGGCCGAAGATTTAATAACAGAATTCATACAAAGTTCTAAAATTGTATTAAGTTGGTTACCATGAACTTCATTTACTTGAATTTCTGTTACTTCTTGATCTTTATGTACAATTTTACGTTCTTTTTGTTCTTCTACATTTTTAACAGTCGGTGATGCAGTTGCACCTTGTAAAAGCATACGATACATTGCTTGCAATGACATATGATTGTTAACATAACTATTAAAAAATCTATAAATTCGTGTAATTACTTCATGGTCTGCACAAATTTTACATCTATCATTAATCGAAATTGATTTAATCCCATCTTTTTCTTTATCATAAGTATTATAATACCATTCAAACTCTTTTGCGATGCGTTCACATTCACAATATTCGAATGAACCATCGAAAATTACTTGATTTGCAATACGATCAATAAGATGAACATCAAATCTGTCAGCTATACATTGTTTTTTAAAAATCTCAATAATTTTTGGATCAACAATCTGAATTTGACAGAATTTAAAGTTGATTATAATATTGTGAAAACTTGGAATCGCAGCCATGCGTATTAGATACTTTTTAGTATTGTATTCTATAAACGCGTGATCTATGGATAAGATATTCAATTTCCCTCCTATGTAAAAAATAAAATTTTGACTATATGCACTATTTTTATATGAAACAGACAAATATTAAAATTTGTATAATCAATCAATTTATATACAAATATTGAAATTATAATCTTATCTTATTTTTATGGAGATTTTATGGACAACATCATACTTACTGATTTTAGCATGAACCACGAGACTATCACACTACCACAAGAAAAATTCAAGTATCAAGAACCTGATCAAGAAATTTTATTAAAAGATTGTGAATTTAGATTACACCCATCATATATCTCTATAAGAAGAAATAAAGAAGTACATTATCCACAATATTGGACATATTCTAATAAAAATATATCAGAAACGCATCATCTTATATTGATGATGGAACCTGATAATAATAAAATGGTTATAATTTTTCGAGAAATTAAAGATGATATTGATTCTATTCCATATTTTGAAGGTAATTATAATTACATGTATGAACGTGGGGCAAATAAAGATAATGTTTTAAGACAACAATGTGTAAACTTATTAAATTCTTTATATTTATATTATTTAAATAATGAAGCTACGTTTCCAGTAAAATTTAAAACATACACTTCAAGATTTAATATTTTATACAATCAATTGTATCGTTTTGCGTCGATGGAAATGTTAACCACCGAAGATTTTATATATAAACTTAAAAATGTTAAGTTTTTTCGTAAATTATTACCTATATTAGATCAAAAATGTGATGATATTATCAAAGTTATTGAAAATGATCCCACTGGTAAGAAAAAATTACCAATTTTAAGTTTCTTTGGATGTTTTGGTAAACTTCAAGAACTTAGAGATCACCCAAGATTAGGTAAATATTTTAAAGATGATGACAAAGTGTATTTATATAAAACAATATTGCCTGTTCCGCATCTTGCAATGTATTGTAAAAAATGCAAACAAGTTAATGCTGGATGGAAACCAACAATTAAAAATGGTTATGAAGTTTGTAAGCGTGCATTTTCAAATCAGTTTGATGAATATCATTTAGATTATATTAGAAAAACTTCAGGTTTTACAAAATTAGAAATGGATTATAATTTAAAACATGAAAATTGTCTTTATAATAGTAAAAAAGCTCACTGTAAACATAGACGTATAATTAAAACAAAACTTAGAACGTCAACTTTTCCACATGCCAGAGTTTTTACAATGAAATTTCTACTTGACGTTTACAATAATAAAAGAGCAGTTTACAGAGCTAAAACTAAAAATAATGGAGTTCCATATACTTTTAGAGAAATTAATAAAAACATTTTAACAATTCCAATGGCAAGCGCTAGTTATTTAAATGACATATTTAACACAAAAGAAAAATGGAAACTTAACATATATCTAAACGATGAACGTTTTAATCGCAGTCTAAAATATTATAATGATAAAAAAGCATTATTTTTTAATAAAAATGGTACTGCATTAAAGATTATTGAAAATTTAGAGCTTATTAAAAACGAAAAAGTTCGTAAAAAAGCTAAATGGATATTTTTAAAAGTTGCCATAGAAAATTTGTAGTATTTCTCTTTTCATATAAAAATAATACAATATAGTTCACGGCCACCATGTTGGAGGAAGGAGAACCCACGTTGAGCAGGCAAAAAGCACACGTGGAGCTTCTGACAGTCGTACTCGGACTTGTAGTTTTACTATTGACCTATGTAGTGTACGACCAACATCTAACAATTGCGGAACTTGAAGCAAAGTCGGAAGATCTACGCGGAGCCGTTTTGACGGCCCAACAGAAGGTTGCCGATAGCCATAAGGTGACCAATCTGTATCGAGTCGGTTTTAACAACAGAACCAATCAACTAATGGACGCAGAACAAAGGCTAGCCGAAAGGACTAGTGAGTTAGAGACTCTTAAACTTGTAAATGCGTCACTGAAACCACAGCAACAACCTTGGTTCAAACCGACATTGTCAAAGGTGGAGTACAAACGCGAATTTGTCGCAACTATAACTGCATACAACACGGTAAAAGGACAATGTCCTGCGCCATATGATCAAACGGCATCTGGAAAGAAAGCCAAGAAAGATATGGTTGCCGTGTCTCACGATCTCTTGAAATCAGGAATCGTGAAGTTTGGTGACACCCTGCACATAGAAGGTGTAGGAAGGTTCACCGTTGAGGACACAACAGCAGCAGGCTATTCCAAGCGGGTCGATATCTGCATGGAGAAAGACATTCCTGCGGCAAAGGAATTTGGAGTCAAACGACTCAAGGTTTCTGTAGTGTCTTCACTCTAACCAACCAAAAACTTCTAAAGGTAGAAGTGAAAACAAACTTCAACGGCCAGTGAACAAAGCTGGGAGGCTAAGGATGACCCTTAGCCTCCCAATAATTTTAATATTCAAGTATTTCATATAAAAATAATAGTAATGAACAAATGATTTGGAGGTCCAGGATGGACGTGACTGACGGCGGCGATATTTCGATCGACTAGAAACTCACATTTCATTTTTGTATTCATTCCTTTTAGTTTAACTTTTTTGAACAAAAAGTGTCCGGGAGGGCACTTTATTTATATTTTTTTAATTTCTAAAAATATATAAAAATATTGAAAGTAAATAATTTTTTGGAGGGATTATGTTAAAATTAAAAAATATAATACATTTTCCTGCATATTATAAAGAACATAATTTAAAACTCGATAATATTGATGTTACATCTATTAAAATTGAAAAAATTGAAGGAAAATACGAAATTAATGCAAAAAGTGGCAAACACGATGTTAAGATTGAATTTACAGATGAAAAATTAACAACTGATACAGATATTAAAGTGTTTTGTGGTTGTGAAAGTTTTAAATTTGAATTTGCACACGCACTCTACATAAAACAATCATTATTAGATGCTGAATCATTTAAAATGAATCTTGAAAGACGTGGAAAAAAGAAAAATGTATATGCAATTCCATCTGGCTGCAAACACGTTGTAGCTGTTGGACAGTATATTTTTAGGAATTTAGAGAAATTTCAAAAGGAGATCGATAAATTATGAGTAAAACCTCAAAAAATCTAGAAATGGATACAGAAGTTCTTGAAGTTATGGAAAAAAAGTTTCCACCTGTAACAGTTCATGCAACACTTGAAGGCGTTGTTAGTGTTCCATTTACTATTAACGCAACAGGTCAAAACAGTAACTCAAATACTGATGAAGGATGTATTCGACTTATTCATGGTCGCACATATTACATTCCAGTAGATACAGATGCAGATTCAGATAGTTATGGTAATCTTAAAATATTTAGCAATGTTGCCGATAAAATCGATATCAGATTCGTGAAACAGAAGTTCTGTGCAATTATTCCTATACAGCATAACGTGAAAATTCAACACGGACAACAACTGTGTATTTTATGGAATAATTAAAGAGGTATAATATGTATAAGTTACCTGAAGATATTGAAAAACAATTACAACAAAAGTATAATACAGTTCATATACCATCATTAGTACATACATTATTCCAAGAAATATTACAGAAAACTTTAAAAGATGGTGCATGTCATATTCGTGAGTTTGGTAAATTCGTGTCATTTCAAACTCAATCATCTAAAACTAAGAATCCAACAATTAGATTTAAGTTTAGATTAGCATTAAGTCTTGATAAGAAATTAAAAGGCGATCAATATTTGCTTCAAATTGTTCCAGTAAAGGCCAAAGTACCATTTACAGAGCAACATGAACAAAAAGTTCTTGATAAGAAAGAAATTAAAGCATATAATTTCGAAGCATTACAAGAAGCAAATAAACATGCCAATAAAGTTACGAAAGACCGACTCAATGAACTCGAAATCAAACGAATTTTAGAAGAGGACGGTGGCGAGGAATATGTCAAATGATGAATTACAAGAAGTCACTAGTCCAAGACCTTTCTTAGGCAAATCTAAGTTAATTGACGAAGATGGTCTATTAAGTGAAAGGATATTTGGACCACAACAGAATTTTAGGTGCAAATGTGGTAAGTTGAATACTAAAACGCATGATCGTGGAAAAAGATGCCCGAAATGCAATGTCTTATGTGATACAAATGATCTTCGACTTACTACATTTGCAAAAATTACTGTTCCTTTTGGAGCAATCAAACCAACAAAGAAACGTGAATTCTATAAAATCACAGGTAAGAAAAATACAAACTTATTAAATCCGATTTTTGCTGACCATTCAGTATCTTCATATAGATATTTGGCCATCCAATCCGATGGGAAAAAACTTAAGATTGTAAACTCGTTGGACAAAGACTCTAATTGGTATAATATTCCTTTTAGAATTACCGGCATTTACAGTTTTATATTAGTTTTAAAATACGTGGCATTCACGTTAAATCTCCCCGTAGCAAAAGATTTATTCGATCAAAAATATATCATGGAATATATCAAAGTCCTACCTCCGGACGTTCGTCCAATCATCCCAATGAAAAATCAACAGAAGTTGAGAATTACCGAAGTAAATAAACAGTATGAAAGTTTAATTAGTTTGAATCTGGCAAATAGACCAGTTATTAACAACATTAAGACAGATGAAGAAAATTGGCTTGGTATGATTCACGAATCATTTAAAAGTCAATTACTGGAGGACGAAATTGTTGACCAAGCTGTTATACAATATGATAACTTGGCCGCAAGATATCAGTATTACGTTGATTTGGCTTATGAAAACGTATATAATGATGTATGCGGCAAAACTGGATATATTCGTTCCGGTATTTTAGGAAAAACAATCGAGTTTAGTGCTAGATTTGGCACCTTCTAGAGTGATCTAGATGTAAAAGTCTCTTAATTCGGTGAAACTCCTACGAGATAACATCAAGAGGACAATACCGAGCCAAGCCTCTTTAGAGAGGAAGGTGTAACGACTATCCCGAAAGGGAGTACACGGTAACGCTAACCGTGGAAACAGAGACTATCTCCCCCAATTGGAGTTTTATGGAAATAAAATATAATGAAATTGGAATTTCTAAAGAAATTTTAGAAAGATTTTGGTCGAAAGTTATATTCCCAACAAATTTAAATGATTGTTGGGAATGGAAAGGAAATGAAAGAAATAAAGATGGATATAAACGATTTACATATACTCCATCAAAATTGAATAGAATTGAAGTGTCTGTACATAGATTTATATTTGAATTATATTATGGTAAAATAACTAATAATTTAGTTGTTTGCCACAACTGTGATAATCCGGGATGTTGTAATCCGACACATTTATTTCTCGGAACTGTTGCTGACAATATGAAAGATATGGTTAATAAAGATCGATCATGTTATGGTCAATATAACGGTAATAGTTCTTTAACTGAGGAAAATATTTCAGAAATTATTGAAAATATAATTTCTGGAGTTTACAAAAATAAACACCAAATAGCAGATGATTTTAATGTTGATGTTCATTGTATTCAAGATATATTTCGTGAATATACATGGACTAAAATAACATCTACAATTCCAAACTTTAACATAGCAAAATCAATGTTAGATAGTAGAAAAAAATTACCTGACGAATTAGTCAATCAAATAATAAATGATTTAAGATTGGGATTATCCCATAAACAAATTGCCACAAAATATAAAATAGCCAAAACAACAGTGTCAAATTATCGTCAAAAATATCTCGGGGGAGATAAAGATATAGTCTGATCTGCATAGTAATATGCAGCAGTGAGAAAATCACGGAAGAGGAGTAGCGATCCTCTTCGAACACCATGCGATCTGTTATTCGAGTTGATCCCAGTTTACCACCATATCAAATTGGTGTAAGTCGAAAGATTCTTCATAAGTTGTGGTATCCATATTATAACTATTATATGACAACAATCAAAGGGATTGAGTACGAACAATTTTTTGAGAACTATACTGCTCGAGAAATGTATGATCAGCATACGTTTAATGAATTTTTAGTGTGGTTTATGCAATCTGATAATCCACAAGCGGAAGAAATGTTTCAAAAAGTGAAGGTAGTAACACCATAGGAGAAACAAAATGCTACTTAAACTCATACAAATAATTCCAACTTTTATATTTACAATAGTAGCAATCACTTTTGTAATCCTTTCATTTTCTAATTAAAGGAATGGCATGAGAAATACTATACCAGTAAGATTCGTTTATGATAACAACGAAATTATTACATTTAGTTGTAATGGTATTAATTTAGCAGATAATTTAAATGGAAAATATGCAGATTTAATATTAACCGATCGAAAATTAGTAAAATATAAACATGAGGATCATATATTTATTGATGGTATTATAAGTTATGATGACTGTATGTATATATTCGATGGATCACTTAATAGATGTTCCGAAATTCTTAAAAAATATAATATATTCGATTTAGATTTATATAATTATCTTGAAAAAAGGTTTCCATCATGAGAAATAAAGAATTAAAAAGATTAGCATTCTGTAATAGACAACCAACTCTCTGGCGACATTCAATGCCAGCGATTGAAATTATTCCACTTGATAATGATGAAGATGAAACTATTTCATTGTCTCCACTTATGCTAGAGCCATTAAACGCGGACTTTGATGGAGATACTCTTGCAATATATTTACCTCACGACGAGGAATCACAAAAAGAGATAAATGAAAAAGCGTTCATTAAAAATTATGTAACATACGATCAAGATGGAAGTTTTTTAGCCACTGTAAGACACGAAGCATTATATGCCTGTTTTATTCTGACTGAAGATCAAGAAAGTGATGATAATAATGTAATTCACATTAATACATTACAAGAACTACCAGAATCGTTTGATTATTATAATAATATTACGACTGGTGTGTATATTAAAGATATTCACGCTACATGGCCTTATGGTTATGCACTTCTTAATAAATGGTGTGGATTTGACAAAATCCTAATCGATCAAAAAATCGTAAAAGGAATGTCAAACTATATCAGTTCAGTAATTTATGATTTTCATGGTAAAAACAGTGATGTATTTTATACACACTTAACAAATTTAAATAAAAATCTACTATTCTTTATTAGTAGCACAGTTCATGCACCAACCATCAATATTAAAGATATGATGGCAATCGTGGATGAAGATACACGTTCAAAATTCAAAAAAATACCATCGGGTCATGCACACCTTGGATATCATATAAACGAAGCACTTGTTGATAAATGTCTTGATAATTGTGATAAAACATCTCAGTTATATAAATTATTTAAATCAGGTTCACGTTTTAGTAAAACACAACTTGCACGTTCATGTATTAACATTGGTTATTGTGCCGATGACAGTAACAACGTAGTCGATATACCAATTCGTGGTAACTTAATGGAAGGAATCACAGAAGATGACTTCTTTCTAGGTGCACCAGGTACACGTAAGGCAATTGCAGACAAATCGGATGCAACTCCTGACTCTGGTCACTTAGAACGTACACTCGTTATGGCATTAAGTCCTCTTGAGTGTATTGAAGATGATTGTAATACATCTGGATATCTTGAATTTGAAGTGCAAAGTAAAAAACACGCCGAAACAATAGTAGGAAAATATTATCGTTTAGGAATTCATCAAGACTGGACAGTATTAGATGAGACTACAGCGATAAGTTTAGTTGGACAAACAATACAAATGCGTTCACCAATGACTTGTGTTACTCCAAATTTTAGAATGTGTCGTAAATGTTTTGGTGACAGACAATATCCAACAAAATATTTAGGTATTTCGGCAGGACAAAACGTAACAGAAAGATTTACGCAATTAACAATGCGTACTTTCCATGAATCTGGTGCAGCAAGTCTTGAAGCTGACAAAGAGTCAGTTAATTTCTTAAAATATAATCTTGTTGACGTTCAAGAATTTGATGACATCATTAAAGTTACTGTCACAAATATTAATCAATGCCCAGATAAACTCAAAACAATGTCTGGATTCATTGGAATCGAAGAAGATAAAATCGTATATCAAAAACTTAAAAATCCAGTTGCAAACAAAGATACTATTAGTACTTTAAATGCAATTCGTGATTTATTAAAAACACAAAAGAAAAGCTTAAGTGAACCTAAGGAATACTACACTAAGATGATGAAACACATCCTTGAAGTTGGTAAACCTTATAGTTCATTTGTAGAAATGCTATTTGCAAACATGTTCATGACAGACATCAAAACTAAACAGTTTTGGCGTTATAATCAAGGTCAGAAAGTGGTTTGCAAATTAGGTGATAAAACACTAGCAGCTAAATTAAGTCCGCTTCTCGGTTTACTGTTTACTCCAAACGCCAGGACAATCGATGACGTTGGCAAAATCGACGAAATCGATCTTGAAGAAGAACACTTAACTATATACGAACGTATATTCCTGGAGATGTTTTAACATGAACTACATCACTCACGACGACTGTGAACACAGAAAGTATCAGAAAGGATGTAAGATTGCCAGTGGTGATCCATACTATCCTGCATCTGCATGGGGTGCATATCTTCCAGGTGATGAACCTGGTAACTATTGCGACTTTAATGAATGTAGTTGTGAGTGTTATACTCCGATTGAAATAGATTCATGCGGACGCATGGAAAAAACTGAAAAGGTTTGTCCAAAATGTCTTGAGGAAGAAATCGAATCAATAGTATATTTCGATAAAGATCTCGATGAGTACTATTGCCCGGAATGTGGTGAAATCCACAAAACTATAGGTTAGGAGAATAGGGAGTCCATTCGGACTCCCACTTTTATTATGAAGCCAACAAAAGGTAACGCGATTAGAGGTTATAATTCTAATTCTATAATAATTGATGATGCAGGATTTAATGTTAGTGGTAATGTTCACATGTGGGGCAGTACAATAATAAATAATCCACTATTACCACTTAAAGAAACAATAATTGAAGCAATTAAAAGTTGCACAGATACTTCTGAAATTAATGATGTTTTATCTTCACTTGATGAAATACGAGAACTATTACTTAAACAAGGAATTAAAGAACTATGAGTTGGTCCGCACAAGGTATACGAATTCTTCCACCTAATTCATTTCCACAAAATGCCAATGAAGGCGATGTGTGTTATGATGATAATACTGGTGAAATGAAAATTTTTATATCTGGACACTGGTTACAATTTACTAGTAATAATCGAACAGAAATACGAAAAATAAAATTAATGCAACGATTATTAGAATGTATAAAAGATTGTGATGATACAAAGGAAATAGTTGAAGTTCTTGATAACTTTGAATGGTTAAAAGAAGTTATAATTAAACAAGGAATTAAAGAATTATGATAAATGTAAATAAAAAGAAAGCAGTCGTGTTGTTAGGTACTTTACTTAACATGATGACAAAACATGAAGATAAAAAACTTAAAGTAACACAAATGTATGTCGAGCAAAAACTTGATGACATTATTGAGTGTTTAGTAAATGAAGCAGTCGAAAGAATCAATTTAAAATCACAAAACAGCCAAAATTCGAATAATTAAAAAAATCATATAGAAATTATACTAGCACTGATATTTTTCTTGTAAACTTGTAATTTTTTATTAAACCTGTCGGAGGACAAAATGGCTGAAATGATTTTTGACCCTGTTCTTGGTAAAGAAGCTGAATGCATTAAGAAAGGCACCAACTCCAAGGGCGATCAAGTTTGGATGAACAAAGAAACCAAAAAGCGTTTTTCCCAAACCCAGTCAGACGATGCAAAGAAGGCCGCAAAGCCTGGTAAGGCAAAGCCCAAAACCCAAACTCGTCCTACTACCGCCGCTGCTACTACTCCTGCAGCAAAGAAAGTTGTAAAGAGTCTTATTTACGTCAACAACCAATGTGTCAAAACCATCGACGGCAAAGAAGTTAGTAAAGAACAAGCATTTGAACTTATCAAAGAAAACTTCCGCGAAGTCGCACTTCAGAATGCTGAAGTTACAATGAAGAATGGTGAAACCAAGATTTATTTCACCATCATGACCGGAAACAAAGGTTAATCTAATAGGGGGAGGGATTCCCTCCCCCACTTTTGGAAGGATAAAATGATAAGATCATACAAAAAAACGTTAACAATTACAGCGGATGAAATTCCAATTGAATGTTATCCTTCATTACAATTTAAATTAGATTCACCACGTGATGGTCATTCAGTTAAAATATATAATGAAACTTGGAGTTATTTAATGTCGATGAAAGTTGCAAAAGAATTTATAGAAAAATATAAAGATTCTATCAAATATGTCAACTTACAACGACTTATTATTTTTATTAAAAATGAAATTGTTGGTGTACAAACTCAAATTCGACTGTCACCTTATGATTTTAAATATCCTAAAAAAACCATAACAACAAGTTATGGTAGAGAATATGTTACAGATGATTATTCAAAAAATCCTCATAGAACTCGTGTTTTACCAATAAATGAAGAAATTGAAATATTATGGGATTACTACCGCGTAACAAATAAAGTTGCAGAGTATGAAGAAATCGATTTTACCTTCAAAAATATATATTACTTCATTAAGTTTTTGAAAAAATATAAACAAGAATTATTTGAAGCTATTATAATGGATAAAACACATTATCGTACTCTAGTTATTATGAAAACTCAAGAGGAACAAAATGCCAATAGAATTCTTACCAATATGTGACGAACCTGTAAAAAATGATCATGATCATAGTTTTTATGGTCCATTAAAAAATCATGCTACTTGTAAAAATATACGAATAAATGATTATGAATTCCTTACAAGAAATTCAGAAAATGTTAATATCACTCCTGAAAATGCATTAAAAAAACTTAATACCCATATTGAAAAAATGGAAACTAAGTTTTTGATGTTTTCACAGTTTGATATTAGTACAGATTATTGGTATCATTCTAGGCACTCTAAACAAAGAATTTATCTTGATCCACGGGACGGTGCATTTTGGAAAGAAAAACTAAATTTGAAGTCAACTTTACTCAGTTTATAAACAACGATAACAGTGAATATGAAACTATTTTATATTTTCCAAAAGATAATCCCAACACGATTATCATGGAACGTCCGGGAAGTAATACTTTTCGAAAAATAGATTCTCATCGTGCTGCGAATTTTATGAGACTTACAGAAATCAAAACCGATTGGATAAATATTCCAGGAAGTTTAGACTCTGTTTCTAAGTTTAAAATTCAAGGTGATATAATTAAATCGATTGTTCCTATCTTTGAAGATGATTATAAAGTATATAATACTACAATCAATTTTAGTTATATGTTAGAAACAAGTTCTAGAAATGATGTATATGATCCATTTCCATTGGCAGGATTTCATGATAAGAATTTCTCAATGACATGTTTTAAAGATCCAAATGAAATGCGTAAAAATAGAATTAAGATTTCATGCAAACTTCCAGTATTCAAACCTTATGTTCGTTGCTCAAGTCAAAAGAGATCACCAATTATAACAGTCGAAGACATGTTAATGAAAATTGGTGATAAATTCTATGGTTTCCCATACGGAAACGTTCATGCAAATGGACATATCTGTTATGGAGATGGAAAACAAAGATTTAAAAATATGGACGATTTTAGATTGCATTTCTTTTCAACTCAATTCAATGGTCACTATCCATTTCAAATGAATTGTCACAGATATCATTTTATGAAGTATGCAAACGCCGAAGATCTAAGAAGTAAAACTATAAGATATAGAACCACAGATTTTAATGATTATAAATTAGATATGGATTTAATCGAATCTGCTTTAGATTCAAAATACTTCGATATGTTTTCACTTAATTTGCCTCAAGCACTTTATTACTTGTCAAAAGTTGACCCTGAAAATGTAAACACTAAACTGTTTATAGAACGTGATATATCACACTTAGAGAAGGTATAAATATGAACATTAACGACCTCGAAGTATTAAAGAATATCAACAATGGAAGTATAACTAAAGTCATTTTCTATAATTCTGAAGATGATTTGTCACGCGAAAATCTTGATTCATTCAATATTATATTCGCAGGAAATGGTGTTTATTCGTGTATTAAAAATACTTTCGGTTGCATATTTGATAAAATTCAAGGATTTAAATATACCAATATGAATCTTCTTGAATTCGAATATGAAACCGTTGTTTATCCAAATGTACCTAAACTGCCGCTTGGAATGTTTGATGAAATAGTTCAAGCGTTTAAGTATGTAAGTAATAAAACTAAGGATGAATTGATGTTCAATGTCTATTGGGATATTGAAAATGAAGGATTCATTCTTGATTTGGTGAAACAGGATATTTCACCTGGTCATATTAAATATGAATATTCTCGTGAATTTGAATTGGACGAAAATTATATTCGTTATCTTCAGATTCATTCTCATAATACAATGACTGCAAATTTCTCCACAACAGATAACAATGATGAAACTGGAAGAATTGCATGTTATTTTGGAGTACTTGGATCATTTAAAGATTCAACCACATGTTTAAATGTGGATAATAAATTCAGAGTTTATACTGGATCACGTTTCGTTGAAATGGATATTGCATCTATTATCGAAATGCCAAATACCGGATATGAACTTGATGAAGATTTAATTAAACAACTCGATGAAGTTATTGAAACGAGTGCAATGGCTAGAGTTGTTAAAACAACTACAAGTCCATTTTATACCGGAATGCGTACAGCAACTCCGACAGCTAATATTACAAGTGCAAAAACTGAACTTACAGATCATGAAGAAGAATTTATGAAATATCTTGATGCTTCTGGTCCATTCACTTGGAGTGGAGCTAGTGTGTAATGATATTCGATCAAATTCGTAATTTACACGTATTTCAAATTGGAGTTGGCGGAACTGGCTCATGGTTAGTTGCGCCAATTGCAAAATTTCTAAATAATCTATCTCAACGTTTTGGTGTAAATACTGAAATGTCATATACAATCGTTGATGATGATACTGTCGAGGATAGAAATATCTTAAGACAGAATTTTACTCATGACGATATAGGAAGATCTAAATCCGTAGTTCATGTTAGAAAAAACTTTATGGTTTTTAAAAATCTATTTCATGTTCCCAACAGACTTAAAACACCTGCACAAGTAAAAAACTTGTTTTATGGAGAGCTTGAAATAGATAAAGACGTAGTAGTACGTCGACAATATGAAAACTCATTAACAATCATATTTGGTTGTGTTGATAATAATGATGCGAGACAATTAATGTATTCATTCTTAAAAAATAGAATGGACACACCTGTTATATATTTTGACTGTGGGAATAACTTACATTCCGGTCAAATTGTAACTAATTGGTTTCGCATACCAGAAGAGTGGAATCTTACTGGTATTAAAAATAAACAAGTAAACTTTAAAAAAATGTTTCCAAAGAACGCAGAAGATGGTCCAACCCAATCTTGCGCATTCTTCGGTGACCAATCGCAGAGTATTAATATGTTCTCTGCAACAATGGCGTTTGCTAACTTACAAACGCTTATAATTAATAATCAAATGCCACCAGTGTTGAAAAACTTCAATAGTTCTGGTTATTCTACATTTGAAATATAGGAGCATTAAACATGGATACACTATCTGCTTTTGCAATGGGTGCAGCTACTCGTGGAAAAGAAAAAAAAGTATTTGATTGGCATAAAGCCGCGAAACTTATAAATGAACATAATGCAATGGATGCTGTTGCTGGTTTATCTTCTGATATGGAATATACAGCAGGCGAAATCTTAAAAGATGGTAAAATTGTAGATCGTGATGAAACATATACATATTTGGCATCAACATGGGCAACACCTGTGTTGGTACTCGATAATGATGAAATTCCATGTTATGTAATGGAAAGTGAAACTAATTGGGATGCTGAAACTTATTGGCCTGAAAGTGCCATAAAAATGCTTGACAGATAACAAATGGGGCCGAAAGGCCCCAATTTTAATATTTTTGTGTTTCATATAGAAATGGTAGGGTATATTTCTTATTAACGTTTTAAGGAGAATATTATGAGTGACGACGGCGAAAAGAAAGAATTTTATGAGTCATCTGAACAAGAAATCGAAGCAGTTGCAAATAAGATCGAGGATCTTTCATTAACATTAAAGAATCTTGCCGATAAAGGCGATCTTAATGCAAGATGTTTCCATGACATTCTTATTATTGCATATCATTGCATACAACATGATAAACTTCTACAAGCACGTAATACTATTGTTGAATTTTATCAAAAAGAAATCGTTCATTCCGGTCAAGAAACTGAAGAAATGGACGTAGTCCTTAATTAGTTATGAAATACTATTTTTACACCGGATCAATCCAATCAAAATGCACAACTGATATTTACATTCGTAGTAATGTATTATCAACAGAATTGGATTATTTTCCGTTTAACGTTGCATATGATGAATACAGAACTCAAGATGTAAGATTTACTATTATGGATTGGAAATTAATAAGTGAAGAAGAATTTAAAGCATATATAAATCGTCATAACCCGGTTGAATACTAATATGTCTGAAAAACAAGAAACACACACTGAACAATTAATTATTACATATGAAGATTTTAGTAAATATATGGATGAAGCGGTGAAACACTTTAAAGAGAAACCATTTGCTAATTATCATCCAATAACACATATTTATGGACCTCCTAGAGGAGCATGGCCAATCGTAGCACATCTTGCAAACCATTTAAATTTAAAAGTTATAACTGACTTACATGCATTTATACGCCAAGTCGATCACGATTGTGAAAATTATCAACATGGTATACTTATCGTTGATGATGTTGCAGATTCTGGTAGAACTTTAGCGGATATTACTCGATTTATGATTGATTATGAATTTTATAACTATACTATTTATACTATTTGTAAAAAACCACAAACAGTAGTATGGCCAAGTTATTATAATAAAGAAGTAAGTAATTACACATGGATTTACTTTCCATGGGAGGAATTACCAAATGATAGTTAGTGTTGGTGACGACGCAAATGGACCTTCCAGTAAAGACGACTCAAGATTAGATAATCTTTCTTCGTTTTTATGCGGACTAATATTATCATTATTAGCAGTATTAGGATTGGGGTGGATAATTTATGGAATTATTTATGTGTTTCAAGAGATTTTAAAAATATTACATTAAAAGGAGTTTGAATGATCTCCTCAGTTAACCTTAGCGCAATACCATTTCAATCAAACACTGACAGTACCCGACTTCAAATGGCAGCCAAGCAATTGGCACAGAGTTTATCACATAGGAATTGTGAAGTTCCTTATGTAATTGGTAAAGATTATAATTGTCTTTCTGATAACAGTCCAATCGGTTTATTATTTGCCGAAGATTCGGGCACTGTTTATTATAATAGAGATGATGTACTCATTTATCATTATGAAACTTTAAATAAATTGGAAGTAAAGTCGATTCCACCAATTAAAAAGACTCATGGAATTTATGCTAGTAGCTTAAGATCTTCACTTCCAGTAAATATGAAGTTTAATAAAGGTGATATTCTTTATGAATATGACTGTTTTAAAAATGGTATTCCAAGTATTGGCTATAATGCATTCTCTGCAATGATGCCTTGTTTTGGATTTAACCATGAAGATAGTATTTTAATTTCTGAAAGTTTTGCAGAAAAAACTAGAGCAAATTTTGTTGATAAAGTTTATGTTCCGATTTATGAATATACTTTATTGCAACAACTATATGATCCTTCAACAAACCATTTTGGATTCTTTCCAAACATTGGTGAAGAAATCAAAAATAGTTTAATTTGTTGCACACTAACACCTAAAATTACTGATAACATGAAATATGGCGCACATGCCAATATGAAAAACAAAATGATGCTATTACTTAAATCTATGAACTTATCTGATTTACTTAGTATTCAAAACTCTTTACCAAACATGAACGTTGAAAAGATCAAAAGTAAACTTGAACATGGTAAAGTATCTGGTATTAAAATTCATAAACTTATGGATAACGTAAAGTTATTGGATAAGCGTTTACAAACTGTTCTTGATGGTTTATATAAACTATACACAAACGTTTTTATTGATGCATATCATGAACTTGAAACAAAGTTCATGCAAGATGTAGCAAAAGATGTATTACGTCGTCACTATGTTTACAAAGATAAAGATAGTGTTCGAGGTAAATTAGATCTAAAAAACGTTGCATATGTATTGGAAATTGAAGTTACCGATGAGTGTCAATCACATGTTGGTGATAAATTTGCAAATCGTTATGCAAACAAAGGTGTAGTATCATTGGTATTTCCAGATGATATTGCACCAATTGCAGTACAATCAAATAAACCGGTTGATATTATATTTAACCCCTTTGGTGTATTCTCACGTATGAACCTTGGACAATTAGTTGAAGGTATCGTATCTAAAAACGTAATGCATTGTGATAGTTATATCAAAGAAGGAAATAAAAAAGATCTTAAAGCTTCTATCTGGTGGTTAAATGAATATATCATTAAAAACCTTAATGATATGGAATATTACAATCGTGTAAATTCAGAAGTGATTGCCAGATTGGATGAACCAAAGTTTAAAGAACAATTCATTGAAGACGTTAAACAACATAACCTTTTCATTGAAGCGCCAACATTTGGTGAAATTAATGTTCGTAATATTCTTAAAAATGGTGTAAATCCAAACGAACAAGTATATATTAAGAAAGAATTTCTTCAATATATGAAAGACAAACTGAAATGTAATATTAATATGCCAATTCAGGATGTCGTATTGCCAAATATTTATTGTGCGCCGATGTATATTGAAAAATTATATAAATTGGCTAACAAACTTATTACGGCCCGAGATCTTGGTCCAATTAAAAGTATTACTGGACAACCAAAACGTGGACGCGCAAATGAAGGTGGATCACGTCTTGGACAGATGGAACTTGAAGGTATTCTTGCACATGGATGTGAAAGAACACTTAAAGAGTTCTTGACAGTTAAATCAGATCAACTTGATGCAAAACGTGACTTGATTATGCAGTTAATGAAAACTGGTAATTATCGTATGCGCGATGAATATGGTGCATCTGGTAGAACAAAGAAAGTTGTTGACACACTTTTACACTTCCTGCGAGAATAATATGGCTAGACCTATAATTGCAATGGGAAATCCTAGTATGAATATGCATGGATTTAATATAACTGGTAAAAAAGAAGAGTCAGTAGCAAGTTTATTAAATGGTATTGATTTCGATAAATTATTCTCACTTCTTACTACAGATACTAAACTTAAAATTCTTGAATTACTAGAAGATGATAAATTTGTATTAAAGCTTAAAAAGTCATGTATTGAGGATATCTGATGAGTACTTTACATATTGCAGATACAACAATGTGGATAACTAGAAATCAAGAATATGATAGTGCGACTATAGCTGTTAATTATTTACAAGTTATTGTTAAAGCATTAAATGATCCGGATTTAATAAAATATATAAATGAAAACTTGAATGAACAAGGTCGAAGAAATTTACTATCATTATTAAGTGATGATGCTAAATTTGAGTTAATAAAAACTGTAATAGAGGAGATTTAATGAATCTACTCAAAAAACATACAACAATTGTTAATGAACCTGGAAAGATTATTCTAAATGATTTTAGACAGGAACAATTTAATATGTTAGGATACTTTCTTGATCTTTCAATGAAATATGTATCCAAACAAAATAAAAATTATCTCGATGGATATAAGATTACAATTAAAGATAAATTCTCATATTGTGGTTTATATAATAACGAGATTAAAGAAGTATGTATTGAAATCAATGTTGATCATATTGATAAAGATACAGGTGAAGTAAAAACTGAAGTTAAGAAACTTTTAGATTTTTATGTTCCCAATCTTGTAGATAAACAATTTTACATATTAAATGGAACGATCTATGTTCCAACAATGTATATATTAGATAAACCAATCAGTATCAAAAAGAGCAGTTTTAAATTATATGGATTATTCAATAGTCTCACTGCATTTCTTGAAAAGAATATGGTAATCTTTACTGGTATTAACATGCCGTTTGATTACTTTTATCAACTATTTCTAAACAGTGAAGAAGATATTGAATTGTATAAGAAAATTGCTAAAGATCATAGTTTAGTTGAAAAAATACATACTACTGATAACATTGAAAAATATTTTGATGGTATTATTAAGAAAAGTACTATTGCAGAAGCGCAAGCACATTTTGACAATCTTCTTATCGATGATTACACAAAAGAATTATATTGTGCATGTTACAATATGAAACCTGAAGATGTCACTACAAAAAACTTATTTAAAATGGCAATAGATATGTTTGTCACTGGTAAAGTTCCAGCATATATTAACTTAAATGCCAAGCGAATCATGTTCATGGAACTTATGTTAGCACCTGTATTTAAAGTAATGGCAAGAGTAGCACAACAAGCATCTATTGGATATAAAGTCGATGAAATGAAACTCGACAAGTTTGCACTTATTAAATACTTTTTGAAAAACAAAGAAAAGAAAAGCAAAAGTCCAGAGTCTATTGGACTCAGTGGAAACTACATATATAATATTGCAAACTTGATGTCTAGTGTTATGGTACACAAAGTTTGTTTCAAAAACCCTGGAAGTGACAATCCACCAAGCACAATATCTAATCTACATAAAAGTCATTTCCGTCGAATTTGTCCTGTTACAGTATCTAACGAAAATCCAGGCGAAACACTTAGCATCTTACCAGATATAAAACTCGATAAATTCGGTCAATTTTTATAATCCAATCAAATTATCACGGAGGGGAGTAAAATCCCCTCCAATTGGAGATTCTTATGAATTTAAAAGGTATTACAAATGCATTAAATACCGTATTTTCAGTATCTTCAGGTGCAACATCCGGTACTGCAAATATTTCATTTTCACAACCTGTTGCAACTACTACTGCAACAACATATTCAACAACTAGTAATGGAGCTGGACAATGGGTAACATATCCATATGGACATCCATATAATCCTGCACCACAACAACCAGCACCTGTATCAGCACCATATCAACAAGTATACCCGACATATCCACAGTACATCCAAGTAGAACAATCAGCAGAACAGTTATTACTTTCACTTGACACTGAAAAAGTTAAAGAGAAATTAAAAGATATGTCAACTGTAAAACTTTTAGCATTTATTGAAATTCTTAACGAACTAAAAGAAGAAGCAACAAAAATGGCGGTAACAAATCTATGAATCAACTTGATACACTTGTTGTTGATAGTTTACATGTAACTCAACAATTTTCAGCATCTTCATATCTAACGTCCTTCAATGGAAGTGAAATACAAATATCTAATAACTTAATGGTTGGACAAAATATTAAATGTAAAACACTTGAATGTGAAGATATAAAAATGTCTAGTACTAAGATTGTTTCATTTATGGAAGATATATTAAAACAAACACCAGTTGAACAAATCACTGCATATATTTTACATTTGGAAGAACTTAAAACGATGGCACAAAAGGTAGCTTTGGAGAAACTATGACAAAAAAAGAACTAAACAAAAATCTTCGTATGCTTGGTAAATTTATTTATCATACTAAATGGAACGATGAACCAAGAAGACGATTATGTTCACATATCATGGATAAGGTATTTAATTATGGACCTATTAAAGATTTTCCAAATCAAAATACTCATGGTTGTGATATACCTGAAACTCAAGTAACACATCTTGGAAATTATGAAATTGAAACTAGAGATAATAAAAGAATTAGAAAATTTACACATGGATTTAATTTTAAATTCGCAATAAGTTTTCAAAAATGGAGAGGCAGAGATAAAGAACATTATTTAGTTGATTATTTAGAATCAAATGGTGCACTTGAAGATGAAGCATATCTTCTTGAAATTACAAAACTTATGATTGAAGCAATATAATGACAGAACGACAATTTAAAATCTTATATAATAAAGTTATAAAAACTAGTTGTAAAAAGAAAACAATAAATCCCGGAACCCAATGGGAAAAACAAGTATCTGAATTTAATCATGAGATTATTCCAGATATATTAAAATTTGGAGTTTTTAAAACATTTGAATTAGAATCTGGATATCATTGTTGTTTAATTAAACCAAAAAATATTGAAGATTTTTCATTAAAACTTGATGCGTTCAATCTATCATTAAATATAGAAAAAATGGAAGCATATTATGTTGGCGGAACTATTAGAATTAAAGTATCAAATATGAAAAAAGTATACTTTAATTTCTTAAATTATTTAATTACAAATAAGGCACACGAGGATGAAGATTATATTATTAATCTTCAAAAAATACTAATAGTAAATCTATGATGGACATTTTATATTTCATTAAAACACATCGATATATCGAACTTGATGATATACGAATAATGTTCGATGGACAAATTAGAAAAATGCATGACTATAAACATATATTTAGTAATAATTTATATAGGACTATGACCATTGATGAATTATTAAATAGATTTGACTTAGATTGTTTACCTGAATATTTTAGAATTGAAGTACAAAAACTTTTACTACTCGGAGTGTAAATGTCACTAAAACATATTTATGAAGCGATACAAGATATCGCGGCCTATTCCGGACGTATTGATAAAGAAAACTGTATTGAAAAATATAAAAATGATCCATTGTTTAAAGCAGTGGTTCATTTTGCAGTAAATCCATTTAAGAAATATAATATGACTTCAGTTGATTACATACCCGAACATGTAACCGAAGAAGTGAAAACTCATCAAACCAATGACAATATATTTAAAATGTTGAATTATCTTGAGAGTAAGAATGGAGCTACAAACGCTGATAAGTTAAACTTGAATCTACTCGCATCAATAGATCGTGAAACTGCCGAAGTCGTTAATATGATTGTGGCCAAAGATCTACGTTGTGGTGCAAATTCAAGAACTTTTAGAAAAATATTTCCTGATATTCCCGAATTTGGACTTATGTTATGTGAGGATGAATTCAAAAAATTTGAGAAAAAAATAAAAATAGATAAAGTCGCACTTTGCGATTGTATGTGGTCTATTAAATTAGATGGTGTTCGAAACTATTGTGTTTCTTCACAAAAGATTCAACACTTATCCAGAAATGGTCGTGAATATCCAAACTTCGGCAAAGCATTTAATGAACATATTCATGAATGGACAAAGATTTGTCGTAAACAAACTGGTATTCGTGAACCAATTATGGATGGAGAAACAATTAGCAAATGTGATAACTTCCAAAACTTGATGACTCAAGTTAAGAAGCTTAAAGATGCAGATCCTAGTATTTTCAATTTCTTTGTATTTGATCTGGCCGTACCAAACATCAAACTGAAACAAAGATATGAAATGCTTGTAAGTATATTCGACGAGTTCCAAAAACTTGGTGACTCTAATATATTTTTACTTGAACATAAAACACTAACTAATATTAATACAGAACAAGAACTGTATGATTTTTCATATTCATATTCGGATCAAGGATATGAAGGATTGGTAATTAAAAATCCAGAAAGTTATTATGAACCAAAAAGATCGGCCAACTGGCTTAAGATTAAGAAGTTTAAATCACTTGATCTTCCAGTAATCGGTTGGGAGTACGGCAAAGGTAAATATGAAGACCTACTTGGTTACTTTATATGTGACTACAATGGTGTAAAAGTAGAAGTTGGTTCTGGACTTTCAGACGCTCAACGTGAAGAGTTTATGGAAGATACACCAAAACTTATCGAAGTTAAATACTTTGAAGAAACCAAAGACAAAAGTTTGCGTTTTCCAATATTTTTAAGAGTGAGAGATGATAAATGATATTAAATTTTATATTATATGGTATATTTTGTGTCTTGAATTATTTTGATTATGATACAACGAAACGTCTGTTAAATGATTATCCTGGCGAAGTATATGAATCAAATCCAGTAGTCGCTTATATAATTAATAAATTTGGAATGACAACATTTCAAGTTATAAAATTAGGTGTAATACCTATTATTGCCGCCTTTGTTTTAAATAATATTATAATGACAATAATCATTGTTGCATACGCATATTTTGTATATAAAAACTATGATAATTTAAAATTCTTAGAAAGGAATGAAAATGAGTAGATATTGTGTAAAATGCGATAAAGACTTTGAAATTACTGATGATATTTGTCCAATCTGTAAAGCAAGATTACAAGTATCAAAAAATTGTCTTATCGTTACCGAATACGGTGATGTTGAAGATGTAATGCGAGAGAAAAATAAAAACAAAATTGAAATTTTAACAAGCTAAATATACGGGGAGGGAAACCTCCCCATATTTTATTTTTTTATGGAGGAATACAATGGCAGGATCTACAGGATTATATGAAATCTCATTTAAAATGGGAAAGAATGATACAAATAATATTCAACATTTCTCAATTATTAGAGTACCATTAGAAAAACATGCATCTTTTGCTATTTGTAAATTAAATCTAAGTCCGACTCAGATTAAAGCAATTCAAACGGCTTGTGGGCAAAATAAATACATTGAAGCGGTTGTTGAAATATATCAAGTTGACCGTGAAACAAAGAAAAGACAATCTCCAATAAGTCAAAAGAAATATTTAATATTATCTGCAAAACCAGATAGTGGTGAAAATATTGATGTCCGCCAAGCAAAACAAAGTGCTATATTAGTTTTGGCACACCCAGTATTATTTGAAATGAACTCAAGAAATCAATATAATATGAAACACAATAATATGACATGTCTTGATGCAATTAAACAATATGAATCTAAAATACCTGAATATTATGGTGATGTATTTCATATAAATCGTATTGGTGAAAATACAAAAAAGAATGATTTCAGATATGAAGAACAATTAATAAAAGCACCAAATGATCTATATGTTCCAAGATTACTTACTGGTATGTATAAGTGCTATCATAGTTACAACTTATTCTTTTTCGATTGTTTTAATTTATCTAAAACTGCGAAAAAGGAGATTACTATACATCATTTAAACTTTTATGATCCAAAAGATTTTAAAAAGATTGACATTCATAAAAGTGATGATATCATAAAGTTTTCAATACCAGGAACTGAAACTCCATTTACAGATGTGAATCGTGAATATAACTTTACAACAGATCCTAATATTACATATATCACAAGTAACAATCAATATATTCATGAAAAGACAAAGGAAGGTCAATCTAAACAATACGATTCAAAAGATCGTGGAACACAAAAATTAGCAGGTGATCGTGAATATACTATTACACAAACTGGAAGTGCAAAATACAAAAAAGTTAATCGCGGAACACAAACTATACAAGTAGAAGTGCCAGAAACTGATATTAAAAATGCCAAAGAAAGAATTACATGTATAAAAGAAACAAAAATTGAAAGTATTAAACAATTTGTGTTTCAAATGTGTTTACCGGACTTTCCAAACTTTGGTGAAATCTATAACTTGGAACTTGATAATCGATCTGAATATTTATATACTCCAATTGCAATATGTAATAATTTCGTTCGTGAATCAGGAACAGATCCTTGGATGAAGCATTATTCTGAAGCAAATTTTGTAAAATATCAGTCTAAAACTACACAGGCATAAAGTTAAATATTTGCTTTCCTCATATAGAAATATAGTATATAGGAGGCAAACATGAAACTTCGTTATCACGAGCACGAGTCAAACTTACACTTGTATAAGAGTGATAGGAACATGACTTGGGCACAATTGTCAGAGGCAGTTGGTATAAAGCCAGCCGTGCTAATTGGATTATCAACTGGTTCAATTTCGCCATTTAAAGAAAATGGCGAAATGCGTAAAGGTATTCAAAGTCTTATCGAATATCTTGACGTGGAGTTTGAGGATGTGTTTCCGAGGTACTTCTGTCGTCTTAATAAAGCAGAAGAATCAATGTGTAACCTAGAACTTGTAATTAGTGAACATACGCTGCGAGCAGCAATTGATCCAGAACAACATCTAATCAATGCTGAGTATGTGGATCAATTGAAAAAACTCGATGATCTCAAGCCAAGAAGTTTTGAGGTCTTAAAGTTACGTCTTAATGGGTACAACTATGAAGATATTGGTTACAAATACAATGTAACTAATACCACCGTGCATGTTGAGTTGCATAAGATGCTTGAACGCTCTAACATTCTTCCCGAAGAAGCCCACAGTCGATTATCAACTGTTGTGGAAAAAAGGAAAAAAGAAGAAGAGCGGAAACAGCGAGAAGAACGAAAAAGTGAGGAACGACTTCGAAAACTTCGCATCAATTGGTAAGATAACAATGCAATTAACCTATTTATAAGGATGCCGAAAGGCTTCCTTTTTTTTCATATTTTCTTACATTTCATATAGAAATGGTATACGTAATCGGATGTAAAACCGACATGTGTTTCATTAAAAACAACTGAAAAACAGGAAGGAGACAATCATGGCCGAAGTGTTGAACCTGACCAAAGGCGAAAACATCTCTCTCGACAAAACCGCTGACCAGCTGACCAACATCTTCGTCGGTCTGGGCTGGAACCCGCAGAAGGGTGCCGGCGCTGATTTCGACCTGGACGCCACGGTCTTGTGTCTCACCAAGGAAGGCAAGGCCCGCAACGCGGCTGACATGTGCTACTTCGGCAAACTGAGCCTGTACGACGGCGTCATCAAGCACTCCCCCGACGATCTCACCGGAGGCTCGTCCGACGACGGCGACGACGAGATCATCACCTTCGATCTGACCAAGATGCCGGCCGATGTGGCCGAAGCCATCGTTGCGGTCACCATCTACCAGGCCAAACAGCGCGGCCAGACCTTCGGACAGGTCGACAATGCCTACATTCGCGTTGGCACCGCCGACGTGAAGGGCAACTTCGAGCTGGAAAACGTGAAGGTCCTCGCCAAGTTCGACCTCACCGAGAACGCCTCCGGCGCCTCCGCCGTCATCATGGCCAAGCTGTACAAGACGGACGAGGGCGAGTGGAAGTTCAAGGTCATCGAGGAAGTCTTGAAGGACTTCGAGATCTCGCACCTGGCCGATCGCTACGGCGTCATGCACAAGTAACACCTGTGGGGTCGGCTCGAAAGAGTCGGCCCCTTTCTACTGGAGACACAAATGCAACACTACTCGTTCGCGAACATTTTGATCTTTGGATTGTGCGTAGTTTTAGCACTTTTCATTGATCTCCACACTCACAAAAAGGACGAACCAATCAGCGTTAAAAGCGCTGCACTCTGGTCTGTCTTCTGGGTAGGTCTGGCGCTCCTGTTTTCCGTCTATATTGGCGCAACACACGGAGCCGATCAATCATCGCTATTCCTCGCCGGATATCTACTCGAGAAATCTCTCTCAGTGGACAATCTGTTCGTGTTCATGGCGGTGTTTGCATCATTCGGAATTCAAGACAAATATCAGCACCGAATTCTATACTTCGGTATTATCGGTGCTCTCATCTTGCGATTTATCTTCATTGCCATCGGCAGCAGTTTCTTGCTCATTGCCGGAAAATGGGCATTAACAGCTTTTGCCTTATTCGTTTTGTGGTCCGCATGGAAAATGTGGAAATCCACGGATGATGACAATGAAGAAATAGTCGATTACACGGATCATTGGTCTGTAAAAATCGCAAAAAAGTTCCTTCCGGTATATCCTCACCGAGACGGCCATAACTTCTTTCACAAAGGAGCTTGTACGCCGTTCTTCCTGTGTCTGATAGTAATCGAAGTCGCAGACGTAATGTTTGCATTCGACTCTGTTCCTGCCGTCATAGCAGTAACACAGGAACCATTCTTGGTATATACATCCAACATCTTCGCCATTCTCGGCTTGAGGTCAATGTACTTCTTGCTGTCAGCGGCTAAAAGATATCTCTGTCACCTTGAAAAAGCAGTTATCATCGTGCTGGTCTTCATCGGCGTCAAGATGCTTCTTGATGTCTTTGGGCTTGTCCACATTACTCCGGTGGCAAGCTTGATCATCGTGGCAGCTGTACTCATCGGCGGCGTCATTTCGTCATTCTGTTACCCTGAAAAAGAAGAAATCACACAATAAGGAGCTACATCATGGGATTCTGGGACGATATCAAAGGTGCTGTTTCCAGCGGCTTTAAGTCGCTTTCGGATGAAGTGTCAAAATACAAAAACCAGCCCTTCCTGGATGCTGTCCTTGCTGCTGCCGCAATGGTCGCAGCAGCAGATGGTAAGGTCGATTCTTCCGAAAAGAAGAAGCTCATGTCGTTCGTCACAAACAACGAACTTCTTTCGGTCTTCGAACCCGCCGTGGTCATCGAGACTTTCAAAAAATATCTCGACATCGTCGAACGCGATCCGGACTTCGGTCCAACTGAATGCATGGCAGTCGTCAAGAAGCTGAAGGGCAAACCCGAAGCTGACATTGCCATCAGCGTATGCTGCGCCATCGGCAAAGCTGATGGCGACTTCGATAAGGACGAAAAAGAAATCGTCAAACAAATGTGCGTTGCTCTCGGCATCGATCCGGCGCAGTTCAGTCTGTAACCCCTGTAGGGGAGGTTCGCCTCCCCTGCTTTTATTTTTATTTTCTCAAGTTTCATATAGAAATGGTATAGACAGAGTAGGCACACTCTCTCCCCCTGGTAAAGTGGGGGAGTTTTTCGGCTGCTCCCCCACTTTTTTAATTGGTTTTTATTTTTTCTAGTTTTATATAAAAATAATACCCATGGACTCTTTTATTATTATAAATTGGAGAAAACATGCGAAAGTACATAAACTATTTAATGCCACATGAAACAATATTAAAAATTCTTGAGAGAATGAATAAAAAGAGAGTCAACTTTTTTATTGACTTACAAAGTATCTGTAAAGGATTTTATAATAAAGACATCGTAATGTATGAAATATCTGAATATGCAACAAATAATGCAATATCAGACAAATTAATCACCGAACTTAAAGAATATCTTAATGGTCTATATTTCAAATATAAACCATATGATCCATTCTTTGTAATTTTTTATGATGATGGTTATAACTCTCAAGCTAAAACCATCAATACTGCATATAAATCTGGTCGAACAACATTGAATATGTTCCTCGATTCAGATCATGATGCAGAATTGTTTAGGCAAATAAAGAAATATTATTTTGAAAGAATCGCAGTAGATTTTAAAAAACCTGAAATATGTGAACCTATTTATTTAAGACAGTGGGAATCAGATATGATTCCACATTATTGTATAATGAATAATTTATTTGATTCGCATGAAGCTGATGTGCTTAATATTATATTAAGTACGGATAAAGACTTATTACAGTCTTGTAAATATCCAAATACAATTCAAGTGTGTACAACATTCAGAACAGGCCAAAGTGGGAAAAAAGAAATCCATTTTGGTTTATATGATAAAAATAATGCACCTGAATATGTATATGAGAATTTCAAAAAAGGCATCGTAACAGCTGAACATATCCCATTGATATTGGCCATTGCCGGTGACGACAGCGACAACATCAAAGGTATAAAGAAAGGTATTGGAAAGGCGCACGCTATAAAAATGATCGAACAATTCAATATTCCAACAAAAATACACGAGATACGTCAACAACTCGACAAGATGCCAGAAGTTATACAAGAACACTTTGATAAACTTTGTGAAAACCTAAAATTAATAGATTTTGAAGAACAAATAACTAGAGTGCCACAAGCCGCACTCAAAATCTAGGAGGATCTGTTCAATGTTACATGGAGAAATTAACGAGCTTCTGCGCATGGTCATTGATCAACTTGAGAAAGACGGATATAAACGTCGTGACATGTGCAATCTCACTCTCGGTAACCAATGTGGACCAATGTTCAGTGAATTTATGAAAGGTAAAGATCTCGGCGTAAAGCCACTTTCAAGAATCATTGATGCGTTTGGCTACGATTTACATTTAGTTCCAATTCCGAAGAAGTCTAACGTTGAGACAGCATCTCTCGTTGATACAACTACACGCGACTTTATTGAAAACTGCAAAATTGCAATGATCGGCAACTTAGATAATGCCGACGCTGTAAGTAAAGCAAAGAATAAAGTATCTGCTGTATTTGAAGAAATTGGACAAGATCTCCTTAAAGAAGCCTTAGGCGAATAATATGAGTTATACTAATCTAGCTGAAATAAAAAAACATTTAGCATCAGTTATGATACAATTCAAAGATGATAATGGTGAATTTAATGTGGATAAAACAAATGTGTTTGAATTACACACATTGATGACAAATACAAAAAAAGATCTTGAAGAATATGCTTTAAAATGTTCTGATGATGAAAAACATGATTTAAATATCGGTTTGAATTTGATCAATAATTTTCTCGAAACAACAACAAAAATTATAAATAAAGATATTAAAAATATTAAATTTAATTAGGAGGCATATATGCCCCAGACATGGAATAATGTTATTGAATACATCAAGATTAATCTTGGTGGTCCATTAAATATGTTGGAAATCAATGATGAAGATTTAGTTAAATTACTTAAAAATCAAGTGTTACCATTCTTTTCACAATACTCACCAGCACAAAAATATACTTATATTACGGACGCCGATATGGAAGTAATTGAAAAAGCAGGCGCACCAATGTATATATATAAAATACCGTTGGCAGTAGATGAAAAGATTATTGACATCATTGATGTTTATAATAGTAAACAAACAGCATTAGTTGATGCATTTGGTGGAGCAATTGTTACAGCTAGAACTGCAGAAGATTTAGTAATGAGTAACAGTTATATTGATGCCATTCGATCTTTATCAGTTCGAAATACATGGGAATTCTTTCCACCAAATAGAATAGGTCTAGATGTAGATATTACCGGATGTACAATTGTATATAATACGGTACACGAAACACTCGATACTATTCAACCAGATATGTATGAACTAATGTTTAAAAAATTGTGTCTTGCCAACGTTAAAGTTTGGATTGCAAATATGCGTTCGAAATTTAACAACTTGGCGACACCATTTGGTCAAATGGATTTGAATTGGGATAGACTATTACAGGAAGGTCAAACGGAGAAACAGGAAGTTATGGTTGACCTTAATTCAATTCCACCAGATCATTTCTTTGAGATTAGTTAAGGCAATTGCGGTTAATAACCGGAGAAAGAACCGCTGAGATCCGTGAAACTATTAAATAGGAGATTTATTTATGGCATCACTTACACCGCTAATGACACGAAGCATCACTGGTTACAACAAAGTTCAACTTAGTTTAGTTGAAGACAATGAAGCAGAACAATTCAAAAATAGTTTTATCGTATTCATTAAAGGAATTGAAGCACAGAAGAACCAACAAGGTGGCAATGGACTTCAATTCGATTACAAAGGTTCCATCAATATGAAGATGGATGCCGAAGATTTGTTCGCTTTAGGCTTTGCTTGTCAAAAAGCGGCTGAAGGTCAAGGACCAAACTACGAAAAAGCATTTGGATCTTACAGTAAGTTTGCTGATTCGTCAAGAAGTTCATACTCAAATGGCGATAGCGCTGCTGGAACAAAGACTCTTCGTGTCGGTCAAATGTTAAACAAAGATCAAAAAACTGTTCTTAGTATTAGTTTTAATGCCGGTGGAAAAGGTGGCAAGAACATTGCTATTTCGCTTTCACCATATATGATGTTTGCATTCTCTAAAATTTGTTACGACTTTGCACAACGCATTCTAGATCTTGAATCTAGACGCGGTGGCGTTGCTGTAGCAAAACCTGGAGCACCTGCGGCTAAACCACAACAATATCAAAAACCTGCATATCAGAAACCACAACAGGCTCCACAAAATACTTTTGACAGTGAACCATCTTTTGGTGGCATTGAAGATAGTTTTGCATCTGGACTTGAAAGTGCAATGGGTGGAGACGATATGCCTCCTCCGATGGATGCACCACCGTTCTAACATAAATGTGGGCCTGGGAAACCAGGCCCTTTTTTAAGGAGAAGAAATGGATATTAAAAAGACTACAATTCGTGCGGCTGTTGGTGTACCTGTCAAAATCACACTCGAATCAAATCCTACAACAGGATATTCATGGAGTGAACAACATGACAGAAAGAAAATCGTATTAGAATCTAAAAAGTTTAAGACTAGTTTCCCACTTGGTGAAACAGTCGGTAATTTATTTGGATGTGGCGGAATTGATATCTTTGATTTTATGCCAACAAGAGATGATTGTATTACTGAAATTACTTTCACATATCTTTCCCCTTGTGGTGATATTGAAAGAAGAGAAGTATATGAAGTCATCATTGGCGAAGGTGAAGAAGTAATTGCGCCACTTGATTTTGATAAAGATGAAAGAGATGACACTCCAGTCATTAACGAAACAGATTTAGTCAATGCAACAACAATTGTTAGTACAATGAATACATATCAGAATGATGTGAATATTCCAGGTGTTGGTATTATACCTGCTCATATTATTCGTGAATCTTTCCATCATTGTGATTGTGAAGATCAACCTACTCATACTCACCATTCATATGAATCACATTCTCGTTCTTGGGATGATTCATCAAGCTCAAGTTCGTCATATTCATCCGATTCCTCAAGTTCTTACTCTAGTTCTGATTCAAGTTCTTGTGGCGGTGATTCTGGTGGATGTGGCGGCGACTAACAGGAGACATTATGAACGACAACTGGTTATCACCACAAATACAAGCTTACTCAAGACTTTTACGTACTGAAATGCCTTTTATGGTTGATTATGAATCAACATTCGATTTATCAACGTTAGGTGATAGAATTGGACTAACAAAAATAAAATCAAGACAAAAAGTTGATAAATTCAAAGATATTACTAATATATTAGATTGGGAGTAATTATGGGAATTTTAGATAGTATAAGATATGAAAATGAGAAACGCATGTATGAAAGACAATTAAGTACTAGAATAGGTAATATCAAAATAGGAAACCCATGTGGTGAATTAGTTACAAAAGGATATGTAGATTGTTCATTATCACCGTACAAATATAAATCAATGTCGGAATGTTTAAATATATTTGATTGGGAGTAATATATGTCAATAGATGATTATTTACAAGATAGTATGTGGCAACAACCAAATAATAATTCATTATTAAATCATCCAGGTCTACAAATGATTGGACCTTTAAAGAATGATACATTACCATATGCAATGTCACATGAACAAATTGAAAAATTAAAGGAACTATTTGCAGTTCCTCAAAAGCAACCCAAAACAATGTCAGACATCTTCGACACACTAAACTGGGAATAAAATGGATTGGAAATATGTTCACACCTTGACCAAATTTACATTTTCAGATCATGAAATTACTTTACTCAATCAACATGTTGATAGTTACTTAATTAGTTTAATTACAGGACTACAACAACAATCATTTGGATTTGATACTGTTACAGAAGTAGCAAAACGAATCCGTGGTTTACGCGCGAGATTTGGTCAAGATAAAGAATGGTTTATTGACTCAGGTGGATATTCCATTATTGTTGGGGATATCCACCCTAGAGATATGACAAAGTGTATTCAATGCTATAACTATTATTTAGAAACATTCGCTGAAAAGGATTGTGATAAAATATTTAGTTTAGACATTCCAATACTACTTAAATATCCAGAATATAATACAGTTCAATATATTAAAGAACAGAATTATAAGTCTGGAGTAATGTCAAAAGAAATTTTAGACAGTAATAAATCATTATATGAAAAATTTATGTTCATTTGGCAGTTTAAAACTCTAAATCAGTATAAGATTTGGAAAGAATATTATAATGATATTTATGCAGATACGACTGAATTGCATAATTTTGGTATAGGAGGTCAAGTCGGACTTCGACAAGCTGCCGGAATTGATTTCAGTCCATTTACTGCACTGACGTATAAACTTATACAACTAATTCGAGAAAAAAACCTAAATAAAAAAAGTACAATTCATATGCTTGGGATATATTCTTATCCTGATCGTTTTTTAATGGCGTTTTTTCAAAAGTTATTCAATCAAGTTTACTTTAAAGATCTTGCGCCATCCGTCGAAATAACATTCGATACAGTTCATCATACTATTCAAGGACATTTTCGCGGCCAAACAATGACGCCGTTTATACTTGATGAGAATAATAATGTTCATAACAAATTTATTCCAGATTTAGTTGATAAACTTGATAATATCATACATGATCCTGATGTTCTTAATGCGGTTTTAAAACAAGTTGAAAAAATCAAAAATGGTGAACGACTTACTGATCCCCATTTGATTGCGACGTTAGAAGTTATCAAACATTCACAAATTGATAAGGTTATTGATATGGTTCTTGACCAATATAACTTTATTGATTTATTTGTGCAATCTGGTAACTTCAATAAATTTAAAAACAAAGCTACTGCAATATTTCAAACATTAGAACAAAAGTATCCAATCGCATTTAAGAATAGGACGGCTCAAAATCTACTTAATTTCCAATATGTGTATCCTTTACACAATTGGTTTGTAAATTCTGGTGATTTATCTAAATTCGAACCTATGATGGAAACATTTATCCGTCATATTAACTTCCCGTTTGACTTGAAGGAGTAGTTAATGTCTGTTGAATATGCATATCGTTGTGATTATTGTGGTGAAAAACTTGAAAGAATTAGTCATTCACCAAGTTGGGATGAAGGAGTTGAGACTACAATTTCAATGGAAACAAAAGTAGCATATAATTCTTCTCCAGAAAATTCACGACCAACTGAAACAACTTTACATTTTCATTTAGAATGTTTAAAGAAATTTAATGAAAAATTTGAAGATTTACTTGCAAATCCAACAAAATAATGGAGTAATCAATGTCTGATAATAAAGTATCACCGGATGAGTTTTTGGATAATTCAAAAGAATATAATCCAAATGCTGCCGATGAATCGCGTGAAAGACTTCGTAAACTATCAGATAGTACGAATATGAGTGCAAGTGAATACGCACAACATTTACGCAATATTCGTATGATTTATAGAGATTAAAATGATTATAGAGCATGTAACCAATCATGAACCTAAAAAAGCATTGTATTTATGTTTAGATAGACATGAATCAGCAGATTTTATTCAACATCTAGCATCAACATATGCAATGCAAACAGGTAAATATAGCGAAGAAGTATTTAATGACTTTGTTAAAATTATGCAAGGTCAAACTGAATTTGACGTTATCTTAAAATTCAACGACGAGAGACAAGAAAAATGATTTCACCTAATTTGGCGAGAACTGCTGCACTAGAACAGAAAATTGATTACGATCTTAAATATAGCCCAACCAAAATGATTAGAATATCATTGGATGATAATGACTTATTTCAAAAATATTTAAAAAAAGAATACGAAAAACTCGGTTGGATTATAACATATTGCAAAACAGAAAATGAAATGTATGCAATATATCGTTTTACGGAAAAATGCGATGATTAAATATCATATCGATCCTAGAAATATTGATGTGTATGATTATCCTGAATTGAAAGCAACAATCGTTGGTCATTTTCCAAAAATCTCTCATCAAGAAATGCAAAAAATAATGTTATTAGTTACCCAAACATGTCCTAATTGTTTGGCAAAAAGTAAACATTCCTGTCACTGTTCGGAGGGATAGTCTTGAGCTCAGAAAAAACTTGCGGAAACTGTCGTTACTGGAAACTTGAGGAAATGATTAAAGATGGTGCTGATAACTTTATCGCGCCATGTGTTAACATCAAATCCCCATATAAAAACAAGAAAAGTTCCATTGACAGTTCATGTGGTGAGTTTAAACGCGAATATTAATGGAGAGTTAAATGGCTAAAAAGCCAACAAAAAAAGAACAAGAAGTTATTAACGATATAAAAGAACATTTGGAACAAACAAAAGAACAAGTAGTTAAAGAGATATTAGATCCTTTAGGAAATAAAGAAACCGAATTACTTAATAAAAAATATGCCATTGCGCATATTGCACAAGTATGTCTAACTATACAAGGCGAAGGACCAAAACTTGGAACTCCTTGTATATTAGTTAGATTTGCTGGATGTAATCTACAATGTCCATTCTGTGATACAAAGTGGGCAAATAAAGAACTTCCAGATATGCTAACATTTAAAAATATATTAGAAACTGAATTTCCAATTAAGTTATCAACTAGTGATAATTCGATTGAAAAGTTTGCTAAATATTTAAAAGACACATATTTTGATCATTATCCGATTAAACATATTATGTTCACTGGTGGTGAACCTTTTATTTCAGATAATTTAAGAATACTTACTGAAATCATGTCATTTTTAAATAATAAATTTCATACGGGAATTAAATCTATTGAAATTGAAACCAACGGAACGCTCGTAACCGCAAGTGATATTTATAATCGATTTGTAAGTGCTAATTATGATGTACAATTAAATATTAGTCCTAAGTTAGATCTTACGGCACATAATAAACAGTATAGTTCGTTCCAGTCACTTGTGGACAAGTTTAAAATTGTACATTTATATGTTTCAGATAGAAATAATGTATTAACAAATTTTAATTATAATTATAAATTTATTTATGATAAGGCGGGCGAAGATCTATTACGTTATTTTATAACGCAAGTAGGAATTCCAAGTGATAAGATTTGTATCATGCCACTTACTCCGCATTTGTCAAATATGCCAAAAGATGAATTTTATAAAAAATTCAAGAAGTCATGCGAAGATACTATTTTATTCTGTGTAAAGAATAACTACAAATTTACTGACCGTGCTCATGTCTGGATTTATGACATGAAAGAAACCAAAAACGAACTAGACGACGTCTTAAGGAGACAGTAATCATGGCTGACAAAGTTCTTTACTTCGTGAATGAACATTTCTTTAACATGAATCTGAACAACGCTGGCGATAAGTACAACAAGAAAATGCAGATCGACAATGTCACTCTTGATATCGTCGATGAATCACAGAAGTTTTATATCGACGAAGCAGAAAGAACTTTTTCGAAAGAAAAGTATTTCGAAACTCCTGGCGAAGCTGGTCAGTACATCCAGAAAAGGATGTCCGACGAACTGCAGAAGTATCGTGAAATCATCGACACCATCGATAAGGAACGCGAAGATATCGAGGTGGAGATTCTTTCCACCACAAACTAATGGTTGTAAAACGTTACAATCCAAAAGATGATCGTCGTACTGTATATTATGTATGGTACGACGATTCTGAATTTAATTTAAAAAAGATACCGGACTTGAAGATTATCAAAGTCGGTAAAAAATTAAAACGTCGAACATACGCTCGAAGACCTAAAGAAACAATTCATATCAATAGTTTTGATTCTTATGCTAGTATAGTATTTGAGAAGTTAAAACTATACAATCATTATATTAGTAAAAATGAAATGTTAAATATAATGAAATATATAATTGCGGATATATAAATGGTTATTCGCAGATCATTAAGAGGTCGAGGCACACGATTTTATGTTTGGTTAGATGCTAAAGACTATGTCGCTGGTAACTGGCCAAATTATAGATTTAACTATGATGGTAATCGTCATAGTCCATTAACGTATGAAATTGAAAGACCAAAAGATTCTATGCATACGTTAGAAAGAATTGCACGTAATGCCAGAAATGGTGTTAATGCAACTCCAGAACAATATTTAGCAATACAAAAGTTAATAATAGAAAATTTGTAGGAGCAGAAAATGAAACTTGATCCTGAACATAATGTTCTTGAAGACAATACAAATATTGTCATGGATCTTTTCAAAGATGTAACCCCACCGGAGATTGAACTTACCCCAACTGAACAGATTAAGAAACTAGCATGGGAAGTCGAAATCTATGTTGGTTACAAAGATCATATTTGGAAGACAGAAAAACTATATATTGAGAAGAAAATTCCCGATAGTGAATGGATTGATATAATTAGTAAGGTTCTTAGTGAAAGATCAAATAGTGATCAAATTGAATTTTACGGCATATATAATTACCCAGAAAACTACGAATCTGAAAAAATTGAATAATGTCTGATTTCATATAAAAATAATACCCATGTCCAATCAACGACTAAATCCGTAGTATCGTCTAGGCGAGTAAACCTCGGTTTTGTTCGATTGGAAACTCCTAGGAGGGGAGGAGTAGTTCCTCTCCCGGCCAACTTCGTGTTGACAGCCGGTGATGATAAGCTCCTCCCACTTCTATGCCTTTAACTTACTGGAGACACTGATGAAGAAATGCTTTTTTCACTCATCGGACATGGATGGATTCGCATCAGCTGCGATCGTCCAACTGAAATATCCTGATGTTAAACTCATCGGGATTAACCATGGTCAGCCTTTCAGGCACGACATGATACGCAAAACCGATGAAATCTATATGGTCGACTTCTGTCTTGAGCCTGCAGATGAAATGCGAAAACTCGCAAATAACTGTAAAACTCTTTACTGGATCGATCATCATGTGTCTCAGATTGATAAGATGGTTGAGGCTAAAATCAAGCTTCCTGGTCTTCTCAGTTACGACGACGATGAAAAAGAAGCACCTGAAGGCACTATCGCTGGCAGTTTTGCCGCGTGTGAGCTTGTCTGGCAATATCTGTTTCCTGACAAAGAAATGCCTTATGGTATATATTTGTTGGGAAGATATGACGTTTGGGATCTCGATGTAGATCCAAATGTCTTGAAATTTCAATACGGTTCTCGTTTACAATCTGTCTTTGTTGATAAAGATAGCGATTTCTGGAAGCGTTTATTCGCTTCTGATAAAGAATTCATGGATCACATCATCGCAGAAGGTGATGTAATCTTGAGATATGAACGGCAAATTAATGCCAGACTCATGCGTGGGTATTCATATCTTAAAGATTTCCATGGATATCGTGCTCTTGTCATCAACAGACAATACTCGTCAACACTGACGTTTGAGTCTGTATGGGACGGAGATAAACATGATATCATGGTTGCTTACTCAAGAAACCCTGACTGTTGGCTCGTCAGCCTCTACACCGCAAAAAAAGATATTGACGTATCTGCGATTGCGAGGTCATACGAACACAACGGTAAACGTGGCGGTGGTCATAAGAAAGCGGCGGGATTCCAAACTCAAGATATCTCGCCCTTGTTACCTGCCTGAACTCTTCATACGAAATTATGAAGATTAAATAAAAAAAATCAAAAAACAAAATAAGCCTGATTAGCTCCAATGGTAGAGCAATTGCCTTGTAAGCAATGGGTTGTTGGTTCAAATCCGACATCAGGCTCCATCTTTAACTGGGGGTCGAAAGACCCCCCAACTTTTATTATTGTGAGAATTTATGGAACTTACACAAAAACAAAAAGGCAATCTTTCAGAAATGAAAATTGCCGCAAAACTTATGGAATATGGATATACTGTTTGTTTTCCATATGGTGAAAATACAAGATTTGATTTAATTTTTGAATGCAATTCAAAATTATATAAAGTTCAAGTTAAAACTGGAAGATACGACGAACAAACTGAAACTATTACAATTTCTTGTCGTAGTAATAAATGTTATATCAATCTTGAATCTACAGAAAATAGATCTCAAGATTATAAAAATGATGTTGATTATATAGGAACATATTGTCCACAATTAGATAAATGTTATATGATTCCTATTAATGTTTGTGGAAAAGCTCAATTAAATTTACGAGTTGGAAATTCACAAAAAACAAATCAACATGGTACAAATTACGCATCACATTATCAAATTTGAATATTCTCAAATTTGATATGGAAATATTCAGTTGTACAAATTTCCGAGGCCTAGCTTAATATTAAAGCGCCTATCCGTTACACGATAGGAGAATACTGGTGAAATTCCGGTGCCGAGGGCCATTTATCGGGGACATAGCTTAAAAGAAAGCGCCTGTTCTTACAGACAGGAGAATCGTTGGTGTGATTCCGACATCCTCGACCATTTATCTCGGTGTAGCTTAATTTAGAGCGCCTGTCCTTACAGACAGGAGATGATAGGCGAACCTCCTATCCCCGGGACCAATTTTGCTGTGCATATCGAAAGATGTGTAGTTTTGCCTCATAGTAGTCGCGAGCTATATAGAGAAATCTATCACAGCAGACCATTTGCGGTTGTAACTCAATTGGTAGAGTGGCAGCCTTCCAAGCTGTTAGTACGAGTTCGAGTCTCGTCTGCCGCTCCAATTAACACAAACCTGGAGGCCCCGAAAGGGGTCTCCAACTTTATTTTTGCATATCTTGTCGTCGCGGTCAAGAAACTCAGGCATGAGGAATTGGCGGGAGAACTGGTCACTTTCCCGCCAATTTAATCTGAAATTTAATATTCTAAAATTTGATATAGAAATATTGAGTTGCACAAACAATCGGGGCGTAGCTCAGTTTGGCTAGAGCGCCTGCTTTGGGAGCAGGAAGTCGCGTGTTCGAATCATGTCGCCCCGACCATTTTTCTTTATTGTGCTACTGTGGTGGAATTGGTAGACACCCGGGACTTAAAATCCCGTGACTGCGAGGTCGTGCCGGTTCGAGTCCGGCCAGTAGTACCACAAAATTTCTGTGGGAGATTAGCTCAGCTGGGAGAGCGCCGCCCTTACAAGGCGGATGTCAGAGGTTCGATTCCTCTATCTCCTACCACTTTTCCATTGTGCTCCAGTGGCGGAATTGGTAGACGCGCTAGCCTTAGGAGCTAGTGTTAATTCGTGGAGGTTCGAGTCCTCTCTGGAGTACCACCTGTGCACCGGCCGTCTAATTGGCTTTGGACATCTCCCTTTCAAGGAGAAGATAGCGGGTTCGAATCCCGTCCGGTGTACCATTAAATTTCTTAAATTGGGGAGTCGCCAAACGGTAAGGCACTGGGTTTTGGTCCCAGCATCTGAGGGTTCGAGTCCTTCCTCCCCAGCCAAAAATTTCAAACAATCTCACACTATACATAGAAATAGTGTAATATGCGCCGTTAGCTCAGCTGGTAGAGCAGTTGGCTTTTAACCAATTGGCCACAAGTTCAAATCTTGTACGGCGTACCACCTTTCTTGAGGCACCGAAAGGTGCCTCAAATCTTTTATTTTTGCAATTTTCATATAGAAATAATCAGTTAGAAGTGGGGGCTTAGCTCAGCGGGAGAGCACCTGCCTTGCACGCAGGGGGTCAAGAGTTCAAATCTCTTAGCCTCCACCACTTTAAATTTAATGGATACTTAGCTCAGTTGGTAGAGCACCTGCCTGAAGAGCAGGGTGTGCGCGGTTCGATTCCGTGAGTATCCACCATTAAATTTATTCCTCGAAAGAGGAATAAGATACTCCGTAGCGACTGTCGCAAGTCGACGACTGCTACAATGGGAGGTCTTTTAGGTTCCCTTTCAACCTCTTGAGGTTTTTGTCAAAATAACACTTTAGACTCCGAATCAAAAAGTGTTGCCGGACGCGAGGCGCCACCCTCACCCCTGATCTTTGACTACCTCTGCTGCTGGGAAAAAACTAACTGACCTCCCACCTTTTAACCTTCACCATAAACTCCAAAGGAGATAACAGAATGGATGGAGCGCACCAAGAATCTACTGGCAAGAACAATTCACGGAAACAAGATTTTCCTTACCTCCGTGACAATCCTTTTGAATTTGGCTTTCATTTCGATGAAAGCCCTCTTTCTTTATGTTGTTACATGAACGAAGGATGTTCGTGGATTCCCAAAAGGAAGCCCTGTCAGTAATCTAGAGCGGAAGTGTGGCCGAGTGGTTTAAGGCGGCGGTCTTGAAAACCGTTGGATCTTCACGGGTCCCTGGGGTTCGAATCCCTGCACTTCCGCCATTTTTAACTAAAATGGCAAAACGAGATCAGCGTCGTAGACGCAAAGATCGGGGTCGAGAATTTATCGACCAATATAAAAAACATCAATGTTGTGTCGATTGTGGCACAAAAGAAAACTTAACCTTTCATCACGTCAAAAAGAAGGCAGCTAAAATTGCCTCAATGCCTGGAAAACACCAAAGTATCCGGGCCATTATGAAAGAGTTAAGAAAGTGTATCACGTTATGTGAAGACTGTCATAAAAAAGTCCATAATGAACCCGTTAAAAAACGCAATCGGGCGTTAACGGAAAAGATGCTTCAAAATGTTAAAAAACATTTGAGGTAAGGAGAAACGACGTGGCAAAAGGTGATTCCAAAGGCGGTTCCAAGGGAGCTTCGAAAGCTGGAAGCAAAGCAGCTTCCGGAAACGTCAAGCGCGGCAAGGGTATTCCCAAGCGCACGTCAATCGGCCTGTCTCCTCAGAGCCGTCCGAAGAACAAAAACAAACGTCGTCTGGCTGGCAAACGCGTCTATCGCGGACAAGGCAGATAAATAAAATTGCGGTGGGGTGGCAGAGCTGGCTTAATGCGCGAACCTGCTAAGTTCGTGGGTCTTAAAACGCCCCGAGAGTTCGAATCTCTCCCCCGCCGCCATTTTTAACTACAAACACAACAGGACACAAAATGAGTAAGTATTTCTCTTTTTTTGACGAATCTTCAAACATGAGTGTAATTGGTCTTATTAGCATGACCAGTAATAAAGTACATATGTACGAGATTGATTCGGCTTTCATTGAAGCTCATCTTAATGCTATCAAACAATCAGAAAATGAAAATCTTGACATTAATGGAATTCTTGTATTTGGAGAATGTGAAAAAAATGATAAAGATCAATTTTCATTTGGTGATGCAGTTTGTGGATTTTATGAAGGTGTAAATATGAAAGACGAATTTTTAAAAGAAGATAATTCTAAGTTTTATAAAAAATATCTGATGGAAACTGTCAATCAATATCATGATGCGACAGATTTGATTTCCACAGGCTATGAAAATGCAACAATTAATTAAAATTATTCGAAAACAATACAAACTGGACTTCTTAAAAGGAGTTCATGGAATCTCCCATTGGGCGAGATTATATACATATGGAAACATACTCTGTGATGGAAATAGCAATATTGATCGCAAAGTTGTGTCCATGTTTTCTATTTTTCATGATTCTTGCAGATTAAATGATCATGATGATCCAGGACATGGTAAACGCTCATGTAAATTGCTTGAAAATATTTTACCAGATCTTGGCGGATTAAATATAGAACAATATACACAACTTTATTATGCGTGTGGCAGACATACGTTTGGTACACCTGATGAAGTTGATGATGTGACTATACTTACATGTTGGGATATTGATCGACTTGATTTATATAGAGTTGGTAATTATCCTGATCCTAAATTACTTTGTACACCAGCTGCAAGAGATAAAGATTTAATATGGCGTTGTAGTGAATTGGCCGAACATCATCATGTGTATCATGATGTAATAAATAATTGGGGAGTAGATATCTAATGTACGTTTGTCCTTCATGTTATGGTATTTTCAATGAATTAGATAACTATGGTGATGAAGTACTTTGTCCAAATAAACTTTGTGATGAAGTAGAACTTGTACAGATTGATGAAGCATTATGTGATGTTATTAGCACTATGTGGCGTCAAGGAATTGAAACTAAATTCTGTTGTGCCGGTCATCTATATGAGAAATTTTCAAGAAGTTATATAGTTTTAGAAAAACCAATGTTAGTACACGTTGCAAAGATATTTAAACATTTCCCTAATGATTTTACTAATATTAAAATCGATCTCGAAAATGCACCTGAAGAATGTTTTGCACTTCGAGTAACTGATGATGAAAACTTTAATGTATTTGAACGTATAAATATTCAAACAGAATTTTTAAAGTTCTTATACATGTTAACCGATGAATATCGGAAGTAGGATTTATTATCCAATTGACTCCGATAGTATTGTAGTAGGTTATATTACTAAAATTACACGTGAACGTGGACATAATTTCCTTGAAATGAGTTTTGACGGATGCGAATCAAAAACTCATATACGCGAAGATCTAGTATTTGAGTATCCAGAAAATTTTACTGGAACTCCAAAAGAATTAGTCGATCGTGCAACAGCATTATCATATTTTCGCAACTTGTGCGCCCGTAGCTCAGCGGATTAGAGTACTTGGCTACGAACCAAGGGGTCGGAGGTTCGAATCCTTCCGGGCGTACCACTTTTACCTGGAGATTAACTAATGTGGAAAGACAAATTCGGAAGAGATGTAAATATCGGTGATTTTATCATTTATGGCCGTGCACTCGGAAGATGTGCCGGAATATCTATTGGTAAAGTTATTGGATATAAAACATCAACTCCAAAATATTATACTAACCCAATTGAAAAATTGCAAATTATCACAGAGGAAGGAAGCAAGACTTATCTTGAATTCCCAAGTCGTGTAATTGTAATCCCTGATTATCATCCTGACGTTCCTGTCTTAAGACATGGAGCATGGGGTGAACCTAAATATGAACCAATAGAATGGAAAGATGAATAAGTTAACCAAACAACAAAAACGAAAATTAGAAAAGATAGTAGAAAGAATTAGAATAACTATAATGATTATTATAATATTAATAGGTATTATAGCATTTGCGCTCATCGCTGCTAAAAGTGGCGGCAAAACTGCACCATCGGGGAATTATCCGTTGTTGTTATTCCCATTCTTCTAGGAATTAAAATGACAAAATATGAAAGACTCAAACAAGAGCTAGAAACAACAGGCAAAGGTAATATGAAATGCTTCGGCAATAGTATGTTACCTATACTCGCAAATCCAACAACTAATGAATATGTAAAATGTGAAGAATATGAAGTCGGTGATATCGTCTTCTGCAAAGTTAAAGGACGATATATCGATGCTCATAAGATCACTCAAAAAGCTGCCGATGGTAGTTATTTGATATCTAATAATAAAGGTCATGACAATGGCTGGACTAGACAAATCTTTGGCAAAGTTGTAAAAGCAACTGATAATGCCGGAAATGTCAAGGAGTTTAAATAATGTCATATATCGAAACTTCTGATGAAGTACTCGATCAAGGCGAACAGGAAATTCAAGATGTTCATGACGTTCCTGAAGACGAAGTTTAAATAATATGCAGCTGTGGTGGAACTGGTAGACACGCTAGCTTGAGGGGCTAGTTGAAGCAATTCAGTGCAGGTTCGAGTCCTGTCAGCTGTACCACTTTTGGAGGCTCCATGAAACACTTCATGGTTACACTTAAACAGAATTGGACAAATAATATAACAACTGATGATCTTCGTAGATATCTCGAAGAAGATCATGATTGTAAAATTGATTTCATATCAAAAAGTAATAATTATGTTGCTATATTTGCGACTGATAATACTGTCGCAAGTCTTTTGATGAAGCCATCGGGGATCATCGAGACTATTTCTGAAGTGCAACCCATGAAAGCGTTGGAGACAAAATCATGAACTGGTATGTTCTCGGCATCGTGTGTGTACTCGCATTGGTGCTTTTCTCGATTCTTATGTTCTTGAAACTAATTGTGATGAACATCAAAACTCTTGTCGTATGCGGTATTATCGTTGCGGCGGTGTACTGGTGTTATAAACGTTTCTGTTCAGGTAGCAATACCGGAAGCTAAATGTTGGTGCGGGGTTTCGACCCCGCATCCATTTAATCCTTCGAGATTATTATGCGAAATCCAGTTAAATTCAATGCAAATGAACATATATCTAGCCTTATTAAAGGCAAAGATTTTAAACATTTAAGAATTGTATTTAATCGAATTACGGATATAGTAAAGAAAGTATCAATGGGTAGATGTTATGGTGTATCTCATAGAATGGCACCCGGAAGTATAAAATTTCAAAAATTTACAGACAACGGCATACACTTTGTAGGATATGGCGAACGTGGACTTGTAAATTTCTACGTCATATGCGATGAAGAAAATCGGGATGAAATAATCAAAGAGGTTGCCAATGTCTAACCCACATAAAATCTGTGGAACTATATTAGCAATCATGTTGATGTTTGGAAGTATAATCATAGACGATGTAAATTGTCTTAAAGGACTATCAGCATCAGCATGGTTCTTAGTAATCTTAGCATTACTTAAATAACAATGCCAGCTTGGTGAAGTGGCCTAACACGGGGGTCTCATAAGCCCCTATTCACTGGTTCGAATCCAGTAGCTGGTACCATTTAAACACTGGAGGTTTCGTGTTCACTGAATTACTTGGTAAAATAATAGTTGATATCGAAATAGGACACGATGAAGAAGACAATGATGCAATATATTTCTTGTTAAATGATAAAACAAAACTCAAAATGTATCATCAACAAGATTGTTGTGAATCAGTATCAATTAAAGAAATAGTTGGAGACATAAATAATTTAATTGGGCATCCAATTCTCGAAGCGGATGAATCAGTTAAAGAAACTCGTGGCGATGATGAAGAATCTGAAACATGGACATTTTATAAATTAAGCACGATAAAAGGTAATGTAAACATATCATGGTATGGAACATCCAATGGATATTATTCTGAATCTGTTAATATTGCATATGAAGATTTTGATATGGAAGATGAAATCTTAAGACTTTCAAAAAAATTAACAGAAATAACCAATGGTGATGTTGCATTAGCAATTAAAAAATATATAATTGAAAATATGTAATTGGGAGCTATATGCTCCCATTTTTTTAGTTTGTTTTTTGGAGGTCTCATGGATATTAAGGAAAACACAATAATCATTAGATGTGATTATTCTTTAAGTGATCAGAGTGACTGTAAATTATATAAATCAAATCCTGGACAAAATATGATGTTCAATGTGTGTGCACATATTTTAGGAACCAGATGTGATTGGTGTAATCATCCACAAAGAATTAAAGAAAAAATAGTTGAATTATATTTACAACATTTTGAAACACATGAAGAATTTCAGAAACTATTATTGGAAAAGATATGAATTTTGATCTACATGTCATGTGTGATTTTGATGATGACTTTAATCAATGCCCATGTTTTAAAAAAGAAGAATATGCGCGTATGCAATATTACCATGATGAAAATGGAAAACCCGGACATAGAGAAGCGGGAGTAATAACTACTTGTGAATTTTATGATTCAGATAATAATGGTTGTTATGAACAATCACGGTATGTACAAAGTGTTGTAGAACTATATTTACTACATTGTAAATCTGAACTGTTTCAAAAGGTATTAATAGAAAAAATATGATAGATCTACCATTTGAACCAACATGGGTTTTATATGAATGTCCTCATTGGTTAAGTTACGCAGTATATAAATTAAATCGTAATTGTGAATTTTATGAAGAAGGTAAAGTATATGAATCAGATTTAATGACACGTCGATGTAAATTCTCAAAAGAAATAAACCATCGTGATTGTCGGTGTACTGAAAGACAAAAACGATTAATTATTAACGAGTATTTACGTTTATTTGAAACTCCTGAGGAGTTTCAAAAGTTGTTGTTGGAGAAAATATGAGTGCACATCAAGACTTTATGACAGCATTGGATACATATTTAGATTTACTTAAAACCACACGTATTCGAACTATTTATTTAAATGGATACATATATGAATTAGTATTAGTAGAAGGCGAGTTATTAGTATATGAATTTTATAATCATGATAAAAGTGATCATATTGTGTATGAAACAAGATCTCATGATTATCCTGGTGATTGTACAATGTTACAGACTCTTATGATGGGTGCACATATGCACTCATCAGATCAAAAAATGAAAGAATTAGAAATTGATATACAGAAACGTATAATGGAATTAATATGACAGATTATGATATTGATAATATTGCAGATGCATTATTAAACAATACTCCAATAATGGCATTTAGAGTAGAATATCACTGTGACTATCAATTTTCAACAGATCGTACAGCGTGTCCATATTTTTCAAAGAGTAATTGGTCATCTAAACGGTGTAGTCACTCGCAACATGATGATCATAAATTATGCGATAATAAAGAAAAAATTAAGAAAACAGTTGTTAAAGAATTCATTAAACATTTTGATAATATAACAGATTTTCAAAAACTTTTACTCGAGGAAGTATGATAAAATTAGAATACAAATGCGCACACAGCACTTTAAAAGAAAAACGCACATGTTCAAAATTTAAATTAGTATATCATAATGCAGGTACCGAATATAAATATGCTGAATGTAAATGGATTAAATATGGCCAGTGTAATAATTTTGATCTTATGAAACAAGAATTATTACAAGAATGTTTAGTCATGTTTGATGATAATGAACTAGTTCAAAAAGCAATAATTGCCGAAATTTGAATATTGTCTGATTTCATATAAAAATAGTAAACAAGTACGCGTGTAATAGGTGACGTGGCTCGAGTGGTCGAAGGCACGGGTCTGCAAAACCTGTATTACCGTCAGTTCGAATCTGACCGTCACCTCCATTTTAACTTTTTTGGAGAAACACAATGAAAATGCAATTAATGGTTAAATGTCATTATTCAAACAAACGTGATTGTCCATTTTATGGCGAAACAGAATTTCATCATACTGAAGGATGTTCACATTGTGTAACTTCATTGTGTACCAATAAGATTGCAATTAGCGATTTTTTAAAACAACTTATAGCTGATAAATAAAGCGGGTGTAACTCAGCGGTAGAGTTCAACATTGCCAATGTTGCTGTCGTGGGTTCGAATCCCATCACCCGCTCCATCTTTCTTAAACGGGTCAGTAGTTCAATTGGTAGAGCAGCGGTCTCCAAAACCGTTAGTTGTGGGTTCGAGTCCTACCTGGCCCGCCACCTTTTAACCGGAGTAGTAACATGCCTGCATTAATTTGGTTGATTACAGGCGCAGCAACAGTCGTGTCAGCATTGAAGTATCTTGCCGACAAACAGGAAACCGACAACAAACAAACCGAACTTGGAAACAAGATTGTTGAACAGAATTTGAAAATTCAACAACTTGAACAAAAGATCAAGTCCGATGCAGAAGTTCGCGCCAAGGCAGTTAAAATCATCGAAGAACACTACAAGCCTGAAGAGGACGATAAGTAATGAAACGTTATCTTCTGCTCCTGTTTATGTGCATACTTCCTTTCATCACTGGTTGTGAACCTGGTGAAGGTGAAGTTAAGTACAAAAACAAATTCTTGCCATTACTATCTGCTCCTGAAGCAGCAATATATAAGAAAGTTCAAAAAGAATGGGATTATTCATATTTGATGCCAATCCGAAATGCGATTTATCTTCGTCTTTCAGCGCCGGCTGATACTGATCTTCCATTCTATGATATTGCACCAACATTGGTGTTCATGAATGAGAAATATCTTAAAGAAAAAAATAAAGATTTTAAATCCAAAAACATACTCTTTAGTGATATTAATGAATCATGGTGGGCGGCATTAGTTTCAAACGTTGAAAAAAGTGGCATCGATCTCAATCAAATGATGGTTGATAAAGATAAACAGATTATCGTAACTATTTACGATGGTCGTCCACAAAAGAATCTGACTACTCCACAACCACCAAAGGTTGAAGTAAAGAAACCTGATATTAAAGAAACTAACATCGACAAAGTTGATGTTTCCGAATTACTTCCATATACTGAATATGAAATGCTTATGAAAGAAACCAAAACTTGCAGTTACGCGACTGAAATGCTTCTTAAGAAGCTTCGCGGTCAAAGATATCTATTCAAACAAGATAAAGATGAAATCATGCGTGAAGTTCTATTCTGTAAGAATATTGAACTTCAACAGCTGATTACAACTAAATAGTATAGCATGTTGGCGGTAGCTCAGTGGTAGAGCGCCTGGTTGTGGCCCAGGTGGTCGCGGGTTCAAATCCCGTCCGTCACCCCATTTTTACACATACCAAAGGAGACTAAACGATGGCACTAGAGATCGAACGCAAATTCATGGTGAAGCGAGTTCCAACAGAACTCAAATGCATCAAAGAGGTGCATATTTGGCAAGGCTATCTTGCCAATGCTCCCGGAAAGACCGTTCGAGTTCGAGTCATCGACTCTACTCCCGGTCCTCGTATTGGCATGTTGACCATCAAGATCAATGTGTCAGATTTGTGCAGTAAACACAACTGCCGCGAGGAACTCGAATACGAGATTCCTTTGGAAGACGCATATCTACTCCTCAAGAACTGCGGAGGCATCGCAATCGAAAAGATCAGAAAGGTCTATGTTTGCGAACATGGTTATCATTGGGAAATTGACAATTTCCTGGATGAAAACAACAGAGGTCTCACAATGGCCGAAGTCGAAATGAAGTCTGAACAGGATTACATCCCGGACAACAAACTTCCTGAATGGCTTGGCTATGAAGTGACCAATGATCCCAGATATCTCAATGAGAATTTGGCAAATCGCGGATTTAACACTTGGGGAATTTAACAAAGTGGTCTGGTAGTTCAGTTGGTCTAGAACGCTACACTGTCACTGTAGAGGTCGAGGGTTCGAATCCCTTCCAGATCGCCATTAACTTTTACACGAGGTAAACATGTTCGACCCGGCAACTGCACTTTTTGCATCAATCATGGCTCTTACAGGTTGGGGTTTCGTAACCGCAATCGGCACTTTCGTCATCGGATGTCTCGTCATGATCTTCATGCTCGAGGAGTCGATGTACGGTAAAGGTTCCATCACGATCATCGTGTGGTACGCAATCATCGACTGGCTTCTCCAGTGGAAGATGTCACTCTTCATCTGGAACAATCCGATGAAGTTTGGCATTTACGTCGTTGCATTCTGCTGTATCGGCCTTGTCTGGTCGGTCATCAAGCTTATGTTCTACATGAGCAAAAGACGTTCGAAGTTCCAGGAATATAAAGATTCCTGGATGAAAGCGAATAAACCAAACATGTCAGACATTGATGCTGCATGGTTGGAACACTACAAAACAAATTATGTTCAAGGCATGATTCCTTCTTTCCCGAAGGCAAAGATCATGGCGTGGATGGCCTATTGGCCGTTCTCCATTTTGGAGTCATTCCTTAGTGACGTTGTGCGTAGTCTGTTCAACGCATTGTACGATACATTCGGAAAAATCCACAGAAACATTTACGCGTACTATCGCAAGCAATTCAATTAACAACGTGGGAAGTTAGCTCAGTTGGTAGAGCGCAGTGCTGATAACGCTGAGGTCAGTGGTTCGATCCCACTACTTCCTACCATTTTTACTAATACACGGAGAAAGCATGAAACGCATCTTACCGTTGCTGTTACTTGCAGTGTTTCTCGCATCTTGCGGAGATAATAAACCTCCCAACCCTGTTCAGATTGAACAAACATCATCTGATAACGTCGTCACAAAAAAGATTGTGGTGAACAAAAACTCACCACTATTCTACGACGTGAAACTCAGTGATGGAACAACTCGTCGGTTCGCAGCGACTTTCAAAGATGTCGAAAGACTCTCTGATGGTCGGTCAGTTCCGATTGATGTTGCATGGCAGGTTGAAGTGGCGGAAAAAGAGATCCTCAAAAACCAACTTGAGGAAAATCAACCATCAGAAGAACCTGCATACAAATACAAGTCTCGTAATGTTGAACTGTACTATCAAGAAAAACTTGTAGCACAGTATACAACACATGCACCATTCTCAACGGATGGTTGGACGTATGTTGGTATTGTTGGAAAAAACAATATCAATCATCACATTTACATCAACGGTGCATACCGAATGGTATTAACTTCTGATGAAAACGAATAAACTATATTCCGTGGCATTGATCTGGTTTCTCTTCATGGGAGACTCGATTACCCTCGGTCTAAACAAAAAAGAAAATCGTGATCTATTGCCCCAAAACAGCGTCGTAAAGGCGATGAATGGAGCGACCACGAATTTCATGTTGATGTACGACGAGTACATCTGGAAACCAAAACAACTCAAACGCGTGATTCTCATGTTCGGTGTGAACGAGATTTCTGCGACTTCATACAATGAGAACTTCCTTGTTAACTACGAGGCGGAACTCAAGTATATCCAGAAGTTTCGACCGGACGTTGAAGTTTACGTGATGAGCATATTACCAGTGCGATCTAAGAAGATCAACAATATACTGGTAAGTGAAGCGAACCAACGGTTACAACAACTTGTTGAATCGCAACACAACTCCAAGATCAAATTCATTAACTGTCATGACGCATTTGTGTCGCCTGATGGGAAGATGAATATGGCACTATCGACTGATGGTATACACCTAAATCGAAAAGGCTATGAGGTCTTGGCAACCTTTATACAATGAACATCCGGGAGGATGAAATACTCCTCCCGGTTTTCTAATTGCGATAGTGTCCCGAGCGGCAAAGGGGGAAGACTGTAAATCTTCTGTCATTCGACTTCGGTGGTTCGAGTCCATCCTATCGCACCATTTTTAACTTTTTATTATTGTGCTCCAGTAGCTCAATTGGCAGAGCATCCGGCTTATACCCGGCTTAGCGGCTGATTACCGTAAGGTTGTGGGTTCGATTCCTACCTGGAGTACCATTTTTTAACTTTTCTTTGGAGGCTTCTGTGAGTATCGAAATTTGTATGAGTGTTAAGAAAGCAAAGAAAATTATCGATGCGATTGATAAATACGAAGAAACACTCCCAAAACTTGAAATTCAAGATGGTAATTTACAATCAGATACTTATGGAATTTTATCTACATTAGATGAACTTCGTAATATGATAGTAGAGGAAATGGATGAGTGATATAACTGTTGGTTTATATAATGATGAAGTAGAAGATTTTATTGAAGCTATTGTTGATTTAAAACATTTAGCAGAACAAACATCTATTGAAACGATTAATGAAAAACAAAGATTACATAATATTATTACACGCATTGAAGTAGTTCAAGGACATATCCTTGATGAATATGTATAGGAGAAATAAATATGGCCGATGATACTTTTGATTTTATAGTTAAAAAGATCGAACAAGTAACCGATACTGTGTCCGAAGTGGCATCAGTTGAAAGTAAAATAACGGCTAAAAAGGAAGAGTTTAAGAAACTCATTGAAGAAGTTCTAACAGAGAAGGGAGTAATTTAGAAATGCGTGATGATCTGACTGAAATCGTATTTATTGTTGATCGTTCCGGTTCAATGGGCATGATTCGTAATGACGTAATCGGTGGATTCAACACATTTATCAAGGATCAAAAAGCTGTTCCTGGTAATGCAAATGTTAGTTTAATTCAATTCGATGATAAATACGAAGTCAATTATTTGACAAAAGATATTAATCAGGTTGAAGATCTGAATGCTGCTACTTATCAGCCTCGTGGAATGACTGCTCTTAATGATGCAATCGGCAAGACTATCATCAGTGTTGGTGATAAACTTGCAAAGATATCTGAGACTGATCGTCCTGGAAAGGTCGTATTTGTTATCATGACCGATGGACATGAAAATAACAGCAAAGAATATGTTGGTGCCGCAGGTACTGAACAGATTAAAAAGATGATCACACATCAAAAAGAAAAATATAATTGGGAATTCTTGTTCATCGGCGGAGATCTGGATGTACAGGCAATGGCCCAAACTTATAACTTTGATACAAACAAGGTCCTTTGTTTTGATAAATCAGCCAAAGGAACTGAAACCATGTACGCCACACTGTCTGCTTCAATCAGCAACTATCGTGGTGGCGCAAAGCTTTCATTCGAAAAATAAAGGAGACCACTATGTGGTAGGTGAAAACTAGTCCACCGTAGGGTAATTCTAGAAGTCCTCCTTAATCTAATTGTTGGTTGGTGCAATGCCATCTTAACTTTTAGACAGGAGAACTACAATGTTTGGTCTTTACGATCTTAAGAATCATCAAATTCGTTTGGCAAAGGCTATTAAAAATAGTAACAACAATAAAATTGGTTATTCTGAATTTCAATCAGAACTTGAAGGTTGTAGAAAAATCTACGGCGATAAAGCTTTAAAAAGAGCTTATTATGATGCCAGTTATGAATTCAGACATCATCATATCGCATATTGTGAACTTCGCGGCAAAACTCGTGAAATGATTGAAATTCCAGCAGATAATCATTTACCAAACGAAGACTATATTAAGGAAATCAAAAAATTTTGGCAGGAGAAGATCGATGAAGCTTTACGTGCTCGTCAGGAAAGATCTAACTCCTAGTCAACAAGCGGTGCAGGCAGGTCATGCAGTCGCTGAATATTTAATTAAAAATACAAACCAATGGACAAACGAAACACTCGTTTATCTTGGAGTTCAAAACTTAGAAGAATTGCATAAGTGGATGCAGAAACTAGATTCAAAAAACATTGAATACACACAATTCAATGAACCAGATTTAGAAAATCAAGCAACTGCAATCGCTATTTGCAATAACGATAAGGAATTCAAAAAACTAAAACTAATTTAACTCTGTATAGCTCAGTGGCAGAGCTGGGAACTCTAAATTCCCCGGTCGCGAGTTCGAGTCTCGCTACAGAGGCCAATATTAAGTACAACTCTCCGTAAACCGCTAACATTCAACATCATAGATATTTATTGAAGAATGAAAATATACTTTTATGAAAGTATATTATATTTCTATGATGATCACACGATGACAAAATTGAATGTATATGTTTACAAGAGGTCAGGGTAACGAGGCTTTGTTGACAGCCAAAGGCCACGGCTCGAGAAGCTAAGTGTCGACAGTTTATATAACTTAGAATTATATTAAAATTTGTCGACGGTTGGTTCGAATCCAACGTGTACTTACAACACGGGATGGTGTAAAAACCATCCCGAATTTTTATTATTTCTCTTTTCATATAGAAATAATACGAATACAAAACCTCATATGACGGAGGTATCAAAGATGACAGAATTTACTGTCAAGAAAAAAATGAACATTATGTTCGATTTACATGGGGTAATCGGTGAATATCCCGATCTTTTTAAACCTTTTATGAAATCCTTACGGATTCTTGATCATAAAGTATTTGTTTGTAGTGGTCCAACACTTCCAAAAATCAAACAAGAACTTGAAGATTTAGGATATCGCAGAGGATGGCATTACGATGAAGTTATTTCCGTAGTCGACTATCTCGTTGCAAATGGCACAGAATTCGAATACGATGAAAAAGGCGATCCTTGGACTGACGATGAAACATGGTTTAAGTCTAAAGGCGAAATCGCTAAATTAAACAACATTCATATTATGATTGATGATTCTGAAAAGTACAAACAATTCGTGGACAAGGAAACATTATTTTTCCTAGTTAAATAACGTGTTATATATGCCAAGTTAGAGGTTTACATAATCTCTAATGAAACATATGTGACCAAACAAAGGAGTTTGACATGTTATGTCAAGACAACATTTTGGTTAATACTGATTCGTATAAATCTTCTCACTTCCTCCAATACCCTCCTGGTACTGAGGTGGTGAGCAGTTATATCGAGTCACGTAACGCTGGCAGATGGCCTCGCACCATCTTTTTCGGTCTTCAGATGTTCATCAAAGAATATCTGCTCAGACCATTTACTCTTGCGGATATTGAATTCGCCAAAGATTTCTGGGAAATGCATGGCGAACCTTTCAATTTCGATGGTGCAAAATACATCTATGATCAATATGGCGGATACCTTCCGGTCACCATTCAGGCGGTCAAGGAAGGAACAAATATTGAAACCAGTAACGTCCTTGTGCAACTGAGAAACAATGGTGGTGAAAAAACCTCATGGATTACCAACTTCCTTGAAACTTCATTGCTTCGTGGTGTTTGGTATCCAACTTCAATTGCAACTCTCAGTTTCATGTGTAAGAAGATCATTTACAATGCTCTTCAACTCACAGCTGACAATCCTGATGCTGAAATTCTGTTTAAACTTCATGATTTCGGTTTCCGTGGAGTCTCTTCGTGGGAATCTGCCGCTATCGGCGGTTGTGCCCACTTGGTGAACTTCATGGGTTCTGATACAGTAGCAGGCGTTTTGGCAGCACGCAATTACTACAATGAAAAAATGGCTGGATTTAGCATTCCTGCATCTGAGCACAGCACGATTACATCGTGGGGTCCAGGTATGGAAGCAGAAGCATTCTTGAACATGATCAATCGTTTCGGAGGCAAAGGCAAGCTTTACGCTTGTGTGTCCGATTCGTATGATATTTGGAATGCCGTCGAAAACATCTGGCCATCTCTGAAAGACGCAATCATCGAGAAGGGCGGAACTCTTGTAGTTCGTCCCGATAGTGGAAATCCTGTAGCAGTTGTTGCAGGTGTCATTGAAAGACTTATGTCGAAGTTTGGATGGACTGAAAACTCGAAAGGTTATCGTGTCCTTCCTGAATACATTCGCGTTATTCAAGGCGATGGAATCGATGAAGAATCAATTCGTGATATCTTACAAGAATTGCAATTCAGAAAGATCAGTGCATCAAACGTTGCTTTTGGCATGGGTGGTGCGCTTCTTCAACATCTGAATCGTGATACCCTTAGATTTGCAATGAAATGCAATAGCATTAAGCGCAACGGTTCTTGGCAGGACGTAAGCAAAAATCCAGTAACGGATTCCGGAAAGGTATCTAAGGCAGGTCGTCTTGCCCTTATAAAAATCGATCCTGAAAAGGAAGGTCGCAGAGGCGAACCATACTTCAAGACCATCCGTGAGGATGAACTTGGAGATCGTGAAAATTGTCTCGAGACAGTTTTTGAAAATGGTGAACTGATGCGTGAACAGTCATTCTCTGAAATTCGTGAACTCGCAGCATCGAGTTTGTAAAATGACAACTATACCAAGAGCTGGTGTATATATTGGACGTTTCTGTCCATTGCACCATGGACACATGAAAATAATCGATGAAATGATTAAACATCATGGAATTGATAAGTGTCTGATTCTTATCGGCAGTTGCAATGCCGACATATCATTCAGAGTATTATTCAAACATAGTGATAGACGTCGTTGGATAAAAAGAATATATCCAGATCTTAAACAATTAGGATTGCCCGATTATCCCAACGATGATACAGCATGGCTTACACAAGTAGAAGATATTGTATCTCTTGTATTTGGCAAAGAATGTGAACCTACGTTCTATGGCGGATGTCAAGAAGATATTGAAATCTTTTATGATGCAGGTCATCATGTAAAAATTATTGATAGAATGGAATATCCGGTAAGCGCAACAAATGTTAGACAATTACTATTAATGAATGAAGATATTAATACGTTAGTCGACACTCGTATTTCGAGTGAAGTTATCGATGTATTTCGAAAACGTATGAAAGAACTTGACAAACTACGTTAACCCAATGAGGAGGGGTACTATACCCCTCCTTTTTAACTACAACCGGAGATACCATGTCTGAAGTGAAGAAGGCTGAAATCGGAAAGAAGCAGCATCTGCGTGACTCCAAGAAAGTCGAACGCCTGAAGAACGTTCAGTTCGAGTACCATCGTGGTGATCCCTGCATCATCTTCAAGACCCATGGCGAACCTCAGAAGGTAATGAACTTTGCTCACTTTCTGAACGGCCACGACGAGATTCGTCTCGACGGCATGGGCGAACGCATTCGCGTTCGTTGCACCGAACAGAACTTTGCAGAGATTCTCGACGAGATCGCCACATGGGATGATGCAACAAAATATTCGGACTATTTCGATCAACTCAAGGTCGAACGCACTTCTTTCCAGGAGCGCGTTGAAAAAATCCTAACCCACATCAGAAATCGTGGGCAGATTCAATTCGAGGATATCAATATCCTCCTGAAGAAGGATGTAAAAGTCCTTCTCAAGACTGGATTCGATACGGTCGAAGGCGGTGTCGTCGTCGATCTGTATCGCCAGACCTCATTCATGGGAGGCCAGTATTGGACCATCCGCGTCAATCAGATTGAATACGATGGCGGAAAATACCATGAACAGACTCATCATTATTCCATTCACGAATACAATGGATACATGAATATCACGGATCTTCCGGTCCGTCCCGTCAATGACGAAGAAATGATCTCACTTGAAGAGCGTGGCAAAAAGTTCATGACTTATGCCAACAATGCATCCTACGTTTATTGCGAAGGATACATGTATCGCAAAAGCTGGCTTGGCATCAACAAATGGAACTCCGAAGGGCGTGTCATGATTGACAACGAATCCTTCGGAAAATTCGATTCGAACTACGGTCGTGGATATCGCGATGATGAACACGGCACCGAAGTCTCCAAAGACATGATTTTCGCTCTTCCTTCCACTGTGAAGGGATACTCGATGAGAATCAAGTATTGGGGCGAATTCCGCGTCGATGACCTTCGTCCTATCGAATTCCGCGAGAATGCTTTCGATCTTCTCGTTATGGACAACACCAAAAAGAAACTGGTGCGCGCTCTTGTCGAGAACAAGGCCACTTTCCGCGATCTGATCTCCGGAAAGGGCGGCGGCACCATCTTCCTGCTCTACGGTCCTCCGGGAACCGGTAAGACCCTGACCGCAGAAACCGTTTCGGAATTCCTGAAGCGTCCTCTGTACATGGTCAGCGTCGGTGAGCTCGGAACCACCGCAAATGAACTGGAAGCTCGTCTTCGCGACATTCTGGAACTCGCTACCACCTGGAACGCGATTCTCCTGATCGACGAAGCTGATATCTTCCTGGAGAAGAGAACCACAAACAACATCGAACGCAACGCCATGGTCGGCATCTTCCTGCGCCTGCTGGAATACTACTCCGGCGTTCTGTTCATGACCACCAACCGTGCGGAAACTCTCGATGAGGCATTCCTTTCGAGAATCTCCCTCGCCATGCACTATGACAAGCATGACGAAAAGACCCGCATGAAGATCTGGATTTCCCTGCTGTCCGAACAGGGCATCAAGCTGGATTCCCAGGATCTTGAAAAACTGGCCGTTTACGAACTGAACGGTCGTCAAATCAAAAACATGATCAAAATGGCCATGACTCTCGTCGCAAGCGACGGCGGTCGTGTTACCATCGAGGTGATCGAAGAGATCATCAAACATCAAAAGCTCGAAACCAAAAAGAGCTAAACAACAGGGGCCGAAAGGCCCCTTATTTATTTTTATTTTCTAAATATACATATAGAAATATAGTTAATGCGCGCCTGTACCTCAATTGGCAGAGGACCCGGCTCATAACCGGAGCGTTCGGGGTTCGAGTCCCTGCAGGCGCACCAAACTTTAACAAGGAGACTGTCGTGGAGCAATCGCCTTTTATCTTCCTTGCCATCGGTGCAGTAATCGCACTGGCAATCGGCATAATCGAGTCGAACCTGCAGAAGTATCGCGGATACGTTTCTCAGGAAATTCGGGAAAACTGCAAGAAAGAAGGCAGATCTGCCCCCGACCTGTCTCATGATTGGCCTGCACTCCAAAAGGCTGAAGCCGAACGGTGCATGACAATCGCAACAGACGCCAAGAAGAAGGGTCCCTGGGTGAGAACCTGGGAGCGTGACCACGAGAATGGCGGTTGGAAGAAGGCCACGGTCGCGAAAGCGGCTTAACCTAAAAGGCGGGGGACAGGATGTTCCCCGCTGAATTATTTTTACTTGGAGAAATATGTCACAATCAACTGAAGAACTTGTAAATATAGCACATTATCATACAATGAAAGCAAGAATGCATGAACTAACTGCATATTCATATTTAATTCCTGAAAAATTCATTGATGAGATGATTGACGAATTAGAAAATATAAAAATAAACTTACTTAAACGCAAAATTGAGGACCTTTAAATGTCAGAAAATAAAGAACCAAAACAAGTTATTGTCATGCGCAAAGATTTAAATATGCGCAAAGGCAAAATGTGTGCACAAGCAGCACATGCAAGTCTCGCTGTCATTTTAAGAAAGATGGTAGTTGAACAAAACTACGACATGGTATCACGCATGTTAGTTACAATAAAAGATAGTCCATTCGATGAATGGTTGACTAATAGATTTAAAAAAGTAGTACTATCATGTGATAGTGAACAAGAAATAATCGATATCGAATCAAAATGCAACGAACTTCGAATTCCAAACGCATTAATTACAGATGCAGGTCTTACTGAATTCGATGGAGTTCCAACAAAAACCTGCATAGCAATCGGTCCATGGGATCCTGATGAAATTGATAAAGTAACTGGAAACTTAAAGTTGTTGTAATATGGAAGAAGTTATAGAATGGGTTTGTATGACATGGTTAAGAATCTTTGGAAGTAAAAAAACCAAAGAAAATATATATGCTGCTAAAAAATTAAACATGCCCATTGATGGAAGAATTTTTACAGTTGTAAATGAAGTTTTAGATACTACACTTGAACAACTTTGTACAAAAAAACAAATAACAGCATTCACACATGATAGAAATTCAGGAAATATAAAAGTTACATTTAACGGAAACATAATATTAACTACAATTAAATCATCTGGACGATTTTTATCATATGGAAAAATATTCCGTAATGATAAACAAATTTATGAATGGAATTCTAACAATGATGATGGTAATATTTCACCAAGAAATCACTACTTGTTTATAAAAACTTGTAATAATTTTGTGATAAATAATATAGTCGACAATAAAAATTTTAGTTTAAAAAATTTTGTTAAAATAGAAAATGATACTGAAGTTTTACTTAACATACTTAATGAAATTGACGATGTTAAAATAGAACTACAAAAAAAACTAATACAGGAGCTATAAGTGTTTAACACTATACGCGAATGGTTTGCACCAAAAAATGTTCTTACTGATAAACGCGCAAGAGAAGCATTAGAATTAACAGGAAACCTTAATTATCCAATTGATACAACTCTTGATAGTGTTCTTTATAAATTATTAACAACAAGCGCATTAACAGAAGTAAAACAACAACCATATGAAATAGATTTTGCATTCTCAAATGGAATTAAGTTTGTTAATGTTTGGAATTCAAATAAATACTATGCATGGTTAAATAAAGGTAAAATCATAAATGAATCTGAAGTTCTATATGAATGGAATGATTCGTGTGTTACTCCTATAACTATGGCCACATTGAAAGTAAAAATTGCACAATTTTGTGTAGGTAGAATATTATCACATCAAAACTTTAGTCTAATAAAACATATTGAAAATATTGATAATTTAAACCAATTAACACGAATGTTAGATGAAATTGATGAAGCAAAAATATTATTGCAAAAGAAAATCATAACAGAATTATAAACAGTTTAACCGGAGTTTAAGATTTATGTATGTAAGTATTGTAAATGGTAAATTTCAATATGATTTAACTAAATTCAATTCTGAAACAGATTTAGAAAAACAAGAACAAATAGCAATTGAAATAGTAAAAGAAATTTACGATAAAGCATCACAAATACAAAATGAAGGAATTGTTAGTGGTAATAGAATTATTATCATGGAAGTTTCTCCAGAATTATCACCAGTGTTTCTTAAAACTATGATAAAAAATAGAGCAATATCAGAATTGCATGTTAAAAGAATTAAAGCGCATATTGAAAATAACACTTTTAATTTAACTCCACAACCTATCATTTTTGATAGTGATTTTAAATTATCAGATGGACAACATAGACTTCACGCAATAATCAAATCTAAAAAAAGTATTCCACTCTATATATCATTTATGGATAAAAAGCATTCAGATTTAGAATATCTTGATCTTGGAAAAACAAGAACACGTTATGCAAACCATCTAATGCATACAAATGGTAATATGCCGTGGGATGAAGATGGTGATAAATTAATAAGCGTATTATATAATTTTTCAAGTGCATCTAAAAATAAAACACCATTAACATCAAACGGTTTTAGAATTAAACCATTAATGTCATACCAATCATGTATGACAATTTGGAATTATGATACAACTCTATGTGAAAATGCCATATCCTATGCAAAAGAAATCAAAGCACAATGTATTGGTAATAATAATCATTTAAGAGTATATACAAATGTTATAGCATTTTCACATTTTATTTTAAATTGGTCATGTCAAGATAACTATTATCGTCAACATGTAAGAAATAATAAACAAGATGTTGATGATTTCTTTAATACATTATTAAATGGATATGACACTTCTGGAAGATCACCCTTAAATAATGCCGCATTAAAACTACGAGATGTATTCCTTTCAGGAATTAATGCAAAAGATGATAATCATCGAACATTTATGCAAATAATGTTCATTTTTAAATGTTGGGATAATTATAAAAATAAGATAGATACGCCGAATGTAAGTATGTCGGCATTTAATATAAAACATGGCTCTACTGTTGTATGGCCAATTATTGATAATTTAATTTAAAAAAATAATACAAAGGCCTTCGGGCCTTTTCTTTTTGTTTGGAGGAAATATATGGGCGCAAGAAATGAAATGCTATTAAATATAGCAGATAAAGAATGGGAAGGATTTACACTTCCTGATTTAGATCCAAAACGTCAAGGACGTTACAGAGTTCATATTCCACAACTAATGGATCAAATGGAAGAGAATGAAGGAATATGGTGTCGTAATCACTGTTCAAGTGGCAATTTAACACCTAGTAATCGTGGCGTTTATGGTTCCCAGTTACCGTTACAACCCAATACAAAAGTAATTGTTAAATTTAGAATGAATAGTTTAAATTCAGGTTATATTGAAAAGATTGTATCTGATAGTGAACCAAATAGTAACGTTGATGTTGGTAAAAATGAATCAAGTACTCCAGTAATAAGTGAATTTGATAGAGACGAACAATATATAGTAATGAAGACTCCAAAACGATATCAAATCATGTATATGAATGAAGATACTAGTACTGATCCAAATACTATCTTTATTGTATTTAATAGGGATAATGGCCCAACATCTGGACGGAGCATTACTAAGTATAGTGAGGACGGTATTCATCACTATACTAGGAACAATTATCGTGAACGTATTTTACAAGATAAAACAGTTCAAATAGATGAAAATTACATGAACAAAATTGCTGGAAAAAAGAAAACTAGTATAGGTACTAGTAATCATCTTTCAATCGGTGAAGATAATATTATTGAAATCGGTGGAAAGAAACACGAAAAAATAAAAACTGAATATGTAATTCAAGTTGATGAAATACAAATTCAAGCAAAAAATATAGTATTTAAAGGTTCTGAAAGTATAGTAATTGATGCACCAGTGGTTGCAATAAATACTGGACCAAATGATAAATCAGTAGATACACCTGAACCAACACCTATAGTTCCAAAACTGGAGGAATAAAAGAAAGGCCGCCGAAGCGGCCCTATTTATTTGTTATAGTGTGCACGACATCTGGCTTTATCTTCTTCTGAGAGGTATTTCCCTTCCCAGTCCAAGATTCCAAGCCGTTTATCTATCGCCCACTGTTCTTCAGGCGATAACTTCATGAAGTTTGATGGGCGTTCGAATGATTTTTCGAACATTGCACGTTCACGATCATAATCGTGTGGTTTATCACTGTTTAACACTTGTAGGCACCTCGTGTTCAATGATTGTAAATCTACTTATGATGTCTTCGCCATTACCGAATCGTTCCGCAAATGCCTTTTCACTGATTACGGTTATAGTGTATGATGCGGTTTTGATGATGATTTCATCAACACCACATTCTTTAAGTCTCTGATCAGCAACAAACTTTAAAAATCCAAGGTCATTTACTAAAGAATCCATGACAGATACTACTCGATTTTTAATATCCTGAAACATGTTTGCCTCCTTGGTTAATGATATATTTCTATATAAAAGTGAGGAATATTAAATGGGTTGCTTAATTACATCCGGTCAAATATCCGGAAATATGGATATAGATATTAAACATTTAAAGACATTAATCAAATCAAGAATTCAAGATATGGCAATGGGATATCTTGAATCTCCACTTAACAGAGTAATGACTGGCACCAATGTACTTGGTGGAACAATGAATAGTATTAAAGATGCTATGAGTAATCCACAATTTCCATATATACCAAAAGATGGTGCTAGTATAAAACAAATGGTTAGAAATTTAGGTCAAGGAATATTACAGAATGGTCAAGGAATGGTTAAAAATATGATAACTTCTGGTATGCAGAATATCATAATGCCATTACCCGCAATGGCCATGAATAATTCTAACTTAGCATTTGAAAACGTAAATGCATTCAGAAGTAATGTTAATAATTTACGCATACCATTATCCGATAGAACGTCGGCACTTAATTTACCAAAAACAAAAGATGACATGAAGACTTTACTGACTGATATGTTTTGTGGTGGGGCGCAAAATCTACTTGGAATGTCTGGAAACTTCACTAGTGCAAGTCAATTTGGTAATATTACAGGTATGTTAAATCAAAATATGACACAATCATTAATGTCTGGTGCAATGGGTGCGCTCGGAGGTCTTGAAGGGAATTTATTAAGTCAAGGCATGGGTATGGAAAAACTTGCACCTATGAGTAAAATTACTAAAGTTCAAGATATGGAAATGAATTTAGGTCGTGCACCAACAGATTTTTCAGATACACTTGGAACTGCTGGATTAAAAAGTACAGGTGCTGTTGATTGGGTAAATCCAAATCTACAACCAGAAAATCCAGTACCGATGAGTCAACAAGTACAAGATAATTATGAAATGGTAAAAGAAGAAATTAATACACATGTTAAAGATTTTGGTGATATGATTGATTCACATAGTGATAAAATGAAAGAGCTTTATTATAATAAAGATTTTAATTTTTCAAATTATCAACAAGAAGTTGACAACTTGTAGGAGTATATATGGGTAATGCGGCAAAAAATATTGGATTTGTCTTAAATCAAGCTAAAACAAAAATCATGGGTTTTATGACATGGACATCAAAAGAACCACACAAATTAATGATGTTTAAAGAATCGTGTTGTTTTTATGTAGATTCAGAGACGAATTTACCAATGGTTAAGTGGGCTGATAGCTCGGGCAAGATATGGAAAGGACAATTACAGTTAAATAGTATTGTTCCTGATGGTCAAGTTGAGAGTGAATAATATTTAATATTCATAAGTTTGATATAGAAATATTAATGAAAGCTCCGGAGAGGCATCGCCCCACCCCACGCTGGCCCGGACATGATCTGACGCCATAGCGTAGCTTCGCCACAGCGTAACCCGATAGGCAGATTTGCACACGGGCATCGGCCATCGACGCTAACTGGCGATCTGGCACATCGCCTCTCCACTCGCTTGAGGGGACCTTCGGGTCCCCTTTCTACTTTTTTTGTTTTCTGTATTTTGATATAGAAATAGTAAAGTACGCATAATGGAAACGCCGGGATGCCTCCTTGGCTCTTGTGGGATTGGCTCACAAGGGTAATAAGGTCCGGTTGATCCATGCGTGGTTGGCGGGGTAGAGTCTGTATAGATTCCCCCGCTAACCGATATTTATTTTTTTAATATTTACTTGTTTCATATAGAAATAGTTAATTAAAGAGTTCTGTTCAAAAAAAACAAAACTCATCTAAGTAGCACCACCCGAAGAAATTCGGTACTTAGATGAAACCACCACCTAAGCAGAACTCAGAGAGGCCTCCCTTCAACCTACAGCACCACCCTACTGCTAAAGAGGGAGCCTCAAGACAACAACCAGGACAGTTTCACGACTGCCCTGTTTTCATTTCTTTTTTTGGAGGATTTTTATGGGATGGATTAGAGATATAGATTGTCCATTTTGTGAACATGAGTTCGAATGGGAAGTCTGGGAAAATGGTAAATGTCCAAAATGTGGTGAAGAATTTTATTGGTCAGAAGATTGCACTGAAGATTATTCAGATTGTTGGGATAGTTTATGGTGGAATAAATGGGATGAAGAAAGGAGAAATAAATGAAACTTAATTTATTAGATATAAATGAGTTTGTGACTAAAAACAATGTTAGACAAGTAAGTACAGTTCGTGTATATGAACGTCCAAATAAACTTGATGAAACCGGTCTATTTAGTGAAGTAATCTTTGGTCGTATTGGTTCAAATGACCGTCGTAAACGCTTTGGTTATATTAATTTAAAATGTCGAGTATTACATCCAGAAACTTATAGTTTACTAGTTCGTTTAGATCCTTCAATCAGTAAGTTTATAATGCAAAAAGCAACTTATGAACTTAGTGAAAATGGTGAACTCATAGAATCTGAAAATGGTGTTAATGGTGTATATAATCTTGTTGAATTCTTACCAAAAATGAAATTTGATAAGTTCAAGAATCAAGAAATTGCAAAATTTGTAAAAAAGAATCTTGATAAAATTATCATTGATAAAATTCTAGTTTTACCTGCAGGTATTCGTGACTTAAAATTATCAAAGATATCTGGTAAATCTCAAGTACAATTTGCTGAAATTAATAAATTATATGAAGCTATTATTAAACAATCAAACTCAATTCCTGATGATTTGTCTAGTTTACCACAAGAATTCTCATCAAGTTTTGTTCAAACAATTCAAAGAAAAGTACTTGAAATAAATGAATGGATCAAATCAAAAATGAAAGGTAAGTCTGGTCTTATTCGTGGTGGACTACTTAAGAAAGTAATCGACTACTCCGCCCGTCTTATCATTGTTTCTGATCCGACTCTTAAATTAGGTCAACTTGGTTTACCTTGGCAAGTAGTACTTAAACTTTATGAACCATTTACTTTAAATTACTTTTTACATAAAGATCAAACTTCATTAGCGCTTATTCAAGATAATCTTGGCGCAAACATGACACCAGATATTAATGATCTTAAAAGATTTATTCAAAAAATAAATGAAGATCCAACAAGCATTAGTGAACTATTAAAAGACCATCTTATTGCTGCTGCACATGACATTAGTAAAGGTAAAACCATTTTATATAAACGTGACCCGGTTGAAGCTCGTGACAACTATATGGGCGCTGATGTTCGTGTTGATCGTGAATCTAGTGTTGCACGTATGAATCCACTTGATCTTCCAAGATGCGGTGGTGACTTTGACGGTGACCAGATTGCTATATTCCCACTATTTACAAAAGAAGCAAATGCAGAAGCAAGTGCGAAGTTACATCCATCAAATTCAAAAGCAATGTGGACAAGTTCTGTAAGTTTAAGCAGACAACCATATTTCTTACAACTTGATGCAGCAACAACTCTTTATGCAATTACTAAGGAGTAAAACATGTCAGAAGATCTATTTAATGAAATAATGGGATTCACAGTTGATCCACATCGTATTCAACAAACATCAATGAATCAACCACAACAAGGATATATTGCACCAACAACAATGCAACAACATGATAGACAAGACTTTGGTATTGAATTTTCACATTGCGCAACAATGGAACCATGGCAACGTAGAATTTCTGACGTTTTAAAACATGGTAAAGATGTATATGTTGTTGCTGCACCAGGAGGTGGTAAAACACTTCCAGTATTTTGTCACTGGACAAATAATATTCTTAATTTAAATACAATGATGACTGGCCCAGCAAACGATAAAGCATATACAGAATGTGTAAAAAATATATTTTTGGAACCTAATAAAATACCAAAAATCCTATTCTTAGTTCCAACAAGATCACTCGCAATGCAAACAGAACAAGAAGTTCGTGCTGTATTTGGTGATATTATATCACAAACAATGAATCGATTTTTAAAAGTAACACAATTTGAAGAATCGATTGATAGTGAAACTTTTGGACCATCCGCACCGGGACATTATACTCCTCATGATGCAGCACAAAGAGCTTATAATAACAATTTACAAAGACAAATATTTGAAAAACTTGGCAATAGCAATTTAATAATGATGATGACTGAAATTGCCAGACTTGCGGAAGAACGTCGAAGTGCAACAAACGATTATGAAAAATCAAGAATTCGAAATATAATCGATTCATATAAACGTCAATTTAAACAAGAATTAATTGAATCTTTAAGAAATTATATGAATGGAAATCTGTTACGAGTAAAAACTGGCGACTATAATATTGATGGAAATAATGCATTAGTTCATATTTCTATTTATGAATCCGCAGTAAATATAGTTAATAATATGTCTAACCTAGGATTAATTATTATTGACGAAGCGCACTTAATTCAAAAGTCAGGTGAAATTGGCGACGAATCACGTAATAGACAAATAGCAGAAGCATTATATACAGTTCTACATAAATTAAAAGGTAGTAAAACAAATATAGTTTTACTATCTGGAACTGAACATCCAGAAAGTGCACAAGAAATCATTAAATATTTAAATCATTGTTTTGGAAGAAACTTTGAAAAATCTGATGCACTTATTCAAAGTTCCAGTGGAAACAGATCACAATTAAGTATTGTTCCAGATGATAGTTTGATGAATGATTCAAAACTTGTCGATATCGTCGTCAACGCTGTAAGGAAAAAAGATTGGGGTGAATTAATTGTATTATTTTCTGCAAGAAAAATTGTAAAAATTGCAGAAGAAGCAATTAAAAAATTAGGAACAAGAGATTTAAAAACTGTAAATACTAATGTTCAGTATGGTCATCAATTTACTAGTATTTATGGTAATATAGAAAAACAAGCTCCATCAATGTCAATATCAAGAAATGATGCACATGCTATTTCACAACCAAAACCAGAATTATCTGATGCCTCAAATATTAAAGATCCACTATTACGCGCATGTGTATCCGCTGGTTTTGGTTTTTATTTCCGTAATATGCCAGATGGTGGTGGCGAAGTAAGTGACAACGATAAGTTTATTGTAAGTAAATTATTTAAAGATAAAAAAATACACGCAATGCTCGCAACAGACGGTGTTGGTATTGGAGTTAATATTGACGTTAAACGTATTTATATTCCAAGAATTGAAAAATTCGAAGCTATAATTGGTGATAATAAAGAAATTCCATTACGTGACTTAGCACAAATACTTAACAGAGCTGGTCGTGGTAAAATTCCATTCGCATCAATATTTACACCATCAGGAAATGTTGAAATGGTAAGATCTGCATTATCAGCTACTGCAGAACAATTCAATGTTGTCCCCGCATATAGTAAAATTGGTTTTGGAATGATATGTCATAAGTTCGAAGCCTTCTATAGTATGTGGAAAGAAATGTCTGTCAAATTTTAATTTTGTCTTAATTCATATAGAAATATTACAATAACCATCGGTAAGGACAAAAACGTGAAGGAGAAGACATTCGAGCAAATTGCTGACGAATTTGATGAAGAATTCGAGAAGCAGATGTTCGCCCTTCTCGACGATGAAGAATATTTAAATTTATTGTTCAAAGTAGAAGAAGAATGTTCAGGTAGATCTTGTCGCGCCGATAGGCGTAAAACTGACAAGAAATAATGTGTGCCCATAGCTCAGTTGGATAGAGCAACTGCCTTCTAAGCAGTGGGTCAGGGGTTCGAATCCCTTTGGGCGCACCATATTGAAAGTTGGTGGAATCCAGTAAAAGATCCTTATCAGGATCGATGCCAAACCGTGAAGTGGGTCCGAGTCTACGACTAACGGCACTATCCAACCGGGCATAAAAGAGACTGGTACTTCCACTATCTCGCGGGGGCCTGTTCGCAGGCCCTCCTTTTTAACTTTTATTATAGGAGGATAAATGGATTTAGAAACAGCAATAGCATTAGCAGTCGTTGCACATAAAGGTCAAGTTGATAAGGCTGGAAAGCCATATATTCTCCATCCTTTGCGTGTAATGAATAAACTTGAAGATGAATATGATATGATTACCGGAGTACTTCACGATACTGTTGAAGATTGTGATGTTACTCTTGATGATTTACGTAAAGCAGGATTTCATGAAGATATCGTATATGCTGTTGACTGTGTAAGTCGAAGAACAGGCGAATCATATAAAAATTTTATTGGTCGTGTAATGACCGATAAACGCGCAATTCGAGTAAAAATTGCAGACATTGAAGATAACCTTCAAGTTTGCAGAATGGCTATGATTGATAGTGAAAAGTTTTCCAAATTCACTAACAACATCAAAATGTATGTTGAATCTTATACGAAACTAAAAGAACGGCTAAAACTTTTAAAGTGAGGTTCACATGTTCCAATCTCTTCGTGACTACAAAGACTTGTTCGAAAATATCGGACTTGTTGCTTTAATGATCACCGTGTGTTCACTGTTTGTTGGTTCCGGTATTTGGAAAATGTTTTAAACAACCGGCGGGGAAACCCGCCATATTTTATTCTTATGATTCTGGTTTCATATAAAAATAATCCATAATGACCGGATAACGGTTGTCAATTAAAACAATACATTAAGGAGCCTTTTGTGAAGAGAGAACTTATTTTGGCAGTAAAAGAATCAGATATTAAATTACCCGCGAACGGGTTTACATTAATTACGGAAGAAAATACAATTGAACTTGATGAAACAAACACATGGTTTGGTCCTAGATGCATTTTAGAAAATGATACGAGTTTCCGACAAATCATTCCATACGCGATTATCAAGAAAGATGATAGTATTCTAATGTATGAACGTCAAGTAACTGGCGGTGAAGCCCGTTTACATGGTCTTAAATCTATCGGTTTCGGTGGTCACGTAAACCTTCGTGACGACTTCCCAACTGATGATGGAATGTTCGATGCAGAATATGTAATTCCTGAAAATTTTGTATATAGTGCATATGCGAGAGAATTATATGAAGAATTGGGAGCTAATATATTTGAATACGTCAGTAATGTCAATAGCGTTGGATACATTCACTACGCTAACGATTCTGATGTTGATGATGTAAATAAAGTTCATATGGGTATTGTATTTATTGTTGATTTATCATCTGAGAGTGATGAAGAAACTATCTCTGCAGATGAACTTGAAATCGGCAAATGTACATGGGTTCCTATCTCAGAACTCGAATCACATATTCCTGATATGGAAATGTGGAGTAAAGAAGCAAGCAAATATTTGATCGGTCAATAATTACACTTTGATAATAAAATATAAATAGGAGTCATTTAATGGCTGTTAAGAAGAATCCATATGAAGGTATTAACTGGACTCAAAGAGAAGCTAAAATCGTTGCAATGGACGGAACTGTCAAATTCCAAGAAACAGTTGAGTTTCCTGATTATTTTGATGACAATTCCGTTGGGATCGTTGCTAGCAAGTATTTATGTAATAGCGCAAAAAAGAAAGAAAAAAGCCTCAAAGACTTAATTGATCGTGTTTCTGATACGATCACTAATTGGGGTGAAAAAGACGGTTACTTTGCAAATAAGAAAGCACGTGATGAATTTAATTATAAACTAAAACGTTATCAAGTACAACAATATTTTGCATTTAACTCACCTGTTTATTTTAACGTTGGATTAAAAGATAATCCACAAGGCAGTGCATGTTTCATTCTTGATATTCAAGACAACATGGATAGTATTTTTGATGTAGCAAAACTCGAATCACGAATCTTTAAACAGGGTTCTGGATCGGGAATGAATATTAGCACGCTAAGATCTGCTAAAGAACCAGTTACCGCTGGTGGATATGCATCTGGTCCAGTTAGTTTCATGAAAGCTCATGATACTGTAGCCGGTGTTATTAAATCTGGTGGTACTCTTAGACGTAGTGCTAAAATGGTATGTATGGATGTTGATCATCCAGATATTGAAGAATTTATTAATTGTAAACAATATGAAGAAGAAAAACTTCGTGTATTAAGAAATGCCGGAATTCAATCAAAACCAGGATGTGAATTAGGCGACGAAGTATTCTATCAAAATACAAATATTTCTGTAAGACTTACAGAAGAATTTATGAATGCCATCGAAACCGATGGAGATTTCTTCACAAAGTTTGTTGCCAATGGTACTCTTTGTGATAAATTTAAAGCCCGTGATCTACTTAAACTCATTGCACAAAAGGCATGGGAATGTGCTGATCCAGGTTTAATGTATCATGATAATACAAATAAATGGCACACTTGTAAAAACAGTGGACCAATTGTCGCATCTAATCCATGTGGCGAATTTGTATTTATTAACAACTCCGCATGTAATCTTGCAAGTATTAACTTACTTAAAGTATTTAATAAAACTAAATGTGACTTTGAAACATTTAGTGACGTGATTGAGATCGTAACATTAGCACAAGAAATTATTATCGACAATGCATCATACCCTGATTCTAGGATTCGTGAAAATAGTATTAAGTTTAGACCGATTGGTTTAGGTTATACAAACCTCGGTGCACTTCTTATGCTCTTTGGTTTCCCATATGATAGCGACGAAGGTCGTGAACTTGCGGCAACAGTAACAGCAATATTAACAGGTGTTTCATATCTTACAAGTTCCGCAATTGCTATGCGCAAAGGTCCATTTAGTGGATTTAGTGAAAACAAAGAAGCATTTTATGAAGTAATGGATCTTCACACAAAAGCAGCACGTGAAAATTTTAGAAATGGAAAAAACAAAGAATTGTGTGAATATGCACTTGATGTTTGGGAAAAGGTCAATGATATTTGTCATAAGAAAGGACCATTTAGAAACGCCCAAACAACATTGTTAGCACCAACTGGAACTATTAGTTATCTAATGGGTGCGGCAACAACTGGTATTGAACCTGAATTTAGTCATATCAAATATAAAAACTTATCTGGTACTGACGGTGGTTGTATTAAACTCGTTAATCCAATTCTTGAACAAACACTTAGAAATCTTGGATATACCGAAAAAGAAGTTCAACTGATGAAAGAAGAAATACTTGCATCAGGACATCTAGAAAATAGCCAATACATTAATGATGAACATTTGGCAATCTTTGATACTAGTACTAAACCATTTGGTGGATCAAGAACGATTCATTATATGGGTCATATCAAAATGCTCGCAGCAGTTCAACCATTCCTAAGTGGAGCTATTAGCAAAACATGTAACTTGCCGAATGAAATCACGGTTGACGAGATTTATAATATATTTGTCGAAGGCTGGAAAATGGGTCTTAAAGGTATTACCGTTTATCGTGACGGAAGTAAGACTTTTCAAGCACTTAGTACATCGTCAAAAGATGAGAAAAAAGAACAACCCACTTTCGACTTGTCCGAATATTTCGGACCCGACGAAGTGGAGGAAGTAAAAAATCAATTAGAGATTATTAAACAAAAAGTAGTTGCAAGACGTACTAGCCGTAAGAAACTCCCAGATGAAAGAAAGGCCGTAAACCACAAATTTAATATCGGAACAACAAAAGGTTACATTACATGTGGTCTTTATGACTCTGGTGAAATTGGTGAAGTATTTGTAAAGGTAGCAAAACAAGGAAGTACTCTAGCAGGACTTCTCGATGCACTTGCAACAATTACTAGTATTAGTCTACAATATGGCGTACCACTCAAGGTACTAGTAAAGAAACTAATGAATCAAAGATTTGATCCGATGGGATTCACATCTAATGAAAACATTAGAACAACTTCAAGTATTGTTGACTATCTATTTAAATATTTGGGAATTAAGTTCCTAAATAAAAAAGACCAAGAAGAACTTGGTATTGCACTTAAAAAGAAAATTGTTGAAGAAGTACCAGATCAAAGTGTTGTAAAACAAGTGACTGATGAACTTCTAAATACAATTCTAGGCGATGGTGATTTTGATTTACCATCAGCTGAAGATGATGACACACAAGAATATATTGATGTATATGATTATTCTGGAGACAGCGTAGGCAGTTGTCCAGAATGTGGTTCCCTTTTAGTTCGTAAAGGATCTTGCGATTTTTGCGTAAATTGCGCATATAATGGCGGATCTTGCGGCTAAAAAAGACAAGGACCGGGTATTTCTACCTGGTCCTTTTTAAATTTTTTTATTGCGGTATCGCAAGCTGGTCATGTTCTTTGGGCGGTTTCTCGACGACAGTGTATTCATCGTGCGAAAGATCGAGGATCTTAATCTTTTCGACTTTCGCGATATACACTCCGAAGAATCCTCTGACTTGTGTGATTTCGAGCGCATCAATCTCAGTTACCATTTCACTTCCCCGCTTCTTGTAAAGTTGATGGCCAAGGACCGAGGTATTGTTTACCTTCCGGATCCTTGATGTATAAGTAGCAAATGGGTCCGAATCTAGCTTCGGTGCCATATTCATGATCGGGTGAGGCTTCATTGATTTCCCGACAACACTGGATACAATACCACGCATGTGTATATTTGTTCCAGCATTTTGCACGGCGATTATCACACGCTGTGCGATTACATTCACCGTTGTACACTTTGCCTTTATTGGGAAGTGTTTCTTCTTTTTGATTCATTGATGCATCCTTACAAATCCATCAACGACGTTATTTGGAAGCACGAACTGATCGACTTCCAAATTGTTGTACAACGTGTCAAAATCCATACCGTCGTTAAGAGCTTCCAGAAACAGGATCAAATCCCGTCTGGTTTTGATCGTTGAAAGACGATCATACTTCTGATGGTTACCATATGCAGAACATATGGCGTACATATCGGGTCTGTCAATTGGAACCGCGTTCACAGGTTTGTGCGCATAGATATATGAGCCAACGGCTCGACATAATATCTTAAGATTATCCGGCACACCTGTGATCTTCACACCTTTTTCGGTTTTGTCATACCGAAGGTATAAAGCATCTGAATCAAGTCGAATCACGCGATATCCATTGTCGACTAAACTGAACAGAATGGTTAAGATTTGTTCAATGTTATGAAACGTGATTGAATCATTAATCGATGAATACATTTGAAACATGAGGATGCCTCCCAAGTTTATAGGTTAATCTATACTTAAATATTTCTATATAAGTGAATTGAATATTAAAATAAAAAATGAGGTAGTTATGGATAATTCATCATTATTAAATAATATTCTGAATTTTTTAAAATTTAATGATAAACGTAATTTTTCTAAACCATTAAAGGAATTACCAAAAGATGAAACAAACCCATTTGAAAGTGAAATTGATGAACAAGAATTAAAAACGGAAATAAGTAAACATTTAGACTTATTACCAACAGATGTTTTTGAAATAGATTTTGAAAACGTCAAATTAAGTAAACAAGGTTTTAGCGCTTTATTAGAATCCATATTTGAGACTCACAAGAAATCCTTAAATTCATTAGAAGAAGGACAAGAAGATGAGTTTCATATGGACAATGTTTTTGAAAAGAGACATGTTAAAACATATTATACGATTAAAAAACAACTTGTAATATGTGCATCAATTAACATGTTATTAGGTATATTTGAAATTCCCGAAGAACACTGGGAAGTTGACTATAATGATGAAATAAGGTGGCATTAAAATGAAAATAGCATATTCTGGAACTCATGGTACTGGGAAAACAACTAAAGTAAGTAAATTATTTAACGAAATTAAAATACAAGAACCTAAAAAAAGTGTCGGATTACTACTAGAAAATGCAAGTTTTAGCCCACTTCCAATAAATAAAGACACTTCCGAATTATCTCAGTTTTGGATTTTCACAAATCAAATGGCTGAAGAAATTCGTTTACATAATCATTATGACATACTTGTAACTGACCGAAGCATCATGGATGCTATTGCATATAGTAAAACAATGGGTTATGATTCATGGAAAGGAATGTTTGAACATGCCAAATATTTCATGAATACTTACAATAGAATATACTATGTAAGCATTGAAAATAACGATTATTGGCATAATGATGGTGTTCGAGATGCAGACGATTTAGAATATAGAAGAGATGTTGCAAAAAATCTTTTAGAATTGTATTTAGCATTACTTAAACGGAAAGACTTCACGTTTAAGTTTGAAATTATATGAATAAGGAACTTAACTTCTTACTATTCGCATTAACTACGGGAGATCTAAGATATAAAGAAGAAGACATAGAAGAAGTATTTAAACGACAAGGATTTAACGTCGTCCCAGTTAATGACGATGATAATGGTCCAGGTTTTGAAGTTAATGTTGGAACCCCATCTTCACTATATCATTTTAATGAAAGAAACTTATGGGGTTACAGCATTACGTTTTATGAAAACACTCCACGGACGAATGTTATTACAATTTGTCCAGAAGTTTTAAATAACAGTGTATTTTATGACTTTTGGAAAACTGTTATTGATGAATTTATTATTGAAGTGTTGGAACAAACAGATGCTTTTGTTATAGATAATTTTATTCTGGATTTGAAGAAAATTCTAATTCAAGAAATATAGGTGGAAATAATGGCAAGTTTATCATCAAATATAACTTTAGATGAGTTATATACAAAACTACGTACAGGTTCAAAAATAACCGATAAAATATCATACAGTAGCAAAAAGACTGATGGAAAAGCAATGCGCATGTCCATTGGTAGAGTAATAGTTAATGAAATATTACCTGAAGACTTTGAATTAGTCAACGAAGTACTTAATGCAAAAGTTCAAAGTAAAATATTTAAGAAACTATTTGATAAATATGGACCAAAACAAGCTGGTGATATATTATCGGAATTACAACTTGAAATGTTTAAAATGGCATCAATGATTCCAAGTTCATTTAATATTAATGGTCTTACATTTCCTGATGAATTTAAAGCCATGAAAGATGATTTTAAATCAAAAGCAAAAGACATGTCATTAAATGAATATAATAAAGAAACAGACAAACTAACAAAATACTTACTTGACTATACTGATGGTCAAGACCTTCGTGTTAATAACTTAATGAAATCCGGTGTAAAAGGCGATCCCATTAGTGACTGGAAGAACTTAATGGTTGCCAAAGGTTTTGTTATTGATATTGAAGGAAATATTAAAGGCCCGATTCTGAATGGTGTGGCCGAAGGTTTTAGTCGGAAAGCTTATTATGATGCTGCGGCAGAAGCAAGACGTGACTTCTTCTATAAAAGTACAATGTCTGCGGAACCAGGTTATCTTGCACGTAAGATTGTTATGGCAAACTCAAACATCGTAATTGATCCTAAAACCAAAGATTGCGAAACAAAAAAATATTATGAATTATATGTCAATAATAAGAATAAGAATATTATTATTGGAAGAACATATAATAAGAATGGTAGATTAACTAAGATTACAGAAGATAATGTTGATGATTTAGTTAATAATCCAATAAAGTTAAGATCACCATTATACTGCAAAGCTGAAAATGGAATTTGTCAAACATGTTACGGTGATTTATTTAAATCATTAGATACATCTGCTATTGGTGTTCTTGCAGGTGGTGCGGTAAACAAAGTAGCACTTAACGATATGATGAAAATGAAACACAAAGCATCACAAGTTAACGTTGTTGACATTGACTTTATTGATATTATCAAGAAATCTCGTCTTGATCTTAAAGAACTATCACAATATCTTGATATTGAAAAGAAAGAAATCAAAGCAAAAGTCGAATTAAGTTTTACAATTGATAAGAATGATTATAAAGAAGAAACTGAATTTTTAGATTGCGGTGAATACTTCGCAACTCCTGGTATGTTAGACTTTGAAGTTGGTATTCCACCAAATATTACATCATTTACATTACCATTTGCATTTAAATTAGATCTTTATAAACCACAAGATATTGAAGGCGAAGGTAAAATAATCAAATTGCATTATAAGCCAGGTGAAACTATTACCAAAATGAATATGTATGTTGAGGAAGTCGATCCAGGCGTTCTTAACAGACTATTTGATGGTGGTGCAAAATATATTAAAACACCTGAAGGTCTTGTTGAAATTATTAGTGGACGTATTCCAAGCGTTGACTTATGTCACATCGAAACCATTGTCGCAAACATGTTTAGACGTGCGGATGATGATTCTGAACCTTGTAGAAAACGTGGCGATTATAAAAACGCAGTAATATATGGTCAAAAGAAACTTCCATTTATTACATCATGGTTAACAAGTTTAAGTTTCGAAAACGTAAATAAGGCTATTGAATACGGATTAATTTCCGGTAAACATGCTAACTTCGATCCTTTTGAAAAGATCGTACTTGAAAAGTTTGGTGGAGGAGAAGTTTAAAAAGAAAAAGCCCCTTTCGGGGCTTTTATTACACTTCTTTGAATCCTTGCGATTTAAGGAACTCAACACAGTCTTCGACTGTTGTTCCATAATAAATAAAATCTTCTGCGTCAAATGTCAATTCCATTGCCATGACAAACTCATCGTTATTATTATAAGATAAATGGAAAGGCCATACGCCACCATCGAATTTGTCATCAGGAATAAAATACACTTCCATGAATTTTTCATCAGGATTACTATTGATAGTAACTGCCCAATCTTCAGGATTTGCTGTTAATGGAGTTGATAAATGAGTCCAAGAAGAATTTAAGTTGGCCAATTCAACTGCTGTGTATGGAATTAATTTAAACATAATTCCTCCTTTTATTTCTATAGCAATTTCTATATTAACCTTTTAATTATTAAATTTCAGGAGAAATTTACAAATGCTTTCAGTAAAAGATCAAAGTGCTAGTCCAACTTTAGCATCAAATATGGTAACAATTTATACTGACGGCGGTGCTAGAGGAAATCCAGGTCCTGGAGGATGTGGTGCTGTTATTAAAGATGGTTCCGGTAAGA